AGGGCAATTTAGGTATCCAAGGAACAATAGGTCCACAGGGTATCCAAGGTATTCAAGGAATTCAGGGCAATTTAGGTATCCAAGGAACAATAGGTCCACAGGGTATCCAAGGTATTCAAGGAATTCAAGGAATTCAGGGAATTCAAGGAATTCAGGGCAATTTAGGTATCCAAGGTATTCAGGGTACTCAGGGTATTCAAGGTATATCTGGTATTGTTGGTTCTATTGGCCCACAGGGTATCCAAGGTATCCAAGGTATTCAGGGTACTCAGGGTATTCAAGGTATATCTGGTATTGTTGGTTCTATTGGCCCACAAGGTATCCAAGGTATCCAAGGTATTCAGGGTACTCAGGGTGTTCAAGGTATATCTGGTATTGTTGGTTCTATTGGCCCACAGGGTATCCAAGGTATTCAGGGTACTCAGGGTATTCAAGGTATATCTGGTATTGTTGGTTCTATTGGCCCACAGGGTATCCAAGGTATTCAAGGTATTCAAGGTACTCAGGGTGTTCAAGGTATATCTGGTATTGTTGGTTCTATTGGCCCACAGGGTATCCAAGGTATTCAGGGTATTCAAGGTACTCAGGGTGTTCAAGGTATATCTGGTATTGTTGGTTCTATTGGCCCACAGGGTATCCAAGGTATTCAGGGTACTCAGGGTATTCAAGGTATATCTGGTATTGTTGGTTCTATTGGCCCACAGGGTATCCAAGGTATTCAGGGTATTCAAGGAGCGTCTGCTTTTTCAAATGCGACCGTAAATAATTTAAATGTCACGGGTATTTCTACATTAGGAATAGTCAGAATATCTTCAGGAGTTGTAACTGCCACTTCTGGTATTGTAACTTATTATGGAGATGGTTCAAATTTAACTGGAATTACTGATGGTAATGTGGGTCTCGGCACCACTGGCACACCGCAGTTTGCAGGGTTGGGTCTGGGCACGGCTGCCGTAGCCGGGTGGGAGCTGACGGTAGGGGGTGCCACCTGCCAGGTGCGGAATACGGTAACGGCGGTGAGCAATGTTTACTCGTTGGATGTGCAGGCTGCCAACGAGTTTGTTACTGCTGCAGCGATTGCAGAGGCAACTACGATTAACCTGTCTAATCTGACTACAATCCCGAGCGGGTATTTATGGCGCGGGGTGCTGAGTTTTCAGTATACATCCGGCACGATTTCATGGTTTACGGGAAATAGTGGTTACACGGTGAAATGGGACGGAGGTAGCGCAATGACACCAACAGAAAATGAAATAGAGACCGTGGTGATTACAGTCGTTGGTGGTCAGACCACAATTGAAATTGCACCACTTAAGGGGAGGGTCTGATCATGCTGAGACGTAGTGCGTTGCTGGCAGCAACGAATAGTGGTGGGCCGCCGGGGTTTGGGGTCAAGTACACGAATCCTGCAACTCTGCCTACGGGCACCGGCTTCGGTGTTGCATTTTCCCCTGCTGGTGATGCTATTGCAGTGGCTCATTTCATCTCCCTATTTATCACCGCCTATCCCTGGTCAGCATCTGGCTTCGGCACGAAGTACACCAATCCCGCGACGCTGCCTACGGGCACTGGCTGGGACGTTGCATTTTCTCCGGCTGGTGATGCTATTGCAGTGGCGCATAACAGCTCTCCATTTATCACCGCCTATCCCTGGTCAGCATCTGGCTTCGGCACAAAGTACACCAATCCCGCGACGCTGCCTACGAGCACTGGCTGGGACGTTGCATTTTCCCCTGCTGGTGATGCTATTGCAGTGGCGCATAACGGCTCTCCATTTATCACCGCCTATCCCTGGTCAGCATCTGGCTTCGGCACAAAGTACACCAATCCCGCGACGCTACCTACAGGCGACAGCTTCGGCGGCGTTGCATTTTCTCCGGCTGGTGATGCTATTGCAGTGGCTCATGGCAGCTCCCCATTTATTACCGTCTATCCCTGGTCAGCATCTGGCTTCGGCACAAAGTACACCAATCCCGCGACGCTGCCTACAGGCGACAGCTGGGGCGTTGTATTTTCCCCTGCTGGTGATGCTATTGCAGTGGCTCATGACAGCTCCCCATTTATTACCGTCTATCCCTGGTCAGCATCTGGCTTCGGCACGAAGTACACGAATCCTGCAACTCTGCCTACGGGCACCGGCTTCGGTGTTGCATTTTCCCCTGCTGGTGATGCTATTGCAGTGGCTCATGGCAGCTCTCCATTTATCACCGCCTATCCCTGGTCAGCATCTGGCTTCGGCACAAAGTACACCAATCCCGCGACGCTGCCTACAGGCGACGGCCTCGGCGTTGCATTTTCTCCGGCTGGTGATGCTATTGCAGTGGCTCATGGCAGCTCCCCATTTATTACCGCCTATCCCTGGAACTCCTAATGAACAAGCTCTCCATTCTAACCACCGCCCTTGAAGGCCGCGATCACGAACTGCTCTCCTATCAAATCAACATCGACAACTACCGCCTGGCCATCGCCAAAATCAACGCCGACCACGCCGATAACGATGATTTGCTTTCATTCCGTGATGATCTGCAGGCTCGCCTTGACGAAGAACTCCACCAGCATCTTCGCGCTCGCATCATCCGCGATGTGATCGCGGAGCAAGTTGCCGAGCTGTCCACCCAGGAGGAACTAATCTCATGAACTACGTCCACATCGCTGCAGACGGTCAGCCCGAGTACCCTTACAACCTCTGGCAGCTCCGCAAAGCACACCCCAACATCTCATTCCCCGCTGAACCCACCCCGGAAGACCTGGCGCCCTTCCACGTCTTTCCGGTCACCATCAACCCTCAGCCCGATGGTTACGACCACCGCCTGCAGATCGTTGAGCAGATCCCGCCAACCATCACCGCTGATGGCTGGGTGATCAATTGGGCACTGCGCGACACCACCCCAGAGGAACAGGCCAGCTACGACGCTGCCCACACTCCCGAACCTCAGTGGATGGGTTTCGGTATCGAGCTGGCGGTTAACCCCGCCATCACCGAACTGTACGACAGCATCCCCACCGCACTGGCCAATGGCCTGAGCATCGGCCTGTCTGAAGCCAGCAAGGGCGACACCCGCTTATTCATCGGTTTGTGGCAGCGAGTTTTAGCCACTGGTGGGGTTTCTCCCGAGCTACTGGGAGAAATCGGCGCTCTGGCCCATCAGTTCAACCTGCCGACCAGTTTCGTTGCTCAGATGATGCCACCGAACAATGAATAACCGCAGTGATCCGAAAAAATCTATCGGTTTACTAAACTTATAAATAAACAAAACTTATAATGTCCTCATGAATTTCGTTAAATATGCATTGGAGAATGGTGGAACAATTAAACCTCTACTTATAAACCCAGAAGACCTTTCGGGACCATCAATCACAAATCCTTCTGTCTTCATTTATCAGAACAGAATATTAGTCAATCTTCGTAATGTAAATTATACATTATATCACGCAGAACTCAATCGGTTTGAGCATATGTGGGGTCCATTATCCTACATTCATCCAGAAAATGATATGCACCTGAGAACCACAAATTACATTGCAGAACTAGATGACAATCTAGATACGGTTCACTATTCAAAAATAGATACTTCAGACTTTGATACCTATCAACCACAGTGGGATTTCGTGGGCCTTGAAGATGTTCGGTTAGTAGAATGGAATGATAAACTCTATGGTATTGGTGTTCGCAGAGACTTAGACGACAAAGGAACCGGAAGAATGGAAATTAGTGAATTTCAGATTTCTGATTATTCGGTCAAAGAAGTTTTTCGTTATCGTATTCCTGGACCCCCCCCAGATAAAGAATACTGTATGAAAAACTGTACTCCAATTCTAGATAAACCTTTTCATTTATTAAAGTGGTCTAATCCCACTGCACTAATGAAATTTGATATTACTGGAAAGGAAACAGAAGTCTTTCAAACTGACCCAAATCCTACTCTACAAACTGACCTAAGAGGTGGTTCTCAGGTAATTCCTTATAAAAACGGATACTTATCACTTCTTCACGAGACACATCTTTATAATTCAGAACAAGGAAGAAAAAACGCGACTTATCGCCATCGGTTTGTAATTTGGGATAAGGAATTTAAACTTCAAAAAGTATCAAAATTATTTTCGTTTATGAATATAAAAATTGAGTTTTGTTGTGGTCTTGTAGAATATAAAAATGATTACTTGATTACTTTTGGTGCTCAAGATAATGCTGCTTATATTTTAAAAGTTTCTAAATCATTTGTGGAGGATTTTATTCATGAACAAACTTGAAGGACTTCCAACTATTCATTACATTAGTTTAGAAGAAAGCCTAGACAGAAGAACTAATTTAGAAAATTGGTTTCAAAAATATAATATAACAAACTATGTTCCTCATTTATTCAAAAGATTTGAAAATTATAATCATAATTTAATCGGAACAAATGTGCATCTTTTGGCGGAACATTCAAAAGGTCCGATTACTTCTCATTTATGTTTACTCAGGGAATTATACGAGACTTATGATGATGAATATTTTTTGATTGTTGAAGACGATTTGTCTTTAGAAACTGTTGAACACTGGAACTTTACCTGGAAGCAATTCTATCAAAATCTTCCTAAAGATTGGAATGGTATTCAATTAACTATTGTAAGAGAATATAATGTTAAAGCGTATTCTTTTGAAGAAAGAAGAGATAAAGACTGGTGTGTTGCTGGGTATTTAATAAAAAGAAACTATGCAAAATATCTCTTAGACTTATATTATTTTGATACTGATTTTAATCTAAACACTAGTTTTATTCCCGTAGTTGAGGACGTATTATTTTTTCATACTAATCCAAACATATATTGTTTTCCTTTATTTGTTGAGGATTTTTATAATGCAAAATCAACTTACAGAAATCCAGAACTGGTAGATGATTGTCATCATAAATCTTATCGTAATGTTTTAAATTGGTGGGAAAATAAAGGTAAAAATTTAACTATTAATCAAATAATGAATACACAACTTAATCACATTTATCAAGAACCTCAATTTGGTGAAAATTGGTTTTCATATCCAAATCTGTATAGGAAAATGATTGAAAAATTCCCATCAGGTTCCAAGTTTGTTGAAATTGGTTCTTGGAAAGGAAAATCTTCCGCATTTATGGCAGTTGAAATTGCAAATTCCAATAAAAACATTGAGTTCTATTGTGTAGATACTTGGGAAGGAAGTGTAGAGCATCAAGATATAGACGATTTAAAATCTTTATATGACACATTTAACCAAAATATGATGCCTTTAAAAGGCTATCATATTCCTTTAAGAATGACTTCACTTGAAGCGGTAAAAACTTTTGAAGATAAGTCTTTAGATTTTGTTTTTATTGATGCTTCTCACGAATATGAAGACGTGAAAAAAGATATTATTTCTTGGTTACCTAAGGTAAAACCAGGTGGAATTATTGCCGGACACGATTACTATCTTAATGGGACTGACTTTTTCCCTGGAGTAAAGCAAGCGGTTAATGAGACACTAAAAATTGATGAATTAGAATTTTCTGAAGATTGTTGGATGTATAAAGTAAAATCTATATCTAATGAATTAATAGAATATTCATTAGATACTGAAAATGCGGAAAAAAATTATAATCTCGCAAAGTGGTATGAAAGTCAGGGTCATACTGCACCAGCACATATCTATTACTTGAGAGCAGCAGAAAGAAGTGAAGATAATCTTTTGGCATACTCCGCATTAATTCGTGGGTCATTCTGCTATGGGGCACAAAAATCAAGAGATTCTAGTGAAAAAGTATTACTAGAAAATGCTCTTGTGTTGCTACCCAAAAGACCCGAAGCATATTATTTTCTTTCGTTGATATATGAAAGAAAACAAGAATGGCAACATTCTTACATTTATGCAACACTAGGTCTAAATTGCTATGAAAATAACGATGAATGCATAAACATTAATATTCCAGAATATTCCGGGAAACATTTGCTTATTTTTCAAAAGGCAATTTCTTCTTGGTGGTGGGGAAAAGGAGATGAAAGTAGAGGACTTTTAGAATTATTATGCGATAATTATTGGAATGTTTTAGATGTGACACATAAATCTTTAGTCGAAGAAAACGCAAAAAAAGTTGGAGCAAAATTTGAAAAAAGACTACATTTCAACTTTCAGTAAATCAAAATAATTCGTATTATGCAAATTCTACTTCTTTAAATTTTGTTCCAAGGGTGGACGGAGGCCCAATTAAACAAAATTGGTTAAGAAGAATTATATACTGGCCTAAACGTTTACCAAATGAACAACTCCAGGCATTAACCAGGTAGACACTTTATAAATCGTCCACTAACTTAACATAAAGTCCAATAATCGTCTATTATTCTGCTATTCACCAAATTTTGTAATGACCTCCATTATTCTTCGTCCTCATCAGGCGACGGCTCTTTCTTCTATGGGAGAAAACGATCTTGGTAAAATTATTCTTCCGACTGGTGCAGGTAAAAGTATTGTTTTTATCAAAAACACCATAGAGCAATTTAAATCTGATATTCCCCAGACTGTTTGCGTTGTTGCCCCAAGGATTCTCCTCGCGGTTCAACTTTCTGCTGATTACGAAAAGCACGTTAATAATGCGAAATATATGCATGTGCATTCTGGTAGTCGGCTAAGAAACTACCGCACTACCAATATAAAAGATATTCAAGAGTGGCATAATATCCATAAAGATGATCATAAACTTATTTTTACTTCTTATAATTCCCTGAAGAAAATCACCGAGTCAAATATTAAGGTGAACACCTACAATTTTGATGAATGTCACAATTCTACTAAGAAGTCCTTCTTTCCACACATTGAAGATGCAGTAAGGGAAGCAGACAAGAAGTACTTTTTTACTGCCACTCCTAAGAACTCTGCAATTCCAACAAAAAAACCCGGAATGAATATTGCCGAGGTTTATGGTCATGATATTTGTAAGATTCCTATGACCGAGATGGTATATGGTGGTTATGTTTTGCCTCCATTGGTGGTTAAGAAGGAAGTGAATATTGAAGAAAGTATGGATGAAATGAATAATAATCTGATTCTAAAAACCTTGGACGAGGATACTCCCAAGAAGGTTCTTATTTCTGCGAAATCAACAAAATCAATTATTTCTCTTCTTACTGAGACCGATTTTGTCTCTCAGATGAAGGACAGAGATTATAGTATTATGCATATAACTGCGGCTCACGGGGCATATATTGATGGTAAAGAGGTAAAGCGAGATGTGTTTTTTAGAACTTTGGATGAGTGGGGAAATGACGATTCTAAGAAGTTTGTTCTTCTTAACTACTCGATTCTTTCTGAAGGGATCAATGTCAATTCGTTGGATGCCGTGATCTTTATGAGAAATATGGATGCAATTGCCATGTTGCAAACCATTGGACGTGTGATCCGTCTTCATAAAGAAGATGCAGATCACATTGCTTCTGGTGAATTGCGGGTCGGGGATTATAAAAATTACAAGAAGCCTTATGGTATGGTAGTACTTCCTCACGGTGATTCCAAATCGAAATCAATTGCTTCCGATATTGAAAATTTAATTTATCGGTCATTTGTTGCAGGCGAAGTAGTTTCTCAGGAAATTGTAAAGTAGACACTTTTTAAACTGTCTACTTGTTAGATCAATTTCCTTCTTTATGGGGTATTCTTGGTTTGTCCTGTAAATGTTCACTACCGTAAATTCCAATTATGTTCAAAATTTCTGAAAAAGCCAACCCTAATTATCTTGCGGAGATCGTTGTATTAAATAATCTGCGACCACACCCAAACGCAGATAGATTGCAAATCGCCACAATTCAAGGAAATAGTGTGATTGTTTCTCTTGATGCCAAAGAAGGGGATGTTTATGTTTATTTCCCATTAGAGTGCGCCATAAATAAAGAATTTCTTTCTTGGAGTAATTCGTTTTCCGATAAGACACTTAATAACGACAAAGAAGTGGCTGGATTCTTTAATACGAAAGGTCGTGTGAGGGCAGTTAAACTCCGTGGAATCCCATCACAAGGTTATGCTCTTCCGGCCCAAAAATTTCTTGATTGGCTAGAAGAAAAGACTGGAAAATCCATTTCTCTTAAAGAAGAATGGATCGGAAAGGAGTTTGATTCATATGATGATATTCTGATCTGTGAGAAATATGTAAGTCCTCTAGTCCTTAAAAATCAGAATAAAGAGAAAAAGAATCAAAAGAAAGTTGTTCGTGAGCCAAAAGTGGTGGACGGACAATTCCGCTTCCATCCTGATACTCTTCAACTGAAGAAATCTATTCATAATATCTCTCCAAATGATTATATTTCTATTACACGAAAACTTCATGGAACTTCCTGGGTGGCAAGTCGCCTTCTTTGTAATAAAAAACTGACTCGATTTGAAAAAATCCTGAAGCGTTTTGGTATCAAAATTCAAGATACTCATTACGATCTTCTTTGGGCCTCTCGTAGAGTTCTAAAGAACGGTTTTCTAGAAATCGGGAATAAAGATCATTTCTATTCTTATGATCTCTGGGAAGAAATCGCCAAATCAGTCGAATATGCCATTCAAGATTCCATTACTCTTTATGGTGAAGCAGTGGGGTACACGAAAACCGGGGCGTACATTCAAACCGGATATGATTATGGCTGCCCCGCCGGGCAGTTTGCAACTTATGTCTACCGAATTACAACAACCAATCATTCTGGGCAGGTTTATGAATTTTCTCATAGGCAAGTCAAGGACTATTGCGAAAAATATGGTCTGAATATGGTTCCAGAGATTTATTATGGAAAAGCAAAGGACTTATATCCCGAACTTTCCGTGAATGATCATTGGCATCAAAACTTCCTTGATCGTCTTATTGGAGATTATCTTGAAAAAGACTGTGAACTGTGCAAATCTAAGAAAGTACCAGATGAAGGTGTCTGTCTAAGAAAGGATATTTTTGATTCTGAAATTTATAAACTAAAATCCTTCAAATTCCTAGAATGGGAAACTAAGGAATTGGACAACGAAAACTTTGTAGATTTGGAGTCAGAAAATTGAAAATCCGAAACCGGGCTATTCTTCTCTGTGGAGTGCCGACCTCAGGCAAATCTTCCTGGGTGGCACAAAACAGTGACGGTTATATGGTCATTTCATCGGACAATATCATCGAAAATTATGCCAAAAATGTTGGCTCTACATATAATGATGTATTCGATGATTATATCGAAACTGCAATTGAATTGATGCTAGGTCAATTGCGGCATTTTGTTCACCAAGGACAAAATATTATTGTTGATCAGACGCATCTGACTCCAAAGGTACGAAAGCGGAAACTCAAAATGATTCCGGATCATTATGAGAAGATTGCTGTTTATTTTGAAATTTCTAAAGAAGAAATGTTCCAAAGAAATCATAATAAAGATCGAACCAAGACTATTCCAGATTTTGTTTTAGAATCTATGCATGGTTCTTATGTTCGGCCCACTATTGATGAGGGATTCTTGACCGTCTATAGCGGCGAAGAATTTTCTCTTGTGCCAGCCGAAAAATTGTCACAACCGCAGGCCATTTCTGTTTAAGGCGTGCTATTATTAACCTGTCCAACAAACAAAGAGGATTTTAAAAAATGCAACAAACTTATGATCGGTCTTACAATTTTGATTCTAAGGACCCAAATGTGACCGTGATGGCCCGTGATTCTAGTGGTCGATGGTCACAAACCACTCTTGGCGATGTCCGAGTTTTTTCGGGATTCACTCATTTTTATTTTGTTGATGAAGTGGATGAAGACGAAGAAATGAAAGAACCTTCTTCTGTTGAACTTGCACGCCAGGGGGTCAATCGAATGATCGATTGGATTTCACAGTGGTCAGTCCGAGCGCCTGCAGTTGATGCTAAACTCAACGAATTCCGTACAGAGATTTTTGTTGCGCTTGATGATGTAGAGGCCGAACTAGACGATACTTGGTGACACTTTTTTAACTGTCACACTAAAAATCAAAACACCTTAAACTCCTGATATACTATTAATAGTTATCAGGAGTTTTTTCTTTTGAATTTTTGTTTAATTGGAGATGTGCATTCGCAATTCACCCGCCTCCATAAAGCAGTGGATTTTGCGCTTTCTAAAAATTTGCAGATTGTCCTTTTGGGTGATATTTTTGATAGTAAAATTGAATATTCTGATAGTACAGGTGTACTAAATCTTGTTGATAAACTTGTTAATTCTGGGCATATTTGCCTTAATTCCAATCATCAAGATAAACTAATTCGGCACCTAAAAGGTAATAATGTGTGTCTGAATAATGGCCTAGATCGGACTATTGCTGATTTTGAACGAGATAGTGTGGATACCAAAAAGGTATTTGATCTATTGACTTCTTTCCCCTACGGTGTCATTCTTAAAAATTCGCATGGCCAAGAGTTTCGGGCTGCTCATGCATATTTTCCCAATTCTGTGGATGGAAAAAGTGCCATTTATCGATCCGATCTAAATCGAAAATTCAGGGATGTTTTTATTTATGGAAAAGTTGACCGAGACCAAAATCGGCTAAAATGGTGGGAGACTATCGATCCTGAGCAAAAATTTGTGCGGGTCGCAGGACATTATCATGTCGTCACTGAAACCGAAACTTCACTAGTTTTGGATAGTGAATGTGGATCTACAGTGGATGCCCCTCTTTCGCTTTACATTGCGGATTCTGGAGTCATTAAGGAGTTTTGATGGATTATAAAGATCTTATTCCACATAAAGATGTGCTTCTTCTTAATTCTGACTACAACGCAATTTCCATCATAAAATGGAAAAGAGCTGTTGTTCTTCTAATTAAGAACAAAGTGAAGATGATTTCCAAAAGAGTAATCTGCCTTTTAAATTATGTAAAAATTCCGTATCAAAAATTACTGAGCGTCAAGCCAACTAAGAATCTAGTTAAAAAACTAGGCAATTATACTTGCGCTTACTGCGGATCTTATAAAGATCTTACAATCGATCATGTGATTCCATTATCTAGGGGAGGTAAACACTTATTTTCTAATCTTGCTTGTGCATGTAGAAATTGTAATGAAGAAAAGGGAAATATGACGCCAGAAGAATGGGGAAAATTGCCTTACATTCCTCATTATAAACCATCTTCTAAACTAGAAATAATTGTGAAAAAATCGAATGTTGAAGAATGGCAACAGTACATTTACACCTAAGACACTTGCCAAACTGGCACAAGATCCATAAGATCCCCTAATCACATCCTATATAATACAAAAGCCCAATTGGAGGACACTTGAACCAGCAGCAAAAATTTATTTATGAGACCATCGCACAAATTGAAGACATTCTTTATGATGCGGAATACGATCTCGGATCTGATTCAGTCATCTATAAAAAAACCAAAGATCTTCTTTCTTTCGTAGAAAATTATCAAGAAGAAAACGAATGAGATTCACAGTTGTTTACAAAATTCCAAAACATAAAAAAGAACAGAAAGCCACCTTTCTGAATATTGAAGATTCCTTCAAATGGGAAAATCATGTAAAAGAAACCCTTAAAGCCTACGATCTAAAAATTATTCCATCTTAGGAGAATTTGTTTATGCTACCCACTTTTGTAGAGTCCAAAATTCGCATTGTTGATGTTGACATTATTCTTGAAGAAGACGGGTACTATTCTGTAGTCACCTATTCTGATGGGAAATTTGATGAGTTTGGCCCTTATGATTCTTATCAAGAGGCCGAATCGGCTGTTTACTAAATACAACTAACCCACAAAAAGGAGGGAACACCATGGAAACTCAGGTCATTGAGAAAAAGCAAGATTGGGAAATTCTTGAGTACCTTAATAGGGACGTAGAGGAAGAAGAAAATGAAGAGCCTTGCTATCCAGAATTTGATGACTGGGCAAGGTGACAATTGAAGAACTGTCCACTAATGGATAAAAAAGCAAAAATGCCTGTTAGGATCAAGAGGTCTAGAGAGAAGCTATCATCTTCTCTGATTGACGAACTTCTAGAGACTGATATTTTTCAGTCATCTGTCAAGGAAGAATTATCTTTAGAAGTAAAACAACTTCTAAAGGACTTTTAATTTATTATATTTGGAGTTATTTTTATGAACGAACAAGAAGCAATGGCGATTATTCGCTCTGGCAAAAACGGCAGTCAAATTCTAGATCTTCTAGATAAGATTGTTTCTCTTTCCGATGTTGAAGAAACATCGTCAGAGGTTTCTGAAGAGATTGTGTTTGCCGACTGACACTTTTTAAACTGTCCACCGTATGCCCATTCTATTCGTAGGATGGGCTATTATTTTGGAAGTTCACTAAAGACTTATGACTTCTAAATCTCAACTGCAAACCAAAATTCAAGAACTGGAATCCGAGCTTCAAGAGTTCAAACAACAACTGAATAACTACAAAGAGACACCAACCATCGAAACCGCCAAAGTTGGTGATGTTCTAGAAGACGGTTGTATTGTACTCAAAAAAGAAAATGGTCTCGCTCTTTTGGTGGCCCCAAAATCAACCGAGGTTTATGATACTTGGAGTAAAGAGTTTTCAACAGTATTCAAGAAACTAGAAAAACAAGGATTTAATCCTTCTCAGTTCTTTATTCCAACCATGGATCAACTTAATCTTGCCTATAAGACCATTCCTCAACACTTCGCCAGCAACATCTATTGGTCTTCTACAGAGTTTAATGCTACGGGTGCTTACTATCAGGGCTTTAGCGGTGGTAGCATCTTCAGCTTCCGTAAGACGGCCGCGTGCAGTGTGCGTGCCTTCCGGTGTGTTACTTATTGAACCTTGAATTTTGATACTTGATACTTAAGCAAAGTTATGAAATCATATTCAGCCCACTCGGACACCGAATTCTACGAGACAGACAATTTAAAAGAGGTAATTGAAGTTGCCCAGTCCATGGCCGAACATTTCGGCTCATCATACGTCATAAACAACCAAACTAACGAAATTATTGAGAGGTTTTAAAAAGTGATTCTGAATTTTACTGTTCCTGAAAATCTTTACGGTAAGATCGAGGCCTACGATACCGTAAAACCCAAAACACAGAAGACTAGCAATAAAGGTCCTGTTTTCCCTCGGGCAGGTATTCCAGAGAATCTGGTTCCCGAAAATATTCTTCCAAAACAGCAACTTCTCAATATTATTCAAACCCTGAATCGATCAAATGATCCACATTATAGGTTTGTGGTCCAACAACACCACATTGATGATCAGAAAAAAATTCTGATCTGCAAACTTTCCAGTAAGTATTGGTTTGCCATTTGGTTTGACATGAATGATTCTGAGACAGTCTTTCATTATTCTCTTTGTCTGAGGAATCTCTCTTCTTATAAAACCTATAGGGATAATAACTTCTTTAGGGACCATAAAGTTAGTGAAGAGGACTTCACTTCCCAGAAACACAATAAAAAAGAATATCTTTATTTGTTCCGGTCTGTGACCCCAGAAGATCTTAAAAATAGGAAATATGAACTGTTTCCCAACTTTCCGTATTACAATGTGCATGGTGATTTTCTTCTCCCCTTTAAGACAAAACTAGCCAAATACATCAGGGTTTGGAATAATGAGCAAGATCCCTTTCGGGCCTACAATACCTCACTGGCAACTATTATGGGGTATTATGATTCATCGCTCAGTTCAACTGATCTGTTCAACTGGATTCCGGACACTTCACACTTTATTATAATCACTTATTCTATTAAAGAAATTATTTCTATTCTAGAAACTCCTTTCTTTAAAAAAGCAATTCAGACTTATATTCAGTCTTTCATTGATGAATATAATTCAATGGAGCGGTATCGGGCTATTAATTCTGGCCCGTTGTTGGCGAAGATTAGGGCAATTAATCTTGCTTATTCTCTTTATGGCGAAGAACTTTCTCTGGATCTTTATCAACAGATTTGGAATGCCGAGATGTCAAATACTTCCTATGCCTTTAATGCTTCCAATAGTCATGAATTTGTTTCTTCTTGGATGCGAAACAATGTCCCGGCCAAGTCTTTTGTGAATATGTTTGTTCGGTCTTCTGGTGAAATTTCAGATGCAATCTCCATGCTTTCTGATATTTTGCGAAGGAATGGAGAGATTACTTATGAGGGAAGGTGGAGGCCCAGGGAATTTCATGATCATATTATGAGCGAACAATGGAAGCTCCGCAATAAAAATGAAAAACTGAATCAGGATCTTTTCCCACAACCTCTTAAAGTTGAGAATATGACCTACATTCAGCCGTTTGACGTCCACCAATTGTCGAAGTGGGGTCGAGAAGTTAGAAATTGTGTCGGTAATTCTACCTATATAAACGGCATCAAAAACAAGACGCACTTTATTATTCTTGGTCTAAAGAATAATGAACCCTATCTGACGGTGCAGGCGAGACTTGAGAACCAGAATTTTAAGGTGGTTCAAATTGTAAAAGTTTGTAATGCTAGTTTGAATACTCAAGAAACCCAGGAATTCAATAAAACCTTCTCAAAGGCCCTGGAAATTCGCACAAAAGAAATCGCAAAACAAGCATGAAAAAACTGAAAGTTAAGGCTCCTTATAATCACCACATGGAGTATCGTCATGATATTCAGAGAATTGTAGAAATCTTTGCCAAACGGGGTTATGAGATTTCTGAATCTGATGCTGTGATTACCTGGGAACAATTTTCTGATAGTATGTGCGCAGGGTGGATGATTTTAGGAACCGATGATGAAGTGTTTGAGGGCGCTTTTTATTACTTCGAGGCAGCCGAATGAGAGTGCGCGTAGTTTCAGATATTCACTTAGAATTTTGCCAAGACGGACATGGAATTCCTGATCTTGGATCCGGAGAAGTTTTGATTTTAGGTGGTGACATTTTATGTGCAAGACATCTTGTCAAGGATGGGCCACTAAAACGGATTTATTCCGATTTTCTTAATAAATGCATACAAAATTTTGAGGACGTAATTTACCTAAATGGAAACCATGAGCACTATTCTCTAAACTACAACAAAACATTTGAGATTCTTAAAGAACACCTTCCAAAAGAAATCCATTATCTAGAAAACGATTATGTAAAAATCAAAGATGTTATTTTCCTCGGTTGCACTCTATGGACCGACTTCTTTAATGAAGATCCAATTGAAATGTTGGATGCTTCTAGATTTATGTCTGATTATAATGTAATCAGAATCGATTCTACTTATAGAAAACTAAGGCCAGAAGATACTCTTTATTTTCATAAAAAGTCAAGAAAATTTCTTGAAGAAAAGGTAGAAGAGTTTAAAGATTATAAGATCTGGATTTGCACTCATCATACCCCCTCTTATCAGTCGATTCATGAGAAGTACAAAAATCAGGCTCTTAATGGCGCCTTTGCTAGTAATTTAGATGACTTTATTTTGAATCATCCACAGATTAAGTATTTTAGTCATGGACATACTCATGAAAGTTTTGATTATAAAATTGGTGAGTGTCGAGTGATATGTAATCCGCGTGGGTATTACAATGGCTATAATAGTTCCGGACTAAATCCTAATTTTGATCCAGATTTAGAAATAGTAGTGTGACAATTTTCAAACTGGCACACGATTTATCTGATACCCCAAAAAACTCCTACAATAATCCCAGTTAGCAAAAAACTCATGCCGCCACATCTAACCCTCCAAACATCATCAGCATTTGAACGAATCTATGATGCTATTATGGGGAAAACATCCGATGACCTTTCGGCAATCAATCTTCATTTGCGTGAACTTCTGCGCAAAGCAAATGAAGTAGAAGAAATTCGCGCAGAACTTAACAATTGATGTAAAAAATTATGAAAAATCAAAATGGCTTTATTGATCCTGTTGTCGGGACTGTTATTGCTGGGGTAGTCTTGATAGGTGCCCTGGCCTTTGGTCTTCCACAATATAATGTATGGCAACAGTCTCTTTCTGGTAAGGCAGAGCTACAAAAAGCCGAATATACACGACAGGTGGCTGTTCTAGAAGCCCAGGCCAAAAAAGACTCCGCATCGCAACTCGCTGAAGCCGAGATCATTAGGGCCGAAGGCGTTGCCAAGGCGAATGCCATTATTGGAGAATCCCTGAAAGGAAATCCTGCCTATCTTCAATATCTTTGGATTACTCAAGGTGAGGAAAACACCCAACGAACTGTTTATATGGTTCCGAGCAATGGTGGCGCACCTGTTCCAACTTTTGATATTCAGGTTCCTGCGCAAAAATGAATGAAATCATCTTTTCGGCACACTCTCCTGCTGTTCTATGTGCCAACTATCCCGAATATAAAGTGGAATTTAAGATTGAAAACGGAGATGTAAATGTCCGAGAATATCTTACAGTTTTTAATAACTTCCTAAAGGCTCTTGGGTTCTCAGATTATACAATTCTAAAAGGGGAACTACAAGCCGCAACCGATAAGAATTGCAATGATTCAAAAATGGTAGATGAAATTCTAGAAATGGAAGGTCTTATGGATTCTTTTGATCACACCCAGGAAATTCTAGATCTTGAACAAAACCATAAAGAAGAACTAGATCGTTATGAGGCCGAAATTATCAAACTAAAGGCCGAGCTGTCTAGACTCAAGGATCCCGACAATCCCCAGTACACTGATGAAGAACTAGTTGCCATGCACACAAAAAGCCCAGACAAGCTATGGGACTAATTCGACTTTTTGATTGGTATAAAGGATGGGATTACGGTTGGGATGTTTATCTAATTTTAGGCCAATTTAAAAAATTCAATCTATTTGAGGCCACGTTTTCTCAGTCTATGTGTATGGACTGGGAACCCAATGTTTCTTTGAGAGTTTCTCTTTTTTCTGGATCGGTCTTCTCTTTTAGAATCGAGATTTATTCTTTGGTTTTTTATTGTGATTTTATTACTTATCGTTGTCCAATGGATCTTTTGCACACAAGAGAATGAACTTTATTTTAAATCTCTGGTATAAATTCCAGATGTGGAGATGGAAACGTAAATGCATCAAATATTTTAGTTGTAAATCGGAAACGATTTATGTTTCTCAACAAGATTATGATGCATTGGTCAGGAGAATCAATGAGCCACCAGATCCAGAAACAGTTGAGAAATTGAAGAAATTTATGAATAGAAAATCACCCTGGGAGTCTTTAAATGACAGAAAAGGAAGTTCAGAAAATGATTGATGAGGCCATTAAATCCCACGAAATCCGGGTTGGCTGGATTAGTGGGATTATTGGCGCTCTGTTTACTTTTGGGATCATTCACTCTATTTGGCTAATTAAACTCAATGTCAACTACTGAATTTTTAGAATTTGTAGATTTTTTCTCAAGAGAACTTTACCTGTTCATTGCTTTTTTATGTGGTCTAATTCTGGGTTATATTATAGGTTTTAGAGATGGCCAATAACAGACTGATTCTTCTTCGATATTTGGGTAGTATTCTTGTACTAATCGGATATTTTTTTCTTTTAAATGTTGATATTTTAACCGGGGTTTCTCTGCGAATTGTTGCAAACTGTCTCTCTCTTCCTTGGGCAATAAAATATAAAATTTGGGATTTTGTGATTCTTCTTGTATTCTTTTTGGTTTTAGAGATTGCAAAATTTATCGAGTTGACCACTTCTTGAACTGGCACACTACTATTGCTGAGTGGTGTGCTTTACCTTATGATTGTCTGGTAAACAAAGGAGGTTCATCATGATGACAGAAAAAGAATTAAACCATGTAATTGATATGTCAGATTTCTGGGAAACTCACGACAAGAAAAGTCAGTCTTATCTTGGAAAAATTCCTTCTAAAGATTTCTGGGATGAGGCGTATCAACTTTTTCTTGATTATGCAACACCAGAAGAACTGGAAACAGACACACTAAAACGAGAAACACTACAAAAAATTTCTACTGCATTGGGATTTGAATGATGACTAAAACCTTTACGCTAACACTCAGCGAAAAACAGGCCCAGACAATCTCAACTGCCTGTGAACTTCTGTCTCGCATTCAAAGTGGGCAGATTCTAGAGGCATTTGGGCACCTCCCACTTAAAAAAGACATTGATTGGGGAGTTTATCACGAAATTCGAGATGACCTGACCAAAAGGATGCCCGAAATTTTTATGGACGGGATTGATGGTTATGGCTCTTTTTTGGGGGTTAGAAATACCAAACTTCCAGAATCCCGCGACATTGCCTGGGACCTGTATCAGGTCATTCGCCACCACCTTTCTTGGCAGAAAGCCGTAGAAGATGGTATTGTCGAGAGTATGGATTCCCCAAGGGTGTTTCTTAAGATGATGGGAGTGAATTATGATACTCCAATGAAATTTGGCTGTGAATCACTTGCAAAAATGGAGATGATTGATGACTGACCTAGAAACTATGTTCACTAAATGTCGAAGTTCAGTTTGACAAAAATGGAATTCCTACTTTTGAGATTGAAAAATGACTGATGATCAAATCGTTAAAATTGTTATGAAATATTTTCTTCCTTATAGTGATGGTGAGGAGGGGGATTTACAATGGTGGGGTAAACATCAAGATATATTAGATTTCGCCCAGGCAATGTATAAGCAAGGTTATCACCAAGGAACTTTTGATGAAAGTGCTCGTTACATTGGGGAAGATTATTGATGACTGAAACACCTAAAATAGACAAATTCATTGACGAAATATTCTTCTTAAAATCATCACACAAACTCTTAGAAAACCTTTTTGATGAAATTGGTCCATATAAGCATGGTGAAATTTCTTCTGAATTGTGGTACAAAGTTTGCAACCACTTTAATTTTGATGATAGTGAATAAATTCCAATTGTAAAATGGGGAAGATTAACTGAAAAATGATTGACCAAATGCAAAAAGAATTTGACGAATGGTTCTATGGCTTCTATGGTCGATTCTCATTCAGAATAGAGTATTTTTATGAGGACTGTGGAGTAGAGGATGTAGAAACTCGCAGAAAATTACTTCTTAGATAGATTAAGTCCGCTTTTGAAGTTGGTTATGAGAGTGGTTATAACCAAGGACGTGATGTTATGATGTAACTGGAGAGCAATGATGACTAGAAACCCCATCGCAATTTCTGATAATTTCGTTCTTTGTGAAGATGGAACGATTTGGAGGTGGAACAAAAGAAGTTCTGCTTTTTACTACGCTCTTGAACATTGGGAAAAGATGATACCTATTCCAGATGATGAAGAATATCAAAAACAATGTGATTTCCACAAAGAACTTTATACTGATTATTGTGAAAAACTTCAAAGAGGGAAATTAGGTGGTAAAACATGGACCCATTAGAAGAAAAAAGAATGTATTCTTATTTTGGTCGAATCCCATCTATTGACTTGTCTGATTATGAGTACCATATTTTTCTTACTTGTGCAACTGCAGAAGAACTAGAGAAAGATATTATTAAAAAAGAAACATTGGTGACAATTGCTAAAATGTTGGGGAAAGATTTGACCAAGTGGGGATGGGATCGACTGGACACTCAATAATCTGGCACACTACTCTTGCTGAGTGGCGTGCTTTTGGTTTATAATACTAAAGTAAATCCTGGAGCAACAACATGACTGACGAACAACTAATTGAAAAAGTGGCCGAAATTCTCTTTAAAGAAGAAGAACTTGATTGCCTTTACATTTATGACAATCTTGAGGTTCTTTTTATCGATGAAAGGCCCGAACTTCGTAAAAAGTATATAGAATGGCAAAAGCATGAAGAACTTCGGGCAAAGGAGCAAGAAGTAATGGAATTAGGATTTCGACTAGCAAAAGCACAAAGAGAACTTGAGGAGATTAAGGGACAGTGAACAATCCTAAACTATCTGCATTGGACCTTTCCGTAATTCTTGATACACTCACTAGAACTCTATCAATTGCGGGGTTTGAACAGGCTCTGGGTGGTTATACTAAAGATGCCAGAGAAGCCGTTCTTGAAAAAGTTTATGCAATTATGGACAATATGGAAATGGAAAATTTATAATTATGATTTTTATAGTAATTATTTTACTGTTGATATTGGCGGGATACCGCATTGAAATAAAATTTGGAGACCTTGATGACTAAAGCTGAAATTTCAAACCTAATTACACCAGAATTTCCACCATGCAGAATAATTTAAAAACACTTGACGAACATAATAAGATTGTTGAAGAATTAAGAAAAATTCAACCGACCGGCCATACTGGAATCGCCTGTCCGAATTGTGGGAATGAACTTTTTGATATTTCCCCTGGACTTGTTCTACTATCTAATCCACCACAATATAGAGTTTTTTGTAGAGTATGCAATTGGATGGGGTGTAGGTACTAATGAAATTATCTAATTACAGGATTAAAAAAGTCACAAAACCTAATGGTAAAGTTTGGTATTTTCCACAGAGAAAGATTCTGGGATTTTTGTGGCGTAATATAAGCAGCGGATATTCAGATTTTCATTGGGCAAATGACAAAATTATAGAGGATTATGAATCTTATTTGGGGGATTTAGTTTAATAGAATTTGCCCGAGAAATGTATAAAAGAGGGCAACAAGAACTTAACCAAATCAAATAATTTCTAGTATCATTAAAACACAACTAATTGGAGTAATTTTATGAGCATTTCGACTAATGGTCAACTTTGCTATGGGTGTCTTTTTGAAGAAGACTATGAATTTCCATGGAGTAATGATGAGTTTGAATATGATATTGAGTTATGGTGGAGACATATTAAGGGGTTTGTAAATCCCATAGAAACTCCTTATGATGGAAAGGATCATAAACAGTTAATCATTCGCTACTAAATAGTAACGTTAAACAACAAACTTTACTAAATAAATATGTATGTAACTTTAAGGGAGGCAAGAAAACAACTAGGACTTCATCCAAATACCCTTAGAAAGTATGCCGATGAGGGGATTATTGAAACAATAAAAACTCCATCTGGACAACGAAGATTCAATGTTGAATCTTTTATAAAACAAAAACAAAATAGTTTACAAACAATTCTTTACTGCAGAGTTTCAAGTGCTAGACAAAAAGACGACCTCCAAAATCAAAAAAATTATCTCATCTCAAAGTACCCAGGAGCAGAGGTTATTATTGATGTCGGCTCTGGACTCAATTTTAAACGAAGAGGTTTGCGTTCCATTTTGGAACGATTATTGCAGGGAGATTCAATCCAACTTGTGGTTGCCCAGCGTGACCGACTTTGCAGATTCGGATTTGACCTCATTGAATATCTCGTCGTTAAAAACGGTGGAGAAATCGTGGTTCTCGATCAAATCGAGCACAGTCCAGAAGGAGAACTTGTATCCGACATCCTTTCTATCATCCATGTTTTCTCTTGTAGAATACATGGGATGCGAAAGTATAAAAATCAAATCAAAGAAGATAAGGATTTACCCAAACCAAACTCAAAGACAAATCCTTAGACAATGGTTTGGTGCATCAAGATACACTTATAATGAAACCGTTAAGTTTTTAAAAGAACCAGATACTAAGGCATCTTGGAAATCAATAAAAACTGGTTTGATTCATTCTTTACCCGATTGGGCGGAAGAAATTCCTTATCAAATTAAATCTGTTGCCGTAAGAGATTGCTGTAAGGCAGTTTCTATGTGTAAACGAAAAAATAGAGGAATTCCACCAGAAGATTGGCATGAAGTTAAATTTAGAAGCAGACGTGAACCAAAACAAACAATTTACGTTCCTAAGACTTCTATATCTAAAAATGGTGTTTATCACACTATTTTAGGGAAATTAAAAATGAGTGAAATGCTTCCCGACAACATTATGGATTCAAGATTAACATTAGATAATGGTAGATACTTTTTAATAATTCCTTACGAAGAAAAAACAATTCCATGTGAGAACCAAGCAAGAGTTGTTTCTTTAGATCCAGGAGTTAGAATATTCCAGACATTTTATAACCCAGAATTTTCCGGGGCTATTGGTGATGGCGACATTGGTAGAATAACCAGATTATGTTATCATCTTGATTCTCTAATCTCAAAACGAGATAAGTCTAAGTCTAGAAAAAAATATAGACTCAATAAGGCTATCAAACGAATGAGAAATAAAATCAAAGATTTGGTCGATGAAATTCATCATAAGACTGCAAGGTTTTTGGTTGATAATTTTGATATTATTCTTCTTCCTTCATTTGATGTAAGTCAAATGGTTAAAAAGGGTAAGAGAAAAATCAACTCTAAAACGACCAGATCTATGTTGACATGGGCTCATTATAGATTTAAGTGTTTTCTTAAAGACAAATGTGAAGAATTTAATAAGGTTCTTCTTATTGTTAATGAGGCCTATACATCAAAAACAGTGTCTTGGAATGGAAAAATTAATTACTCTTTAGGTGGATCTAAAGTTGTTAAAGACAAAAACCATTGTGTCCCTAGAGATATTAATGGAGCCCGAAATATTTGGGTAAAAAGCGTCTCAAGAATTCTTGAGGCTTTGGGAGATAGCCCCTCAAGTAGCAATACTTGTGCATTGTTAACGTAAGTTAGCAAAAATCTATCGGATCACGGAATTGATGTTATTAATGTAAAGGATATTAAGAAGATTATTGAGGAACTTGAAAATGAGTAAGGCCCAAAAAATCTGGGAGGCATTTAAGGGAGAACTCACCCAGCCCGCAACTGATGATATGAGAGAAGCCTTGGCAACCGCATTTCGTGAATTAAATACTTTGTGTTCAGAATCACTATCACCAAACCAGGATATGGATGAGTTTTATGCTAGGCTCTATGGTAGTAGCGATTATGTCGTTTATTCTGACGAAATTGACAAAGTAGTAAATGAACTAGAAGAACTAGAATGAATTCAAAGAGAAAGATAAAACGAAGACTATCCTATGAGGTCTCTTTTTGGTATAATGGAAATAGAGAAACAAAATATTTTCATTCGGCCAAGAAAATGAGGACCTATGTTAATGGTATTCACGAAATTACTGAAGTTGATTTCCCAACTGTGATCATTGAAAAAACTTGGTGTTATCGAAACCACCACCCAAAACATAAATGGTGGTACGAATCCACTGAACCTAATCAATTCATTTGTTATGAGAAATATTAGGACACCTGACCAACCGTCCACTCTGCCTTGTGGTGGAGTGGACTTTGACTTACAATAACGAAGTAAACCACCGAACTCCTTATGAATAGTTTGAACTATTATCTTTACAGATTGAGATTGACTATTGATGGGTGGAAGTATTGGATGACCACTCCTTATGAAGATTTGCAAAAAATTACGAGTCCATATAATCCAGATGAACTATACTGGAGTGTCCGTAAAAGTGGACATACAATTGCCGCAAACTTTTGGTATATGGTAAATGATGGTTATTATGATATGATTGATGAATGGGAGGATTTATGAGTTGTATAAAGCAGGACACTTGACCAACCGTCCACTCTGTCTTGTGGTGGGGTGGACTTTGCCTTATAATGCCCTTGTAACCCACCGAATTCCTTATGAACGAACAACTACAGGCTCAAATTACGCAAATTCTCTCTCAGATTATGGTATCAGTCGGAGAAGTCAAGGATTTTTCTGTTGCCCAACTACCTGACATTGCCCAGCAGTATATCACTTATGGCCTATGGGCAAATGCTTTTTATGCTGTATTTTCTGGTATGGTTGTTATTGTATGTGTAGGTCTAGGTTGGGGCATTATTAAATATGCTAACGATGAAGAAGATGGAGATGTTTTTGTGGGGTTTCCTATCCTCTTTGCTATGGGATTTGTTAGTTTTTTTATTCTTCTTGACAAAATCCATAACCTCATTATGGTACTGACCGCACCCAAAGTGTGGTTCCTGCTTGAACTTAAAAACCTTCTTTCTTGATATTATGGGATTTTTTCTGCTTTTTCTCTATCTTCTAGCTCTATTTCTTGGTTTTGTTTTTGTTGCCGGAGATTCTAATTCTAGACCAATAAAAAGAGAATCCACTGTAAAATTCTGCATCGAGAAACCTGTAGAATGTAAAAAAGAGTTTGATTTTTATCAAATGCGCGAAGAATTCAATTCATCCAAGGAGAACAAATGACCTACATTATCAAACACGACTTTAATCAAAATGTTCCTTACTATGTAAGGCTAGTTGACGACAAGACTTTTGATGAGATTTACGACCCAACTTTTGCTACTCAATTCAATACCAAAAACGAGGCCCAAAAGTGGATTGACACTTACTCATCAATGGCCGAACACTCACAGGTTGTTGAAACTGCTGATGCGATTCAAGAGTATGAGAAATGGGTTAAGTCTGGTTCAATTAGGAGAACTCTGGCCTGTGTTAATACTTCAATGTCTAGGCCCTACAATGATGAACCTCTTGATGAGGTAATTGATTGGTGGATTTATGCAAAAGAGAATGATAGAGAGATCAAATTTAAGCATTATAAAACTTGGCCACAACTTTATAGTATTTCCAAACATCTTTGGGATGTAAATCGATATTCTAATCGTAATTATACAAATTATTATATTTCTTTTGAAATTTTCACCCGGAGAGATGGCAAGTTTGAAGATTTTGAATCAGAATTAAATAAGGTCATTGACAAAGTTACCTATAAAGATGATGAAGGTTATTTAATCTTCTCAATTTTTGACCATTATCTTTCTGAGCACGGTAATAGTGTTTCTTTGCTTATTCATCCAGAATCTAAACACGTAAAGATTAGTGGACGATACTCTTATGATAACAATGAGTTTTCTTCCCTTGAAGATGCATTTAATTATATGAAAAAGGAGCGTTATTATGAGTGAACAAGACGCAAACTTTTGTCCTAAATGTGGAGGAAATTGCTATAGAGATTCTGTAGACATTGGGGTTGGTGTTATTCACGGCCCATACGGATGCATTAATTGCGGGTGGTCTGAAGATTCTTATTATGACTCTAGTGATGGGACTTGCCAAGCAGAATTAGAAAATCCAGAGTACCGTTATGATTCTCGTGGTGGTGCTATTTTGAAAACTCCTTATTCTTATGACTAACACTAAAACTCTAATCCAACGCATCGCAACGGCAATCTCAACTGCCCCGCAAGGGGAAACCTATGAGGACTGCCGAAATAATGAGGCAAAGGCAGTTCTTGACGAGATTGCCGATTGGATTGAAGACCTACAAGTGCTTTGGATTACTCCATCTAGACTTCGTGAAGAGAAAAATAAATGACCAATCCTGATAACCCAAAAGTCATAAAATCTAAAAACCAAAATTATTCCCAAAGTATTCAAGAATGGGTTGAGATGGGGCAAGTTTGGAAAGAACATCTTGAAGAACTTGAAAAAGACAATAAAAACCTAAAGTTTTCTAGGGACTTTTATAAATCAAGGTGCGAACTTCTAGAAAAAGTCCAAAAGTATATGAGAGACCCAGAACGAACAATTGTTTGTGACATTCTTGCGAACAATGCCTTACTCCCAGACCCAAAAGGAGAACGATATGGGCAAGACCTTTTGCCTCTTGTAAAAACTAGCTTCTTTCCAAAAGACCTTGAGGATTTATTTAAAAAATGACCAAACAACAAGAAAACTAAACCCATCCACAATCTCCTTATGAACCAAGACTTCCGGTTCTATCAAAACCTATAAATACTCGTTCAGAAAACTCTTCACCTTATGGCTCATCCGGGAGACCTAAAAGTGACTGAACCAAGATTTTCAATCCACAGAGACAAACACAAAATACAAGAACTCAAAAAAATGTCTAACAATCAGTTTCCTATGATGCACTGTGCAAAGGCGTTATATTCAACAGATGGAGACCTGGATAAGGCGCTTATTTGGGTGCAACAAAATCCCGTAGATGGTCTAGTAGATTACAAATTATGAACCTAACACAATTCTTTGATGCCTCAATCAAACTTCAGAATTATGGATGTTACATTTATTCTATCAGGGAAGACGAATATAAAAATTACTTTGTAACATTTGCTTATGCTGATGTCTGCTCTGGTCTTGCCTTTGGTGGAATTAAATATACAATTGATTTTTGCCCAACACCAAAATATGTTTATAAAAACGAGCCTAGGGCGGATGTAAATATTAATCAAAAGGTCTCCACTATTGATGAGGCAGTTGATTTTATTATTGCTGATATTCAAAAACTTGAAGAAGAAGCAAAAGAAGGAGAACGACAAAAAGTTCTTTCTAAACTTACTCAAAGAGAACGAGAACTACTGGGAGTTTGATTATGAAAGTAAAAGCCTTGATTGAAGAACTCCAAGAGTATCCAGCGGATATGGAAGTTCTTATTGATTATGGGTCTCAAATTTATGATGGAGAAATCATAGTAAAAGGAAAAGATTTATACCATTGTAATTGTACTTCAAAATTGCAGAGTAATTTTGATTTTTACTCTGAATATGATGAACCTTGTGTTTATAAGGATGAGGTTGATGGTAAAATAGTAGTGATGAAAGTTCCAACCGAAAAGAAAAAGTTTATTGTTTTAGATTGTTGATTTTGATTTAAAAACTCCAAAGGAGTTCTCTTAACCTCACGGTTAAAAATTCCTGCTTCAACGCTTACGCCTTCAGCAAATTCGCTTCGGGTCTTATCTCTGCTCCACAGGCAAACCCTGCCAATCCGACAGTTAAAATATTTTTTGCCGCATTAATGTCTCTATCGTGAACTGCTCCACAATCATGACAAGTCCATTCACGGACACTTAACGGCATAGAAGATTGAATAGAACCACAAGAACTACAAGTTTTACTTGAAGGGAAAAATCTATCAACTTTCAATAGAGTTCTCCCATACCAGTCGCACTTATATTTTAATAAAAAAATAAATTGCGACCAAGAAACTTCAGCAATTGCTCTTGCTAATTTGTGGTTTTTCAACATACCAGACACATTTAAGTCCTCAACCACTATCGTTTGATTCTCACGAACAAGTTGAGTGCTTATTTTGTGATGATAATCTAATCTTGTATCTACAATCTTTTGATGTAGTTTAGCAACTTTAACTCTTGCTTTCTCACGATTTTTAGAACCTTTCTGCTTTTTATATAATCTTTGATTGAGGATTTTTAATCTTTTTTGGACTTTTCTTAACCACTTTGGATTGGTAATTTTATCACCGTTAGAAGTAGCAAAGAAACAATCAATACCTAAATCAAGACCTATCACTTTATCTGTTGGTTCAAGTTGTTTGATTTCTTCTTGACACAACATACTAATCATCCATCTTCCGCTTGGTTCAAGTGTGATGGTTATAGTAGAAGGATAAGAAGGGATTTGACGAGACCAACGAATATTCAAGGGTTCTTTTGATTTTGCTATATAAATCTTACCTTCTTTATACTTAAAGGCAGATTTAGTTAATTCACAAGAGTTTCTGTTTTTTCTCTTCTTAAATCTTGGATATTTACTTTTCTTTTGGAAAAAGTTTTTAAATCCAGTTTGTAGATGTTGAAGAGATTGTTGTAGAGGAACACAAGAAACTTCATTTAACCATTCATACTCTTCTTTTTTCTTGAGTTCCGTCAAAAGAGCACTTGTTTGATTGTATCCTACAGAGTTTTTATTTTGATGCCATTCTTTGGTTCTATAATCAAGAAAATGATTATAGACCACACGGCAACAACCAAGAGTTTTTCTTAAAAGAACCTCTTGACTTTCTGTAGGATAAAATCTAAACTTGTATGCTCTATACATTTATGAGTTGTATGTTTAACTCATAAGTATTTATAAAAGTTTAACCTTTTCTTAACCTAATTTAGGACACTTTACGAACTGGAACAGGAGCACTTGAAATCCGGTGCCTTTTGTAGTATAATGACCTTACAAACAAAGAACCAAAATGACTAACCAAGCAAATTGTAATCATCGCACACCACCAAAACATCACGTTGATTATTTGGATGAAAGAATGGTAATTGTGAATGGAGTATCTTATACCAAAAAAGAACCAACCCCAATAGTTATTCAAAAAGACGAAAACACCATTGTTGTTGGTGGGGTGGAGTATCAAAAGGTGCAGCAGGCCCTCACAATCTATGAATTTCTTATTCAATGTGAATATGGAGAACTAAATCCCCCTTATATTGATAAAAAAATTGAAATTGAAACTAATGCAGAAAACTTCTTAAATTATCTTTATGAATATTGTGATGTAATTGAAGAAGATGATGATAAACTTGTTGTGAGTATTTCTAAACAACAAATGGTGATGCCCAATGACTAATCAACAACATCCTGATATTATTGAAATCGGTGGTGTAAAATACAAACGAATTGTAGAAAACCCAAAACCAGAGACACTTTTTGATATTATTTACGAATGGAAGTATAATACCTGTGACCCAACCTGCGAAAAACTTGTAGATATGATTGAAAGTGAATGGTTGCCTCTTGAAGGTTCCCACGACGGAAAAAGTTATATTTATAGTGCTGGTTGGAATGATTGTATCAAATATCTAAAGAAGAACCTCAAATGACTAAAATACTCAAATACATAAAATCCAGAAAAACAATCTACGTTCCTTCACTTTGGCTCGGTATTTTGTTAGTTGCTTTTTTCTTTCCACAGTATGGTTTGTGGTTTATGTTTGGAACTGCTTGGGGAGTATTGTGGATGGTCGCGTACAATTGGTATCACGACAAATGATTGATTATGCTTTGATTGAGTACGAACTCATCTTGGAAGAAGTCGCAAAACTTCCAAGAGCAAGCGCCACAGACACTTGCGGAACCATCCCTAGTGTGCTAGACTTGCTGTACCAACGACTTTTGGATTATGACTGTTGAAGAATTGATTGAAAAACTAAAAGAGTTTCCTCTTGACTCAAAAGTGAAGGTTTATGATGATTATTGGGGAGAACGTATAGACCCTCTTATTGATATGTGGGAAAAAGAAGTTGTTTTTTATTCTGACCGACGATGACTAATATAATTATTCCTAAAATAGCATACCTTCCTCTTGAATTTACACTTCCTGTGGATGAGTTCTTGAAAATGTGGGACGAAACCTTAGGAGAACCTACACAAAAAGATTATGATAATTATTGTCGTTCTTGTGCCGTAGAAGTTTTTTACGGTACTTTGAGTGAAGATATTGAAGAAAGTATTCGTTTACGACAGGACAATTGAGATGAACTTCAGTGATTTACCCGACAACTCTTGGGAAAAAGTAATGTATAAGGTTGTAGAGTTTATTGGTGGGGATGCCCCATACTTATGTAATTGGAGTGATGAAATTCCAACACCGCAAAAAGTAGCAGAAGAGATTGTTTCTATGGTAGCATATCTTGATGATACCGACCCAGATAAGTTTATTGAATCCTTTAGAAAGTTTTGTAAAAAATGACTGAACAAAATAGAATCTATTTTTCATACCGAGATGTAAACAGAGAACTACAACACGCATCTATAACTCATGAGGATGCTGGTCCATTACTTGGAGATATGATGACGCAATTGTATGAATATATTGCCTGGATAAAAAATTCACCTGGAGGTAAAAATGACTGAACGCTCAAAATATTATCCAGTTTCTATTGAGAAACTACAAAAGGCAAGCATAGCAGATTTGGCATATCTCATTGCGCCCATGAATATTGGCATAGATTATGAGTATTTTAAACAAATCAAACATGTTCTTGATATACCAAAACCCTCAAAATCTTTAGAAGAATTCAAACAAGAACTAGATAGTAAATTTGTTGACTTTTTGGTAAAAACCAAGAGGAAATTTGCTGTATCTAAAGAGAGTGCCGAATAGTAATAAAAACCAATAAAAATCTAAAAACTCTATTGATTTTCTAGACGCTTCAACGCAGACGCTAAATGATGTTGGACACCATTTAGACTTACTTCCGCTCCACGTCCGTAATCGACATACTCTGCCGATGTTAATTCTTGACCCGAAAGGTCTAACCACCCTTTTTTAAGGATGTTGATAGAGGCATTTAAGTCTCTATCGCGATGAGAGCCACAAGAAGGACAAGTCCATTCACGAACACTTAAAGGCATCTTGTCTTCTTTATGTCCACAGTTAGAACAGGTCTTGGAACTAGGGTAAAACCTATCTATTTTGGTCAAAGTTTTTCCGTACCAGTTACACTTGTACTCCAACATAGAAACAAAAGTAGACCAAGAGGCATCACTAATGGATTTTGCAAGTTTGTGGTTCTTTAACATTCCAGAAACATTTAAGTCTTCAACAACAATCAAATCAAATGTCTTAACAAGTTCTGTTGAAATATTATGCAAGAAATAATTTCTTGAGTTAGTAATGTTTTCGTGTACTTTAGCAACTTTAATACGTTGTCTATTGTAACGATTACTACCTTTCTTTTTACGACTTAAATGTTTCTGTGCTTTTTTAAGTTTAGATTGGTTCTTTCTAAACCATCTTGGGTTATTGATGACTTGACCATTTGATAAAGTCATTAGTTCTTTTAAACCCAAATCAATACCTACTACTTTACCAGTAGAGGGTATTGGATTGAGTTCTTGTTGGACTAAAATTGAAACAAAATACTTTCCGGTTGGAGTTTTAGAAACAGTAATGCTTCTAAAATCGGCTTCTTCAGGGATATTTCGGTCCAGAACAATTTTGACCCAACCAATTTTTTCGATCCTTATTGAACATTTTTCTTGATCAAGTTTAAATCTAGTTTTTTCTGGAAGCCTAAATGATTGTCTATTGGTCTTTTTCTTGAATTTCGGCTTTCCAAGTTTAACCTTCCTTTTTTTGTTAAAGTATTGTTTCTTAAACTCAACAAAATCCATTCTTTTTTGTTGAAGTGTTGATGCCGATACTTCTTTAAGGAACTCAAACTCCTCTTGGTCTTTTAGTGTTTTTTCATTTACTATGGTACCATCATTATTGTTAAAATTTTCAACTAACTTATTCCAAACAAAACGAACACAACCAAAAGTTTTAGCAAATAAAACCTCTTGTTCTTTTGTAGGATAAATCCTATATTTGTATGCTTTTAAATGCATGTCACTTTAATTGGGTCGTTATATCTATTTAGTAAATTTTATTTTTAGGGAGAGATTTATTCTCTCCCGCTTGAAAAGAACGACCCAATCAAGCACTTTTATTTAGTAAAGTTTTTATTGGAAATTTATTGATTTTATGCATTTTTGTATTTATACCCATATTTTTCTCAAGATGTAAAAAAATTGCCCAGGCATCCGGGGTTTTAGAGACCCTCAAGGACACCTGATCAACTGGCACAATTACCCATAAACACCCCCACTAATCCCCTAAACTACAATTGCCTTAAACAAAACACCCATGAAAACTTTTGACACCTTTGAGAAACTAGATGGAATGCTTCTTTGTAAGAAGAAGCCTATTATTGTCCATTGTATTCAGATTAATGAGCCATTTCGAGTAAATAGCCTGGAAGGCGATTATAAGCAGGGAAAAGTCGGTGATTATCTAATGCGCGGAATTGACGGTGAACTGTATATTTGCGACAAGGATATTTTTGAGCGGTCTTATGACATTATCGAGGAAGAACGCTCCCAAGAAGGACTAACTCTTGGTGAACTCATTGATACTTTGAGGTCAATGCCACCAGATACAAAAGTTTCCAATCTTACTTACCCTCACTCTTATAGGGGTTATTATACAGACTTGGCCTTTGAAAAAAAGTCTGGTACTCGTCTGGCTTGTGAACTCCTTTTTGAATGTGAATCTGCACTAGAAAGTACATTTTACGGTTATAGAGGGGGAGAGTATGGAATGAATATGGAAACATCTGTCTGGATTGCAGATTATGGTTCCACCGGGGAAAGGCTTATTGGGCTAGGACCCGATGGAACAATTGAAACCAAGTTTCTAAACTAAAAACACTACATTAACAAAGGAGATTTTTTTATGTATCAAATCGTTATCGCAACTCCTCTGGGAGAACTTGGAACCAAACCCTTCTCTGAGGAAGAAAAGTCTAAGGTTGAAACTGAAATTCTTGAAAATCTTTCAATTCTAACTTATGTAAGTTTTGTACTTGAAGACGGCCAAGACCTCTATATGACAAAGGATATGATTGGTCGGAGTGTCTTTTTCCTCAAAAAATTGTCGTGATTTTTGAATACTCAAATTCTTGGAATTCTCCGAGATTTTGGCTTTCACCAAATATTGGAGATGTTGTTGGGCAATTGTCTCTTTCTCATGGACTTGCCCTTGTAGAATATTCTCAAGAACTTTCTTGGACTCGTTCTATTGGTTCTTTTCTTGTCAGCGGAGACTTTAATGATGTTAGAGTCTTTGGGGAACGACTTGAAAAAGACTATTCAAAGTATTTAACTCTTACTCACACTGACTGGATTTATTACCAAAACCTATTATGATTATCGAAACTCTTCTTTCTCTGGCAATTTCTCACGCTGTTCCCCAACTTCCATCTCCTGTAATTTTTCAGGCCCTGACTCCTCCTGCTTATGCAAAGAGTTTTGGTGCGAGTAGTTCATCTTCTTTCCGTTCATCTTCTTCTTTTAGTTCTGGCTCGTCTTTTCGGTCTACTTCTTCTTTCCGGCCCAGTTCTAGTCCGTCATTTAGTTCCCCTAGGATTTCTACACCGGCTCCTGCGCCTAGGATTTCATCACCAGCACCCGTGAGGATTTCTACACCACCTCCTGCACCCAAGATTTCCGCTCCTCCTAAAGTATCTTCTTCGGCTCCTGCGAATAATATTGTTCGTATCAATAAGCAAACGACTTCTGCACCAAAGACAGTCTCTGCACCTCCAGTAAAGAACACTATTTCTGCACCAAAAACTACTCCTACTTCCCCGGCTCCTGTGGTGACGCGAGAGACTTATGTGGAGCGTTATAATGATTCTGGAATTATGGGGAATCCTTGGTTCTGGATGTACATGTTTGATAACAACCGACAATCTGCCCCTGTCCAACAACAGGTTCCGACTCAGGTGATTGTTAAAGATTCCGAAGGAGAATCTGTAAAAATTCCTGAAAATCAGATGATTGTTCGTAAATATAGTCACAATCCTCTCCGAGAGTTTGCAGTATTCTCTCTTGGTGGTGGACTTGGTGTTCTTCTTGGTCGTCGTCTTAGTCTTTGAGGATTGAAAAATGAACAACGATGATTCTTTTACAGGCGGCGTGCTTCTTATTGTATTTTTGGGGCTTGTTTTTGGATTGGGGTTTGGTTTGGGGGGTGTCGTTGGTGAATATGTTGGTCAAAAAGAAACCGCAATACTCACCGTAAACGGACTCAACCGAATTAAAGAACAATTGCCGACCGGAACCAAAATCACCAATCCATTTGGAGACGAAGACCTGAAAAGTCTTAGTTATGATGCTCAAAAAATCTTGAGGCTTTTTAACTGAGACACCTAATCAACTGTCCACTCTGCCTTGTGGTGGAGTGGATTTTGCCTTATGATACACTCATAAACACAGGAGACCTTATGGAAACACTTTGGGACACAATACATAGAGACCTTACGAGAATGGGGGCTCTCTCTGAATATAAAGTTGATAGTATAGAACTTGCAAACCATTTAGAACAACTTTATGATAATATTGAAGAACTTAAAATTCAAATTTCTCAACTAAAAGAAGAACTTAAAAGTGAAATCCGTCAATTGAAAGATGAATGAAATGAAAATGCTTAAAGAAGCACAAGCAGTTGCAGATGCTATTGAAGAAGTGAGATTTGACTGGGGTAATATGGAACAATCTCATCCTCACATTATTGCCGTTGCTGCTCTTCGTAAAGTTGTAGAAGAACTCAAGTATATTGGTATTACTGAAAAGAACATTCTTGAAATTGCGAATACACTGGAGGAGTTGAAATGATTGACGTTTCACAGCTGACTGAAGAGCAACTTAACGAACTTGAACTTCAAATTCAAAAACATAAAGAACAGCAAAAAATAAATAATGCTTTAGAAAATTTAAAAGGTTATAAAGTAACTTTTTATGTGAGGTTTGACCCTGAAAAGCATAAGAATGATATGCTTACGAGTGATGGAGAACTTGATACGGGATTTTTTACTGATTACCTGTGTGATAATGTCGTTACAGACCTGATTGAAGATTTTCAATTGTATGATTACGAGGACGTCAGTTATCCTAATGTGGAGATGGCAACAAAACAAGAAATTGAAGAGAAATTTTGAGGAACTGAAGTGACCTACATTATCTTAAGAGACACTCTTGGTGCGGGATTAACTACCTTTGAGTCCACAAAATTAGAAGTTTTTAGCGAACAAAGCCTTCCAGAAGCGGTTGTAGCAGCTGGCCAAGAACTTATGGACAACGCCGGAATTGATACTGTTAACGAATACGAAGAAGAACTAGGTAGACATCTTGCGATTTCTGATGAGATTGTTATTTGCGAAATCATCGATGAGGTTGATAAAATGTCCGCCGATGTTTATATCAGGCATCACATTGTAGAGGCCAAAATTAAACAGTCTACTGATGAGTATGGACTTTACCTAAAACTTAAAAAGAAATTTGAAAAATGAAACTCTACCGATACAAGAAAGATGGACATCTTTACAAACTTTATGAACAAAAGATTCCCTATTATAGTCTTATAGCAGTTCCTTATTTTCCAAATCAAGGAATTCTTGCTAAAAGTAAAAGATCTATTGTTATAAACGATTTTGAGGTGGTTGCTGAACGATGACTAAACTAACCTATGAAGAATGGAGTAAAGAAAATCCTATTGATTGGGAAAAAATTTATGAGACTGGAAATGAAGACTCTCTAATCAGCAAAGACTTTGTAGAAATGGCACATCATTGGGAATATAAAAATTATTGTAAGGAAAATGACTAAATTCATTATTGACGTTTCCCTTGACGGATATGACACCGAAGAAGAAATGCTTGAACATTGTGATGAATCTGCAGTAGAAGAAGCATTGAGCGATTATGGGTTTATGGTCAATTATGTGAGGTGGACCGAAGAATGAAACTGTTTGAAAGTCATTGGAGGACACTTGACTAACTGACACAAGGGCGCTTCACTGGTGCCCTTTTTGGCCTATAATACTCTCATACACACAGGAGACTTTTTATGAAACCCTTTGATTATTACTCTAGGCCCCAAACTCTTTATCCCAATAAAAAGGATTACATCACAGTTTATGTGTATGATAAAGGTCTTTGTGTTCACGAAGGCGATTATTACACAAAGAGTATTCTAAAAGAAAAATACCCTAACGCGGTCATTCAGGAAGTTCTTAATGTAGATGGGTATAATGCACATTTAAAGCAATATGGCGAAGAAACTCATAAACTTCATGATGAGTTTATCAACGACCTCTTTGAGAATTTCAATGTGACTGATAATCCCAAAAGACACAAGGTATTTGAACTTGCCTGGGAACAGGGTCACGCTTATGGTTTTGAAGAGGTTTATAATAAATTTTATGACCTAGTGGACCTTATTAAGGATTGAGGAGACTTTTTATGAAAACCACAATCACTAAAGAACAACTTGAACGACTTTGGACTGCAATCGAATACACACGAGGAACGATTGGTCCTGGATGTGTCCTTGAAAGCACAGAGAAACCTGAATGGGGAATTGTACTTCATACAGCACGGGCACATTCTTCTAGGAGGTTTCTAGACCAAGCAATTGAACTTGTAAATCAACTGAAAAAGGAGTGCAAATGAAAATTGTAATTAACTATCACCCACAACTAGATGAGTATCATTCAAAAATTTGGGATGGGCCTGATGGAATTTATGAAGAAAGTTTTGTTTGTCGTTCTCTTGGAGAACTATTTGAACAAATTATAATGTGGAGAACACTTATTGGACAACAATACAAATAACTAATCTTAAACATTAAAAACCAACACACTTAATTATCATGGGCTGTTTTTCTGCTTCTTGTTGCATCACTCGTACTGAAATCAGTGCTGGCGAACCAGTTTTCGTTGCTTTCGTAAAACCAACATATAGATCTGGAGGTATCAAAAAATTTACTACAAGTTCTATTCTAAGTCTGTCTCACTTTAATGAACTCCAATGGACTGCCAATCAATCTTGCGGAGAATTTGTTTATATCTCCGTCGAGGATTATGATGATTATGGATGTGTTAATTCTCATGTAGAAGAACAGATTGACCCTTATGGAATTTGGTGGGATTTCCAATTCATTGCTCATAAGTCTGTTTGTGAGACTCTTTTGGGTAGAGAGCTAGGTGAGGGGATTCAACTTGAGAAAGATTTTTTTGAGCTGCTTCATATGTGCCATATGGCAAGAATTGAGGTTTATCACGATTTACTCGGACCCCAACATTTGATGACACGCGAATTAGAACTTCAGGAACTTGTTCATAAAGAAACCGGAAGAATTTTAGAGATTAAGAAACAACAATTAGAGGAATTTGAAAATGACTTTTGATAACGAAATTGAAAAAACAGAAGGAGAAATCAAAGTTCTTCAAGCAAAACTAGAACTTCTCAAAGAAATGGAGAATCACAAATCACCAGTAGAAGAGGCATATAAAAATGCTTATGGTAATTACCCTATGGGCGAACCTTTTTGGGTTGTTTTTAAAAAGGGCTATGAGGCCCATCAATCATTGCCAGAAAGTAATGATTGGAAAACAGTAGCACTCAATTTTGGAGAATTACTTTCTAGTGTCGGACCTAACGGGTATTATAATATGACGGCTGACCAGTGGTTAGAATGGGCCAAAAATACATATACTTCTAATGAAGTAGGAGAATATGAACTAAAAGAAGAATCCCCTCCACCAGAATCAACTCCAAATAAGTACTTCCAACGGATACTTAATGCACCTATTGATGAAAGAGGTTATATAGATTTGAGAGGACCTACAAGTGAGTTTCGTCAAAAACTCTTTGAAGGAATTAAATCAGTCTTTTATAACCCAGAGTACGAGAGAACCCATTGGAGTGTAAAAGTCAATATGGCAGTTGATGAGGTTTTTACTCATTTTCAGGATGTTATTCCAGCATCACAAGACCCGATTTATGATGCTTTTGACAAGGGATGGAACTGTTGTTTATCGAGTATTAAAATCTGTATGGAGAAGGAGAAATTAGAGTAGACACTTTGTTAAGTGTCATAATGCACACAACGCCTTGTGATTTAACGCCCTATACTCAATAAGTATCAACGCAAAATTACTCATGAGCATGAACCTCGCCTTGACCGACAAAGATAGTGGTCTTGATATTGACCTTTGGCAAACGCCAACTTTTATCACTTGGATGTGTCTGTCCTATAATCCCGAAACAAAACACCCAGACGGGGGACATGATGGAGTTCGTCGTAGGTATGTGGAATGGGTGAAATCTCATACAAATGGTAAATGGGATTCTCCAGAAGATTTAGAATATATGACAGAAAGAATCAATGAACATTTGTCTACACTTCAAAAAGTAAAAAATCCTGAATTCTCCTTTATTTAAAATGACCGAACAAGAACAAGACGAGCGATTTAAAGAATGCCTAAGTATCATTGACCAATGGGCCGAGAGAAATAAACCACCGACACTCTGGGAGATTATACGAAATGATTTGGGTTATAGTATTGACCTAACAGACGAAATTATAGATGCCGTGGAGAGGTGGCTACCAAAAGAACACGATACGAACGGTTATGGTTGGAATAGTTGTATTAAAATGTTGAGGAACAAATTACAATGACACAAATTCCAAGCGACTTCCACACATATTCTCCCAAACAAAGAGAACAATTTTGGCTTAAATCTTACGAAGAACAACAAAAAATAATCAACGATTCATATATTTCAATGATTGTTGATGAGGCCGGAAACCTGGATAAGTACAAAATTATTGAGGTTATCCTAGACCTACAAGACAAAATAGAAGATTTAGAAAACACTTGCCAACGAACTGATTCGTACTATGATTAATCTAAATAGTCAGAACTCCTGCTTTAGGAATTATGGCTATCACCATAAAAGGTAAAAATTTCTACAAAGACGGAAAGAAAATTCGCCTTGCTGGTAATCATACCTGGAACACTGTTCAGACAATTGGTGGTGAAAAAATAGGAATTGATAAGATAACCGGGAACTTCACAAGACTCTGGACAGTAGAAACAAAAGGAGCAAACTTTTCTCAATCACAATGGGGTAGTAATACTCCCGGTATTGTAAGAATCAAAAACGGTCCCTGGAAGAAAGACGGTTCTCTAAACAAGAATTTTTATAAAAATCTAGAAGATGCCGTAAAAAGAGCCGAAAAAAGAGACATTGTAACCGGAGTCGTTCTTTTTGAAGGTTCTATTCCTGATATTTTTCCCCTAGCCTGGGAGAATCATCCATTCAATGGTCTAGGACCAAAGGCACACGAACTTGTTCATACAAAGGGTCCTTGGAATAAGTTTCAAAGAGCCCACGTTAAGACAGTCGTAGAAATACTAGAACCTTATGATAATGTAATTTATGAGGTTGGTAATGAGTTAATGTCCAACTCAACTGGTTGGTTTCAAAAGCAGGTTGTAAAATGGATTAACAAGTGGACGAATAAACCAGTTGGCGTTTCTTATGCTCGGGGGATTAGAGCATCTAGTGGTAGAGATGAATCAGTATGGATGAAAAATACAGGAGCAGATTGGTTTGGTCCGACTTTTACTGCCCTAAGTAAAGGACAATTCTCTAAGAGTAATAAGCCAATTATATTTGATACGGACCACTCTTGGCCTCTTCGGTCTAATGTTTCTGGTCTGCAGAGCGCCTGGAGCCGAGGGTACAACCTCTTGCTAATGGACGGGTTTAATGGTACAATGTTGAGGAATCAGCAGAGCCTCGTTCCTGATAGGAATTTTATAAACAATATTGTGTGATGTATTTTCTTTATCCGATTTTTCTTTTTTGGATTTGCCTTGAATTAGTCCAAATTTCTTGGCTATTGTTTTTTCTTATGCTGCCTTTTATTGTAAGTATTCTTGACCACATTCAACCCTTTTGATATGATTAACTTATTAAACAAAATTCTTCATTTTTCAGAATCAATTAAATGTTCTAATGACCCAATTTATTTTATTAACAATTATGTGAAATTTTCTTCGCTTAAAGAAGATAATGCGCCTTTTCTTCTTTATCCCGCCCAAGAAGAAATTGTCAAAAAAATTCATAAAAACAAATACAATCTTATAAAGGCCCCAAGACAATTTGGCAAATCATCGGTTCCATTATTCTATCTTTTACATCAGGCAATTTTTAAATCTAATTGCAATATTGTGATTAGTAGTTTTAGTTATCAAAATTCAAAATATTTACTTGAACGATTCTATAATACATATGAACAGTTACCCGATTGGATTAAACCCGGAATAGTAAAAAGAACCTCAATGTGGATAATACTTAAAAATAATTCTAGGGTAAAAATAGTAACAAATATTTCTGCCCCTGAAACTTGGGAGAATTGGGAATACACTCACGCATTCTTAGATGAGTTTGCTTTTATGGAATATTATACTTCTGAGAATTTATTGGGCTCTTTCTTTCATCGTAATAGCTCTCCTAAAATAATCATCGCAAGTACCAAAAAAGAAGGTAGTTATTTTAATGAGCTGGTTGAATATGCAAAGGATGGTATAAACAAATATTCATTATCAGAATATGATTGGAGAAATATTCCTAGGCTAGATATTAATTGGAAGGAAGAAGTGATTAAAAACATTGGTGAAGATGCCTTTAAACGTGAATACGAATTATGATTAACTTTTTTAAATCTTTATGGGAAGATTTCATTATCTCCCGCTACGTCTCTGTTGGACTTCAATGGGGTGATGCAGAATCTTATTCGTTTATGGGTGAATGTGTTGGATACAACTCTCTTTGTAAGTCCCTAGAAAGACTAGAAACTCAATACGCAAAATTGGGCTATAAGGTAGTTGACCGAGAAACGTGGGTTCTTGCTGGTGGTTATGGCGAAGAATATGAATCAAAACTTAGAATTAAAGTCTACAAACCAAAAATAGTCATAAGAGATTCTGGTGCATCCGAATGGGTAAACAGTGCCGAATATTTCTTAAGTGAAGAGGGCCAAGAGTTTTTAAAGAAAAGTAGTGAATTTGCCAAACGTTACATTGAGAAAAAATGACTGAATATTCCTGGTTAGAACCAATTCAAAGAGAAACCGAACGGATTAAAGAAGAAACCGAACGCATTAAAAAAGAGACCGAACGCCTTAGAGAGGAAAATAAAAAATTGTCTAAAATAAATGTCAAAGAACAATTTGGACATATTCCAGATGGATTTTTTCTTGGTGAAGAATCTCAAAAAAACTACTACAACTATCGTATAATTGATTACACAGCGTCTGGCGAAGGGCGGACTATTTTTCTACAAATCTATCGCAATGATTCAAACGATTATTATGAAAAACGATGGCGACAATTTGTTGGTCAAGAATTCTATCTACCAGGAACCGAAGAACTTTCTGAAAGAGAGTTCCTGGACAAATATTCTAGATTTCTACCAAATGTCGTTGCCCATAAACTCCGAGATAGAAGTCTGACTATCTGGGAAACACAAGTACACTTTAACTACGGATAATTATGGAACTCTTAGAAAAATTTAATGATTATTGCAATTTAGAATTTGCCTCTATGCCACATGGAATGCCTGTTTCTTGTGAACACTTACAGTCAATTGTAATAAGAGGTGCGATTCAGGCATTTAATCAAAGGGAGGGGGTTAGAAAATCTATCGCTCCTTATGAATTAGAAGAACTCGCAGACCTGATTGAACAGCAGGGTAACAGGACGGTTCAGGAAGTGTCCGAGGCTCATCGTCAGGCGGGTCTAGATGCCTTATAATACATTTGTCAACAACGGAGTTTTAATCAATGTCTAACAATTCTTCTTCATCTTCTAGCGGAATCGGATTTCCTGGTCTTTTGACTGTCTTGTTTATTGGTCTTAAACTGACTGGGTATATTAATTGGCCCTGGATTTGGGTGCTTTCACCGATTTGGATTAGTGTCAGTATCGTGGTTGCAATCATTTTGATCCTTGCACTTATTGCACTTATTGCGGAGATGAACAAGTGAATCTCATTCCACATTACCAAGGAACTTTTGAGGCATTCCGACACGAAGACAAACAATATGGGCGCCTTGAGTATCTCTCTGGTGCTTATGTTTGGTTCTCATTTGATTTCTTCACTGAAAGTTATCAAAGTTTTGAAAATGAACTAAACCATAACCGAGAATTGGTTAAAGAACTAGAAAATTCTTACAAACAACTTAAAAATTCATAATGAGGGATACCAACTATTTTTCATTGGATTTGGAGTTGAACAATAAAAATGATGGAACTACTCCACGAATTATTCAGGTTGGCATTGCCTGGGGGAGTCCAATAAGACCCGAGGAAATCAAGACACACTCTTGGTATCTTGACCCTGAAGAAAATATTACACCATTTATCACCGAACTCACAGGAATTACCGACGAAATTATCAAAGAAAAAGCAGTTCCTCACGATAAACTTGCCGAAGAATTCGGAATGCTTATATCTCGGGAGAAGTGTTTTGTCAACCCTGTAGTTTGGGGAGGTGGTGGAGAAGGAAATGATGCAACCGAACTCAAGGATGAATTCAGAGAAAGAGGAATTGTCTTCCCATACTTCGGTCGCAGAGTAATAGATGTAAAAACTCTATACGTCTTCAATCAAATGGTTCGTGGCAAAACTCCTTCTGGTGGTCTAAGAAAATCAATGATTTCTTATGGCCTTAAATTTCAGGGAACTCCTCATAACGCTTCCAATGATGCACTCAACACTCTTCGGTTCTTCTTCTATTTTTTAGAACGTCAGAAAATGTTTGAAGATTACAAAGAGTTGATGGGCGGTCTTAAGTAGGACACTCGACGAACTGGAACATATGCACTTTACGGGGGTCATTTTTGGCCTATAATAATCTTGTACCTCACAAAAATCTAATGTCAACTAAGCACTACCTTTTGATTGCTGGAGACGAATATTATCCTTCTGACTGTACCGGTGATTGGATTGAATGCTACGAAACCAAAGAGGAAGCAATAGAAAAATGGGATGAAATATCAAATAGGTATGATTGGTATGAAATTGTTGATTTGAGGGACTGGATGAACCGATGACTAAAGACGAAATCCCCTTTATTATAGGTCTTTTTGTTGCTTTATTTTTGTCTCTTTCATTATGGCTCCATCTGATTTTTATTGTTCCAATTGGAAGAGAAAATGACTGACAACGAAAGACTTAAATCTTCGGACTTGTTTGACTTTGATAACTGGACCTATAATATTCTTAGGGAAGATGTTAAAAACAACTTCTTTCAAGAGATATTCACATTTAAAAAGTATAGGACCAGATATTGGATAGCCGCAGTTAGAAAGGGTCCTTATGTGAAAAAGAGAGATATGAAGATTCTTTGCTATGGAATTTATGTCCCCGGACAGTTTTGTTTTAATTCTCCAAATTGGATTTCATCGGGATATTATAAAATAAAATACTGGAACAACTCGCAAGAACCCATGGATATTATTAGACACCTGAGAGCCAAACTAGATGTTGAGGCTCTTCCGGAAAATCTAGTCTTTTCATCTGATGATATTTAAAATGACCACCGAAAAAGAAATTCTACAACAAGCCGCCGATAAGGCCTCGGAAATTCTACAAATTCCGAACAGATACATTGATACAGTGAAGTTTCTTCAACTTTACTCACTTCTTCATGTTGTCGTTGGCGGCGATGGAGAAAATATGAGGTGGTTCCTCATGACCCATAACAAACATTTAGGGTTCTGTCCTGCCGCAAAGCTGACCGAAGAATATTATCTTGATAAAATTATTGCTTACTTGGAAACTTATGTAGACCCATGAACACAAAACAACAAAATAAAAAACTACAGAAAATGCTCCAAGACCTAAAGGACACTTTTTAAACTGGCACACTGGAGATAAAATCTGGTGTGTTTTTGGGTTATTATAATTAAGTACACAAAAAGAACTTCCACGACACCCTGTATTTCTTGGATTTGGGGATCCCGATGACTTATGATTGAAGACCTAATTGAAAATCCATCCGAAGAGAATAGGCAAAAATATCTAGATTTTGTGAATCAAAAAGAATATGATCTGATTGTCGAGGCCCACGAGTTTCCACCAAAATCCCAGGAGTTTTTCGATAAAAAAAGCGAGGCCTTTGCTTTTAGGAGGGAATCTGCTAAGATTCTCCTGAACCGATGGGTCGCCAAATACGGAACAGCTGAAAATTGTCCGGTTTCTTATGCAGACACCCTAAATGTACCGTTTCAACAAATTAAACCACCAAAGGAGAATAATTAATGGATTATGATAAAGTATGGGAATCCATGAATTCCTTAGAAGGAACCATCTGTAATGCTTGTAGTGTTCGTGAGGTCATTGAGACTGCTATTACTGCACTTGAAGAGCGAGATTATAAGAAGGCCGAAGCCCTGATGAATGCTTCTTATCAGTTTCTACAATATTTTATTGATGATTTTGATACGCATTTTAGAGTTGCCTGGGATGAAACCGTTGGTAAGTGTAAAAAAGAAGATCCTTCTCTATCTAAATTATGAAAGAAATTCTCAAAAAAGTTAATTATTTCTTCCTGACTCTTATCAGGAACGAGCCGACTTCCCCGGCCCTGTCTAAAATTATCAATCAGTATCTAGATGACCCGGATACGACTATTGTAATCCATGACGAATACTCATGCACTCTTCAACACCCAACCTTTAAAATATTGCCCTTATGGATTAATAATTACCCTTATTGTTATGGGTTTCTTTATCCGGCTAATTTTAAATGCACTCTAGCCGATTTAAAAAATTATGAGGAACTCAAAAAGATTTTTGGTCGAAAACTTCCTGATCGAAAGACCGTCTGTCGTCTGCACGAGGCCGTAGAAAATAAAAAGAAAGAATTGGGATACTATCCCGATTCAGTAGAAAAACGAGCCAGGGAAATTCTCAATGTTTAATTTATTTCTTCTAACACTTCTCACTTGTAATCAGGTTTTCGAGCTTTATAAAAGATTGATAACCAATCCTAGTCTCACTGAGACTCAAAAAAAGGAAATTATAGTAGAAATTCAGAAAGTAGTCAAATCGTGTCCTGTGATTATTAAAAACAAATAATCTGCACGACATACGCATCACATACGCATCATCCCTTTAAATCCCAGCCATTTGCCCTATAATAGTCACAGGACAGTCAAAGTCCAGTTGACCCTTGCTAAAGACATCATGAAACCACTTGCTTATTATCAAACAACATCGGTATCAATTGCCAAAAAGGACGACTATACGACCATTTATTACTATCGCAAAGGGGTAATGGTAGGGATAAAAAGGCAATTTGATGATGATTTCAAACCACCAAAGAACTGTGTAGAAGAAAAGGTTCTTGATGAAGTATCATATAATGCCCACCTAAAGCATTATTATGAAGAACAAGATAGACTGAAAAATGAATTCCAAACCGACCTGATTGCAGAATACAATATGGTCAATCACCCAAAGGCAAACAGGATTTTTGATAAGGCCTGGGAACTGGGGAAAGGAAATCCTGAAGAAGTCGAATATTATTTCCAGGATCTAGTAGAACTTTTTAACGAAAATATTTCTTACAAAAACTAAATCATGTCACTCACTATAGAAGAGATCCAAAACCAAATTAACACTCTTCAGCAAACCTTAGATCAGCTAAAAAATCCAAAACTAGAAATTTCTAGGCACTTTACGGGTCAGTATTTTGCTCCTTATAAAGGAGTTTTTTACCGAAGAATGGAATCCGAGGGTGTTGCGATTTGGGAAACTTTTCTGGAGCCATCAGAAAGATGGGTTGCGGTCACCGCTAAAGAACTTAAAGAACTAGAAAACATTTTTCAGTCTGATTGCATTACAAAAGAAAAAGGCGATGATTAAACACCGCCTGGTAAATTATGTGGCTGAGACCAATGATCCATCTTCTTCGGGTGGTTCATTGGTTTTTTCTGTTTCTGGACTTCTCAACTGATAAATGGTCGCGTCCTGAGTAACATTCGTCATATCACCAAAATTGATCATGTTTTGATCGATATTGGCAATTTGGCTGTCAATCACATTATAAGGATAATATCTCCTGTAATAATATGGATCAATATTATAATAACGCCTATAATAAGGATAAGGCCTAAATCGATAATGCATTTTTAAGTCTCCTTAATAATAGGGGTAGTAGGAATAATAAGGATACCATCTATTGTAATAGGGATAGCACCTATTCCAATAATAGTCGTCATAACAATATCTCCGCCTGTGGTACGGATAGTATGGGTAGGGGTAGTACATTGAGTTCTCCTGCTTGGGATGGGATATCAAATGTCCAAATGTCGTATGCCTCTTTTTCAATATAATCAAAAGGAATCCAACAATAGCCGTTGTCTCCCCAATCAGACCCAAAACTATTCTTTGCCAAAAATAGTCTCTTATTTAAATCATAACCAACCATACACATAGCATGGCCTCCAAGATTTCTTTCCTTTCTAGAAGGAAAAGTAACAGTAGAAATACGCTCATTTAGATCCATAAAACTTTCATAAATGGTCATTCCAAATACAACTGGTTTGTTGTTGTTTATCACCTGGGCAATATAATAGGTGCTTATAAGTTTTTGGTAATTAAGAATTTTTCTTTTTATACCGTCCTCATATGCCTCTTCACTTGGTTTTATGTTGAATTTGTCTATATCATAAGGCCATAATTTTTCACAACACACTCCATATTTGGATAATGATTTCATGCCATCCCTAAGAAACATTCCCTCGTCTTCTTCGATTATTCCGTGCTCAAGGCGTGTATTATAATAAACAAATAATCTACTTAGATGAGTAAACTGTTCAGGATAATTTCGATTAACGCAAAGTTCATAGGCATTTGTTATTGCATTGGCGGCGCAACTACCTAAATCGTCTTGCGATTCGACAATTGTATCCCATTCACGGAGATCTACGGATTCCCGCAAGATCTCTGTGCTATCGTTTCGGTAAATAAAGTCTCTAGTGTCAATTTGAGATGGTTTAATATTAAATTTCATGGTTCTAGGTTAAATAATGTGCCAATCGCCGCCACGACAAATTATGTTGATTGAATCATAAGGTACTTCAATAATGTACTCATCATCACCGTCAATTAATGAGCCATCCAAAGTCGTAATGGTGACTTTACGATTTCCGAGTGGTGGACCCATTTCTGCCTTTACGATGATCTCATAACAGTCGATGCAGTTTTCAGGTAGTGTAATAGTAACAGGTTCGTTGCTGTTGACACCGATATAGTAATCATCGCAAGTAGCATCATAATCATCTGAAACCAGGATGCTTTTGCATTTACAGGTACACACTCCTGGCTCCCCTGGGGGTCCTGGGGGTCCTGGGGGTCCTGGGGGTCCTTCATTGCAGTGGTTGATAGTGTCCCTATCATCAATTTTGATGATAGTTTTATCGCCACGATCATTCAACATCGATGTTATTTCAGATCGAGTTGAATTAATGGCACCCTCTAGGGCTGGGTCATTATTTCTTTGATATTGGGCCAAAAGATTATAAAGATCAATGAGTTTTCTTTCTGCTGAGTCCATAGTTATTCTCCTTTTTAAAAAAGGGGGAGTTACCTCCCCCAGATAACTACTGAATTAAATCAGCGTACAGCGTTGCTGGTTGAGGACTGACCAACACCGGCCATGGTTCCGAAGTTAACCATACCTTGACGGGTCTCAGCAATTTGGCTGTTTAGGGCATTTAGCTGAGAGTTAACCTGGGAAGACAGGGCTGCAAATTGCGTATTGACGAGACCATCTCTGGCACCCCAATAGTCGTGGCGGCAATGTTGGAGATCAGTGTTGCGCTCAATAAGAAGACGATTGAGTTCATCATTCTTGAGAGAATTGATGAGGTCACGGGTCTTCTCGTTTTCATAACCGACCTGCTTGCTAAGTTCAAACTTGCTCTCGGCAATTTCCTTGCTGAGTTGAGATTGACCTAGGGCAACAGCGGCGGCAACTTTAGCGGACTCAAGAGCAGTAGCAGTGGCCCCCCTTTCAGCAGTGAGAAGAATCTCGGTGCTGAGTTTTTGGGAGGCCATGTCTGTAGTTGCTTTTAGAGCCGCAACATCACGGGAAGTATCAAAATCTCTTGCTTGGCCAGCAAGATAGAAATCAGTGGCTCTTTGCTGAATCTTATCAGCGGCCTCATCGACTTTAACCTGAGTATGATAACCAGTGGTTAAAATATCACGGTTGGTTGATTCAGCGTGATCGGCAATTGCATACTTGATTTCGCCTTGACCGACTGCATTAGCATAACGGTTATCGGCTGAGCGAGTAGCAACATCATAACGAATCTCGCCGCGCTCTACAGAACCTTCTCTACGAATGTCTGAGTGCTGACCGGCAAGAATAGACCAGGGATCCGGTGCATAAACTGTGTCTGGCATTTGTTTTTCTCCTAAGGAAAAGAAAGGGTGGTTTGTTGGTAACACAATCTAATTCCTTCCTGACATAATGTCAGACGAGTCGGTTCTACAGGCGGCTGCAAATGAGTCGTCTGAGATTATTTCTCTTAGAATTGGATTATGTTACCCAATTAGAGGAGAAGCATTAATGAAAGAGCCATTTCTGGAATCTTTTAGTAATACATCTTATTCTCTAAAGAGGAGAATTTCGTCTCCTGTTTTATTTAGTAAATTCGGAACGCCATTTTAAAAACCCGGCAATTGTATTTGGGTATTTTGGTTTTGCCCGACCTCTTGGTTTCTTTTGGGTTTTTATAAAACACTCATAATCAGACCAATTAAATGTTGGAATGGATCGATCTTGCTCAAGGCTTACCCAAAAGGTGGATTCATTTTTTAAGTGATCTTTCCACAAGGTAAAGGTGGCAAAAATTAATAACCAACCGAGTTTTATGTTTGAACAGAATTTTTTAATAGAAATCATATGCTCTTTTAATGAACTTAATATTATATATGGGGTTTAGGGCTTGACAAATTGGTGGATCCGTGCTAGTGTGGAGCACCAGACCAGATGGAGCATGACTGATTTAATTACTTTTACACAAACATCAGACGAGCCATATTTACGGCACGATTACAAAATCCACTTCATAAATAAGAAGACCAGAACATTTAACAATTACCAGGACGTACTTCAGACTTGGTTTCAGACACCAAGTGAACTTTTAGATTATGTCGAGATTTTAGACTACCGAGAAAAAGCGAAGGGGTTTTAAAATGCAAATTAACTGGTTTAACGTATTGATAGATCTTTATATTATCTGGTATGGATTTAATTACGGAAAAAATAAAGATGATAAGTAAACCAATTTTAGGAACAGAAAATAAAACAAAAATGTCGTGGGCCGAGTATATTTTTACTCACGTTCTTCCTACCTGGGTTCAGGTTTTTAGAATGAACTTTAGAATCTGGTCTGACCTAATGACAGATAATTTAGATAATTATGCTCTTCTAAAAAATGATGATCCACTAGAAGAATGTTTGGGTTGGTTTTGGTCTAGTCTCGGTGAAGATGAGGTTTATCCAAAAGAGTTTCTAGAACATCTACTTCAGATGGTTGATGATATTGACACTGGTAAGGTAAAGACTTATACATTAGAAGAATGTAGGGAAGACCTAAAACTTTTAGGAGTGGACGATTCTGAAAGTGACCACTTAGGCTCCAAATCTGGTTTAAATTGAGTTAAACTGTGAAAGTTCAAAGGAAAATTATTAATGACTGACCCTATCCACATTGCACTAGACCGACTACATGACTATGCAGTTGGCCATCCTAATCATGACACTGATGAGATAGTGGAAGCCGCCATCGCCGCCATCGCCGCCGAACGGGAAGCATGTGCGCGGATTTGTGATAAGCAATACGAAAGGGCACGAACCAGCACAGGTGCAGCACGAGCCGATGCCTGCGCCACGGCTATTCGCGCCCGCACCGCCCTGACAAAAGAACAATTTACCGCTTCTAGTCAGTTTATCGAAAAAGATGATGACCAAATTTAGACAGCTGCCTGGCCAAGATGTCTTAAGGGAGCTTTTCCGCTACAGCGACTCCGATGGCGCATTGTTCTGGAAGTATCGCCATAACAGTCAAATCGATCTGAGCAAACCCGCTGGCTGGCTGCAGCAAAATGGCTATCACGGGATTGCTGTGAACGGAGTCAAGTACAAGAGACATCGTATCATCTGGTGTTTCTTTAATCGTGATCCCAGGGAAATGGAAGTGGATCATATTAACGGAATCAGGAATGATGATAGGATCGAGAATCTGAGATTGGCTACCCGAACTCAGAATCAATACAACCGTCCCGTCCTTTCTACCAATAAGTGCGGACTAAAAGGTGTTTCACCTCACCATAACAAGTGGCGTGCGCAAATTCAAGATAGCAATGGACGGAATAAGTTTTTAGGTACTTTTGCTACACCAGAAGACGCTGCAGCAGCCTACGCAAAGGCTGCTCTTGAGCTTCAGGGTCAGTTTGTCCACCAATCCCTTACCACTCATGTCTAGTCATCAGTTGCCCAGCAAAAATAACCACCCATCCCGCCCGGACCTGTCCAAAATGACAAGCAATCTTTTATCGGATGGTGGCTACGAAGCCAGCTCAATGTGGACTGGCCATGGAACACGGCAGGTGGCCCAGCACGAGCCTGAGGTGGCGGGGCCAGTCACAGATGGCCGTCCCATGAACCAGTCTTACTGGTTGGCATTACTCAACCACGATGCCTATGCAGCATCATTCCAATCAGTGGGCCAGTACCGATCAGCATTGATCGAACGTGCGTCATCACCACGGGCCCAGCCCGAGCGAGAGGGACCGACAGATGAAGAGTGGGAAGACCTAAAGGAGCGCCTGTGGGATCAGTACCAAACCGTTGGTTATCAAGGCGAGCGCTTTATGTACGACGCCGATTTCTACACGGCGCTTGATGTTGCCCGCCAAGAGATCACCCGCCACGCCCGCCCCACCATCGAGCCGGTGCCCGTGGCTGAGCGGCTGCCGGGACCGGAGGATTGTGATGCCAAAGGAAGATGCTGGGTCGGATGCCCTGAATTCAGCGACGACGGCGATTACGGACCGACCACGTTTAACCCATCTTGGGAGCTGGCACCTTTCGCCCAAGGGGACACCCACTGGCGCCCCCACAACGCCCTGCCGGTGCCCGGTGCGGAGGTGCAATCGTGAAGGTCGAAGACTTCAGAGCCAGCATCATCGCCGCAGCCGCTCTCCTTCCACCTGAGCCCCGAGGCCCAAAATCAGGCACGACCTGCCTCTATCGCGGTGGCGAGGTTCTGTGGTGGGCCGAGCCTGATCCATGGTCCCCCATTCTGTCGGTGCCCGGTGCCTGAGGGGGAGGTAATGGCACGACCTTAGCCGAGAATGACACTTTAAGAACTGTCCACTTCTGACAAAATTCTAGAAATCCCTAGATACAATAAGATCAAATCAATTCAGGTTTCCAATGTCCCGCACCCATCGCCAAACTTCTTACAATAAATGTGCTCTTAGGAGCCCCAAAACCCTGAACGAAAAACGTCAAATTGATTCTTTTCTCACCGATGATGAAACTGTGGAGTTTCAGATTTCTGGTATGAATAGGATCAAAAATCGCCGGTCCATTCCCACACATCACGACGACATTGTTTGTTCTTCTTATTATGAGACTGATTATGACCACCACTGAAAAAACTGCGTATTCTAAGTCTATGTTAGCAGATGCCGAAGATTTTCTCTGGAAAAACTTTGGTATCTCTGTAGGAACCCCCGATTATGAATGGCCTCAAGATCAAATCATCTCAGAGGCTGTAAAACGCGGCTGGAAATTTAGTTTTTATTGATTATGACAACCAAAACACAACTTCAAACCAAAATTCAAGAACTAGAAGAAGAACTTTCTTCTTTTAAACAACAATTGAATAACTATAAAAACCATCCAACTATTCAAGAGGCATCTGTAGGTGACGTTCTTGAGGATGGCTGTATCGTCCTTAAAAAAGAAAATGGTGTCGCTCTTTTGGTGGCCCCAAAATCAACCGATGTTTATGCTACTTGGAGTAAAGAATTCCCTAAATTCTTCAAGAAACTAGAAGAACAAGGATTTAATCCTTCTCAGTTCTTTATTCCAACCATGGATCAACTTAATCTTGCCTATAAGACCATTCCTCAACACTTCACCAGGACCATCTATTGGTCTTCTACAGAGTTTAATGCTACGGGTGCTTACTGTCAGGGCTTTAGCGGTGGTAGCATCTTCAGCTTCAGTAAGACGATCAAGAACAGCGTGCGTGCCTTCCGGTGTGTTACTTATTGAACCTTGACACTTGAGGAACTGTCCATACTTCTGCCCGCACCACAAATGCGGGCTTTATAATATTCACAGTTAATCCAAATTCAATGGACACCTTCGGATTTTATGATGCATCAAATTGGCCCCAAGATCCTAAACAAAACTCGGCTTGGAATGCCTATGCAAGGTCCACCACTCGGCGGTATCTTTCACCCGGAATCGCCCCTGAATGTTTTGTTGTAAGGCATCGTGGCTATAAGGGATACTACGTTTTTGGTAAATAAACATGGCAATTTGGGAAGCTAAAATTATTGCGGTTCAAAACGGACCCTTTATTAATGTGCGAGTAAATGCAAGTTCTGCAAACACCGCAAAAGCAACAATTAATGCGATTTATAATAATCCCCCAATGATTACTAACCTTAGATGTGTTAGTAGTATGGATAGTGGTGGTAATTACACATCTTCCTCGGATCCAGATGATATGACTATCAAGTACTGGATTTTAGGAATTGGTACTGTTTTATATTTTGCCGTGACTTATTGGTATATCGCCATTCCTTTGGGGATTTTGGCATTTATTTTGTGGCTTAAATGGAACAGTTTGTAAATTTTGATTGCGTCTTTTTGGGTCAATTCCAAAACTGTCACAACCCTGTCAGCAAATGGCAACCATGTGCCCTAAGATACAGAGCAATCGAAAAAAGCCAATGATTTCTTATTTCTCCCAAATTCTCGCCAATGATCTCACTGTTGATGATATTGAGAATCTTTCACTAGAAGATACTTATAAGGTTCTAGACGAACTACAATCTTATAAGGAAGTTTATTTCGCAAAATGGCGTAAGGTCCCAAAAGCCGAGATTGATTCAGAAAAGAGTGTTGAAATTCTTGAGGACATGAAGGCCTACAATACTCTTTTTATTGTCGCAAAGCGTCGGGCTCATTATCTCAATCATGCAAAGGTGAAGCAACTGACAACTGCTGTTATTGTATGGAAAAAGCGTGCCTTTAAACTTGGTAAGGACCTCGGTTTTTCTAATGACCAGGTGAAGGAGATTATGGTTTACTGAACTTAATTAAATAAGCCGTAACAGATCCAACAAGAAGAACACAAAAACCAGTAAGAATTTCTTGGGTCATTGTTTTTCCATAAATACTTATTATTTATTGATATCATGCAAGACCTAATCGCCCAAGAAATTCTTAAAATTCTCATGGAATCGGGTATCTTTAGAGAAGAAAGTACTGCTCTAGAAGTTTTGGAATCTGCCCCTAAATCCTGGATTGCTGAACTAGAAGAATCAGCTAGTTTTGTGGCCATTTCTTCACTGCAAGAGAGCCTAGAAGAGGCCGTTGCGAATAAAGATTTTGAGTCGGCAAAGAACATTAAAGAAAAAATTGCACAACTGAGCCAATCTTAAAAGTGTCCACTTTTTAAAAAGTCTGGGCACTTTTTGGTTATTATTGTTTTGTATCTGTGAAAGATGCTGATGATCTTCATAAAACCGCTGATAAACTTAGGGAATCTGTCGATAAACTTGTAAACAAGAAAAATGGTAAAAACCGAAAAAGAACTTAGAGAATTAATTAAAAAGAGCACGGAATTAATTAAAAAACAAAATGAAAGACTGGAACAACTAATTCAAACCCTTAAAAAGACCAATTCACAAACTGGCACACGACCACCAGATTCTCCCTGATCGGGTGCTATTCTTTAAAGGTGTTAAGGGCTCTCGCTCAATTTTGGGATTCCGTCTCACTTAACACAAATCGAAAAGGAATTTGTGCAGGCTTCTTTTCTTCTATTTAATCCGTTACAATGGGCCTGAGTTGAAGCAGGCTTGTTTTTCTTACTCCACTGGCGAAACGGTAAACGCGGCAGACTCAAAATCTGCTTCTTCGGATTCCCAGTTCAAATCTGGGGTGGAGTACTAACCTACTATTCTTTATTATGAACACTTTACATCAAGACATTGAAAAAATTACTAATATGAGTTGCGGCGATGTAATTGATATTAATATGTCTGAAGAATCTGGTGGAGAAGTTCATCGTCATAATGATGGCTTGGTTCTTTATGAAATCCCATTATATGGTGGTGAAGGTAATTTAGTCGCAACATACCAGTTTAATAAAGAAGGTATTGAAGAATTAGTTACAACAGTCCATTCTTGGACATAGTAAGTATTTTTTACCATGAACACCACAGAAACCATTAATCTTCTCACAAAAAGAATCAAAAATCTTAAAGAAGAACTAGACCAAAATCCACAATATAAACAAAACATTGTGGATTCTATTCTAGACGACATTTCTTATTATCAAAACCAACTGAATTCTTTACGAGACCAATGACTGAAGAAAATTTCTATCTTTTGTGGGAAAGATTCGCTCTTTCTGAAATTACAAAAAGTATTCCTGATAATGTAGAAGAATTTTGTAAACAGAATGAAATTACTGTTGATTATTTTATAGAGGAGTGGTTGTGACGATTTGAAAGGTGCCCACCTCTTAAGGCCCAGCCGCAATCCATCCACTAAAATTACCAAGCATTTCACAAGAAACTTATGAGCATCCATCTTGACAAATACCTCAATCAAGAGGTCCAAATAGAACTCCGAAACGGAGAGGGATATATTGGCGTAGTTGAAGAATGTCTAGATTCACGTTTTAGCTTCAGATTTAAAATAGGAAATAACCCAAATTATTATAATACACTAGGATATTATAGTAACTCTTGCGTGGCAGAACCCCACGACATCGTATCAATCAAACCATTCACAAAAACCATGAAATTCACCGGACTTGCCCAAAAACATCCACACATTGACCTCAATAAGTTTATTGGAAAGACTATTCTTATTCGGCTGAATAAAGAATACTCGGGCCTTTCAACCCAATATATTGGAAAAATTTCTGGTGATTTAAACATCGGTGGGTTTCAGTTTACAAATTCAGGAAAGCGTTCTCATTGCCCAACTACTCAATGGATTACAGAAATCTATGAAGAAGGAGCCTTCCACATTGAAACCAAAGAAATTCCTGATGTAGACCCCGAAGTAGAAAAGGCCAAAGAAGCCGTAAAAAATCTGTCTGAGGAACAAATTGCTCAACTTCTTCATTCTCTTAAAAAATGAACTGGCTTCCAATTGAAACTGCACCAAAAGACCGCAAAATGTTTGCTGTCATTGCCAAGGATGTTGTAGTAACTCCAAATGGAGTTCCTTATACAACTGACCCATATTATGTTTGGATGGAAAGTGAGGACGCATTTGCTAGATGGCCACACCCATTTCCACCAACCCATTGGCATCCTATGCCCAATTTTTCTTAATTATGAAACCACTTTTTAAACCGTCCACTGCACCACCACAAGCCGCCCATTTCACTCTATACTAAAAAAGTCCACTTAATTCATCAAACAAACAAAAAATGGCATTTTACAATAAAAAACCAGTCACTATTGAGGCTCGTCAATTTGACGGAACACTTGAATGCACCCAGGCTCTTTATGAGTGGGTGGAAAGCTGCAATCCTGGAAAGCTCCGATACCTTCAAAATCCAGACGGAACTTGCCTGATGTATATCACTACTCTTGAGGGTCCACACAGTAGCACTATTGGGGACTTTCTTATCCGAGGAGTAAAGAACGAATTTTACTTCTGCAAGCCAGATATTTTTGAAATGACTTACGACCCCGCCTGATTATGGAAATCACTTATCGCGGAATCCCCAAGAAAGAACGCATCTGGCGTGGTCGATGTATGGAATGTGGCTCTACTGCCACTGCAAGGCAATCAGAACTGACTCACATTTCAACAGATCAACTAGAGGGGGAATTTTCATGGATGACGTGTCCTGTTTGCAATGCCGGATCTGATTCCGATGGTCACGGGGGAATGCTTTTTTATCCACGAACTGAAGTCAATTGGAGTCGAGATTGAAAAGGATGGGCAGTTAACCTACTGTCCACCACACCACCATAAGTCACCCATTTCAATGTACAACATCAACCCCAACCAACGCTACATTGTATATGCTCAGCGAGCAATTATCTATTTTATTCTTGCTCTTATTCTAAACAGCCTTGCAATCTACCCATTTCTTTTGGGAGCTTGTATCGGCTGGGCTTTTTGCAATACTGTTCTTTCTATTATCACTCTAATTCAAGACTAATGTTTACTTTTGGATTGGTCAAAAAATTACCTTTATTCCCTTGTGACACTTCAAGAACCTGCACAGCCTCCTTTGTAAAACTGCACATTTAGACGTATGATGACTGCTCCACCCAAACCCAATACAAAAACTAATAATGTACTTCTCAGAATACGGCGTTTCTCTTGAGGCGGGAGAACTTCGGGACATTCTCACGGGCAAGACAGGATTTCGTAGGTGCCCTGATTGTGAAGGTCACGGAGAGAGTTGGATACTTCATTATGTTGATGTTAATGACCCTGACCAAAATAATGAACAATACAAAATTGTAAGTGCTCAATTTGCTGCCGATTTTGATGAGGATAATATCCATTCAGAATACTCTTGGGCAGAGTGTGATTTGGAGGATTGTGAAACTTGTTATAGTGTCGGGTATATCCCTATTGAAGGTTATTGAGGTTGACACTTTATAAACTGGCACAATGACCCTACCCCCAGGGTCCTTTTCTTTTAAAATTATCCCATAATCAAACAGCAATCCACCATGAAATTTGAGCATCATTCTTCAACTAGCAATGTGGTTCGTTTGTTCATGGAGAATGACGAAATGCATGATTTTCGTAATGACATGTTTGAGGCGGTGTGCAATAGCCAAGAACCGGCTCCTGTTCTTTATGATTTTATCACTGATAATTGGATTGTTGGAAAATCTTTTGAGATGTGTAGTTGTTCTGTCAAGTATCTGGTGGAACTCGTGAGTTACTTGGAGACTAACCAAAAATGGGATAGTTATATGTCACCAACAACCAAAGTTCTTATTGAATTTACCAAACATGCTCAAAGGCGCATTGCCAATATTAAATTTTTTGAAGAAGTAATGGAGACGATTTAAATATTATGGACCCTAACAGAAACAAACTAGAAACAATTCTTAAACTCCCCACTCATCGTCTCTTGGGGGTTTATCGTAAAGAAAGAGAGTATTTACACGTTTATGCAGCGGACTGGGTATGGTATTGTGATTGTTCTTCTTGTGTTGAATGGAGAGAAAATAGAAAAAAAATTAATCAAAAACTTTCTGTAATAAAAGAAGAACTTGACAAACGAGAACACTTATCAAAATGAAAATTAAAGAATTAGAAGAACTCATAAAGTCCGGTAAATTTTTTGATGCAAACAGCATAGTCCCATCAAAAGACCTTGATTCTTATGATTACAACTTATTTCTCAAATTTGCTAGTCAAAAAGAACTAGAAGATGATTCTTTCACCACAGAAACATTCAAGAAAATTGAGGAGTACAAAATTCAAGGACTTACTCCGACTGTTAGTTTTGTAGACGAAATTTGAATTATTATTATGAACGACCTAATTGAAGCACTCCAAATCTTTTCCAAATATGGAAATTTTGAACCCCCATTGTTCCATTGTGAAAACAATTCTTTGACTGTTAATCCTGCAATTTCACCTTTTTATGTATCCTCTGAGGATAAGAAGAGGTTGGAAGAATTGGGATTCTTTGTTAGTACTGATTATGGATACGATATCTTTAAATCTCATCGTTTCATCGTTTCGTGATCTGTTGATTATTATGAAAACACTTTTAAATATTGGCGAATGTATAATTTTAAGTATTGTACTTTCCATACCAACATTTTTGGCTGTTTATCTTGTATCTAAAATTCCAAAGATGCCAAAAGAACCACCACAAAAGTTTGAAGTAGTTGACACGTACAAGGGTTGCGTGGTGGTTCGCTATACTCCGGTGAATTCGGCTCATTATCACTACTTTTTGGATTGCACCAGAGACACCTAACCAACTGGCACAAGGACCCGACCAGACCAGCCAATTCTCTTTTATACTGTCTCCAGTTCAATCAACTGATTATGCCATTACTTATTTCTAAATTTAATAATTCAAAAGGCGATTTGTCGATTAAACTAGGTCAATTTATCCCAGATGAGGAACTAAATGAATTTATGTCACCTAGAACTAATACGGTGGTTTATGCGTCTTATCAAGAGTTGACTGTGTGTTGCGATATTCTAGGGAGACGGAACCCATCTGGAATTACTCATGGATTTTTTGGAGATAATGCAAAGGAAATTGTAGGAAATTGGAATTCTTATCAAAAAGAAGTAAATGGGGTGACACCTGATTAACTGACACAAGGACCCTACCGCCTCCCACCAACATCCATTACAATACACTCAGTTCAACCAACTCATTTCAAATTATGTTGACTCCAATTGATTTCAAAAACAACTATTTTGCCCTGCTTGCCGAATCTCAACGAATTACTGGTGTAAGGCCAGCTAGTTTTATGTTTTGGCGGAATGATTCTATTTTCAATAGTGGAAGTTCCATCACGACCGAGCAATGGAGTAATCTTGTAAAGGTTGCCTCTATTATTAAATCAAATCAAAATCGATTTTATATGGGGGCCATCCACAAAAAAACTAGTTGCGGGACTGCTCACTGTATCTCCGGATATGCACACGCCCTCTATATGAATGATATTGATTATTATGATAATAAATCCTCCAATATTCTAGAAATTTCTACGAATATGCTTTCCCATTATGCCAAGCCATTTTTCTGGATTATGCATTCTAACCTTAACGCAAACAGGGAGGCTCATAAAGGACTTCCAGAACAACTAGTTATGAAGTGGTTCATTGACCCAATTCTTGAGGAGGCCCGCAAAGAATCTCACGATTTGTCTGGTGAAATTACTCAGTTTGTTCAAAAGTCTCAACAAGAACAAATGGCTACTTGTGATGTATAAGTAGCCACCTTTTTAACTGTCACAAGGGCTCCTCACCGGGAGTCCTTTTTGCTTTATAATACCAAAACAACTGTGAGGAAACTTTAATGGGCTGCTGGAACAAAACTTGCGGGGTTTCTAACCTGCATATTCATGCAGGAGACCCTGTTTATGTTTTTATTCTACAACAAAATACTGTAAGGTCTAATCATTGTTATTCTAATCATTTTTATACCCCAGTGATGGTCCCTTTTCAAAGTCATTATGATTATTATGGTCGTGGAAAGAATAATAGCGGTATTGGGTTAGAGGTAATTATTAAAAACCTAAAAGAAAAACTGATTGAGAAAGAAATTGGCGAAAATCAATATCACGATATTGCAGTGAAACGAGAAAGATTTGATGTACATATGCTTTTTGAGTCTATGCAAAAAGGTCGGCTTGAGATTCAGAATCCTTATGCCAGATACTCTGGAAATCCAGAAAATATTTCTGTTGATTTTGTGATGATGCGAAAGGATGTGGTAGATAAACTCATTGGAGAATATGATATTGAGGAGTATAGTAATGGTGGGTACATATATTACAAATTTTCTACTGTTTTAGATGGTGTGGATGAACTTATTCAGGCTATTCAAGATAAAGTTAATAAACCATATTTCTTTAGTGCTATTAAATTATCTACCAATGATAAGATCAATCACTGGGTTAGTTTTTGGACTGGATTTGAATTTAGTAGTTTTATCAATCCTCTTACTGAACTTACATCCCTAGTAAAACAAAAACGCATCGAAGATGCCAAGCAATTTGCCATAGATGCTTTGAAGGGTGCATTTATGACCAAGTTTATGGAAATGACTCGTCGTAGTTGGATTCCTCAGTGCGGCGAAGGGAGCCAGAATATAGAACTTGCTGGTCATAAAATACTTGCTAAGACTATTCTTGAAATTGCAGAAAAAGAAGAAAGGGAAATTGAACAAGAGGATTACGATGACACCTGAGTAACTGCCACAAGGACCCTATCACCGGGTCCTTTTTCTCTATAATAATCGAGTAACCTACTAACAACTAAAATGGCACTATCAGTATCCCAACAAATTGCATCCATTGAAAATCAATTGGCCAAATTGAAGGACCAAATTGAAGAACAAGAAAATTCCCAAAAAAAGGTTTTCTATCACATTTAAATATAACACTACGAAAGAATTCTGGGGTGATGTGGAACCGACTGAAGGACTTATTCATAGTATCCTCCAGTCTAAATTAGAAAAAATTAGTGAAGCTATGACACTTTACTGGGGATTAGAATTGGTTGAGGTTTTTGAGATTTAGACAAATGAAAATCGAACTAAAGTACATTATTTCTATCATTTTCTGCATATTATTTCTTACGTCCTGTGGGGATTATGACTTTATTTTAGAAAACCAATGTAAACTAACAGGAAAACATGAAGTAAGGACAGTAGATACTTCTTATATGATTTATGTGGGCGATGTCCCTATTTGGTTTCCAGATAGTTCAGAAGTGACCTATTATGAATATTCCTGTGTCAATGATAATGTATTCTGGTCTAGAGAACAAGTAATAGCCAAACCTACTGAAAATGATTAGCATAATGGACGAAAGTAAAGCCAGAATCTTAATAAGGAAACAAACCGAACTTCTTAAAGAAGAAACCGAACTTCTTAAGAAACAAAATGAAAGACTAGAACAAATGATTACAAAAGTTAAATGTGAAACCTGCGATGGGACCGGACTTGTAAAAGTTCTTATTAATCCAGATGGTTATTACGTTTATGCTGATGAACCGATTATAGAAACTTTAGGATGTCAGAATTGTGGAGGAAGTGGTTATGAACATAAAGACCCACCTGAAACACCGGCATCTTGACCTAGAACTTCACAGGCCAATTCTTGATGAAGAATTAAACATCGCCACTTTTGTTCTCTATAATCTCTCTGGTCAACTGGTGGGTTATCAACAATACAACCCTCTAGGCGACAAGAAGATTTTCAATTCCAAACTTGAGGGGAAATACTACACATACCGGAACAAAAACCAACCAACCATCGCAATCTGGGGAGTAGAGAGTTATTATGTTTCTGATGGTCCTATCTTCCTCACCGAAGGAATCTTTGATGCTTGTCGGATGACTGAACTAGGCCAATCAGGATTTGCGACTCTTGCAAATAATCCACCAAAAGATTATAAAAATTGGCTAGAAATGTTACATCGCCCGGTCATTGTTGTTTGTGATAATGATGATGCTGGAAGAAAATTAGCCAAGTTTGGTGATTATGTTGAGGTAGTGCCTGATGGTAAGGACCTTGGAGAAGCACCGGATGATTATGTTCAGTTTCTTGTAAATAACTATTGTGCCGGTTTTTGAACTGTCTACATCGGTCTCCATTTGCGTCCAATATCCCGTATAATACACTCAGTTCACCAACAAAAACATGATTATTTGGCAAACCTATCGAAATGCTGATATGATAGAGGGCCGGGGACCAAGCATTCCTGACCTTGCCTTTCTTCATAGGCAACATGCGGCCAATTATATTGATGCTCAAGATGGTGTCATGGGTCGTAGGGTAAAATGGTCTAAAGATACTTTTGGAGATTGGTACATGAAAAGAGTCGAAGTGCTTGAGTATGATTATATGGAAAGTGAGCAACGAAAAGAGGAACTCAAAGAACAAGCACTTAACAAACTCTCCCAAGAAGAAAAAGAAATTCTTGGTCTTATTTGACAAATTCACAACATAACCTACCATGAGCATCTCCATCGAAGTTTCCGACAACAAGTACCAAATGATTCTTAGTGGCATTGAGTCCCTTCAGACAAGGTATTTTAATTCTGGCAATAAAACTATGGCTGACCGAGCTTCCGACCTCTATTCAGAACTGCGTAAGCATCAAAAAGTAGAAAAAGCCAAAAACACACAACTACTTGTCGTTGATGTCCAGAACCCTGGCTCTACGTCTTATCATAATGCCAATACGATTGGTAGTTTCCTTCTTGGTCGGAAGATTTCTGACTATCTACTGTTTATCGTTGGTGATAACAACAAAACACGACAGATTTTTATCACAAGTTCCGAATGTTTCGAGATTCAATCTCAAGTCCTAGACCAAATTTACACCTTCAACTAATCTTATGGTTATCGATCTTTTACAGCACGTTGGCGAAACTATCACCGTTCAACTTGGTGATGATAGTTTCTTAACTGGACAAGTTTCCACAAGTGAAGCTCCTGAATTTCCATATGTAATTTGTGGTTACTGGTTTCAAAGGTATGGGACCGGAGTTAGTCGAGCAAATATTGTTCGGATTCTTTCATCAGAAAAAACCTTCAACGGAATAGCCCAAAAAGCGCCCAACATCAATTTGGATGATTTTGTGGGCCAGAAGGTTTATGTAAAACTAGCCAGAGGTACTGAACATATCACAAACGTCAGTCCTATTTACAATTTGTCCGAGATTGGACGATATGGAAAGAACGGAACATCCGCATCCGGTAATGAAAATTGGGATATTGTAGAAATCTACGGCCAGGATGCCTATGAAATTAACACAAAATCTACCTTTGATAATCCCAATGACTATCAAATCGAGCAGGCCAAACAATTGCTCAATCAAATGAGCGAAGAACAAATCGCCAAACTTCTGAAATCGCTTAAATGAATAATCAAATTGATCCCACTTCTGGTCTTGCAATTAATTGCCGCAATTGCATTCATTGTAGCATAAGTTGCAATGGTGCGTATTTTGATAAATGTTTGAAGGCTGGTGGGTCTTATTGTGATCAAATACACAAATATTCGGTAATTTATCGAAATATTTGTGTGAACTACAGTTCATGGACCCCAAGAAAAAAGACTATTATGGAACTACTTGGAGACAAGATTCGTAAACTTCTTTCTTGAACATGAAACTCCTCGCAATCGGGCTCAACAAACAACCAGAATACAGCGAGGCTTATGAGGTCGGAGAATGGATGGAAGGTAAAAAATTGGCCGACTATTCTCTATTTGCATACAGCGAACGGGCCGGAATTATCCAACAAATAAACACCGACCCAAGAACACCGAAAGATTATAAAAATTGGCTCAAAATGCTAATCAGACCAATTATAGTAATTTGTGATAATGACGTTGCCGGGGAACAATTAGCCGAATTCGGTGATTATGTAGAGGTCATTCCTGAAGGTAAAGATCTGGGGGAATCTTCTGATGATTATGTTCAGTTTCTTGTAAATAACTATTGTGCCGATTTTTGAACTGACCACTCAGGCCGCCCTCGGGTGGCCTTTATGGCCTATACTACTTTCAGTTCAACCACAATTATGACTCTCACCGGATTTGAATACGCTAGTTTGGTGTTCTTTATTTTTCTGGCTCAAGCAAATAAGAACACTCCATCTATTCCAATTATTACTTTTATGTTTGGCGGTTTGACTTTGTTTTTTATGATTGTTGGTAAGTAATTTATGATTACAAGAATTTTTTCTGTTGGACTAGGAATTTTTCTAATTATCCTAATCCTATTTTTCAGGGGACTGCCAGTTTTAGTTCTTCTAAAAATGTTTCCCCTGATTGCCCTATTTCTTCTCGCAATTGCTTTTATAATTGCGGGAATTGCCTCAGATTCAAATTAATTTGTCCTTTACTCTCTTAAAAATTACTATGGAACCAACCGTTACAATCACAAAAAAAGAATATGAAAGCCTGCTTGAAGACTCTAAAATTCTCCAAGCACTTTATGCTGGAGGAGTAGATAATTGGGAGTGGTATGGCGAATCCCTGGCATCCCTTGAAGATTCCTGATTTTATTTTTTAACTATCCTTTACTCTTTTTTAAAACGTTATGTCTACTGGTAAAATTGTTATTGGCGCCGTTGGTGTTCTTGGTGTTCTTCTAATCAATGGGGCGCCTATTCTCTCACTCTCTGACAAGGATTTTGTCACTACAAAGTGACCAATTCTCAAACTGACCACTCAGGCCGCCCTCGGGTGGCCTTTTTGTTTATAATGACTAAGTACATCTAAACAATCCCATGAAACTTCTTGTTGTTGATCTCAAAAATCCACAGAACTCAGAATACATGAACATACACAATTTTGAATCTTGGATGTCAGGAAAGGCTCTGAAAGACTACATGTTTGCGAAAGTAAGTGAAACCGGATATTCTCAACTGATTATATTGGATACATACACCCCAACACCATTGAAGCACCAGATTCTTAACCAATTGCTTTTCTGAAACAATGCCAAAAAAGAAATCTCCTAAAATTCAAATAGTTAAGGAACTTTCTTTTGATGATGTGATTCAGTCCGAAAAGATTTATTCTTCTAGATTTTTTGGAACAGCCAAAAGAATTAAACTTCTTAAAAAACTTGGACATACTTGCGTTTCATGTGGACGATCTGCGTCCAGGCTACAAAAGTGTAAGGATTTAAAAGATAACAATAGAATTTTCTGGCGCATTCTCTCTGAAGATGATATGGAGATCACTATTGATCATATTAAACCCAAATCATTAGGTGGTAAGGACACATTGGAAAACTATCAGACAATGTGTTTAGAGTGTAATGTTAACAAAGGAAACACTCTTGGCCTAGTTCGTTTTACTGATTATAAAGGAAATATCTCTGGAAAAGAACTTTGGTTAAAGTGTAAAAAGTGGATATATAAGGGCATTATTGACCGAATTGATGTCAATCCTTATACGGGAAATCCTGAAATTTTTATCATCAGTGAACGTGGTTCATGCTACAAAATAAACAACAATGCCTTTATCAATCTTAAAAATGACTGAATTTAACCACTATTTAAGGGATGTAGTAAACGAGTACGATGCGTGGTATCCTCAATTGAGATGGGGGCAGATTTATCTTTATGTTCTTTCTAAAAAACAGCCAAATCTGGTTTGTTTTATTGTGGAAAACAGAAAACTAGATCCATTTTATAATGATAAAAAAATCGAAGAATTTCTTATTTTTGTCAGAGAAAACTGGGGTAATTATGACTAAGTTTAAAATAGCCAGAACTTTAAAAAATATAAAGAATGATCCGAGGGTGGATTTCATTTCAGATGAAAGAAGTGGTTGGAACAATGATGGCATTTGGATTTACCTAAAATCTCCTTATTGGAATTCTTTTTCCGAAACATCTGCTGTTCATGAATTCTCTGTTGCAGAATGTTTGGAAGTTTTCAATAATTATGTGGAAGAGAATCCTGATTATTGGAAGACGATGTGACACTCCTCAAACTGGCCACTGGGGGCTTCCATGCCCCCCTTTCCCTTGGCATAATAGGTTCATCAGGGGGAAAGCCCTGAATTCACCAACAAACTTTTATTCATTATGAACCGCGCAGAAACTATCCGTGAATTTCTTAAGGAATCTGGTTCCACTATCATCTCTGTAGAATTTGTAAAAAAGAACGGCGAATCCCGCAAGATCCAATTTAACCCGCGTGATCGCCAAGAAATTGTAGGAACCGGCACTAATTCCACCAACCCTGACATTATTCGCGTGAGGGATTTTAAGATTGCAAAAGATCAAGGTGAAAAAGCCTGGCGGTCTTTTGATGTCAATCGTGTAATTTCTATCACCTCAAACGGAAACACCTTTAACTTCTGATCATAAATCAACAGATTAATGCTAAAACTCTCTTACAGCAGAAAAAATGACCCATTTAAATATGTGACTGTTCTTGGAGACCCATTAGGTATTTCTGATCTTTATTGGCAGTTGACTCATAACTATCGGCCACAAGATGGGGCAGAAATAGGAGAAATTAAGATCACAAATCTTGATGGTGTAGAATTGGATATTAAAGAGTTTTTACGAAATCCATTTGGCCAAATTACACCGCTTTCTTCTTTTTCAGATTAATGCTTTACATTAAAATCGCAATCATTGTTTCTCTTGATCTTATTGGAATTATGGGTGATTGAGATATTCCTGCCCATGAATGTAAAGGGCCAATTAATTCTTGTTTGAAACTCTGAGGCCCCATAAGGCCTCTTTTTTTGTCTAAATAGTAGAAAATACTTACAATCTAATGGAAGAAGTTATTCTATTTTTGATGCAAGAAGGTTTCGCATCTGATGTAAAAAGCGCAATTCATATTTATGAGGCAATGAGTGACGAATGGTTAGACACAATCGACGAAAAACTTTCCTATACACAGGGCCAACCATTACCCAAAAAAGATCAAGAAGCACTTAAAACAATTCAACAGAGATTATATGGCCCAGGCGGTCCTTATGAAGGTAAACGTGGAATTACTTCCACTGGAAATAGACAATCCACCCCTAGAGTAACTTTAGGTGATAATTCCAAACCAACCACAAAAAGAAAAGTAACCAGACAGACATTTGAAGTAAAATGACCCAAAGATCCCAAGAAATAATTAGAACAATCAAAAAAGCCGGATCCGAGGCCGGTGACCGCACCCTAGACCTTAACCGCAAGGAAGTTGAGGACCTGAGGCAAAATACAAAGAAGACCTACAAACAATTTCTTGAGGCCGTAAATCCAAAACTTGGAATGAGCAAGTCTTATGGTGATTCAGACTATCAAGAAAGGTTACAAAAACAAAGAAAGAAAGAACAAGAAAAAAAAGAAGCCGGGAGACAAAAAACATCAGACGAACTGTATAAAGAAAGAACCAGAGGGAGAGGAATTAGAGCAACCAATAAAGAAGGCCAAAAAGGATGGATTAAAAATGGTAAATTTACAGTAGGCGATTGGTAAACTGTCCACTCATGTCCTTCAACGGGGCATTTTTTGTTTATAATCGTTGAAATTCATCACAAAACAATGGATAAAAAAGAAATTAAGGCCGCGATTAAGGAAATTGAGCAAGAACAACTCTCTAGAGAATTGAGGCAAAGTTTTATTGAAAAGGGCGTTTATGGATGGTATCGAGATCCTGAAACTCCTGATTGTAAAATCACAAAAAAGGGGTGGATGAAAAGGGGAATTATCACCTGGGTCGGTTGAGGAACTGTCCACCACTAATCACCCAACCCATCACTGTCGTTTAAACTGATTCCAGTTAAACAATTTTCGTCATGGCCACTCAGGAACAGAAAACTATTTGGCTCATTGGAGCCGTGGAAAAACTGGGCAATTTGGGTTTTATGAATAGTCTTTCTCATAGGCTAGATGAGTATGGTATTTCTATATTTTGGGAAGTTGATGAAATCAGGGATATTTTGTTTGAAGATAATAATGAACTAAAAATGTACATTTATGGGTGGTTTCATGAGGATCTTGATGATGAAGATCTAGATGATCTTTATGATATTGTTTTAACTTTTAAAAATAATAGAAATAAAGTATTTACATACGGAATGAATAACTTTCTTCTTGTTAAATAGTTAAAAAGTCATGAACACTCCCAATTGGCAACACAACTCCGAGAAGAAAAAGAAAACTCGGGGAATTTCTAAAAACAAGATAAAAGCAAGAAAACAAGCGTTAAATCACCTTAAAAGAAAGTTTAGGGTGATTTGATCGAGGAGGTCAGTATTGTATCACTGATTATGGATCCTGTCAAGTCCTAGGGTCAATTGTTTAAAATCCACACTAACCACTCACTATTCTTTATTATGAAACTCATTTCTATTGACGAAAAATGGCCAACAGAAAAAGATACTGATAAAAATGGAAAGATTTGGGTGTATCGTATACCGTCTATGACTAAATGGGATAGGACTGGTCAGCTGTTTAAAATTTCTTTGGAACAATATACTGAACCACTTAATGTTGAAATTATTCATTTTACCCAGCCATATAAAAAGGTTGGAGATAATCAGTATATTCATTCACCCCAAAAATGTACTAAGTTGGAGTATACTAAATTATCTAGAACAGCATATAATAACAGAATCCAATGGCCTTATTGGATACCTGGACATATTCTACTTGAACCAGTCGAAAGAGACGACAATAAAAAAGCGATAATCAGTAGTAATTTTCCTATTGTTAAAGGACATGTTACACTTGAAGAATACAATAAAATTATTAATAAAAAGTAATTAATATAGAATATAGCTCCCGCATCTTCGGAACAAACCAACTCTACTGGAAGTCAGAATAAAAGTCAAGCGACCATGTGACAATAACAAAATCGTCATAAGGACTATTGACTCATTTTAGACTTCATGCTAAATTATCTTTGTTGATTGAGGAATCACTTTTTATGGAACTAACTTTTGACAATCTTAAAGTTATTTCAGCATATAATTTTGTTGAGTTCATTGATATACCATCTGGAGACGTGATTTTTGTTTTGAAATCAGGTGAACATTTTTCAGATGAATTACTAACTTCTGATGCGTTTAAGACTCTTTTTTGCTTGATCTATAATGAGGGTATTGTTTGCGGAAAATCAATGGGTATTGTTTGCGGAAAATCAATTTTGAAAAGGCAAATTGAACGGGTTCTTGACAAATGTGATTGTTAAGGTAATTAAAGAACTAACACAACAACCAACCTTTTTCTAATTAAATTATGAACGACCAACTTCAGGCTCAAGTTTCTCAAATTCTTGCCGAGATTATGACTTCGGTGGGAGAAGTTAAAGACTTTTCTTTTGCTCAACTTCCAGACATTGCCCAACAATATATTTCTTATGGTCTGTGGATTAACACTTTTTATGCGATTGGGTTAGTTGTTTTTATTATTGGACTATTGGTGAGTATTGGATTCATTGTTCAACTAGCAAAAAGAGAGCATAATAGTGAAATTCTTATATTTATTACGTTTCCTATAGTTTTTTTAATTTTTAGTGTTGGCGGACTAGGCTCTAAAATTCATGATCTAATTCTAATTCATAATGCCCCGAAAGTGTGGTTCATTCTGGAAATTAAAAATCTTCTTTCTTAAGTAGACACTTTCATAACTGTCCACTAATTCACCACTAGACCACCATTTACGCCTTATACTGATCTCAGTTAAACATTTTTAGCCATGACCACCAAAACACAACTCCAAACCAAAATTCAAGAACTGGAATCCGAGCTTCAAGAGTTCAAACAACAACTGAATAACTACAAAGAGACACCAACCATCGAAACCGCCAAAGTTGGTGATGTTCTAGAAGACGGTTGTATCGTCCTTAAAAAAGAAAATGGTGTCGCTCTTTTGGTGGCCCCAAAATCAACCGAGGTTTATGTTACTTGGAGTAAAGAGTTTTCAACAGTATTCAAGAAACTAGAAGAACAAGGATTTAATCCTTCTCAGTTCTTTATTCCAACCGAAGAACAACTGAATCTTGCCTATAAGACCATTCCTCAACACTTCGCCAGCACCGGCTATTGGTCTTCTACAGAGTTTAATGCTACTAACGCTTGCATCGTGGGCTTATTTAATGGCTTTGCGTACACCAGCTATAAGACGGCTACGAACTGCGTGCGTGCCTTCCGGTGTGTTACTTATTGAACCTTGAATTTTGATACTTGATACTTGGGATTTTCATGATAAACTCTAAGAATTTTCTGGAGAAAATAGAGTCGCAAACCTGATTCTTGCCACAAACTGATGGAAACTGTTACTGTAATCGCAAAATCTAAAAAGGCCAAGAATCGCCTGGCCAATATGATGAATCGAGATCCTATTTGCATTGTGGAACAGCACAAAGACAATAGGATCTTTTTAAGATCATCAAATGGTTCATACTTTTTTTGGGTTAATCTGACAAATGATTTGAATTGGTCTATTGCATCTTAAACTTATCCCCAACTTAAAATGATTACTGCAACACAAATCCTAAATTTTCTAACGAAGGCCGAAAAATTGGGAATTAGTACTGATTTTGTTCAAAATGATGAAGGTTATAAAATAAATCTCTATTATGATTGGCAGGGTAATAAAGATTATTATTACAAAATGGTTTTCATAAAAAACGATAATACTTCAGACTGGGATGCTGGCGATTATACCTATGATGATATGGTAGATTACTTTGACAAAGAAATTGAAAAACAATTAGCCAGAGAATCCAAGGCCAAAAAACGTAAAGAATTCTTAGAATCTCTCACTCCAGAACAAAGAGAATTGCTGGAGCCGTGACACCTGACTAACTGGCACAAGCACCCGACCAGACACACCAATTCTCTTTTATACTGTCTTCAGTTCACCCAACTAACCAAAAAATTATGTTGACTCCAATTGATTTCAAAAACAACTATTTTTCTCTGCTTACTGAAAGTCAGTCTATTACTGGAGTGACTCCAGGAGTGACTCCAAAGTATGATGAATATAAGGATGTAACCGAAGATGATAAGTTTACTGTAGAGCAATGGAGTAATCTTGTAAAGGTTGCATCAATCATCAAGGCAAATGAAAACCGGTTTGAGATGCAAACCTGGCACAAAAAATCAGAATGTGGTACAATTCATTGTATCGCAGGCTGGGCAGAATCTCTTGTAAAAAAGGATACAAACTATTTGGATACAAAAGATACTTGGATTACGGCCACAGATGTTCTATCTGAATATGCCGAACCATTCTTTTTTATTGAAATAAATGCTATCATTCCTGGGTTGGGCTTTCCTGGGGTGGGAGATTATGATTCTATCGTGGATAAGAGGAACGAGCACAAAGGACTTCCAGAACAACTGGTAATGAAGTGGTTCATTGACCCAATTCTTGAGGAAGCACGTAAAGAATCTCATGAACTTTCTAGTGAAATCAGCCAGTTTATTCAAAAAGCCCAGGGAGAATTTGCTCTGGCCTGATTATTAAACCATTAAACAAATGTCACTTTCTTACGATCTGCTCCAAATTTCTTTTCAAAACAATTCAACCATTGAAAAAGTCAAAAAATCTCTTAGACTCGCCGCAGAAGATGGTTATATTTCAACTGAAATAACAGGTATTGATGATGAATACGTCGATATTATTGCTGCCTATTTGAAAGCTGAAGGATTTAAATTATGGAATTATAACAAATTTACCAAAATTTTGTTTGTATCATGGGAGTGACACCTGATTAACTGGCACAAGCGCCCGACCAGACACGCCAATTCTCTTTTATACTGTCTTCAGTTCATTCAACTCATTATGCAATTGACTAAAAGGTATCTTTGGAAAATTCTTTCTGAAGATGGACTACTCAAGGATCCTATGCACACTTGGGGCGATTGTATTTTTAACCGGTGGGGTTATCAGACAAAAGAAGATGCAATCACAGAATTTCAGCGTCTTATGGATATTGGTCTACATCCGCCAACCTGTATTCTCATTGAAGAATACTCCACCTTTCAAAATTAATCAAAATCATGGAATTTAATCTTAAATGGTTTAGTATTTATGCTGAACTCACTGTAACAGGATCCAATTTTTCTATTGAATCTGGTTGTCTTAATGAACAAGAACAGATTGAACTAGCCAAGCGATTGAGGGAAATTGCTGATCAATTGTATGTTGAGGAAACTGTGTGACACATACAAATAATTAACCCCTAAAACATTTCTATTATGGCCATCGAAATTTGTTACTCATGGGAAGCTGCTACCATTAGTGATTATAAACCACTAGATGATATAACAGGTTGGCAGACTTGCCCCAACTGTGGAGAGCATCCACGTACCTGGGTGTTTGACAATGGGAATTATGCAAAATGCCGGTGTGGACATAAGTATGAAGGTGGAGTAGCCGCCGAAACAGTTTATGAGGCATGTGGTAAAAGAAAAATTCCTTATCTAGAATGGAAAGATTTTCTACGAGTAGCATGGAATAATCACTGTGAACTAATTCGGTCTCATACACTATCTAAGGAAATCAAATGATTAACTTTTTTCATCGCCTTTTTCTTGCCAAGACTGAAGATGATTTGAGACTAGAAAGTTTAAGAGACATTAACGAACAATTAAAAGAGACTAATGATAGGTTAGAAGAAACCTCCGCCAAACTAAAAGAAAGTGTTGATAGATGTATTGATAGACTGAGGAACAAGCGGAGGACACCTGACTAACTGGCACAAGCACCCGACCAGACCTACCAATTTTCTTTTATACTGATTCCAGTTCAACCAACTCATTATGGCACTTTCTCAAAACCGATTTGTTGATTTGGGTCAACAAATCTATCAACAAATGGTTAAAGAGTATCACGACCTCCTTCACCACGATGATACTTATGGTGAACTTGTGGAAAATAGAACCACCTATCGAATGTTTGCTGAAATGTCCTTTGCGGCAGCAGAAGAGTTTGTAGAAGTATTCCGCAATCAAGAAGACAACTGAAATGACCAAAACTTACAATTTTCAGGTTACTAAAGAACAACTTAAAGTAATTTCTACCTTTTATAACTAATTGAAATTATGACACTTTCTTACGATCTACTTCAACTTTCGTTTCAAAACAACTCAACTATCGAAAAAGTCAAAAAATCTCTTAGACTCGCCGCAGAAGATGGTCTTATTTCTTGTGAAATAGACAATATCGAACAGGAGGAGGTTAGTATTATTATTGCCTATTTGAAAGATGAGGGGATTAAATTGTGGAATTACAACAAATACACTAAAAGTATTTTTGTTTCATGGGTGACACCTGATTAACTGGCACAAGCACCCGACCAGACCCACTGATTCTGCTGTATTCTACATTTGTCGTTAAGGGAATTCAACCCGTGAACCTGACTCTCAAGTTTTCTTTTGGCAACAACAAATTGGCCAATGATACTCTGATTTTCAATCTCCCGGCTGGCAAAACCTGTCCTGGCGCCGATAAATGCCTGGCTTTTGCTAAGGAAGTCGATGGTAAACGAATTCTAGTTAATGGCTCTCAAATGGAGTTTCGTTGTTTTGCTGCATGTTCTGAGGCCCAGTATCCGGCTGTTTATGATGCCCGTCAGCACAATTGGGAAACCGTAAAGAATCTTATTAAAACTTTTGGTGTAGGCAAGGCCGGTAAGATTGTGGCCGATCAGATCCAGTCTGTTCGTAAAAAGTCTACTAAACTTGTTCGGGTCCACGGAAGCGGCGACCTGTATTCTGCTGATTATTTTGCAATGTGGATGCACGTCTGTCGCCTTATTCCCGATCTTACTTTTTATGCTTATTCTAAGAATCTTCCCATGATTCTTGAGTATGGAATGGATATGTTGCCCAAGAACTTCTATCTTACTGCCTCTAAAGGTGGCAAGTTTGACTACCTTATTGATGAAGGATTCTTCCCACGTTATTCTGTTGTGGTCAAAAATGATGCCGAAGCAGAAGCAATGGGTCTGGAAGTTGATCATGATGATTCTCATTGCTACAAGCAAGATGGGCCATTTGCTCTACTTGTTCATGGTAATCAGCCTGCTGGTAGTGAATGGCGCGAGGCGATTAAAGAGCGTAAAATCAACAATCAATTCACTGGGTATAATAAAAAGAAAGCGGCTGTGTAATACTCAAAAAGAGGGGTAAATCCCCTCTTTTTATTTAAATTTTATTTTAGATAAAATTCTGTGGTTTTTATGGTGTGAACATTTTCCGATTAATGTCATATGCATTGCCCGATGATCTAAACCATTATCTCTACAAAATTCCCTTAAATTTATAATGTGCCTTGAGATTCAATATATTTTCTAATTGTTTCTGTTGATACTTCTCCTTTTGTGGTGGTTTTCTTTGTTGTATTTCATTTTATCTTGAAGTATTTAATTTGCTAAATAATAGTAGGTAATCATTCATTTAATGTTGGTCCAAAAATCGGTTAAACTTAGAATCTATCCAAATAACAAACAAGATGTTATTCTTCTTGAAAAGCATTTTGGTTGCAGGAGATTCGTGTATAATCATTTTCTAGAAATATTTAATGAAAATTACCACCAGGGTAAAAAGAAGTTGTCCTATGTTGATGCCGCCAAGATTCTTGTTGACCTTAAAAAGTCAGAAGAAGCTCAATGGTTGAAAGAAGTTAATTCGCAATCTCTTCAGGCAACGCTTAAGGACTTAGATGGGGCTTTTGATAGGTTTGATAGGAAAATAACCGAGTTTCCTAATTATAAGACTAAAAGAAAATCCAGAGCATCATTTAAGGTCCCTCAGCATTTTGATATTGATTGGGAAAACAATCTTATTACTATCCCTAAATTTAAGACTCCATTTAAGTTTAGTGGAAAGTACAAGGGTGACCTGGTTAAAATTAATTCTGTTACTATTTCAAAAACTCCTTCTGGAAAGTATTATGCTTCCGTTCAAGGAGAATTTGATATTCAACCAAAACCACAAGTTGAAAACTGTATCGGGATTGATTTGGGAATTAAGGATTTGGTCATTACTTCTAATGGCGAAGTTTTTCCAAACAAAAGATTCCTTAAGAGAAAATTAAAAACTCTTAAGTATATCCAGAGACAACATTCTAAAAAGAAAAGAAATTCAACAACAAGAGAACGATGGAGAAAAAAGTTAGCAATTCATTATGAAAAAGTAACTAATCAAAGATTAGATTATCTTCACCAAATTACTTCTCAACTCATTAACGAAAACCAAGTTATTTGTATTGAGAATTTGAACGTGAAAGGAATGGTCAAGAACCATAAATTAGCCCAGGCCATTAGTGATGTTGCCTGGGGCACACTAGTTAGACTGTTAGAGTATAAATGTCAATGGAACTCAAGAGAACTTGTTGTTATCGATAGATTCTATCCTTCAAGTAAAACTTGTAGTTCTTGCAGTCATTTGATGGCGGAAATGCCTCTAAATGTAAGAGAATGGACTTGTCCTTCTTGTGGAACGGTTCACGATAGAGACATCAATGCTGCCAAAAACATTCTAATTCAAGGATTAAATATTCTGTCTGGTTCAGGAACTGAGTCGGACATTAAACAAAAACAGCAGGAGGCGTCTTCAATAGAAGAGTCTGTGAATGCTGAAACCGCGATGTCTTCAGCTTCGCGGTAGTTCATGATAAGGGTTGTTATGCCAAATACGGTCCCGTGGCCATCCATTGGCGCAAGGTTTCCAATAAAGAACGGGGCACCGATTGGGATGGTTTTGTAAAACAAATTGCGAGGCTCCCTAAAAATCAACTTTGGCGTCATGGACAGGCCGGTGATCTACCCCATAATAATGGAAACATTGATTACATCAAACTCAAAAAGTTGATCACGGCCAATACAAATAAAAGGGGCTACACCTATACTCACCATATTCTCAACGAGCACAATCGCATCTGCATTGAGAACGCTAATGCAAGGGGTTTTGCAATCAATGCTTCTACTGAATCAGTAGAAGTTGCAGACAAGGTAATGTCCGAATATGGAATTCCGGCAGTTGCGGTTGTTCCTTCTGATAAGACCGAGAGGTTTTATCAAACAGAATCTGGCAGAAAAGTTATTACCTGCCCGGCCACTATTCATGATAATGTGAATTGCGCTACGTGTGGTCTTTGTGCAGTCACTGATCGGGAGTTTATTATTGCCTTCCCGGCTCATTCTCCTGCCAAGAAAACAGTTAATGAGATTGTTGGGTGAAAATGACTATTTTTCATGGTGGATGTATTACCTGTGAAAGTCAGGAAATTTATGGCGAATCTAGGTGTAGTGGTTGTCAATATTTCGAGGATAATTGGAATTTACCGGATTTAGCATACAGGGATGGAGATCCTTTTTATAATTTTGTTGCCCCATCATCGACATTTGATTTTTATACCTATCAAATGTTTCTAGATGTTGCTAGACCAGAAGAATTAGAGGGAGATTATTGTAGTTTTGATACTTATGATAAATTAGGTGTGACACCTGAATAACTGGCACAAGACCCACCACCACCAGACCATTCTAGCCTTACAATAATCACAGTTCAAAAAAACACCATGTTTTCTTCTCTGATTCCTTTCTCTGGTTTTTATGGATCTATTCATAATTCCTACATGGATGATGTTCTTGAAATGCGAGAGGCCGAAGTAAGTGATTGGAGAAATGTATTTGAGGAATATGCAAAAGAATATGTCAAAAAACTAGCCGAGTGGATGGATGTTTCTCTTGAATATGAAGAACTAATTTCACCCAAAGAATATAATTTTATGAATGATCGAATCTTTGCAGAGATCAGCCGTTCTGATTTTGCCAAGATTTTGTGTGCCGTAAGAGGCACCACATTGAATAACAAGGTAAGGCAAATGTTCACTTCTCGTAGTGGATTTATTTCTCATTATCCCAATCGCATTTCAGAATGGGGTCGAATTTCCACCTGGGATCATAACCAGATTGGTGCTGTTCTTGCAGCCTATGTAGACAAATACCGGGAATCTGACGATATTGAGGCAAACATTGCAGAATCCATTTATGAGGATGGAACTCTTGAATCTATTATGCTGGAGGGTTGATTATGATTAAAACTACTTCCTGGATTACATTAGACGGCTATTCTTGTTTTAGGGCAATAGAAGGAACAGATCCAAATGAAGTTAAGAATAGGGTAGCATTTATTGAGAAAACCGCCAGGATTAGAATTTCCCCTTATGATGATAGTAAATGTTGGTCAGAAGATTACAAAAAATGGAGATATGGGCCGAGAGGCGTAGGGGGATCTGGTGATGCAGAAAAAAAAGAAATTTATGGATTTTATCCACCTTGCCGGGAATGGTGCGATAAACGATTGATCCTTCTTGGTTATGAATTAGGTTAATATAATGCATAAACGAAATTATTATTACGAAGTCAGGTGTGAGGGTGGAGAATTTTTTGATATTTCACCCAAATATAATTTTGAAAGGTCAGCCAATTATAGGTGGTTTCGTAGATATAATACAGCCCATGATTTTTGTAGGCAACTAAAATCTCTCGGTCTAGAACCATACATTGAGAAATGGATTAAACTATCCAAACGGTCTCCAAAATATAGTAAACCTGGCACCCATCGAGTCATTACTTTCTTACCCAATTATGATTGAACTATTTTTATTGATTCTTCCACCTGTCGCAGTGCATTTCTATTTTAAGAACATTTCTAAAAAGTTTGAGGAGGCCAAGACCACTGAATTTTATTGTGAGATGCGAGAATTTCTAAAATATAGGAATTCTCATGTTCGTTTTGGTCTTGCGTTAAATCGAAAACTACCAATTGAGTTTTTAGATGTATTGACAGCAGACAAGAATAAAGAAGTAAAATATATTGCAACAATGAATTATAATCACAGGACATATATGGCAAATGAGTATTCAGATTTTTATAATTTAGTTAATGGTGATCAGGAATTACTGGACACTTTTCTCTCAATTTCCCCAGTTATTCTCGACGATTATTTGTATCTTTATGGCAAGCGTGACAGTCTGTGAACTGTCCACTGACCTACCACCAACAATCAATTCTCTTTTATACTGATCTCAGTTCAACCAATTCCTATGAAAGTCTCTAATCGACGTGTTACATCTCTTAATGGTGATCCACTTGGTCTATTTATTCTTGATTGTTTTGTTATTCTGGATCAAAAAAACCAAAACCGAGTAGCTAAGGCTGTAGAGCTTCTTGAACAAGAACTATTTGAACCAACTACACCTAAAGATGAATATGATGTGGTTCTTACAATTGATGGTGTGGAGATTGATCTAGAACAAGTTGTTAATTATTGGTACAAACGTCAAGAGGGGACTCTTAATTATAGGGCTCTAGAACTATTCAAAGAAAAAACAGATTCAATTGAAAATCAGATGCGCGAAACAATTTTAGCAGTACAGGAACAATTTAATGATCTAAAAATGTCCGTGGCCGAAAAGTTCGGAACTTCTTATGATCCTTATGAGGATACTTTTATCTAATTTTTATCATGGCTCTTTCTATTCAGCAACAAATTGCCTCTATCAAAAATCAACTAGCCCAGCTAGAAGATCGAATTAAAGAAGAGAATTCAAAAGTGGAAAAAACTTTTACAATTACGTTTGAATATAAAACTGATAGTGAATTTTGGGGAGGAGAGGAACCTACTAGTTCTATGATTTTTGAATCAATTGCGCATAGTTTTAATGAAATTCATTATGCAATGCAGATTGGTGATGGTTTGACTCTTAAAGAAGTTAAAGAAGTGTGACACTTCCCAAACTGTCCACTGATCCACCCAAACCAGCCCACCATCCATCATAATAAGGAAGTCCCAAGCAAATCACACTATGGACAACGAACTTTATTCTTTCTCTCTTGCGCTTCATGGAAATGATCTTAATGCAATGATTCCATGGCTTTGTAATTTTTGGGCGCAGCATTACAATTTTCTTGTTGATCTTCCTATTTTTGAGGAATATGAGCAAGAATGGTTCCGGCAACAATACAATTTCAACAAAATCTACGATTGCTGATGTCTTTCATTCTTGCCTCTGACATTCAAACCCAGCAAACTATCTGGGTTGCTTATAAGGATGAAGAAATGTGTCTTTTTCGTGGCGATCCGGTGACTGCGACTGCAGTACAACTGGCAAATCACTATTCGGTTCTTTATTCTCAAGACAAATGATCAAATCAATTGAATCTATCACTCCACGAGATAATCACTTCATCGTGGAGGCAATTATTGAGGATGGAGTAATGGTTTCTGGGGCCACCCTTTATGATCCACCAGAATATGCAGATTGTATCTGTCGTGCAGAAATTTCTCTTCTTGAAGAAGAGATTACAATTGATATTCTTGAAGAAATGGATATTGAATGGATGCCAATTGATGATCGGGACTGGTGATGAAAATTGATCTTTCTAAGTTTGTAGGTCAAGAAGTAGAGGCAACTCTACAATGTGGAGAAAAAATTGTCGGAGTCGTGACTTATGAAATCAGTTATAGTGAAACTAAACTTAATTATAAAGTTGGACTGAAAAATTGTGATACATTTACTGTTGATGGTTTTATCGGCCTGATTGGTTGAATCGTTACCCATTCTCTCCATGCAACATTATCAAAATTAAACCCATGAAAAAGTATCAAAAACTAGAGCAACAAGTCGAGGATCTTCAAAAAGAAATTGAACGACTGAAAGAAGAAGAAAAAGAGAATACACTCCCTAAAGATTTTATACTAGATCATGCCCTGTCATTCTTAGATTGTCCAAATTTTTTGGATCTTGTCAATATGTTTACATGGCATAGTTCACCCCAAGGTCAGGTTTATTGGGAGGACCTTTATACTGAAATGAATAATTATCAATCCGAATCAGGTGACAATCCTGATTATAAAGTACCGGACGAGGCTATTATTCAGATTCAAAAATGGGTGATTGAATTTTATAGAAATAAGCTACGATAATTTCTCTCTGCTCTTTATAATATGCCAGTCACCAAACTGGCACAAGCGCCAACCTCTGACCACCTTCCTAGACTTACAATAGTCTCAGTTCAACCAAACCAGCCATGAAAAAAACCATTAACGGAAAAGAGTACACTATTGGATGGGGCGCCAATCTTCGGGACGCCATTCTTCAGTACGCCGATCTTCGGGACGCCGATCTTGAGGGCGCCAATCTTCGGGACGCCGATCTTCGGGACGCCATTCTTCAGTACGCCGATCTTCGGGACGCCGATCTTCGGGGCGCCAATCTTCTGGGCGCCAATCTTGTGGACGCCGATCTTGAGGGCGCCAATCTTCGGGACGCCGATCTTGAGGGTGCCAATGTAAAGAATACAATTCTTGAAAAGAAAGAAGTTCTTGATGATAAGGACAAGAAAATTCAGGAATTAGAAAAAGAACTTAAAGAACTTAAAAACAAAATCAAGTCTCTTTTGGACACCTGACTAACTGGCACAAGCGCCAGACTCACCAGACCATTCTACCTGCTACAATAACCTCAGTTCACAACCACTCAAATGAACACCCTAGAACTTCGCCGCCAACGTGTGAGTCAACTGATTAAAGAGGGGAGAGTTATGAATGACGCCCTTAGGCGTAAGAACAAAATTAAAGTCGCCCACGAACAAAAAGTAGAACAAATGGCCGATGTTATTCTGAGGCAACTGGCCACTAATTCCACACCAATTCGCAAGGTAACACCAATCAAACAAAATGCACCTGAAGCAAATGTTTTCTTGAAAACAAATGCAAAAACCGATAAACTCGCAATTAAGGCAGCAAAAATTATTCAAAAACTATGAATTATTATCCTCCAGATGCAACTGTTCAAATCCGCCGAACAAGAATTAAAGGCAGTTGCAGATAAGTATGGATTTGATCTTAGATTGGTAGATGATAATAAAGGTACTTGGTATTTCTATCCTGAAATTTATTCTGCTTGATTATGAAATCTTCCCATGATTTGAAACTCGTTTATATGTTAGACGAGGCAGTTTCTTCAATGAAAAAAGGCGAGGGGATTAGGAGTGGTTTTTATTTACGTGCGGCATACAATTATGTTCATGGAATAAACTCTAACGAGGTAGAAATTGCTCTTGAAAATTACTATTCTTGATTATGAACAATTGGATCCCAGTAAATGTCCAATGAATGGCGATCTATAGAAGTTATTTTCACTGATGGAAAAGGACAATGAGCAAGTTGATCTTGAAATGGGAGCAGATTATTGGATAATGAAAGGTCCTGATGCTTATATTGTTCAAAATGTGACTCATTGGAAAATGTTAGACAGCCTCCCATAAAAGGGATTCTTTCACTTTTTCTCGATCCCAGACCGCTACCCTTCCTCCTGTCGAATCTGATGAAGGATTTTTTTTAAACCTCTCTGATTCGCGTACATATCCATCAATTCTGTAACCATTTCATCTATAAAGTCAAATTCTTTACCCTGATAGGCTCCTTTTATCACTGCTGCCTTATAAAAAAGTTTCAATTCGGCCACTAATTTATCGGATAGGATGGATTCTTTTTCCAGATCATTTATCATTTCCGGTCTGGTGCGTGGCCGCCCCATCTTATGATCCTTTTTAACGCGGTATTTATCTACGCTTATGATATTTTCCAGTGAATTATCGTAAACATCATCTGATCTGTGAATGAAGTATTTTCTATGATTACTTTTAGGAATAAAAAGTTTCCCTACCAGTATATGCACGTAAAAGGCTCTTGTTACACCATTCTTTCCACATAGTATAACTTTGTTATAACTGGGACCTATTCCACTCTTAAAAAATGCTTTCTTTTTTAGTCCTTTATTTTTCTGTCTGTTGGAATATACATTCCCATGAATATCTACAAAATACCCAGAGAAATCTTCAAGACCTTCTATTTTAGAGACTTCTTTTAGATTGTTCATTGTTATAATTCCTTAACCTAGTTATTTATTTTTATGGCAGTCTAAAATTTGGGCGAATATACGTCCTTACGGCAATTTTTTAGTATTCGTGTATAATATATTTGTACTATTTGTATTATTTCGTAGTATATCTGTATTATTTTGTTTTTATGTAGTAGTATATCTGTATTATTTTGTTTTTATGTCTATATTATTTTATATTTTATAATTTAGTCTTTTTTATGTAGTAGTATATCTGTATTATTTTATATTTTATATTTTATATTTTATAATTTATAATTTAGTCTTTTTTATGTAGTAGTATTGGCCTGCATAAAATACACAACCCACAATTATATCATAAAAAACAGAAAAGATCATAAAAAACAGACACTTTCGCAACTGTCCACCACATAAAGATGCTAAATATAATTGTGATAAGAATTGTTTTTTATAATGAACACCCAGGAATCATTGATTCGGTCACTGTTCTAAACAAAAGACAATTGTTCTCTCTTTATTATAAACCTCTTACATACTCCTACGGGATAAAGTATTAAAGTTTATAAGAAAGTCGAACATCGTGTATTATACAATAAAATACTAGGTTTGCCCCAGTTTGGATAAAAAATCCAAAAATCTTTAGGGGTATTTGTTGTATGTGTCACTTTATGAACTGTCCACTGGGACCGGTTCTTATGGGTTACACTGTATGAGTCAACCACACCAGACACAAATGGCAACAATTTCTCTTGATACTTTCCATAATCTTTTGGCAGAGGCCTATGCTGTAGTCTTGAATGATACTCTTTACTTTGTTGGTTATGATATGGATGATTCCCCATACATTGCTGATAATGATGGAGGTGATTGTGTAGACCTATCATCGGTTGATGGTGAAATTGGAATTGATGAAACTGGAGTGTGGTTTTATCTTGCAGAGCAACCAATTCGTATCAGTTTTCTTATGATTAAGAAGTTCAATCATGCTGATATTTGTCATCTGAAAGAATGACATAAAAATCTAATCCAGGGTGTTTATACTCTGGATTTTTTTCTATTCTTTATAAAAATATAATATGGCAGGATAAGTGTCCAGTTTTATATCATTGCGACCCTTCGCTGATTTAATTTTGAGCGGGTGGGTGTCTCCTATCGACTGAGTTTATTCTAGTTGCTAGTAACGCGGAGAAGGGCATAAGTGTGCCAGTTGTTTAAGTGTCACAAGGCCCTGACCAGTCACGCATTATCTCCCTTATAATAAGCTAGTCATTACACCATTATCGTCAATGGAATTTCTTAAATTAACCGATTGGCAAACTCGTGAGCCAGTTTACCTAGATCCAAATAAAATACTCTTTATTCAGCAAATAGCCGAACATGATGATTATCCTCGACGCACTCGTATAGACATTATTGGCAGTTCCCAGATTTTTCTTGTTTCGGAAGATGCTGACCAGATAGCTCTTGTTAGTGGTAGGGGGTTTCAGGATATTTAATAAAAACCAATTTCACCACATCTTATAATAAACCAGTCAACACAAAAACACCATGGGACCAATTACTTTTAAGGACTTTTGTGTTATTTTTGTTTTTTCGGTTATTTTCGTTTTAATTACATCTGCATTTGATGCGGCTCTTATTAAAATGAATCTATTGCAATCAAATCAAGTTACGGAGTGTGCCAGTTGTTTAAGTGGCACAAGGTCCTGACCAATCATCCATTCTCTCCCTTTACAATAAAAGGGTCAACACAAAAACACCATGGGACAAATTAATTTTTCAACCATTCGTACCATTTTTGTTTGTTTAGTCATGGGAGCTTTTCTGTTTGTTTGTATGTCAACGACGATGTATAGATTTATTCTTATGCTCGATCTAAACTCACAAAATCCAGTTTGTGTAGGGAGGATCTGAAGTATAAAGGAGAGAATAAATCTCTCCCGTTTTTTATAATAATATAAAAGTGCAGGAGTAGTTTCTCGTTTTATGTAATCACGCCCCTGCGTTGTTTATAGTATAAACTATAAAAACCTGGACCGTGGTTGATGGTGTGCCAGTTGTTTAAGTGGCACAAGGTCCTGACCAATCATCCATTCTCTCCCTTTACAATAAAAGGGTCATCACCAACGTAACGTGTGATGAAAACCCACCACTAAAATCTCTACAACTCCTGTTTCCCATGACTCAAATCACTCTAACCTCTGGTGAAATCCTGGACATTATTTCAGTCTTGTGTGATGAAGAGCAGGCAGTTTATGATAATAGCCCACATCTGTCGGCTTATTATCTGAACATGGTTCAACAATTCGAGGCTGTTTATAATAAACTCCAAGAATTGCCTGGTGAAAAAATAGTTGCAAACCTTATTCTGGCTGCCTGAATTATGATTATCATTTACCGTGCTAATCAGTGGGAGTTGTTTCGTGCTCCCCAGGATATAAACGAGGCCTGGGAGCTGGCGGTTAAATTAACTTTGGAATCTGGCGTTCAGCATTACGTTGGGCGCGTCTAAAAATATAAAGGAGAGATTTATTCTCTCTTTTCTTTTTATAATAATAAAAAATTGCAGGAGTAGTTTCTAGTTTTATGTAATAACGCCCTTGCGCTTGTGTGGTTGTCTTAAGACCATTATAACGCCTCTGGCGGGCTCCTGGGGGCCTCTGGTGATCATTCCTGCTTATGGGTCCAATCAGATAATCTTATCAGTAAAGGTCTTGACTTATCGGTGGTGGTGGTTTATTCTTTAGAAGTCGCTGGGATTCCTCCCATGAAAAAGTATTCTCTGGTTATTAAAGAGCATGAAGAATACGGTGGACTAGGTATAGTTGTAGATACTGGTCGTAATTATTTTGAGCCAGGATTGGATGGGCTAGTTGTTGCCCATGACATTCTAGAACATACTGTAAAGCCACACTCTTGTGGTTATACTGATGAGCTTATGGCGATTGGCGGTTATATTGCCGGGAGAGTTGCGTGTGGATATAATTCTAGAGGTTATAGATCAGCCTCGATTGATGATGTAAGTAGTGATATTCAGTCTCTACTCACTGCCTCATTAAATGGTGATGATTATGATTTTACAAAAATTGATAAGTGTAATTCGTATCTGCAGGATCAGTGGATTATGGATAAACTCAGGAAAAACGTAAGAGAAGGTATAATTGAGGCCCTGGATGAATGGTCTGATGGTGAATATGGTGAAGAAGAATTGGCCGATTATGATATTGATTCCATCGTTGGATGGATCTGTAAGGGTTATCAGATGTTTAAGAAAAGATTTTCTAATATGTATTCTTATGATCATTTGTTTACATCTATTCGTAAGGCAGCGGATAATTTCCTTAGTGATGCAATTGAGGGACAAACTGCTACTTTATGTGTCGATTTTTCGTCATGTAATGTATACATAAAAGACGAAAACGGCTGGGATTATTAAACAATAGACAGTTCAACAACTGGCACAAGGGGACTGTTTATGGTCCCCATCTCACCCTATATTAAGCAAGTCAACCGGACACGATCATGCAAACCACCATCCACCACACTGATAACGAAGGGTCCACCCCGGTTTGGATCACTTGGTTTTCACAATCCGATTGTGATCAACATAATGAAGCCGAAGGATTGCGTGAAACTTCTGGTGATAATTTGTATGAACCAGGTTACTATTGGGCAGTTTGTTCTCCTGGTTGTATTCCTAATTCTGAGTTTTTTGGCCCATTTGTTACAACTGAAGAGGCCGAAGATAATGCTAATGAGGTATTGAATTATTGATAATTCGTATAAAAGAGTTAGTTAATTCTGACTCTTTTTTGTTGTTTTTTATAATAATAAAAAAGTGCAGGATAAGTGTCTCGTTTTATGTTATTGCGGTCCTCCGCTTGTTTTCTTTTGTTGTTTATAGTATAATCCATAAAAACCTTAATCGTGACTGATGGTGTGCCAGTTCCATAAGTGTCACAAGGCCCTGACCACCAACCCATTATCTCCCTTATACTAATCCAGTCAACCAGACAATTCTCCAATGGCCACTATCTCTGACAAAATAGCCAAACAACTTGAGGAGATTGAAAATAGGGCTTATAAGGAAATTGATGCAATTGCAGAACAATACTTTGAATCAACTGTTGTTCCATTCTGTAAAGAGAATGATCTAACTTTTGTGGTAGGTATGGGTAAGATATTCTTTTGTAATGAGAAATATGATCTGAGTTTCCATGAGTCTGACGAGATTCCAGATGTTAATGAGGATCTTTTAGAGCTAGACGAAGATGATCTTTATCCTTGTGAAAAATATGCTTTAGAGCACCCATTGGCCAAGGAAAAACTAAGAGAGATTTTCGATGTTCTTAACATTATAGTTTTCAAGTTTGAGTTTGGTTTTAGTGTTCCTAACTTCCAAGGATAATTATTTTAATTGTGCCAGTTGTTTAAGTGGCACAAGGTACGGTGATCGTCTGGTTTTTATGGGTTACAGTTGACTAGTCAACCAAGGGAACGCCTCTCATGTCTTGCCCCTATCAGAACAACGGTTTTGCTAATCGTGGGGAGTATCTTGATAATTTGCGCGAAGAATATGGTAGCCTAGTTGATGTTCTGACCAACATCTTGCCCCTAGTGAAGATTTTGACGGGCTAGTTACAGAACTGGAAGACGCTATGGATTCTGGGGAATATGACGAAAAAGAATTTCTCACCTTGATCTAGTTAATTTACCAACTTTCCTTCATTCTTTATAGTTATGTCTGTCACACTTAGCGGTTATTGTATTCGCATGGCTTTACTTGATCGCCGTAGAGAATTGATCCGGTGCGCGTCTATCACTAAAGATGCTACTTTTGATTCTAAGATTAAAGAATTGGATGACGCATTGGTTCAACTTTGGTACGCAAAGGAAATTATACTAACTGAAGTAGTATAAAAAACAGTGACCCGCGAGTTCTTTATACTTACGGGTCACTTTTGTTTAGTATAAAAAATAGTATAAAAAAGCAGGATAAGTGTCTCGTTTTATGTTATTGCGGTCCTCCGCTTGTTTTCTTTTGTTGTTTATAGTATAAAACACTTTTCCAGTATTGTCAAGCATTTTATGATTAGTGTTGCTTATCAATCCCATAAGCACCGCTGATCGTTAAAGGCTTGACCTAGTGGGGCTGATCTGGTATTCTTTAAAGGTAATCGGGTTTCACCCCATGACTGTTTCATTCGTTGATTTTGCAGCTTTCCAGGATGCTCAGAATAAAATTCAATTGAATGTCAGGAAGTATTGTCTCCAGTTGATTGATGCCCTGAAGGATAATTATCGGAATTATGCTATTCGCGGACATCAAATTTTCATCGATAGGGAAGAATCAGTTGAGTATCATCAATCTTGTATTGATAAACTGAAAGAGGGACATTCCGACATTGATTATGAAATTGAGTCGGGTAGTAAGTATCACAAAATCATTATGATTTCTTATGGTGGATCACGTTCGGTTCATTGTTTTGTTGATAAAAAGACCGGGGAAGTTTATAAATCAGCAAGCTGGAAATCCCCTGCTAAAGGTATTCGATTTGATCTGCGATTGATCAAAGATCGTGAATGGTTGTTTGAAAATGCCGATTGGAGTGGTGGTTATCTTTACAAGAGATGAATCGAATAATTATAAGAATCCTTCGGGATTCTTTTTTATTGTTTATAGTGTATTATTATAGTGCAGGATAAGTGTCTCGTTTTATGTTATTGCGGCCTTCCGCTTGTTTTCTTTTGTTGTTTATAGTATAACACCGATCCATAATACTGTCAAGGTTTTATTGATAAGTGTTCCTGATCGGTCCAGGGCTTGACGGATCGGCCCTGATCTGCAATACTTAAAGGGTCAAAGGCAATTCAAGCCATGAACATGACAAAAAAGGGCTACATTTTCACTTCTGAAACTGAAGTCGAAAGGGGAATTAAAGCCTCTTCTCTAGCAGAGGCTACCGGAAAACTTCCCGATAGTTTTAAGTGGGATGATTATTATGTCGAAGAACTTTATCACATTGCCAAACTGGGTGATAATGGTAAGTGGGAAATCATCGAATCCTTCTGGGATTATGATAATGCCGATGCAAAACTTGATTCAGTTTGTGATAAGTATCCGAGTGCTTATGTGGAGATTACCTATAATGGAGTTCCTGTAGGTTAATTTACAGTAACTCGTGGCCTGGAGTTTCTTATACTCTGGGCCACAACTTTATTTTGTTTTTTATAATAATAAAAAAGTGCAGGAGTAGTTTCCCGTTTTATGTTATCACGCTTTTGCGCTCTTTTTATTTTGTTGTTTATAGTATAGCAGCAGTGACCCATAAAGTCAAGGTTTTATTCATAAACATATTTTATCAGCCCCATAAGCACGGCTGATCGTTAAAACCCACCACTAGCCTCTAGAGCTGCTACACTATGGGAGCAGTCAAGGGAACAACCCATGATCAAACTCACCGGAACCGCTCTCCTGGCCCACCGTGAGGCCTGCCGTGCTGCTGGTGTCAGCAATGCTATTATTGTTCGCTCTGCCGGTTATATTGGAACCCGCAAGGATGGCAGCGAGCGGCTACAATTTACCGAGTATTATGAGAATGTTCTCATTGCCAAAGGTGAAATGTTCCGCATTAAAATAGACGTGGCCGAGATTACCCCAGCCGGACTACAGCCCGTGTGGGGATATTCGTTCACTACGACTACTAAAAACCACCAGAGTATTGCCCGTAAAGTGCGGGAACTGACTCAACTTACCAATGTTAAATGCAATCGAACTGTCAAAGATGGGGTGATTCGTTTACAGCCCAAGGGAACGAATGAAATGATTGCTTATAGTTTGCCCGCATGAGTTAGTAACAATCAGTGGCCCTGGAGTTCTTTATACTCTAGGGCCTTTATTTGTTCTTTATACTTTATTATTTTATGGCAGATTAAGTGTCTTGTTTTATATCATTGCGGCGCCCCCGCTCTTTTTATTTTGTTGAAATAATACTAGGAAAGATCAGGCCAGGCCGTTGTATCGGCTGATACCAAACGGCCATCAGCGGATCTTATCAGTCGAATCCTGGAAACGGTAGCGGTTGATACAGAACGGCGAGCCGAAACGTGGGATTATTAAAGGGTCAAACAACCGGAGCCGATCCGATGACAACCGCCACTCTCAACCGTTACACTCTCAACTGGGAAGCCTACTCTACGTGGCCGCCTGCTGATGATGACATCGGTGGAATCTACACCGATTGTGTACACTTCTACGCTGTTGGTGGATACAAGTTTGAGGTATCATTCCGCATCGGTCAAGGTAGGCAACTGGGCTTGCTTTTCTGTGAGGTTGTTATGGTTTATCCTAACCGGATTGATACCAATAAGTTGCATTATTGCATGGGGCAGTTTTATAAAAACAGTGGCGCAAAATTGTTTGCCCAATTTGCTCTGAACCACTTTATTGAGACGGAAACATGGAGCGTATGCCCATCATTTCAGCCGGTTGATTATATCGATGGCGAGCCATGTACGCTTGGCGGTGATGAGATCGTGAGCGAAATTATCTGAGTTAGGTACATCAGGGGAGGGCACAGTCTCTCCCCTAATTCTCTCAAACCTCCTATCTCCCAGTGTTAACAATGGCCACAGAATACGCCACTCCAGCAGACTTCCAACGGTGGGAAGATCATGCTAAAGTGTTAGATTGTTACAGTCTGGTTCATGTTATCAAAGACTGTCAATCTGCGGCCCGCAATATGAAGGGCTGGAATAATGTAAGGGAAGGTTACTACATCGACCAGGCCTGTACTTATGGGATGGAGCTAACACGTAGGAACCGACAATTGCCTGCTGGTTTGCGTCATCGAGTCTGACACAGTTAGTATCACGAACTCACCCCTAATCTTCGTGGGTTCGTGATATTATTACAGTTTATTACGAGCAGTTGACAGTATGGGCGGGGTGTGGTATGATCGCGGCCTGGGCCTAATCCATAAGCCCCCATAAAAATCAAAGCCTTTTAATCCAAAAGTCAATATAGGGATACAATTAGGCCCCCTTATATAACCCGATAATTTTTCATAAAATACTTTCAACCAAAAATGACTTTTTATTTACAATATTATCAAAAAAATCGCAGGGGAGTTTTTTACGAAAATACCCCTTTAATAGAAATAAAAGGATATAAGATAATAGAAAGAATATTATTAAAAAATTTAAACTAAACCCCCATTTTCCACCAAAAACCCGAATCAATTTCCCATAAACCAAAAAATTTCCGCCGGGTAAAAATCGTCATAAATAGTCGGCTCATAAAAATGACGCGAATTTAACTTAATTATTAGGAGAATATTAAAATGCCACGAGGTTTCACAGTTAAATCAAAAAATACATCAGATAATCTTGATTTTCAGGATCTAGAAAATCATATCAAAAGACTTTCTGAAGAAATTCAAAAAAATTCGTCTAAACAAGAGTCGTTCTTACCAGAACTACAACAATACCAGCAACAACTTAATGAATATTATAATAAAGTAAAAGCCAAGATGAGGGGTAAGAAAATCGTTTTCTGTCTTCCTGGAAGATCTTGTTCTTATGCATTTCTAAAAAGTTTTGTTCAACTATGTTTTGATCTAGTGAACAATGGAATGGGAATTCAAATTTCTCAGGATTATTCTTCCATGGTGAACTTTGCAAGATGTAAGGTTCTTGGCGCGAATGTCACAAGTGGTCCCTGGCAAGAACCCTGGCAAGGAAAACTAGAATATGATTGGCAATTATGGATCGATAATGACATTGTTTTTAATTCTGAAAAATTCTGGCAATTGTGTGATCTTGCCGTAAAGGACGTTCCTTCTGAAAAAGAATTTGATAAAGAAGAATATCCTCTATGGGAAGTTTCTGATGAGGAACTTGAATCTATGCACAAGTCAGATTTTAATGTACGAAAAGAGCGGGTTCGGCGTTTGTCGAAATATGTGAATCCTATGGTGAGTGGCTGGTACAAAACTGAAGACGGACGGACTACCTCAGTGGCTCATTGGCTAGAAGCCGATGATTTTGTAAAAAACGGTGGCGTTATGAATCATGAGACCGCCGAAAGTATTTCTAAGAGAAAGAAGCCTTTTTCTGTCGATTATGTTGGTGGTGGGTGGCTTATGATCTCTAAAGGAGTTTTTGAGAATATCAAATATCCTTGGTGGGGTCCTAAACTTCAAACTTTTGAGAATGGGATATCTGACTATGCAGGTGAGGACGTGTCACATGCGTTAGACGCAAAAGAACTCGGTATTGAGATTCTAGTTGACCCTAGGATATGGGTAGGCCACGAAAAAATTAGAATTTTATAATACTATTTATAAAAAATCTCATAATACCCTAATAAGACTTCACGGGAGAGTACTCCGTGTATAACGGGGGGTTGATAAATCGGAGGACCCGTGTTACAATTCATGGGTCCTTCACACGACATAAAAATGCAAAAAATAAAAATTAAAGAGCACGCTGGTTACTATTTCTCCTATGATCCAGAAGATCCTACGGTTCCAGTAACCATCAATAGTAACTGGAGAAAAACGGGTAAAACACCAGCCGTTATTAACGAAACCTATAGCCGTCCTCTAAAGTCCGCCGATGATAGGGACCGGCTATACGTAACCATCGCAACCATGGGTAAAAAAGAAAGACTTTATCTTGATACCCTGGTTGCATCCTACCTTGTCCCCAACCCTAATAATCACAAAAGAGTAATCCATAAAGACGGGAGCATCTACAATTGCCACCCATCCAATCTAAAATGGGCAACCGAAAGTGAATTTAGAGAATTTGCTGTTTCAATAAATCGGGCAAAGGGTCGTACCAAACAATTTCTTGCCACCTATAAAGATGGAACCACAGAAGTTGTAACGGGATTTTTAAACTTCCTCGACAAAAAAGGAATAACCGAACACACTCTCTATCGTCTTCGTAAAGGAGAAATTAGTGAATATAATGGTCTGGTTTCTTTTGAAGAGATTAAGCGAACAATAAAAGGTAGATCACCTAAAAAAGAACCCCTCCAAATTGATCTAACTGGTTTCGATATTGTAGAACTAGACGATTGGCCCGGTTATTATGTTGTCTATAAAAAAGACGATGTTAATACTCCTGTAAGAATCTTCAGTAAATGGAAAAAGGAAAAAGAGGGAATGGTTTTGTGCGAGAATTTTGTAAGAGAAACTACCCAACACATTCATAAGACGGGATATCCCGAAGTTAACATGAAACTTCCCGGTGAAAAGAAGATCGTCAAGAAATTACATCGTCTAGTCGCAAAACAATTGGTCGAAAATCCTGATCCAGAAAATTTTGTTACTGTTGATCATATTGACTGGAATAAATTAAATAGCCACCCATCTAATCTTCAGTGGATGACATCTGCCCAGAATTCGGCCAAAGGAGGCCCCACAGAAGATGGAGTTTATGTTCCGAAAAAATATGAAATTACATATGCAGATGGTCGAAAAGACGTTGTTGACAATTTAAACAAATTCTGTAAGGATAATAATTATTCTCATGGTTGTGCATATGCAATGGCCAATGGTAGAAATTCTATTCATAAGGACATCATAAAAATCCAAAAAATCGAAACATGATAAATATCCTGTATAAAAACCGAATAATTTACAATCACATACCAGACGAAGAAGTAAATAAAATTCTTCTTGAACTGGCACTTAATGATGACATTGATGAAAACGAAATTACAATTGAGGAAATTTAAATGAAAGCCAAGAAAACACAAGACATCAATCCGGTACAGAAAAAGAGCCGACAAGGAGCCGGTCGTAATACTAAATATGCGGCCACTAGTCGTAATAATGCACGTAAAGTTTACAGGGGCCAAGGAAAATAATATTTCCAATAAAGAATGGTCTATTATAAATCCAAAAGATCTTTGGGTGTATAATAAACTTCAACTATCCAAAAGTCTTGGATATAATTGTGGTCCATGTGGAGTAGACGTTTTAGAATCGAATTATTACATAATCCGCCCCGCCATAAACTTTTGTGGTATGGGGCGGTTTTCACGTATTGAATGGTTAGAAAATTCGACCGATGACTTGCATCCAGGTGAATTTTGGTGTGAAGTCTTTCAGGGAGAGCATTTGAGCGTTGACTTTATTGATAAAAAACCACTTCTTGTGGTAAAGGGCTATAAAAACCCAAAGAATCCTTCTTATAAGTGGAACTGTTGGCAAAAAGTGGATAAAGAAATTACCTTTCCAGAAATATTAAACGAGTTGGTTGGTGATTATCCCTGTATAAATTGCGAATTTATTGGCGGGAAACTGATAGAGGTCCAATTTAGAAGAAACCTAGATTTTAGATGGGGTAATTCTATAGCAATTCCCGTTTGGTCTGATGACCAGAAACACAGTAAATTAAAATTTGTAAAAGACGAAGATTACTTAAGACGTGGATTTTTTATTGATTAAATGAACTATCCGGGATTTCCCCTTAGTTCGATTTTGGATCATAAATCATCGTATCAGAAACCGAATAATCTTTATTTCTTCCTGTATTCGGTTTAAAGCCTTTTTTTCTATAAAAAGTATCTAATTTCTTTTTATACCCCTTTTCGGCCTGTGGGGTAAGAGTAACTCTTTTATTCTGTTTCTTTGCGACGTTTTGCATGGCCCTGACTGCTCTAGAGCCAATTCCTTGACCTCGCTTTTCTTTAGGTACTTCTAAGGTTTGAAGTCTTATCGTATCACCATGACTTGGATAAGAATGGAGTTTCATACCAGGATGCTTTCTTTCCCAGTTTTTGGCAGTTGTTTGGGGAGCATCTGGTTTTGGTGTTTTTGCCTCGGTTATAAACTCCTTATAAGTCTTCATTTGTCATCTTCCACATATTTAACAGAATGTCTATACCCACCAATCTCCTGATCCATTCGGTCTGCTCGGTTTTTTGCTCTTTTTTTATTTTTGTAAGGTTTTCCTATAGGCCTTGACTCTGAATCACTAGAGCCATGGGGGTCGGGTCCATAAATTTGATAAGGAGCCTCTGTTAAAATATCAACCAGCCATTCGTCACTCATGGCCTCTAAAATTCTGGTAGCCGATTCATAATCACTTACATAACCCTCAGAAACTAGAATGTCTATAATGTATTCAATATTTTCTGACATAGAAAAGGCTTTTTTTAATTTATCTTGAAGTTCCCTCTTATCCTGTTGTCTATGCAAATAAGTATTAGTTTTTGTCCCAGCTGTTCTTTCTTTATCCAGAGAAGGATTTTTCTTATGTCTAGACACTCTCATTTTATTAACAAGATTTGCGGTATCCTTATCCCTGATCATAATAGTATTATCCTTATCAATTCCATGAGCATTATCGGCCCATCTAATATTTCTTCTTTTTTGTTTATCATCTTTGCTCATATTTAAATGAACTTCTGCCTTATTGGCCTCATAAACCGCCAAATAGGCCTCAAATAACTCGTCCATGTATTTTTCTTTATACATAAAACTATTTAGTATCGACCTAAATACCACTGGTGATTCAGAAACCACCCAAAAAGTTTCTCTTAAAACTCAATTTAAGGAGACAAATCAATGACTGATCGTAATGCACAATTTATGAAAGAAATGTGGGGAACCACTTCTCTTGTAACTGATTATAAACCAGAAAAAAAGAAACTTCTAAGAGAAGTTACTGATGAAAAATTCAAAAAAGAAGAGGAACAAAAAGAGACCGAACTTTTTGATGCCTGGGATTATGGCCTGGATTCACTCACTCTAAATACCTAATAAAAATGGCAATTCGGACCAGTAGGCAGTTTAAAGATATCAGTGCAACCTTTCAAATTAATCCCTTGAATAAGGATGCGATTGCTATTAAAAATGAAACTGCCATCTCCAGGTCCGTTCGTAATCTAATTTTTACTCAGATCGGTGAGATTCCATATTCCGATATTGGAAGTTCTGTAAACAGACTTCTATTTGAGAATATAGACTCTTTCACCTCAACCGCACTTGAAAGTGAGGTACGAAATGCCCTTACAAATGAACCCCGAATAAATGTCAGAGAAGTCATCATTACACCAGATTTTGATAACAATGCATTTAATGTAAGATTGACCTATGATATCATCGGAATTGATGTTCCACCTCAACAGTTAACCTTGGCCCTAGTTTCAACACGATAATGGCTCTTACTCAGTTTACTAATCTAGATTTTGATCAAATTAAGGTTTCTATTAGAGACTATCTAAGAGCCAGTTCAGAATTTACTGATTATGATTTTGAAGGATCTAATTTTAGTATTCTGATCAATACTCTGGCCTATAATACCTACATCAATTCTTATAATGCAAATGCGATTGCAAATGAGGTCTTTCTTGATAGTGCTACTCTAAGAGAAAATGTCGTCTCTAGGGCCAAAGAGATTGGCTATCTTCCAAGATCCAGAACCGCAGCGCGGGCTAATATTTCATTTTTTGTAGATACCAATAATTTAACTACTAATCCTTTAACTCTGACTCTTAAAAGAGGAACCGTGGCGGTTTCTTCTTCTCAATTTAATGGAAGAAACTTTACTTTTTCAATTTTAGATGATATTACTGTTCCGGTTGTTGATGGTCTGGCCTTTTTTGATAATATCACGGTTTATGAAGGTAATTTTATTGTAGAAAACTTCACTTTTTCTGGAAATCGGAGATTTATTCTTTCAAATATTGGAATTGACACTTCTTTGATTTCTGTTACTGTAAGAGAAAGTGAGCAATCAAACTTTTCTTCTAAGTATAACCTTAGTAGGGATATTTTTGAGGTCAGATCTGATTCAAAAGTGTTCTTTATTCAAGAAATTGAGGATGAATATTATGAAATTTTCTTTGGAGATGGTATTTTTGGCAAAAAACTAGAAAATAATAACTATATTGACATAACTTACCTAACATCATCAGGTGAAGAGGCTAATGGTGCTCGGTCTTTTTCATTTTCTGGTCGTATTTTTGATAATAATGGAGGCATTGTTAACAATGACATCTCCAGAATCACCGTCAACACCCCTGCATTTGGTGGAAAATCCATCGAAAGCCTAGATTCTATCAAAAGATACGCCCCGAGGCTCTATTCGGCCCAAAATCGGGCTGTCACGGCGGCTGATTATGAGGCCATAGTACCTCAAATTTATCCCGAAGTCGAGTCAATTTCGGCCTTTGGAGGTGAAAACCTGACTCCACCTCAATTTGGTAAGGTTTTTATCAGTATAAAGCCCATAAATGGCGAATTCTTATCAAATAATGTAAAAGACAACATTAAAGCTGCTCTCAGAAAGTATGCAGTGGCCGGAATTGTTCCTGAAATTATTGATCTTAAGTATCTTTACATCGAATTTGACACGTCTGTTTACTATAATCCCAATTTTACGGTCTCCCCAGAGGCCCTAAGGTCCAATTTGATTGAGATTATTCAGTCTTATGCAAAATCAACCGAATTAAACAAATATGGTGGAAGATTTAAGTATAGTAAATTTCTTAATTTAATTGATGAATCATCCGAGGCAATTACTTCTAACATCACAAAGATCAAAATTAGAAGAAACTTGAAAGTGGAGGTCAATAAATTCGCCACATATGAAATTTGTTATGGAAATGCGTTTCATATTAGAAATCAAAATGGAAATAATATAAAATCCTCTGGTTTTTATATTCCTGGGATCAATTCAGTCGTTTACTTGGCCGACCTTCCTTCTTCTAATGATTCTGGAAGTCTCTATCTGTTTACTCTTTCTGATGATGAATCAATTAATATCGTTAGAAGAAACGTAGGTGAAATTCATTACACCAAAGGAGAAATAATTTTATACCCAATAAATATTAGAGATACTGTTAAAAAGTTTGGTTTTGATAATATTATAGAAATTGCAGCAATTCCTAGATCCAATGATGTGATTGGATTACAGGATCTCTATTTACAATTGGATACCTCAAATAGTACCGTAAACATGATTGTTGACAATATCTCATCCGGCGCAGACATCACAGGATCAAACTACATATCTACATCAAGTTACCTAGAAGAAAAAATTATTAGACGATGAGAATTCCCGTTTCAACGATTGTAGATTCCCAATTACCACTTTTTGTAAGAGAAGAATATCCTCTATTTTCGGAATTCCTTCGTCAATATTATCTTTCCGACAAATCGGAAGAACTTATTCAAAATTTAGATAAAAATATTGATCTAGATGTAGTCTTTAATATTCGATTAGAGGCAATATTAGATCAAAATGTCGGTTTTAATGATACCACAATTACTGTTGATTCCACAGAAGGATTTCCGGATAATAATGGTCTAATTAAAATCAATAATGAAATTATCTTTTATAAATCAAAATCAGAGACTCAATTTATCGGTTGTGTCAGAGGATTTAGTGGAATTACGAAACTTGATAGAAAGTTCCTAGAATTTTCTGAATCAGAAAGTGAGAGACATTCAAGTGAATCTGTTGTTTTAAATTTGAGTGCCCTATATCTTCAGCAATTTGCAATACAAACCAAAAAGAAAATTATTCCAGGATTTGAAGATAGAAAATTCTTCTCCGGTCTAAATGCATCTAATTTTGCAAAAAATGCCAAGTCTTTTTATTCTTCTAAGGGTTCTGATGAATCTTTTAGAATGTTGTTCGGGGCTCTTTATGGTAAGCCTGTTGATGTTATCAAGCCAAGAGATTTTCTAATTCGCCCATCAGATGCCCAGTATAGGGTCACCAAGGACCTCGTAGTGGAGGTTATTTCTGGTGATCCTTATGGTCTGATCAATTCCACTCTTTATCAGGATGCTACTTCATCCATAGAACCAGCCCAGGGGACGGTTATTGAGGCCACCAAGATCATAAGAGACAATAAAGAATATTTTATTATTAGTCTTGATTTTGATTATAATCGAGATGTGGATGCATCTGGTACAGTAAAAAGTGAATTCAGTATTCACCCCAAAACATTATCCACTTCTAGAGTTAATTCAGGATCAGCCCATATTGATGTTGATTCAACCGTTGGGTTTCCAGATTCTGGTGAGTTAAAAATCAACCTAGAAGATGGAACAATCTTAACAGTATCTTATCAAAGTAAGGTTTTAAATCAATTTTTAGATTGTTCTGGTATTTCAAATACTATTCCAGAAAAATCAGAAATTAAAATTGATAATTTGATTTATGGATTTGATAACAATGGAAATAGAGTTGAATTGTTTGTAAATGGGGTACTTGGTGATATTGATTATATTGACAATACCTTCTATTATGAGCCAAAAGAAAAAATTAAAATCAAGACTTTAGGCGAAGACATTTCCGAACTGAAGGCTAACAACTGGTTCTTTAATATTTCAGTTACCTATGATGTTCAGGCAATTATAATAGAAGATTCTTCTAATTTTTCTTATAGGGTTTCTCTTTTTGATGAACATAATTTCGTAATTGGCGATTCCTTTACTCTCTACGCCTCTGATGATTCAAACTATAATGGAACCATAAACTTTGTAGAAAATGAGAAAATCGTAATTATCACGGGTACTGGTCCGTTAAACGAGATTTTATCTTATACCATAAGAAAGAATATTTCAAAAGTAAATGTCCAGTCTGAAAAATATTCTAATATAAGCATCTTTAATTCAAATGTTCAAAACATTTACACTGATTATGATAAGAGTGTTTATGTTTCGTCACCGTCTCTCCCAACATATCTAGGATTTCCTCTTGAAATCAACGATTTTACTCTGACCATTCCTTCTGGTGATTATGATGGCCTAGATCAGATAGTATTTTCCAGACCACACGGCCTGTTTACAGGAGAATCTGTTGTTCTTAAAAACCAAAATTCAATCGCAACGGATGGTTCTTATATTGTTTTTGTTGTTTCTATAGATACAATAAGACTAGCAAAAAGCCCAGAAAATATTATTTCTAATGAATTTGTTGTCTTCTCTGGGCAAATCTCAAATGGTTCTCTTGAGCCCCTAGGTTTTAATGACTTAAATTTCAATAGGCTTCCACTTCGACCACAAAATATCATTAAAAAATTAGAATCTCCTATCTTAAAGGACAAAGAAGAGGTTACTGAATCCGGAACTGTTGGTATTCTAATTAATGGGGTTGAAATTTCAAACTTTAAATCAGAAGATTCATCTTTCTATGGACCTATTACATCTGTTGATGTTCTAGATGGTGGTGATAGTTACAATGTAATTCAACCACCCACAATAAATGTTGTTGACACAGTTGGCACTGGGGCCTCATTATCTGTTGCGGTTGAGGGCTCTCTTGAGAGAATTGATGTAATTGATCCAGGGTTTGATTATCTTGATGTTCCACAAATTAAAATCACAGGTGGAAATGGTGCGGGTGCCGAAGCCACAGTAAAATTGGTTTCATTTATTCATTCTGTTGAATTTAATTCAGAGACAGCGGTTGATACTATAAATGACATTATTGTATTTACCGAGGATCACAAATTTGCAGATAATGAAGAGGTTATTTATAGAACCGACAACCAAAAGAATGTTGTCGGTATTGATACAAACTCAAAATACTATGTAAAGCCTCTTGATGCAAAAAGAGTTCAGTTATACTTTGCTCTTGATCAATCTACCCCAATTAATTTAAGTGGAATTGGGACCGGAATTCATTCATTGACTTCGATTAGTTCAAAGAAAAAAATTTCAAGAATAGAAGTCACAAATTCTGGTTCCGGGTATAAAAATAAGAGAGTAAAAATTGTTGGAATTAATACTGCATCAGATTCTTTGATTATTAATAATCATGGATATGTTTCTGGTGAGATTGTTGAATACAAGACTTCTGGATCACCAATTGTTGGTCTTGCCCAGACTACTCAATATTACGTTACTGTCATTGATAACGATCAAATTAGACTTTCAGATACCTCTTCAATTGAAAGAGCCGATGTCAATTATAAAAAGAAAAAGTATGTAGATATTTTATCATTACCTTCTGGAAATCATTATCTAAATTATCCCGAAATTAAAGTAGAGCTTTCTGGAAGAATAGGTATTTCCACTTTTTTGGGGCAAGATTTTAGAGGGCAAATTCAGCCGGTATTTTCTGGTAAAATTCAATCTATCCAAATAGATCAAGGCGGGCAGAATTATGGTTCAGCAAATATTTTAAATTATCAAAGAAAGCCCAATTTAATTATACAAGAAGGAAGAAATGCCCAAGTAACTCCAATTATCGTAAACGGTTCTATCTCTAGAGTAATTGTCAACTCCTCTGGTAGTGGATACCAGCAAATTCCAGAATTAGTTGTTGGTCCGGTGGATACCGGGGTCAATTTAACTCCTGTTATTGTTGAAGGAAAATTAGTTCAAGTAATTGTTGTTAATGGTGGACAAAATCTTAATCCAGATAATACTATTATTTCTGTAATTCCAAAAGGCTTTAATGCAAAGTTTAATGTAAATATAGCCTCAAGAAGAGTCAATCTAGTACAAAAATTAATATCGGGTGAAAATATAACAAAAGATGATGGTTTCTTGGCAAGAAACGTGAATTCTCTTGAATATACCCATCTTTATGCTCCAAGATCACTAAGAAGATCCCTACTTAGAAAAGTCGGAAATGTAAATGTCAGAGATTTAAACGTTGTTCAGGGGAAAGAAATTGCCTCAAATGCACATTCCCCCCTTATTGGCTGGGCCTATGATGGAAATCCCATCTACGGACCCTATAGTTATGCAAATGGAAATTCTGGACAGGTAAGGGCTCTTAAATCTAGCTATAGAATAAAAACCACAACTGAACTAAGTCAAGAAAATAGACCCCCATTATCTATTTTCCCTATTGGCTTTTTTGTGGATGATTACTTGTTTGATGGTAGTGGAGACCTCGATGAGAATAATGGAAGATTCTGTATTACTCCAGAATTTCCCCAAGGAACCTATGCGTACTTCTGCACCATTTCAAATATTGTTGCAAGTTCTGGGCCATTTTTTAATTATTTTACTCCAGTGTTTCCTTATATTATTGGTCCAACATATAAAAATAAAAAAACATCACAAATTGACAAGTTTGAAGATTTGGGAAATAAGATTTTAAGAAATACCACCCCATATAAACTATTAAATGATACAAGTAGATATGAATTCCTCTTAAATCCGAATAAAATAAAAGAAGAATCTCTAGAGATCATAAAAACCAAAACTTCTTTTGTTGATGGTTTTGAAATTGTTGAATCTGGAAGTAATTATAAAGTTGAAGATTCTATTACTTTAAGTGATGGGACAATTGCGAGAGTTAATGAAATTCAAGGTGTCGGGGTTTATTCAATTGGTGTTTCTCATACAACATTTTCTGGTCTAGAAATCATTCCATTTAAAAACTCACATATTGGCCTTTTTGAAAATCCACATAATATAGAAACCACTACCCCCTTTAGACTAAATTCAGAATTTGAACTCAACAAAAAAATAAAAGCAACTCCGGTTCAAACTACTCTGTCACTATCGGCTCCTGTTGAACCGGGGGCTGTTACTGGATTCGTCACATATTTTAGTGTAGATGGTAATTTAAATTTCCCACTTAAAGAGAATGATGTTTTTATTATTAATAACGAAAAAGTAAGAGTTCTTTCAATTGATTCAAAAGCATCTAGAATTAAAGTGCAGAGAGGATATGGTGGGTCTTCGGTGGGCATTTCTACTTACCCAATAAATACAACTCTTTCTGAAGATTCAAGAAAACTTACATTTAATATAGGTATTTCTACTTATTATAATTTTAAATTGAATCGGGAATACTATTTTAATCCAGTAGAATCTTTAGGAATTGGAACAGTAGGTATTTCTACTGTATTTTTCTCAAATCCTGGTCTTGGTGTTACATTCCTCACTATTCCTAATAAGACTATACTACTAGAAAATCATCAACTAGTTTCTGGAAATTCTCTATTCTATTCCAGTAACGGTGGCAGTCCAATTCAAGTTTCATTTAGTGGAATTGGGACGACTACCCTCCTAGAAAATCAGGAACTATTTGTAAACAAAATTAACAACGATCTCATTTCAATTTCCACCACAAGACAATCAGGAAATGAATTAAGTTTTGTTTCAATAGGAACCAGTGATAATCATAGTTTCAAAACAAATTTTGAGGGTAATTTTATTGCAAATATTTCAAATAATAAAGTAAATGTAATCACAAATTCCAATCACGGTTTAAGTCTTCTTGACCAAGTAAATGTTAATGTTGTAAGTGGAATTACCACAAGTTACAGTATTTTTTATAATGATCATAATCGAAGATTCTGTGTCAATAAAAGATTCATAGATTCTATTGATGTTTTAACTAATGTTATTACATCAAATAATCATAAATTTAGACTTGGCGAAAAAGTAATTTATAATGAAACCTCTCCTATTGGTGGATTAACAGGCCAGGGAATGTATTATGTCATTCCCATCACTAAAAATCAGTTTAAACTGGCCAATTCCTATTATGATGCGGTGACACCCCCACTAGAAGAAATTAATCTGACTTCTTCCGGTTCGGGTTTCTTCTATTCAATAAATCCAAAAATAGAAATTATTAAAAATCAAAATATTATTTTTGATGTTTCTGATTCCTCACTTTCTTATACAATTTCTGGGGAAATCTTTCCGGCATTTACATTAAGGTTATATGAAGATAAAGACCTGATTAATGAGTACTTTACATATAATCTGGCTCAAGAAGGAATAGTTGGAATTGATAGTACCGCAAAATATAAATTAACCACTGAAAATATTAAAGATAATTTATATTATGCTATCATCCCAACTTCGGAAGCCCCGGTCATTAAAAGAGAAATATCTTTTGACTTAGAGCAAATTGAGGCCTTTGGTTTACAAAAAATAGATAGCAAATATTCTGGGCCACATGAAATCATTTCAGTTGGCTCCACCACTTTCTCTTATGAACTTTTTGATTATCCAGAGGCAAATTCTTATCAAAATTCAATAACTTACACAACAAATTCTAAGACTGCTATTGGACCTATTCACAATATTAAAGTAACTAATATAGAATATTCAAATACCCTGCCAGTAATAGATAAAATTGAAACACAATCTGGAACTGATGCTGTAATAAATCCAATTTCTAGCGATATTGGCCAAATTGAAAATACTAAGAAGTTAGATATTGGTTTTGATTATACTGTTGATTATACAATTAGACCAAAGGCAAATCTTCCTCAAATTTTAAGAATTGCGAGATTGTTCCAGTTGGAGTCAGTTACAGTAACTGAAAGAGGATTTGGATATTCATTTGCTCCAGATTTAATTCTGATTGATAAAACAACGAGAATCCCTCATACTGCGGAGTTAGATTATGATCTAGATTCAAATCTGGTTAAAATAATTCAAAATACAAATAAAATTACAGATAATGGTGCTGAAATAATTCCAGTAAATAATGATAATGGGTTTGAAATTTCCGCAATCACTTTTAACTCCGGAACAAAAATTGTAACGGTTCAATTAAAAAATCCTTTTAATAGTGTTGATGAATTTCCATTTTCTACTGGCGAATTTGTTTATATTGAAGGAGTTTCTGCCATTAGTGGTTCTGGCTATAATTCAAGTAATTATGGGTATCAATATTTTGAAATTCTTTCCGGAAATGCTAATATTGGTGGCCTGGCTAATTTTACATTCGCCCTAGATCAAATAAATCCAGGAACAGTAGATGATTTCTATACTAGTGGTTTCGCTATTCCTCAGAAATATCTACCCTCTTTCGATATTAAACTAAAAACCAATATTTATCTTCGGGGTGAAAAATTTAGAACTCTTTCTAATAAGATTGGTGAAGTTATTAATTGGGATGTTGATAATTCTATTCTCAAGGTAATTTCAGTAGATAAGATCAATACTGATGATATAATTTTTGGAGTAACAAGCAAGAACTATTCCGAGGTTACTTATGCATATTTACCGGAAGCATATATTGATATTGAACCAAGTTCAGTCGTACAAAAAGGCTGGAATAGCAATGTAGGGTTCTTAAATGATTCTCTTCAAAGACTGCATGATAGTGATTATTATCAATATTTTTCATATGATTTAAGATCCGAAGAACAATATGTGGATTGGACTGATACCGTTGATTCATTAAATCACACTGCTGGTTTTAAAAAATTTGGAAATCTTTTAATCAACACGACTCACGATAATGTTGGTTTCAACACAGAACAAGGTATTGGAACAGTTGAGGTTATTAATGATATTCAAAATGTTTTAGATGTGAATTGTGTCTATGACTTTGATTTGGTCACGGAAAATTATTTTGATATTGATGGTGTAACAAGTTCAAATGAAATCTACTTTAATAATAAAAGAATCCAAAATTATATTGAATCAGTTGGTAATAAAGTTGTTCTCATTGACGATATTTCTGATAAATTTTTACCAGTTATAAGAGAAAATAATGTAGACATTGATACTTTTAATAAATTTTTATATAGATTTAAAAAGTACACTATTCACATTTTTGATAGAAATGAACCTCAGGATTCTCAGTCTCTTTTGATTAATCTCTTGCACGATGACATCATTGTGTCAATAAATCAATATGTTGTAAATGATTCCATAAAGGAATTAGGAACATTCAACGCCGAGGTTAATGGTCTAAATATTAATCTTAAATTTTTCCCATTTGATATTTCTAATAAAGTCTACTCTGTGAATACTTTTTCATTCAATATCAGTGATTCTGATGATGAACTTGGTTCCATTTCTTTAGGTGATGTTGTACAAATTAATTCACACAAAACAGTTGGGGTTGGGACAAGTACTAATACAATATTAAGTATTCCAGATTCAAAATCTGCAGCAAAGGTTCTTATTGTATATTCCGATAAAGAAAATGGAAACTATTATTCTGATGAAATAAACTATGTTCATGATGGGACAAACGTAATTTATAATTCTTATGGTGGTTTAAATATGGGAAATCCTTCTGGTGTGGGATCATATAATATTTACCTAGAAAATTCAGAAGTTAAAATTGATGTAGAACCGAACAGCTCCGCACCGTATGAAGTAAATTCTTTGTCCATTGAAATCTCAGGTACAACATCTACTAGCACTAGTTCTTTTATTATTAGTGGAAATAAATTAGATAGTTCTTATGTTGGCGTGGCTACTACTTCAAAAACCCTGATTTATTCTTATGATAATGATTTTAAGGCAGGTTCGCATCAAATATTAATTCAAGATAATAATTCAAGTTCTATCAATTATACGGAATTATTAACCATGTTAAATAGTTCAAATCAAGAAATATATTCAGTGGAATTTGGTGATCTAAATATACAAAATTCAATAGGACAATTGGAAGTAGAATATTCAAATGTCAATGGCGATTTAGAAATATATTTTACCCCCTTTAGTAGTTCTGATTATGAAGTTAGGGTTTTTAGTAATTTAATTTCACGATTTAGAAGATCCGATACATTAATTCCATGAGCAATATTTCCTTTTCTTCTGGTTATGGTGAATATGTTAGCGGTGAGTTCTCTGGTGGGACTGCGTTTGAACTTAAATCAAACGATAGATTTATTTTTTCTAGAGAATTTCTTGGAAATTCTTCATCATTTATAAATTTGACAGAAGATTGGTTCATCTTTACTCAACACAATTTTATAACCGGGGAAGAGCTGATTTATAAATCAGACATTTCACCAATTAAAATCATTCCCACTGTAATTTCTGGTATAACAACTGATATTCTACCATCTAAACTTTATGCAGTGAAAGTTGATGTTTCAACCATAAGAGTATCCGCAACAAAAGAAGATTCTCTTCTGGCCGAACCAATTTATCTTGATTTAGATGATTACGGATCTGGCAATCACTCAATATCATCTAAAGATCCAAATAAAAATACAATTATTACACTCAACAATATTATTCAAGATCCTATCGTATCAACAGCAATTACTTCCTTTATTTTGGAATCAATAAATGATTCTGATCTATCAGTTCCTGTAAATAATCCCAATATTTTTAAAGGCGGTGAGTTATTTAAAATTGACGATGAATATTTTAGAGTTCTTTCAGTTGGAGTAGGGACAACTAATAATCTATTTTTTGAAAGGGAGCTTCTAGGGACTGTTGGGGTTTCCCACACTTCAAATTCTGTTGTAACAAAAGTTAAAGGGAATTATAATATTGTAGATAGCTTTATTCATTTTACATATCCGCCCTATGGTAATTTCTTTGATTTAGAAAATGGTCTAACTAATGGATCTACTTTCAGTGGAAGGGTTTTTTTGAGATCTGGAATAAAAAATACCGATAAGGGACCTTATGATACCAATTACATCTTTGATGATATTTCACAACAGTTTGATGGACTGACTAAAAGTTTTAATCTTAAAGTAAATGAAAGTGATGTCACTGGAATTTCTACAGACAATACAATTCTCACAATTAATGATGTATTCCAACCACCCTCTAGATTAACTGGCAACCCTATTCAGGGGGCCTATGTTTTAGAAGAAAATGTTGGAGTCACTTCCATTACATTTACAGGCAACACAAATTTTGCAGAATATGACGTTAATTTGACTGAACTCCCTAGAGGAGGTATCATTTTTTCTGTTGCTTCTACTGAAGGATTCGGTTATCAGCCTCTGATTTCTGCAGGTGGTACTGCAATCGTTTCCGCTGCAGGGACAATTCGATCAATCTCAATTGGTTATAGTGGTTCTGGTTATCGAAGTGGTATTCAGACAGTCAACGTTGGGGTTGGTTATAGTAACGTAGTCGGAGTAGATCTAGAAATTATCGGGACTGCGACCATTTCAAGTGGTGGAATCACAACAGTTGTAATTAGTAATCCAGGTTCTGGTTACACTTCTACAAACCCTCCAAGTGTTTATTTTGATGCGCCTCTAACATATTCAAATATTCCTTTGATTTATTCATCGGGATCTTCTGGAGTTGGAACGGAAGCAAGAATTAACATAGTAGTGGGACAGGGCTCTAGTGTTATCGATTTTACCTTAGATAATTTTGGTTATGGTTATCAGGGAGGAGATATATTAACTATTGCTGGAATTCCAACTACTAGCAGCGCAAACTTCAAAGAATTTAAAATCACCGTTGATAAAATCTTTAATGATGATTCTACAGTTAGAACAATTGGAGAGTTGATTATTTTTGACCCAATAGATAATCAGTTTAATGGAAGAAGAAGAGCATTTTCTCTAAGATTAAATGGACAGCAAACTGCCATTCTTGCTAAAGTTGGATCTGATTTAAATGTAGAAAACTCTCTTCTGGTTTTTATCGATACAGTACTACAAGTTCCAAGAGAGTCTTATGAATTTGATGGTGGTAGTATTTTAACATTTAAAGAACCACCAAGAATTGGTTCAAAATCTACAATTCTGTTTTATGGTGGAACTGATAATGTAGATACTGAACTCAGAGAAGTGATTGAGACCGTTAAAATTGGGGACACTCTTACTATATTTGATAATGTAGATCGATTTAGAGATCAAAATTCAAGAACTGTCCAAGACATTATTTCTGCGGATACCGCAAGAACTAATATTTATAATAGACAAGGAATTTCAGTAGATGATGAAGTTCGTCCTGTTGAATGGTGCCCTCAAAATGTTGATAAATTTATCTCTGGAATTCTAGTTACCAAAGACAGGATAATCTATGAATCACTAATCTATCCAACCGCATTTGCAATTTCTGGTATTGGTAGCACTTCTAGTGAAATATTCGTTGATAATGTCAAAACATTTTTTGATAATGCAAATGAATCTCCTGTAACGAACAACATACGAATAATCTCTCAAGCAGTACAGGAACAATGTTTATTGTCGGCTGTTGTTTCTGTCGCTGGAACAATTTCATCAATTAATATTGATAAACCAGGATTTGGGTATTTCTCGACCCCACAAGTTTCAATTTCACCTCCAGTTGGATTGGGGACAACTGCGATGGCAACTGCAACAGCTCAAATAAATTCTAGTGGAATTGTCACTTCAGTGAATATAATTAATTCAGGGTTTGGTTATACTTCAACTTCCCCTGTTTATGTTATTGTAGAATCACCAAGACAGATAATTGAAATTGCAGAAGAAGTCTCTTATCAAGGAGATTTTGGTATTATTTCTGGAATTGGAACTACTACAGGATCTATCATATTTGATCTTTATATTCCAAAAGAATCCTATCTAAGAAATTCGACCATCAATCAAGTTGGAGCCGGAATTTCTGGTTCAAGTGGAATTTCTACTGGTTATTATTTCTATGTGAGCAATACTTCTGTTGGTTCCACTATTTCTTCATTGGATTCTGGAAATAACGTAATAGGTATTTCTACTCAGTTTATAGACAATGTTTATCAGGTAGTTTCTACCACAACAAAGCAAAAAGTTGTAATTGGTGTTGGACTAACAACAGTGAGTGAGGTCGTTGTTAAGGTCAATAATAACTCTTCTCTTGTTGGGGTGGCTGGAAGTGGATATTATGGTGATTATAGTTGGGGAAGAATATATAATGTATCTAAATCTGGATCTAGCGAATTTGATTACTATGCACCAGGAATTACCACTTCTACAGTAATTCAGAGGCTTAATCCTCTAAAATACCTTGATTATTTGGTCTAAATAGCTAATAAAAATCATAACCAATGTCTGCAATTATAACTGATAATCTAAGAATTCTGAGAGCCAAACAGTTTGTTGAAACTGCCGCAACTACAAACTACTACAGTTTTATTGGGCTTCCTAATCCTTCTGATTATTATGCTGACTGGAATATTTCCCCATTGGCGCCTAAGGATAGTTTTGAGCAAGAATCCGACTATTGGGATACAATGATTGCTCTAAAGAAGATTTTTTCAACTGATGTTCGCCAGGCAGTCAGAAAAATTAGATGGGAAAGTGGAATTACTTATGATATGTATCGTCATGATGTAAGTCGAACAAAAACCACTATTCCTTCTGGAGCGACTAGTTTATATTCCTCTAATTATTATGTTGTAAATAGTAACTATCAGGTTTATATTTGTTTAAACAATGGGATTTCACCAGAAAATCCAGGTGGGAGGCAATCTCAGTTTGAACCAAAATTTACAGATCTAGAACCTAGAGCAGTCGGAACCGGAGTAGATGGTTATATTTGGAAGTATCTTTACACTTTAAGTGCAACTGATATTATTCGTTTTGATAGTATAAACTTCATTCCAACCCCACAAAATTGGGGGGAGGATGAGCAGTCGTTTTTAATTAAGAATAATGCGGAGAATAGTGGTCAAATCAAAATTTGTACTGTTACAAATAGAGGTGATTACAGTAATGTTTCAGGAATCCGGAACCGAGTTTTCCGAAATGTTCCAATAAAAGGTGATGGCTCTGGGGGTCTAGTCACAATCACGTTTAACAATAATGCTCAGGTAGAAAATGTCTTCGTAGCGAATGGTGGACAAAATTATACTTATGGGCGAATTGACATTCAGGCTGGGGGACTCCCAAATCCAACGACTCTACCACAATTTGATGTGATTATTCCACCAAAAGGGGGACATGGTTTTGATATTTATAATGAACTAGGAGCATTTTATGTTTCAGTTTATTCTAGAATTGAAAATGATTTTGATAACCCGGATTTTATCACTGGAAATGAAATCGCCAGGATTGGTATAGTAGAAAATCCTCTTAGATTTGATTCCTCGGAGGTTCTCACAGATGATAAAGTAAGTGCTCTCAATGCAATTAAACTTGTTGGAATTACAAATCAGAGTGATTATCAATCAGCAACCTTCATCTCAGATTCCTTTATCACCCAGACGGTTGGTCTAGGTGTCACGGCTGTTGGAAGAGTGGTATCTTATGATAGAAACACTGGAGTTCTTAAGTATTGGCAAGACAAAACACTAGCCGGATTTACTACAGCAGGAATTCAAACATCAGCGACATATGGATTTAATCTAGAAAAATTTACTGCAACTCCGGCAACCGGTGGCAGTGTCACAATTTCTGGTGGAAGTATTGATTTAAATATTGATACCTCTTTCGGTTCTATTGCAAATCCTGGCATAACAACCACCATAAATAATAGGACATATAGATTAGGTCAATCATTCATTAATGGCCTGGCAAATCCAGAGGTCAAAAAACATTCTGGATCTGTCATTTATGTTGATAATAGACCGGCTATTACAAGATCTCAGAATCAAAAAGAAGACATTAAGGTAATTCTACAGTTTTAATCATGCCACAGGAAACCAATCTAAACGTATCTCCATATTTTGATGATTTTGATGCGGATAAGAATTACTACAAGGTTCTATTTAAACCAACTCAACCTGTTCAGGCAAGAGAATTAAATAGTCTCCAATCTATTCTACAAAATCAAGTAGAGCAGTTTGGGAATCATATTTTTAAAGAAGGATCCGTTGTAATCCCAGGTCAGCTTTCAATTGATAATCCATTTCATGCGGTGGAAATTGAGCCCCAATTCAATGGAATTCCAGTTTCTGCATATTTTAATGAAATTCTAGGAAAAACAATCCGAGGATCTCTAAGTGGAGTCAGTGCAAAGGTTGTTTATGTTTTAGATCAAAGACTATCAGAAAGAAATAATTATACTCTTTACGTTCAATATCTAGAAAGCGGTGGGCCAAACTTTGAAAACAAGGTTTTCCTAGATGGTGAATCAATAATCACAGAAAATTCAATTACATATTCCGGAATCACCATTCAGGCTGGTCAAGAAATTGTCACAACAATTGCGGCAAATTCAACCTCAGATGGTTCGGCTGTAAATGTCGCCTCTGGTGTTTATTTTGTAAGGGGGGTTTTTGCAAGAGTAAATTCGCAGCGAATTCTTCTTGATCAATATGGAACTCAGCCATCTTACAGAGTTGGCTTCAATATTATTGAAAGAGTGGTAAATGCTCTAGAAGATGAAAGTCTTTATGATAATTCTCAAGGTTTTTCTAATTATGCGGCTCCAGGTGCTGATAGATTTCAAATTGAACTAGAACTTAAAAAATATAATATAAATGATAATCCGGATAATTTTGTTGAAATTCTTCGGGTAATTAATGGTCAGCCTCAGTTTTTTGAAAGAAATGCTCAATATAGTCTTATCAGGGATGAGCTTGCAAGAAGAACTGCTGAAACTAATGGTGACTATTATGTAAGGCCATTTACGCTATTCGTAAGAGATTCCCTGAATGATAGGACCTTAACAAATGGTATCTATTTTGAGGAACAAAGAACCGTAAATGGAAATACACCATCAGAAGATGTGATGGTGTATGAAATTGGCCCAGGAAAGGCCTATGTTAATGGTTATGACGTTGAAACAATTTCCCCTAGACTCTTAGAAGTTCCTAAGACGAGGGAAACAAAAACGCTAGAGAGGCAGGTTATTCCATATAATGCTGGTCAATTGATCGCTCTCAACAATGTTTATGGGGCTCCTTATATCGGGATTAAGACCGATACTACTGTTAGTTTGATTGATCGTAGACTTGGGACCAACAAATCAGTTGCGGTTGGTACTACTATTGGTGTGGCAAGAGTTTATGATTATGTTCCTGAAAGTTCATATTCTGACAATACAAGTATTCTTGATCTAAGACTATTCGATATTCAGACATTTACCAAAATTACTCTGACTACTGAAATCACACAGGCAACTCCTGCACTAATTAAAGGAAAACGGAGTAATGCTTCTGGATTCTTGTATCAAAATACATCAAATAGTAAAGAACTACTTCTTTATCAGGTCTCTGGTCAATTTTCAAATAACGAACCAATTACAATCAATGGAATTGATAATGGAAGACTTATTAGTAGTGTAGAGGATTATTCAACTTCTGATATTAAATCCATATATTCTACTTTTAGTGGGAACACTTTTAATGCGGATCTTGTTTTAGAAAATAAAATTCTTATTGCCCCATCTGGTTCTCTGTTTAATATTACTGCCGCATCGACTGGAATTTCAACAGTATCTTCAGGTCTAAGCACTGATTTTCTACGAACTATAAAGGCAGGAGATGTTGTCTCATACGCTGTTCAAAATCTTGATGATGTCGTTTATAACAGAATAGTATCAATTTCACCAACCGGAAGAAGTTTTACCATTACCGGAATAACAACTGTTCCGGGTATTTGTGATGGAAGACTTCCTTCTTCTAATGTTACAGTAACCAATATTGTAAAACTAACTTCTTCAATTTATTCTGAAAATTCTTCACTACTGACTCAATTAAACCGTTCTAATATCTCTTCTATCAGTCTAGACAATAGCGAAATTTTCCAAAGAAGAGTTTTTTCTAATCAGACTATTACTTCATCAACCATTCTTCTAACAATAACTGATGAGGATGTCTTTTTTGATGGTTTTGATGAGGATAAGTATCTTATTTCATATTCCGATGGGACCATAGAGCCACTGAGGCGGGATAAATTTAGTCCTGTTGGCAATTCTGGAAAGCAAGTGCAGTTTACAGGCCTTACCAAGGCATCTGGAACCGCAACAGTAATCGCAACCGTAAAAAATATTAAACCAAATTCTAAGGCAAAAACCTTAAATAAGGCAAATGTTCTTACTATTAGTAATTCTAAATTAACTTCTTCTGGTATTGGAACTACCACATTAAATGATGGTTTGACATATAGTCAGGTCTATGGAACCCGAGTACAAGATGATGAGATTTCACTTAATGTGCCAGATGTAGTTAGAGTTCTTGCGGTCTACGAATCATCTTCTACTTCTGATCCACAACTTCCGAAACTACAATTTGGATCGTTCAGCGGACAAACCAATAGTAACCAAGACTTGTTTATTGGGGAACAAATTACAGGAAAAACATCCGGAGCAGTTGGTTTAATTATCAACCGAATTGGAGTGGATGAGATTGAATATGTGTATCTCAACACTTTTAAATTTGCAGAAGACGAGATTATTACGTCAAAAGAATCCAAAATTCAAGCAACAGTTCTTTCAAGAACTTTAGGTGATAATAATGTCACTCAAAACTTTATTTTTGATGATGGGCAGAGAGAAACAATTCTAGATTATTCTAGAATTGTCAGAAAAAGGAATGTAATTGAACCATCAAAGAAATTAAAAATCGTCTTCCAAAATTACACTATTGATGCAAATGATACCGGAGAATTTGTATCAGTAAATAGTTACCAAAATGAAGATTTCAAACATAATATTCCTTATATTAATAATGTAAGATTAAGTGATTACATTGACCTGCGGCCAAGAGTTGCTCCATACTCTGCGAGTTCAAGATCTCCATTTGAGTTTATTTCAAGAAACTTTGCGGCTGATGGCCAATATTCAAACTATGTTCTTGCCCCAGAAAATAATCTAATTCTTTCATACTCCTATTATCTCCCAAGGATAGACGTAGTTTTTCTGAATCCTAATGGAACCTTTGAGGTTGTGCAGGGGACTCCTTCTGATACTCCACAACTTCCGGAATTCAAGGCAAATGCTTTTGATATTGCGGTCCTTAATATTCCCCCCTATGTCTATGATGTAAAGAATATTCTGGTCAATATGTCAGAACACAAGAGATATCGAATGGATGATATCTCTCTTCTTGAAGAAAGAATTAGCAGGGTTGAAGAATTTACTGTACTTTCTGTCCTAGAAAGTAAAACAGAGAACTTTGTTATTAAAGATGCTGAGACTGGACTAGACCGATTTAAATCTGGCTTCTTTGTTGATGATTTTAAGAATCATGCGTACCATGATCTTGAAAATCCAAATTTTAAATCTTCAATTGATAAAGAAAAGAAAATTTTAAGACCACTACACTATACAACATCCCTAGATTTGCAACTTGGATCTGAGGCCATTTCAGGTATAGGGCAAACATTTGATCCAAATGCTGACCAGAGTTTTGTAAGTGATCTTGGGTCTATTGGAATTAAAAAAACCGGAGATTTGATTACCCTTGATTATGATGAGGTTGTTTTCCACGAACAACAATTTGCCACAAAAACTGAAAGTGTTACCGCATTCCTTGTTCGATATTGGTCTGGTTTGTTAAATCTAAACCCTCCATTGGATACATGGGTTGATGAAAAGGCTATTACAACAAATAGTTTTAACAGAGTAAGATCGGTTAACCGCTTACCAAATGCTAATATAACGGTTGTTAATAATGTAACAGAAAATGATGTGGTCTTCCGAAAGGCCCCAAATTCTCAGGCCGGTATTCAACCATTTGATTGGATTGGAAATGCCCAGAAAAGATTAGCCCAAGGTGGAAAATTTGATGTTGCTGGAGCGGCATCTCAAGGTAGTAGAAGAGCACTTGTTATTGGTAAGAATTTTAGAGGAGAAACAAGAACTCTTGAAATTGTAAATGGCAATACTATTAGAATCGATGGTCTCCACTGGAGAACCGGGGATCTGGCTCTATTGACCAAATATGTTCCCGCAGATGTTGCAAATCAATTTATAAACAGAATGCAGGCTGGGGGATTTGCAGGAAGAGGTGGAGCACTGGAATTCACCCCACCAACAATCGCAGAAACCAGAAAGACTTCAACTACAACAAAGAGCACTTCCAATACTATTACCACCGTTACCCCAGAAAGAATAGTTGAGCGCGAGACTCAGACATCTTCACTGTCTCACTATACTGAGCCAGTAAGATACCTAAGAAACCGAAACATAGAATTTGTTTCTAAAGGTCTAAAACCAAGAACACGATTTTATCCATTCTTCCAGGGAGTAGATATCAGCAACTATGTAACTCCTAAGTTACTTGAAGTTGAAATGGTTTCTGGTAAGTTTGTTGTTGGTGAGACTGTTGTTTCTGATCCGACTTTTACCAGCCAAAATGTTTCATTTAGACTTTGTACTCCCAATCACAAAGAAGGTAGATTTAACAACCCAACTGAAACATTCAGGTTTAATCCTTATAATCAACAATCATTTGAACGATCATATAGTGAAACTTCTGCTGTTCTTAATGTAGATACTAGATCTATGGAACTTGCATCAGAGACTCGATTTTTTGGGCAGGTTGCTCCAAGAATGAGAATTATTGGAAGAACCTCCGGTGCAGTTGCTACCATTCGACGAATTAGACTTCTTTCTGACAATAGCGGAACCCTAATTGGTTCGTTTAATGTTCCTGATCCAAATGTAAGAGGAAATCCCCGTTGGATTAATGGTGAAAATAATTTTATATTAATTGATACTCCTTCACTTGATCAAATAAAATTAGTCGAATTTATTCCTAATTCAAGAATCAATGAAAGTAGTGCCGAGGCTGAATTTACTTCTAGTGCTATAACTAATATTGCAGAGACAAATATTCTCACTACAAGAAACATTAAAATTATTCCACCAAGAAATATTAATACAACAACTATTACTAATGTAACAACCAATACAACGACAGTTTCTCAAAATGTTGTCCCTAGTTCTGTTCAAATTCAACAACCTTATGATCCTCTGGCCCAATCATTCTATGTGTTTGAAGATACAGGTGTATTCCTAACTTCTGTTGATGTCTATTTTGAAACTAGTGATTCGGATAATGTTCCAGTAACTCTTCAAATTAGACCACTTCTTGCTGGGGTTCCTAGTAATATTGTAGTACCTTTCTCTGAGGTTACTCTTACTCCGGATCAGATTAATCTTTCTATTAATGGTTCAGTTCCAACCAAATTTACATTCCCATCTCCTGTTTATTTACAAGGTCCTCAACAACAAACAGTAAGACAGGCGCCAATTGCAAGCGAATCTTCAGCAGAATATGCAATTGTTTTGATTTCAAACAGCCCAAATTATAGGGTATTTGTTACTGAGCTTGGTCAAAATGATATTCAAAGTAGAATTAGAATAACCAAACAGCCTACACTGGGAAGTATGTTTAAGTCCCAGAATGGAACTGTGTGGACACCCTCTCAATTGGAGGATCTAAAATACAAAATTTATAGGGCACAGTTTAAAAATGAAGGTATTTTAAAATTCTTTAATCCAAAACTTGATATTGGAAATGGTAAGAAAACCGTCACCGGCCCTAATCAATTTGAATTCCTATCAAAGAGAATTATTGTTGGTCTAGGTTCAACTGGTTATTCTTCTGCGGTTCAAGAAGGTGTCACTATTACTCAGGGTAGTGCTTCGGCTACTCTAATTGGAATTTCTGGTAGAATCACAACTGGCGCAGGAGCCGGAACAACCATAAGCAATGTTGGTTTTGGTTATACTAATGGGACCTTTACTAATGTTAATCTGGTTACAGAGACTGGATTTGGTCTAGGTGCAGTTGCAACTGTTGGTGTAGCTAATAGTGTTATTGGTTCTATTAATATTACTAATGGTGGGATTGGTTATAAGGTGGGCGATTCTCTTCTGATTCCACCTCTTGGACAAGGCCTAGGAATTAATGGTCGAATTACCGTTACCAATATTGCATCGCCTAACACATTTGTTCTCGATGAAGTACAAGGAACCTTTAATGTTGGGGTATCAACGGTCAACTTTATAAATTCTTCTGGAATATCAAGTGCAATTGGAGCAGGTATTACAGTAACTTCCATTACCGAGGATCAATTCTTTGATGGTCTTCATATGAAGGTCTATCAACAAAATCATGGTATGCATTCATTTGAAAATTATGTAGAAATTAATGATTTTAGACCACTTAATTCTGGTACTAATTCTACAACATCATCTGAAATTACATCAACCCAAAATACAATTCCACTTCAATCATCAGCTGGATTCAATATTTTTGAAGGGGTGACAGTAAGTCCAATAAATCCTGGTTATGCAATTATCGGTAATGAGGTCATCAGATACACTGCAATTTCCGGGAATACATTAACTGGTGTTACAAGAGCAGTTGATGGAACTCAGGCAATTGCATATGCGAATAATACTTTTGTTTATAAGTATGAATTTAATGGAGTATCACTGAGAAGAATTAATAAAATTCACAATTTTGCGGAAGTAGATTCAGCCAATACTGGAAAATTCCCGATTGATTTGAATAGTTACTTCATTAAGATTGACATGAGTGATACCGATTTTGATGGAAAATCAATTGGAACTAACAGAGAAAACAATCTCTATTTCAGGCAGCATGTACAAGGTGGACAAACCGGAACTGTTATTTCTAATAACATCCAGTACGAATCAATTACTCCAAATATTGCAAGTATTATTCCGGCAAAAACAAATATTTCAACCAAAATTAGGACCTTCACTGGTTCTAGTGTTGGTGGAAATGAAAAGCCATTTATAGACAGAGGATTTGAAATTATTCCCCTTGATACGCAAACCTATTTCACAGAGCCAAAATTAATTTGCTCTTCTGTAAATGAAGAAAGATTTATTACTAACTCTCCTGGAAATAGATCATTGTCTTTTGAAATGCTATTTACAACCGATGATACTAGGGTTTCTCCGGTTGTTGATACAATTAATACCTCTGTTGCTCTAACATCAAACTTGATTAATAATTCAAATGGAATTGGCGAATTAGCAACGTATTCAACCGATACTTTAGTGAGAGGAGATAATGATTCTCACGAGGCTATCTACATTTCAAAACCAACTCGTCTGAAAATCCCCGCCAATGCGATCAAGGTGATCTTAAGTGCAAGTCGCAATGATTTAAATGATGTTCGGGTTCTTTATCAAATTTTCCGAGATGATGAATCCAATGTTAATCCTTCCTTTGAACTATTTCCTGGTTATAAAAATTATGTAGTCGATGGGTTTGGAATTAAGAGAGTTATTGATGTTTCTAAGAATGATGGATCTTCAGATTCGTTTGTCAAAGAAACTTCAGATAGAACATTTAAGGATTATGAATATTCAGTGGATGATCTTCCTGATTTCAATGCATTTGCCATCAAAATTGTCATGGCAAGTAGTAACCAGGCGACACCCCCTCTGATTCGCCAACTCAGGGCAATCGCAACCATTAAACCGAGGATTTAATTATGTCTTATATCAAGGTAAAGGATAATGAACATCTTCTAAGAGATGTAGATTCTAATGGTATTATTAATAACAATACCGAAGAATATAAAAATTATGTTAATGCCTACATCAGGCAGATGAGTTCAAAGGCCAGAATAGAAGAATTGCAAAGTCAGGTTGATGATATTAGAAGTGATGTTAAAGAAATCAAAGAACTAATTTTAAAACTATTAAATAGTTAAAAAAAATGGCAAAACCATCTTCTAGACAAGAACTTGTAGATTATTGCAAAAGAAAACTGGGAGCACCGGTTTTGGAAATAAATGTTGCTGAAGAGCAAATTGATGATCTGGTTGATGATGCAGTTCAATTCTTCCAAGAAAGACACTTTGATGGAGTTTCTCAGACTATTCTAAAATATGAGATAACCCAAGAAGATATTGACCGCGCCAGAGGAAGAACCGGAGAAGGTACATACACCCAAGTTGGTATTGCAAAAACCTATACATATAAAGAAAATTCCAATTATATTGAAATTCCAGATCATATTATAGGTATTAATAAGGTCTTTAAATTATTTGGAAGTCAGAGTCTTGGTTATGGAATGTTCAATTTTAAATATCAACTGTTTCTTAATGACATTTATTACTGGGGATCTACTGATATTTTAACCTATTTTATGACCAAGAGATATCTTGAAGACATGGACTGGATTTTAAGTCCAGATGCTATGGTTAGATTTAATAAAAGAGACTCTAAACTTTATATCGATGTTGACTGGGCAACGGTTTCTCCTGGAAATATTTTACTTATTGATTGTTATAGAGTCCTGGATCCAACTGATTCAACAAAAGTATGGAATGATAGTTTTCTTAAACCATACTTAACGGCCCTCATAAAAAGGCAATGGGGACAGAATCTTATTAAGTTTAGAGGTGTAAAACTTCCTGGTGGGGTTGAATTAAATGGTCGGGAAATTTATGATGATGCCCAAAGAGAAATTGATATAATTATTGAACGCATGAGTTCCTCGTATGAGATGCCATGTTTCGATTTAGTTGGATAATTTATGTTTTATAAATCTCTTTATTCTTTAGTCTCTCAGTAGTTTACCTAAATTAAGAATTCAGTAAAAAATGTTAAATCCATTCTTTCTTCAGGGCTCAAAAACCGAGCAGGGTCTCATAAACGACCTAATAAAAGAAACGATCCAAATTCACGGGATAGATATTTATTATCTTCCTAGAGAATATGTCACAAAAAGAACTGTAATTAGAGAGGTTATAGAATCTAAATTTTCTTCTGCATATCCAATCGAGGCCTATATTGACACCTATGAAGGTTATGAAGGAGCCGGGGTTCTTCTCAGTAAGTTTGGAATTCAGCCTAATACGGACCTAAATTTAATTATTTCAAAAGAAAGATACGAAACCTATATTACTCCACTTTCAAAGACTAATCCAAAAATACCACTCCCAGAAAGACCAAAAGAGGGCGATTTGATTTGGTTTCCATTAGGAGATAGATTATTTGAAATTAAATTTGTTGAACATGAGACCCCATTTTATCAGTTACAGAAAAATTATGTTTACAACCTAAGGTGTGAACTCTTTAGGTATCAAGATGAAATTATTGATACTGGATTTATCAATATTGACGATAATATAAAGGATTCTGGATTCATTGAGGTTTATACAATGATTGGAATTGGATCCCAAGCATCTGCATCGGCAACTATTGTAAATGGTGGAGTTCGGTTTGTAACAATTACAAATAGAGGGGATGGGTATTCTTCCGCTCCTCTGGTTGTATTCGGGGATCCTCCACCGGGAGGTCAAACAACAACTGGTATTGCAACCATGATTTCTGGTATTGTTGATCTTTGTGAACCTGACGAAACTTTACAGAGAGTTCAGGGAGTTCAAATTACAAATGCCGGGTTTGGTTACACTGTTGCGCCTAGAGTAACTTTTATTGGTGGGGGTGGTGCCGGAGCCGAAGGATTTGCAACAATTGGCGATGGTATTGTTGGAATTGTAACAATCATCAATGGTGGATCTGGATACTCTTCCTCCCCACTAGTTACTTTTGTCGGAGCCGCAACAAGTACTGCTTCTGCAACTTCAGTATTGAATAATGGAGTTGTTTCACAAATACTTGTAAGCCATGCTGGTCTTGGCTATACCACAATTCCACAAGTTGTAATAGGGTCTCCATTTAGTTCTGGTTTTGGAACCTACATTTTCAATGAGGAAGTAGTTGGAAGTGCCTCCAGTATGACAGCAAGGGTCAGAGACTGGAACGCAACTACTTTACAGCTCCAGCTTGGAAATTCATCTGGAGAATTTTTACCAGGAGAATTAATTGTTGGTCAAGAATCTGGCGCATCTTATCAGATCCGCCAGTCTCCAGAATTGTTGACAGTAGATGAGAGAGAAGAGCAAGGATTAATTGTTGATAAATATAAACAAAATGACGATATTCAAATTGCGGCAAATGAAATTCTAGATTTTAGTGAAAGAAACCCCTTTGGTACACCATAATGTTTGAGCACTTTTATTACGAGGCCATAAGAAAAACTGTAATTGCTTTTGGCACTCTATTTAATAATATCTATATAAAGCACAAAAATGATGAAGGAAATGTTGTATCAACTCAAAGGGTTCCCTTTGCTTATGGTCCCACCCAAAAATTTCTGGCAAGGCTTGAGCAATCGCCCGATTTAAGTAAGCCAATTCAAATTACAACCCCAAGAATGTCAATGGAGATTGTTGGGCTTTCTTATGATTCCCAACGAAAAGGAAATACCATGAGGGGATTTACCGCAAAAGATGAACAAGATAAGCCAAGAAAATCATATCTCCCGGTTCCCTATAATGTAAATTTTGAATTAAGTATTTTTACTAAGTTAGAGGATGATATGTTTCAAATTGTGGAACAAATTCTTCCTTATTTTCAACCACATTATACAATTACAATCGTTGCAATAGAAGAAATTCAAGAGAAAAAAGATATTAAGTTTAATCTTGATAATATCTCAATTACTGATAATTATGAAGGAAACTTTGAGGATAGAAGGGCTCTTATCTGGACTTTGAAGTTCACCGCAAAGACCTATATGTTTCTTCCAGTCTCTTCGGACTCGATTGAATCCAGTATTATTAATAGAGTTTCTATTGGATTTGCTGCTGGAAGTGATTCTTCTACTATTTCTAATGATATCAGAATTGCAGTAACACCAAGAGCAACTCAAAATTATACAGGAACGGTGGTTACTAAAGTTTCTAAAGATGTTTTGTCTGGTGATCAGTTTATTGATGTAGAGGAATCTGTAAATCTTACAAAAGATACTCTTATTCAAATTAATAATGAGACTCTTTATATCGAAGAAATTACAGGGACAACAATTAGAGTTCAAAGAGGAATTTTTGATACAAAACCCCAATTACATGTTCTTGGCTCCGATTTGTTAAATATAACTACAGTAGATAACATACTCATTCCCCCGAATTCTAATTTTGGATTTCTCTCTGTTTTTAATTAATTATGACAACTAAAAAATTCCAGGCTCTTAATGACACTTTTGAAATTGAAAGCGAGGTTGTTTCAACAGAAATTGAAAAGGTAGAACCCAAGTCAATAGTCAAGGGTTCTTCTGATATTACAGTAGACTATGAGTATTCTAGGGCCACATTAATGTCCCTAGTCGAAAAGGGACAAGAAGCGATTAATAGTGTTTTAGAATTAGCACAAGAAACTGATTCGGCAAGATCTTTTGAAGTGGTTGGACAATTAATCAAAACTGTTGCGGATGCTACAGAAAAACTTATGGAAAACCAGAAGAAACTTCGTGATCTTGAAGAGGAGAAAACTTCTGGCAATGTAACCAATAATGCACTTTTTGTTGGAACAACAAGTGAAGTATTGAATTTATTAAAAAATGAATTGAAAATTAAGCCTAATAAAACCATAAATAATAAGAAGAACAAGGATCAACAATGAAAAATCTTTCAGAAGACCATAAAGAAATTCAGTCAGGAAAAAAATTAGATGATGAAGGGTATATGGTTAAAGTGGAGATGGATAAAATAGAGCAATCTTTAGAAAAACTTCGGAAGATTATTAAAAAACCGGATATGCAACTTCCAGCCTGGGTCCAGATGAAACTCACAAAATCGAGTGATTATTTGGATATTATTGCTGATTATTTGGCTTCTGATGTAAAAATGGAAGAGAATACTTCATTCACTATTAATAAAGAAAAGCATGAAAAAGTAAAATCTAGCGCAAACAGGACAAAAAAAATAGAAGGACTAACACGATCTCCAAATCCTAATGAAGCTAAAGTGGCCAAAGGAAAATTGGGAACTCAACTTCCACCGATTGTCAAAGAAGAAACATCTCTTGTAGATAAAATCCTTTCTGAAATGCTAGGCGATAAGCCTGGAATAGATATCAAGAAAACAAAATCCTTAGATAAAATTGCAAAAAAACATAAAGTATCTGTTGAATACCTTGAAAAGCAATTAAAAAAAGGAATCAAAATTGAAATGGAGCACACCACTGATAAGGGGGAGGCCGAAATTATTGCTCTTCATCACTTAGAAGAAATTCCTGATTATTATACCCATCTCAATAAGATGGAAAAAAGTGTTGAGATGGAAGAGGCTAAGAAATACATGACCAAAGATGAGGATCCTTGTTGGAAAGGTTATGAAATGGTCGGATTTAAAAAGAAAAGGGGTAAAAAAGTTCCTAATTGTGTTCCGGTGAGTGAAGCGACAACTCGCCTTCCAATGCAAACTGGTCAGCTTCTTAGAGTTTTGGTCAATTGGCGAGGAAAGCATCTATCGGTTCAAATGTTCTTCCCACAACTTGGAACTCCAAAAAGAAATGAGATTGCTTATGTGGTAAATCAGATTTATCCAGAAGCTAGAGTAATTTCTTATGTTCCTTGTGAGATGGATTCTAGTACTCCGATTGTTCAGGTTAAGGAAGACTGGCAGAAAGTTAATAAAAAAGACAGAGTTGATGGAATGAGTCAGAAAGCCGTAAATACTTACCGTAGAGAAAATCCAGGTTCTAAATTACAAACTGCTGTTACAGAAAAAAATCCAACTGGTAAAAGAATGCAGAGAAGGACTAATTATTGCACAAGATCCAAAGGTCAGCAAGAAATGCATAATATTAGTTGCTCTAAAACTCCAGATAAACCAATTTGTAAAGCAAGACGCCGCTGGAATTGTAAAAATTAATTAATTATTATGTCTGATAAACATTATATGGGTAATCCGCTCTTAAAAAGAGCGAATGTTGCCAATGAGTTTTCTCAAGAACAATTATTTGAATTAGCAAAATGTGCGGTTGATCCAGTTTATTTTGCCAAAAATTACATAAAAATTGTTAACGTTGATGATGGCCTTGTACCATTTGATATGTGGCCTTTTCAAGAAAAGATGCTCAGAACTTTTCATGAGAACCGTTTTACCATTTGTAAACTACCTAGACAACCATTAGAAAATAATACCCCAATTCCAACACCAAATGGTTATACCAAAATTAAGGACCTAAAAATAGGGGATGTTGTTTATGATCTAAGTGGAAATAAAACAAAAGTAATAAACAAAGTAAGTTATAAAAACACAGAAAAGTGCTATAAATTATCCTTTAAAGGTCAACATTTTGAGGAAGATATTGTTTGTGACAAGGATCATTTCTGGCGAGTTTATATAAATGAAAAACCAATTGTATTAACTGCTGAGCAGATTTCTTGTATTAAAGAAAAAATCACTCTACAAAGAACAAAATTTAATACATTAGTAAATAATTGGAATGAAATTATTGAATTAAAATCAATAAAAGAAGTTAAACCAACTAGTGTTTCCTGTATTGAAGTAGAAAATAAAGATCACTCTTTTTTATGTGGAAAGAATTTTATTCCAACTATTAATTCTGGGAAAAGCACTACTAGCGTTTCTTTCCTACTTCATTATGCTATTTTTAATGAAAAAGTATCCATAGCCATTCTTGCAAACAAAGCATCATCAGCAAAGGATATTCTCTCTAGGCTTCAAGTATCATTTGAAAATTTACCAAACTGGATGCAACCTGGAGTTAAGTCCTGGAATAAAACATCATTGGAATTAGATAATGGTTCTAAGATCATCACAGCCTCTACCTCAGCATCATCGGTTCGTGGTGGTTCTTATAATATTATTTTTCTAGACGAATTTGCTTTCGTTCCAAATAATATAGCTGTCAATTTTATGAATTCCGTGTATCCTACTATTTCTTCTGGTAAAGAAACTAAAGTTATCATATGCAGCACTCCCCAGGGATTAAATTATTTCTATAAAATGTGGGATGAGGCAATAAAAAAATTAAACGATTATGTTCCTCTTGAAATTAATTGGAATGATGTTCCTGGGAGAGATGAAAAATGGAAAATAAAAACCATCGCAAACTTGGGTGGTGGAGAAGTAGGGGCAAGAGCCTTTGATCAAGAATTTTCATGTTCTTTCCTGGGATCATCAAATACCCTGGTTTCAGCATCAAAACTGTCATCAATGACTCATAAATCCCCAATAAGATCTAAAAAAGGTCTGGATATTTATGAAGATCCCATAGAAGGCCATCAATATATGATTAATGTTGACGTAGCAAGAGGAGTTGATCTTGATTATTCTGTATTTACAGTTATTGACATAACGAAAATGTCTTATAAATTAGTAGCAAAATATAGAGACAATCAAATTAAACCAATTATGTTTCCATATATCATTAAAGATGCTGGTTTACATTATAATAAGGCATTTGTACTTTGTGAAACAAATGATGTGGGTGATCAGATCGCAACTGGACTTCATTATGATCTTGAGTATCCAAATCTATTGACTTGTTTTATTAAAGGAAGAAAGGGACAGGTTTTGGGGCAGGGATTTGGTGGAGACAGAGTTGATTATGGTGTAAAAATGTCCGCTAATGTGAAGAAAATCGGATCTCTCAATTTAAAAATGTTACTTGAATCAGATAAATTAATCATTGAAGATTATGACACGATCAGCGAACTCTTCACCTTTGTCCAAAAATCAAATACCTTTAAGGCCGAAGAAGGGAAAAATGACGACTTGGTTGATTGTCTTGTTACTTTTTCCTGGGCTTCCACCCAAGAATACTTCCGAGAAATCACTGATGACGATATAAGAAAAAGATTATTTAAAGAAAATGAAGAGCGTGAAGAAGATGACAGTATTTTACCAATAGGTTTTATAGAAACCGGAATAGAGCCCGAGACCTTTGTTGAAAAAGATTTACTCTGGAATGTAGTTTCTCCGGATGAACTTGTTTCTTTGTGGGATTATAGTTATTAAGCTCTCCTTTTTTCTAAATAATTAATAGCAAGTATATAAAGGGAGTACAAATGGCTACACCTCAATTATCTCCTGGGGTTCTAATTAGGGAAGTTGATCTCACAGTAGGTCGTGTTGACAATATTTTAGATAATATTGGCGCTATTGCTGGACCTTTTCCAATTGGTCCTGTCGAAGAAGCAGTAGACATCACCACAGAACAGGAACTTATCAACGTTTTTGGTAAACCAAAAAATGAAGACTCTCAATATGAATATTGGATTTCAGCATCCTCTTATCTATCTTATGGCGGTATTCTTAAAGTAGCCAGAGTTGATGACGACAATCTGGTTACTGCGAATGCAATTCGCAATGCTGCTGGTGTTTCTACTGCCGGAGAACCGACTCTAAAAATCAAAAACTTTGATGATTATGAACTAAATTATGATGATGATCTGGCCAACTACGTCTTTGCTGCCAAGACTCCTGGTACTTGGGCAAATGGCCTAAAAGTTTGTGTGATTGATGACAAAGCTGACCAAATTCTGACTGTAAACTCTTCTACCAGATCTGCCGCATCAGTTGGTTTTGGTGTAACAGTTGCTCTTACTAATCAGGTCATTGCCGGAGCCGGGTCAACTAGCCTCTTTAATGGCCACCTGAAGGGTATTATTACCGGAGTTGGGGCTTCCACTCTTGACGTAAAAATCACCTCGGTTGTTGCCTCTGGTACTACTGTAGATATCCCAGTAACTTATCAGCAAAGAAATCAGGCGGCTTCTATTCTGGCTGGCAATACCATTTCAGTTGTAAACAGCTCAGGTTCTGCTACCACTACTCATACTCTTGCTGCTAGTTCAGTAAAAGACTGGTATGATGAGCAATTCCTTGAGCTGGATAATAGCCGAATTCTATGGAGTTCTATTGCTCCTAAACCAACCACTACTCAGTTTGCCCTAGAGCGTAGTGCCAAAAATGATTCCATTCATGTTGCCATTGTTGACGATAGCGGTAGCGTAACCGGAATTCAAGGTAATCTGATAGAGAAGCATCTGTTCCTCTCCAAGGCATCTGATGCAATTTCTGCAGTAAATCCTGCGCAGAAGAATTTCTGGAAGATTTACATCGCCCAGTTCTCCAATTATGTTTATGCTGGCGATAACCCTTCAGACAATTCTAATCCAAATGAAGTAGTAGTACAAACTGGATTTGCCTCTGGTTTTACTGGTCTTTCCACTTCACAGGGTCAATGGAATCTTCCTGCCCAAGACAAGACCTTCAGCGCCCTAGGAAACGTTACTTACAATCTCTCTGGTGGTAAGAACTACACACCAACTGATGGCTACACCGCAACTCTGGGTGGTCTTGTTAGTGCATATCGCCTCTTCTCTAACCGAGATGAAATTGAGGTTGATTATCTAATTATGGGTCCTGGTCTTGGTAATAAATTTGAATCACAGGCAAAGGCCCAAGAACTGATTTCAATTGCGAATAATCGTAAGGATTGTATTGCAGTGATTTCTCCTCATCGGGGCGATGTAGTAGACATCAGTGACTCAAATCAGCAAACCGATGAGATTATTGAGTTCTTCTCCCCATTGAGTTCTTCTTCCTATGCTGTTTTTGATAGCGGTTATAAGTACACCTTTGATCGTTTCAATAACAAGTTCCGTTACATTCCTTGCAATGCTGACGTTGCAGGTCTAATGGTAAGAACCGCGATTGAACTTTATCCTTGGTTCTCTCCTGCTGGTCAGCAAAGAGGTATCCTAAACAATGCTATCAAACTGGCCTACAATCCAAACAAGGCCCAGAGAGATCGTTTGTATCCTCTACGGATCAATTCCATTGTAAACCAGCCTGGTATCGGGGCTCTTCTGTTTGGTGACAGAACTGCTCTTGGATTTGCCTCAGCATTTGATCGTATCAATGTCAGAAAGCTATTCCTTACTGTTGAAAAGGCTCTTGAAAGAACTGCTCAGGCTCAACTCTTTGAGCTGAATGATGCCATTACCAGAGCAAACTTTATCAATATTGTTGAGCCCTATCTAAGGGATGTTCAGGCAAAACGAGGTCTGATTGATTTCCGGGTGATCTGTGACGAAACTAATAACACTCCAGATGTTATTGATAATAATGAATTTAGAGCAGACATTTTCCTAAAGCCCACCAAGTCTATCAACTATGTAACTCTTACATTCGTTGCTACTAGAACTGGGGTTAGCTTTGAAGAAGTGACTGGACGAGTTTAATTATAAACCCATTAACTTAAGGAGGATTTTCTAAAATGTCTACTTTACGCACAATCAACGGTTTTAAATCAGCCCTAAAAGGTGGTGGTGCTCGCCCTAATCTGTTTGAGGTTGAAATTCCAAGTTTTCCAAATTCCCTTAGTGGTATTTGGGGAACAGAGGAAAAAACATCCTTTAAATTTCTTTGTGATGCAACCTCAATGCCAGCATCAAATATTGATCCAATCAATATTCCTTTCAGGGGTCGTATTATGAAAGTGGCCGGAGACCGTACTATTGATATCTGGTCAGTAACCGTAATCAACGATGAGGACTTCAGGCTCCGTTCTGCATTTGAACTCTGGGCTAATCTAATCAACAAACTTGAAAATGCAACTGGTGCTACTTCACCAAATGCTTATATGGTTGATGCCTTGGTCCATCAACTTGGTCGGGGTTCTACTAGTTTTTCTGATACTGCTAGTACTGCCCAAAATAATAGTTCTCTTACTCCACTAAGAACCTATAAAATGTATGATATTTGGCCTTCCAATGTATCAGCAATTGATCTATCTTATGGAACCAACAATGAAATCGAGCGGTTTACTGTCGATTTCCAAGTAAACTGGTGGGAAGCCGGTAGTCCAGCAGATCAGGCAAACAGGCCAATTAAGTAACCTAAATAGGGTGATCTTAAAATTTAAATTATGGCAAAGTTATTTGGTTTCTCAATTAATGATCGCACCGAATTAACCCCAAGTACAATCTCCCCCGTTCCTCAAAATGCCGAGGACGGGGCAGATTATTATCTAACGTCTGGGTTTTTTGGCTCTTATGTTGATATTGAGGGTGTTTATAGAAACGAATTTGAATTAATCAAACGTTATCGAGAAATGGCACTTCACCCAGAGGTGGACGAGGCCATTGAAGATATTGTAAATGAGGCAATTGTTTCTGATACTTATGACAGTCCGGTTCAGATTGAATTGTCTAATCTAAATGCTAGTGATGGTATTAAGACAAAAATCAGAGAGGAATTTAAACACGTTCTAAAACTTCTTGATTTTGATAAAAAATGTCATGAGATTTATAGAAATTGGTATGTTGATGGTAGACTTTATTACCATAAGGTTATTGATCTTAAAAAACCAGAACTAGGAATTCAAGAACTTCGGTATATTGACAGCCTGAAGATGAGGTATATCCGAAAGGCCAAGCAAGATAAGAGTAATAATAGAATTCTTCAGCACGATCCTAGAAATAGTGATCCAATGACTTATAAGTTCCCCGAAATGGAGGAATATTTTCTTTATAGTCCAAGACCATCTTATCCAAATTCTGGAACCAATATTTCTTCAGCAAGAAATGATAATGATGGTGAAATTAAACTAGCCAAAGATAGTGTAACTTTTTGTACTTCTGGTCTGATTGATCGCAATAAAAATATTACTCTTTCTTATCTCAATAAGGCAATTAAATCTCTTAATCAACTTAGAATGATTGAGGATAGTATTGTAATTTATCGAATGGTTAGAGGGACCGAGAGAAGAATTTTCTATATTGATGTGGGTAATATGCCCAAAGTCAAGGCCGAGCAGTATCTCAGAGAAACAATGATGAGATACCGAAATAAGATGAATTATAATATTGAAACCGGAGAAGTTTCAAACGACAGAAGATTCCAGAGTCTTATGGATGATTATTGGCTTCCAAGACGAGAAGGTGGAAGAGGAACTGAGGTAACTACTCTCCCTGGATCACAGAATCTTGGAGAACTAACTGACCTTAATTATTTCCAGAGAAAACTTTATAAGTCATTGAATGTTCCGTCCTCAAGAATTGATGGTGAAAGTGGTTTTAACCTAGGTAGGTCTTCAGAAATTCTCAGAGACGAAGTTAAGTTTTCAAAGTTTGTGGGGAGACTTAGAAAACGATTCTCTAGGTTGTTTGTGGACCTCCTAAGAACTCAATTGATTCTTAAGAATATTATTACTCCAGAAGATTGGGCCGAGATGAGTGAGCATATTCAATTTGATTTCCTTTATGATAATCATTTTGCAGAACTCAAAGAATCTGAGCTTCTCACCGAAAGACTGAATATGGTCTCAATGGCCGAGCCTTATATTGGAAGATTTTATTCCCAGGATTATGTTAGAAGGAAAGTTCTTAGACAGACTGATGAAGAAATTGTTGAACAAGATGCTCTGATTCAAAAGGAAATTGAGACCGGAGTTATCCCAGATCCTTCTATTCCTATTGATCCAGAAACCGGGCAGCCTCTCGCAGAACCACCACCAGAGGAAATTGAAGGTGATATGGGTAAGGTTCCAACAGAACCAGAAGTCAAAACAAAGGCAGTAGAAATGCCAAAAGGTGGCGACATCTAAATAGTAGCAGTTCATTATAAACAACCATGGAAGAACTAATTAATGCCATTATTGAGGATGAATCTCCTTCTGCTATCAGCGATGCAATCAAAAATATTCTTTCTGTCAAGGCAGTAGAAAAAATTGATGAATACCGGCCAGAAGTTGCTGCTAGTATGTTTAACGTAAATGAGTGATCTTTCAGATTTCTTTAAACTAGTATCTGAAGAAAAAAGAAAGGCCAAGGAGGAATTGGATGAATTAATATCCAATTCCTTTGAAGAATCTTTTGTTAAACCCCTAATCGAACAGAAATCTAGACCAAAAAAGAAGAAAAAAGAAGAGACATCTTTTGGTCAACCAACTCTCATTCAAAAATCCCTGGGGCTTCTTGCGGAACCAATTAAAACAAATAATTCTGATCCGTTAACTCCTCTTAATCAAAACTTTCTTACTCTAGAAGAATTCCAAAAGCACTATAAGATCTTTATTGATCGGGTTCAACAACAGCTCTCTACCCTAGGTGGAGGTGGTGAAACTAATCTGACTTTTATGGATGTTCCAATGACATCCGTAACTTCTTCTTTTTATCAAATAGTTCCACAAGACTATTATATTGGAGTAAATTTCTCAGGTGCAGTAACAATTGTACTTCCTAAAGCCGAAAGAGAGGGGAAGATTTTTGTTGTAAAGGACGAGTTAGGAGAAGCATCCAAAGGAACCAATCGATACATCACTATTTTACCATCAAGTTCAGATTTAATTGATGGAAGAGATCAGGCAATTCTTGCTTATAATTTTGGATCTCTTACCTTCATTTGGAGAAATAATTCTTGGAGAGTCATCTAAATGTCACACCTTTATGAACCATATAAACCTCAAGATGATGCTTTTGGTAGGGCAAGAGTTTCTGAGCCATTTACCCTAGGTGATTATAAACATCTTTATTCAATTGATCCAGATTTTATTGATGTTTATTCTGGAATCGGCGCCACATTGACTTTTAACGTCAACCAGGCAGCCGCGAATCTTCAATCTGGTATTTCTACTAATGGTTATACAATTCATCAGACAAAAAGATATCATCATTATATGCCAGGTAAATCTCAATTGATTTACTCCTCTTTTAACTTTGGACAACCTCAACAAAATGTAATCAAGAGGACCGGTTATTTTGATGATAGGGACGGAATTTATTTTGAACAGGATCAAAATGGAAATCTTAATTTTGTAATTCGTTCTTTTGTTAATGCCGGTATTGGTAATTCGGAAAGAAGAATTCCACAATCTCAATGGAACAAAGATCAACTTGATGGAAGTGGCGTCTCTGGATTTGATTTAGACATTACAAAAACTCAACTTTTCTTTACCGATTTTGAATGGCTTGGTGTTGGTAGAGTTCGTTGTGGATTTAGTCTTGATGGTAAGAATATTGTTGCACATGAATTTTATAATTCTAATAATGTTGATACCGTTTACATGTCAAATCCCAATCTCCCAGTAAGATGTGAAATTAGAAACACTGGAACTCAAGTTGGTGCTGGGGGGTCTTTTATCCAAATTTGCTCTACTGTGATGAGTGAGGGTGGTTATACAGAGGCTGGAAGAGAATTTTCTCATGCAACTTCTTTAAGATCTGTTGGTGTTGGATCAACAGTTCCTGTTCTGGCAATTAAACTTAAAAATTCTTTTAAAGGTTATCCAAATAGAGCTACGGTAAAATTAGAGGATATTTCAGTTTTTAGTGTTGGATCAAATATAAAGTATGAGGTAGTAAAAATTAATAGTGCCGTGGGTTTGAGTACAACCGGGACCTGGATTTCTGAACACCCCGAATCTGTTGTTGAATACAACCAAACTGCAACCGGAGTTGGAACAACTCTATTTGAGGATTTTATGAGTGGATATGCTTCTGGTGACAGTCAAAATGTAAATAAACCAGCCGCAACTTCTTCTAACATTCAATCTGGCCCCACATCAAAGAAAAATTTCTTGTCTCAGAATTATAATTCAACCAATTCTGAGATTTTTTCTGTAATAGTTACCAATATTGGTTCTAATTCAACAAATGTTGGTGTTTCTTTGAGGTGGAAAGAGATTTATTGACTAAATAGTTTTAATAAATAACTAAAGAAACCCCGTTAAAAATGTCGCTTCTTGATAAAAAATCCTCAGTAAAATTAAATTCTGGACAACTTGTTCAGGGAGTTGCTGTAGTTGATAGTGACGGAAATCAAGTTACTTCATTTGGGGGTAGTGGAGGTGGTTCTACAACTGTCGGGGTAGTAACAGTTTCTAATACCGTTTCTAATCCAGTTCCGGTTATTTCTGGATTAAATATTCCAAACCACAATAGAGTATCCCTTGCATATTCGGGATCTAATTTAGTTGGTGTTGCATACAGTTTTAATAATGTCGGTGTTGCTACTTTAACTCTTTCTTATGATGGGAGTAATAACCTTATTTCGGTCGTTAGGAGCTGATTTTTATGCAATATAAGTTCAACCCATTTACTGGAACCCTGGATGCGGCTGGCGGCGGCAACCCTGCTGGCAGTAGTGGCGACATTCAGCTAAACCTGGATGGCGCCTTCGGTGCTGTTTCCAGTTTTCGCTGGATTACTGGTGAATTGCAGGTTCCGGGTGACATCAAACTTGATGACGGCGGCGGCTTTACTACAACAATTCAGCAAGTAACGCCGACCAAGAACAACGTCATCTCATTCCCCGATCAGACGGGGACTGTGGCCTTGGTGGGCGGCTCTACTGGGCAGGTTCTCTACAACCTGAACGGTGCTCTTGCTGGCACTGACACTATCTTCAATGCCACGACTGGCACCCGGTTCACGCTGCCATTCGGCTACGGGATCGGCGCTGGAGGCACGCAGACCCAGGCTACCAGCAAGAGCACTGGGGTGACGCTGGACACCCGCTGCGGGCAGGTAACGATGAATGCGGCTGAGCTGACAGCCAACACGGCGGTGTCGTTCACGCTCACCAACAGCCAGATCACGGCGACCGACCTGATCATCATCAACCACGTTTCAGGCGGCACGACCGGGGCGTACATGTTCGGTGCCCGAGCGGCTGCTGGTTCGGCCACGATCACCGTGCGGAACGTGACTGCTGGGGCTCTGAGCGAAGCGGTTGTGATCGCTTTTGCAGTAGTAAAAGCCACTACTAACTGAGGAGATCACCACCCATGGCTTCATTCACTGTCGAGATTCCCGATTATCTGCTTCCGGCCCTGGTGGCAGAGTTCAGTCTGGTGCAGGGCAAGGTGCCTGCGGCAACGCCTGAGGAGTATTTCAAGGCGAGCGTGGTGGAAATCATCCGCCAGCGTGCCGAGATCTACAAAGTTGGGCCGTACTTCGTCGGTGCGGTTGACCCGCAGTTCAATCAGGACGGGACACCGTATGGCTGGGCGCCGCCGCCTGAGCGGCCTGCGGCACTCACTGTCGGTCAGACATGGATTGATGGCAGCGGGCAGGAGTGGACGGTGGTGCAGGCCATTAACCCTGACGGCACGTTTGCTGCAGATGATCCTGAAACGCCCGAGCGCGAGTCTCTGGCCTGGGTGCAGACGGATGGAGGTGGCGACGGATGACGTTGATATGGCGCCCAGGCTACATAACAACATTTGCTGATCCTGATGTTCAGTCGTATTTGACAAGGGTAGAGGAGGCCGATAATCAGGGATTGGAATACCCCGTGGCGGTGGCGATTGATGAGTTTATTAGGGGCTGCAAGGCTGATGGGATCTGGAGCGCTATCAAGGCGAGTTGCATCATGGCCGGCGCCCGCACGCTGGCCGGTGCGCTGGTGCCGCTGGTGGGGCCTGCGCCGACAAATATTGGTTTTGTGGCGGGGGATTACAACAGGAAGACGGGGTTGGTGGGGGGTGGCTCCGTTAAGGCGCTTAACAGCAATAGGGCTCGTAGTGCCGACCCGATCGACTCTTTCCACGCTTCCCTGTATTTAAGCACTACTGGCGGTAACGCTCTGTTTGGGTTGGCCAATGACGGCCAATTTGATCAAATGCTTGCCGTTAATAGCAGCACGGGCACTTCTTTTAGGGGCAGAATTGTAGCTATTGACAACAGGGTAACTGGCTTTGTTGGGGCCAGCAATACTGCCGCTGCCTTAACGGCAAGAGCGAACGGCACCAATTCAACCAATACAGGCGCAATGTACGGGGCTTTTGCTAACTCAGGCAAATACTATGTATTTGCCCGAAATACTGGAACAGGCGACGCTGATGGGGTCGTTAGTAGCGGCTCTCCTACTTTCAGCCGTCTCGCCTTCTACAGCATAGGCGAATCCCTAAACCTCGCCCTGCTGGATGCCCGCATCACCACCCTAATCAACAGATTCGCAGTCGTAATACCATGAGCCCAATTTACACTCCAGGAAAGTTAATACTTCGCCGGACGTATATTGGCCTGGACGACCCTGACGCTGCGGCATACATCACAGCGGTCGAGATTGCAGATGGTCAGCCCTTGGAGATTGAGGTTCGGGTGGCAGTTCATTCGTTTGTAAAAGGCTGCAAGGCGGATGGCATCTGGAGCGCGATCAAAGCCTCCTGCATCCTTGCCGGCGCCCGCACACTGGCCGGTGCGTTGGTGCCGCTGGTGGGGCCTGCGCCGACGAATTTTAATTTCGTGGCTGGTGACTACAACCGCAAGACGGGGTTGGTGGGGAATGGGAGTACGAAGTATCTGGACAGCGGCAGGAATAACAACGCTGATCCGCAAGATAGCAAGCATCTGGCAGTATTCAAATCAAGCAACGCAGGCAAGCTGGGGGGCCTCTTAGGCACTGCGTTGAACGCAAATGGTACATCATGGATTTTTGAAGGTTTTAGTGGAGGCAGCGATACCTATCGAGTCAATACAAACCCTTCAATCATACTCTCCCTAGGATCTTATCCTGACACGGGATTTATAGGCATTAACCGTTCGTCGTCGAGTAACTCAACGCGAAGGTATTCAGGGGCAACAATCTCTGATGCCAGCACCTCTCAAGCGCCATTAGCCGCAAATGCTCTGGTGTTTAGTGCCGCAGGCCAGCCAACCGACGCCCGCCTCGCCTTCTACTCCATCGGCGAATCCCTCAACCTCGCCCTGCTGGATGCCCGCATCACCACCCTAATCAACACGTTCGGAGCTGTTATCCCATGACCCATGTAATGAGCTATAGCAAACCAACCCCATTTTCCACTGCCTCTAACACTGCTGCGGAGGTAACACCATGAGTTGGCTTATTACTGCCAAGCAGTACATTCCCGCCGTAATTGGCGAGCCATTCGGTGGCGGCTTCTTCGCTGGCTATATCAGCCACACTGCTGATGGCAACCCCACTCATGCGCTGATCGTGGCGCCTAGGGCTACTGGGGCGACGGGAACGGGTTATACGTTGACGACGCAGAGGCAGTGGAAGACAACAGACACAGCGACTGCAGGAGCGAACAGCGTATTTAATGGGGCAGCAAACACCGCTGCCATAGTGACGGCAGGCATCGCCGATCATCCTGCCGCGCAGTTCTGTGTTGGCTTAAGCATTGGTGGATTCACTGATTGGTACTTACCAGCAGTGGCTGAACTAAATATAGCTTATTTCAACCTCAAGCCAAACACTAACTCAAACTTTACCGGTGCAGGATCTAACATATACGCCGTGCCAAGTCGCGGCAGTAATTTCACAGCAGGCAATCCGGCGCAAACGGCGCTAACAGCGTTTGTTAGCGGCGGGGAGCAATTCCAGTCGTCTGACCATTGGGCATCATCCGAAGCTAGTGCAACAAATGGCAATTACTATGGCTTCAACAGTGGGTTTCCAGGTAGCAGAGCAAAAACGACCTCAACCACGGCGGCGAACGTTCGCGCCTTCCGCCGCATCGCCCTCTAACCCCCCCCGTAGTATCCCTCGGCCTTGATGACCACCCTGCTTCAGATCCCCGAACGGATCAGGACCCCATGCCCTACCTGATCCGCTTCACCGCCGCCGTTGCACTGGTGGCCGGCCTGCTGAGTGCCGTGCCCCTGCTGGTGGCGCTGAGCGGTGCGATCGTCTGCGGCTGGGTGGTGTTTGACCTGGTGCAGCCGTAGGGGGCTGAGCTACAGCCCTGCGGCCATACTCATGAATATGGCGCTGGTTGAAATGCCTGAATTATAAACGACAGGCCCCTAAGGGGCCTTTTTAATGTCTATTTTTTCTAAATAGGTTTATACCCTAAATGAAATCATGGCTGCATTCAAAATAGTACAAGAAGTGAATTCACTTATTTTACCCCTGAGCGGTGTACAAACTAGTAATCCCATTTCTCTAAAAAGTGGATATTTAAGAATCAGGGCCGAATCTGATTGTTATCTTGAAGTTGGATATACACCAGTCGGTATTAATACAATATCTAGTCTTTGGATTGATAGGGCCGAAACCTTAGTCCTTAAAGAAAACATAGCATCACAAAGAGTGGTAGGTGTTATTACTGGAACTAATACACTAATCGACTTTCCACAAGGAACTGGTTCTCCAGTAGAGGTCAATGATTATGTGAGCCTTTCTGGGATTCAACCAGTTGGAATTAATACTAATTATGCAAGAGTATCAAATATTTATACATCATCCGGTGTTGGTGGATATTATTCTACTCGTATTGCATTGGACTGGAATACATCTTCTGTCACTGGAGTCATAACGGCTACTGATTCTGCAGAAATTAGGAAAGCCGTTAAGGTATCGGCTCTTGATGGTGGTTTTGGCCCCAACAAAGTTCATATTACAGAAATTCAAATCGCATCAGAGGCATAAAAATGAAACTAATCATCGAAGAAGCAGAATCAGTAAAATACATTACCGAAGAAATTAACGGTAAAAAGGCTCTTTGTATTGAAGGAAATTTTCTTATGGCCAATGAGCCAAATAGAAATAATCGAGTATATCCAATGAAAATTCTTAGAGATGCAGTGAATACCTATACTAAGAATTTTATTGAATCAAAAAGATCTCTAGGTGAACTTAATCATAATTCCATTCCAGGAGTAGATCTAACAAAAGTATCTCATATGATTACCTCTCTTAAAGAGAATGGTAATTATTTTTATGGTAAGGCCCGAATTCTAAACACCCCAATGGGTAAAATTGCTCAGGGTCTGATTGATGAGGGGGTAGTTCTTGGAGTTAGTTCACGGGCTCTGGGTAGTGTTAAACAAACTAACGAAGGATATTCCGTAGTTGGTCCGGATCTTGTTATTAATTGTGTGGACATTGTTCATGATCCTTCTGTTGGTGCCGCCGCATTTGTCAATGGCATTTATGAAGGAAAAGAATGGATTTATGACTCCGCAAAGCAAGAATATGTCGCAATGAATATTAAAAACAAGATTGAACGTGACGTAGTAAGCAAAAGATTGAGTGAAGAGCGTATGATTATGCATTTTGAGAACTACTTGAACATGCTCTGATGCTAAATAACTCTATTAAAGTGTCAACTTTTCTAAATAATAATAGATTAAATACAACTGTTAAGGAGACTTTTTAAATGGCTCGCAAGCAACAACTAGATGAAATGGAAGCAAAGAATCCCCAGTCTAAGACTGCGGTGAATGCAAATGCCAAGCCAGGCGATCCAATGCCCAAACTCACCACTGGTATTCCTGATGGTCAAACAGGCAGCTGGGAAGATCTTGGTGGCCCAACTCCAGAAAATGCCAAGCCTGATGACGACAGCGCAAAACTCAAGGATCCCGCTTCAAACATTAAGCGAGTTGCCGAGATTATTCGCGGTCGTAAAGGTTCACAAGAAGGTGATGTGGCAATGTCAAAAATGTCTCTTCCTGAAGAGGATGATCATGACGAAGAGGATCTCGTAACTGAGGAATCATGCGAAGATGATGAAGAAAAAGATGAAGATGAAGAAAAGCATGATAAGAAAAAGAAAAAAGAAGATGACGAAGATGAAGATGAAATGAAAGAAGACTTCGACATTGATAAAGATGTCGAGGCTCTTGTAGGTGGCGAAGATCTTTCCGAAGAATTCAAAGAAAAGGCCAAGACCATCTTTGAGGCCGCACTTCGTTCTAAAGTCTCCGAGATCAAAGAATCTCTAGAAGAGAGCTATACCCAGGCTCTTCAAGAAGAAGTTCAGGCTATTGCCGAAGAACTACAGGAACGTGCTGATTCCTACCTAGAATATGTTGCAGACGAGTGGATGCATGAGAATCAGCTAGTAATCACTCGCGGAATCAAGGAAGAACTCACCGAGTCATTCCTTGTCAATCTCAAGAATCTTTTTGAGCAACATTATGTGTCCATGCCTGATGAGAAATATGATGTTCTTGAGAACATGGTGACTAAACTAGATGAAATGGAAGATAAACTCAACGAGCAAATTGAGAAAAATATTCAACTTAGCAAGCGTCTCTGTGAGGCTGTTGCTGATGGAATCTTTGATGATGTTGCTGAGGGTCTAGCCGAAACTCAGAAAGAAAAGCTCGCTTCACTTGCCGAAAGTGTTGAGTTTGAAGGTGAAGATCTTTATCGTGAAAAACTAGAGACTCTACGGGAATCTTATTTCCCCGCGAATTATGTCTCTCCAATCGCTCACTCTGAAGTACTAACCGAAGATACCGAATTTGTTGCACCTGAGTCTTACTCAAATTCAATGGATCGTTATCTCAGAATGGCTTCAATGATAGCTAAAAATTGATTTCAATATTTAAATCAAACCCAAACTTTTAAACTCTAAAGAGGTAAACGCAAAATGCTTCAACTTAACGAAAGCCAATTGCAGGAAAAGTGGGCTCCGCTTCTGAACTTTGACGGCCTTGATCCCATCAAGGATGCTCATCGCAGAAAGATCACCGCTATCCTGCTAGAAAACGCCGAACATGATCTTCGGGAAACCAATTCTTTCAACAATGGACTTCTTCTAGAAAGTCCTACTATTGCTAATGCCCCTGGTGCATCTGGTGGTTTTAGCGGCTCAGCCGATGCTGCTGGTCCAGTAGCCGGTTTTGACCCAATTCTAATCAGCATGATTCGTCGTGCTATGCCTAATCTTGTGGCCTATGATCTGGCTGGTGTACAGCCCATGACTGGTCCTACTGGTCTAATCTTCGCCATGCGCTCTCGCTATGAAGGCCAAAGTGGTGATGAGACCTTCTTCGATGAAGTAGACACCTCATTCTCTGCTCAAAACAGTGGTCGTAGCCTGACTGCCGGTATCACCTCTGCCATCTCTGGTATGGGTACTACTGCTGGTCAACTTGGCACCAATCCTGGTCTACTTAACCCAACCGGTTCAGCCAATCAGGCTGCATATAACCTAGGTCAGGGTATGGTAACCGGTGATGCTGAGAATCTTGGCAATGGTGATAATAATCAGTTCAACGAAATGAGCTTCTCGATTGAGAAAGTTCTTGTTGAGGCTAAGAGCCGCGCTCTCCGGGCTCAGTACACTCTAGAAATGGCCCAGGATCTCAAGGCGATTCATGGTCTTTCTGCCGAAGCCGAGCTGGCTAACATTCTGTCTACCGAAATTCTTGCCGAAATTAACCGCGAGGTTATTCGTACCATTTATAAGGTAGCCGAACAAGGTGCAGCCGTAAACACTTCTACTCCTGGTATTTTTGACCTTGATATTGACTCCAACGGTCGTTGGTCAGTTGAGAAGTTTAAGGGTCTAATCTTCCAGATTGAGCGTGATGCAAACGCTATCGCCCAGCGTACTCGTAGAGGGAAGGGTAACGTAATCATGTGCTCTGCTGACGTAGCCTCCGCGCTAACCATGGCTGGTGTACTTGATTATACTCCTGCTCTAAATGCTAACCTAAACGTAGACGATACTGGCAATACTTTTGCTGGCGTTCTTATGGGTAAGTACCGTGTATACATTGATCCTTATTCTGCCAACGTAAGTGCTAATCAGTATTATGTTGTTGGTTACAAGGGTTCTTCACCTTATGATGCGGGGATTTTCTATGCTCCATATTTGCCACTGCAAATGGTTCGTGCTGTAGATCCTAAGACTTTCCAGCCTGCTATCGGATTTAAGACTCGTTATGGCATGGTCGCAAACCCCTTCGCTGAGGGCTTGGATCAAGGCCTGGGCCGTCTGAAAATCAATAGCAACCGCTATTATCGTAGAGTTTCCATCCGAAACTTATCTTAATATCTAAAACCTTAGCTAAAACTAGCCAATATAAAGAGGTGGGAAACCACCTCTTTTTCATTTGCAATAAAATTATGACTAAAGTTTTTACAAAAGAAACGAGCAGAAGAAGCAAACAGTAAATGTTGGCTTATTATTGCTCCAGATGGAACTGAAGAAATTATTGTAAATCTTTCAAAATATTGTAGAGAACGAGAATTAAATAATAGTTCTATGAGATTAGTTGCTTATGGTAAACAGGACGATTATAAAGGCTATAGAGTAAAAAAAACTAGACTAATTTATAGGGCCGAAAGGTCCCAACCCATAAGTAAGACTCCCACAGTCCCAAATTTTCTCAAATCCCATTTCTCTGGCCTTCTCATACTCTGAACAATCATACGCCCCTATCAATTTCTTTTGAAACTTCATTCGATTGTGCCGCTCTAAACAATTCTTATCGACATAAAAATAAGAAGGCCCATTAACATGAATTAAATTGAAACCGTTTTTCTTATAAACATCACCATTAGAAATTCTTCGATCAGCATAACTTACAATAGAACCACCATAAGAATCAATAAAATTCTTCAACATCTTAGAAAATCCACCAACAACAGTAATTCCACCGAGACAGGCAAACCTAGAAAGTTCCCACTGATAATTTCGATTAAATCTAGAATTACAAAAAGTCATTACACAAACTAGTTTATTCTCATAAAAAAGACCCAGTTTAATTTTACTTTTGTCTTCTCTTTGAATATGATTTTGGTTTAAAAAAGAATTCTTTAATGAAACGTCGATTTCTTTGACAATACATTTTCGTGCATAAAGTCTCTTATTTAGACCCAATTTACTTTTGATAATATTTTGAACGATTTCTTTTTTAAATTTCCACTCATCACTATAAAACTGTAATAGTTGTATTTCATTTTTACTACACTCTATTGTTTTCTGTAAATGATAAGAAGGACCTTTAATTAAACATTCTTTTTCTTCCCAAGGACGATAAAGATGAGAGTATAACCCATTATACTCAATTGCCAGATTATCTTCTGGTAAATAAAGATCTAATTCTTTCCCATTAAGAACAGAACGATTAGATTGTTGAATTTCTTTATTGTAGATTGTTTTCAACCAATTATAAATCTCATTTTCTTCTTTACTAATCTTTTTGATTTTTCTTTCATAAGAATTTGAACTTCTGGTTTCAATTCCATGAACCTGCATCCATCTAGAAACGGTTCCTTTTGTGGTATTTAATTGTTCGGCAACTTCTTCTACTTTAAGACCCGAACTATAAAGAGCAGATAGTTCTTCCTTGGACTGAAGAATTCGATTGGCATTTAGATTTCTTTGTCTTGCGTCAAAAAGATTATCTAGGCCATATTCTTTAAGTTTGTTTCGGATCGTGACCGGACTTGTTTTTAGATCACTTGCAATCTGGTCTACTGATTTTTGAGCAACAATTCTTTCATTATATAGAGTCTCTTTTGTAATGATTGGAGATTTTACTTTTAAAGAGTGGTCATTATTATAAAATCTTCTAAATCCTTGTTCTGGATAGGTATAGTTAAGGTTGGCTGCTAGGCCACAACCACATTCACATAAAGGAACTTTTTTGATGTCATTCAGAACAACATAGGCCCGGTGCTTGTTTTGAATCTTTTCATACTGTTTATCCATAAAGAAAGTTTGATTTCTTAATTCAGAAACAAATTCTTTGTTCTTTACAAGCGACGCAAAGAGACTTTTATCACTCCATGAGGCTTTAACCAATTCTTTGAAATTGTCCATAAATAGTTAAAAGAGTTTATGAAATGCCTGAATTTCCTTATTTGAAGCCAGATAGACAAATAGAGAACCGAAATTTTCTTCAGCCCACTCAGTTCTTATTTACTCTATCAAGAACTCCCAAAGTTTCTTTTTATTCTAACAGAGCAAACATCCCCTCAATGAATTTGGGAATTGCGGATTTCCCCACTCCCTTCAGAGACCTACAAGAACCTGGGGACAAGATTACCTTTGAGGACCTGAATCTTCAGTTCTTGGTGGATGAAAATCTAGAAAATTATTTAGAGATTCATAAGTGGATTAAAGGTCTTGGATATCCAGAAGATCTTCATCAAATTTATGATTTACAAAGAGACAATGTAGAAAGTGGTTATGGAAGTATCAATCCAGGGCTAGGAATTTATTCGGACGGTACTCTTCAGGTACTAAATAGCAGTCAGAGACCTAATTTCTTGGTGAAGTATTTTAATCTCTTCCCCTATGGTCTCACCACTTTGCTGTTTGATGCCACTCTGACTGATTCCGATCCATTTACAGCAGAAGTTAAATTCAAGTATTCACACTACATTATTACTGATAATAAAGGAAACCCCCTATGAACATAAATGAAATTGAAGAAATGTGGAAAATTGATTCTCAAATTGATCCGGATAATCTTCATGAAGAGGCCCTGAGAATTCCACAGTTACATGGTAGGTATCATGAAATGCAGAATAAGACGTATATAAAAAAGAAACTCAAAGAGTCTGAATATAATAATCTATATGCAGAAAAGACTCATTATTACTTGGGGAAGTCCGATCCTCATGTCTACATAGAAAAACCTCTTGGTCATCGAATTATAAAGGCAGATCTTCCGATCTACTTAAACTCAGACGAAGAGCTAGTCAAACTTAAGACTCAGGTTGAATACTTGGGTTTTGTGATGTCTTACCTAACAGACATTTTGAAAATGATTCATAATCGATCATTTCAAATTCGTGATTCAATTGAATGGAGTAAATTTATCGCAGGACAGTAAATGTCAGACGTAATTATTGAAAAGAAAAATGAGGTCTATAATCGCCTCATTTGCGAACCGCATGTTCTATACGAATTGGCTCCCTATTTTACCTTTGAGGTTCCGGGGGCCAAGTTTTCCCCGGCATATAAAAGAGGTGGTTGGAATGGCCAGATTAGTCTTTTGTCCAAGACCAATGGAGAAATCTATTGTGGTTTAATTGATAAGATTATTGAAAAAATTAAGGCTTATGGCTATTCTTATGAATTTAAAAATAGTAAGTTCTTTGGCTGTCCTTTTGAGGTTAATGAACAAATCACCAAAGAAGGTGTGGCCGAGTTTGTTAAGGCCCTAGGAAAAAAATCAGGTCTGGATCCTTATGATTATCAGATTGGAACTGTTTATGAATGTTTAAGATACAATAGAAAAACAATTGTTTCGGCTACTTCTTCTGGTAAATCTTTTATGATTTACTGTATCGCAAGATATTACTTGATGAAGGGTTTGAGAATTCTTTGTGTATTTCCTACCACATCACTGATACATCAGATGTATAATGACTGGATTGAGTATGGATATGATTCCGAATCAAACATTCATATGATTTATGCTGGGCAAAATCATAAGACAGATAAATCAGTAACCTACAGTACTTGGCAGGGGATTTACGAGAATCCAAAGTCCTTTTATGATAATTATGACGTTATCATGGTTGATGAATGTCACGGAGTAAAGTCCAAGAGTCTCATCAATATTATGAAAAACTGCCATGAGATCAAATACCGTTTTGGTTTTACTGGTACTCTCAGTAACAATGATGATGGAAAAGCCTGTAATGAATTGACAATTACTGGTCTATTTGGTCCCCCTTATCGGGCCATTAATACCAAAGAATTGATTGAAAAGGGTAGAGCCGCAAAATTAGATATTAAGTGTTTGGTATTAAAGCACAAAGAACAAAAGTTTGCGAATTATGAAGAAGAAGTTCAGTTTCTGATTACTAGTGAGAAGAGAAATAATTACTTAAAAAATCTTGCATTGAATTTAAAAGGAAACACTCTTTTGATTTTCTCAAGAGTAGAGACTCATGGGGAAGTTCTTTACAATTTAATTAAGAATGCCGCAGATGATAAAAGAAAGATATTCTTTGTTCATGGTGGAGTAGAGGCAAAAGAAAGAGAAGAAGTTCGCGGTATTGTAGAGAGAGAAAATAATGCGATTATTGTTGCATCTTATGGAGTTTTTAGCACCGGAATTTCAATTAAGAATCTTAACAACATCATCTTTGGATTTCCAAGTAAAGGAAAGATTAGAGTATTGCAAACAATTGGTCGAGGATTAAGAAAGTCAAAAACCAAAGATAAATGTATTCTTTATGATATTGCGGATGATTGTGGGAAGAATTATACTTTAAACCACTTTATAGAAAGAGTGAAATTATACAATGAAGAAGAGTTTGAGTATGATATTTATAATATTACTCTATGAACCCCACTCCTCGGCTTCTTTTTTTGTCATAAAGAAATGAATTCCTGAAGTACAATCAACCCTAATGTCGTCATTAAAGGCATCGGCATAAACAACTTCTCCTTCTTTATATTCTAATTTCTTTTCAGTATGTGTCGGGGAAAATCCAGAGCCTTCAAGAACCCTAACATGAGAAGCCCGACACTTGCGAGAAACTAGCGATGAAGTCCTCTTAGCATCTTCTGGAATTAGAAGTTTGATGACTCCAGTGGTTACCTTTTTATAGGCAATAAAAGAACCTTCTTCTGGAGGGAGTTGGAAATCAGGAAGTTTTGCATTTTCAAGATCGGCGTCCTCAAGATTGGCGCCCTCAAGATCGGCGCCCCCAAGATTGGCGCCCCCAAGAATGGCACCCACAAGATAGGCACCCCGAAGATTGGCGCCCACAAGATCGGCGCCCACAAGATTGGCACCCCAAAGATTGGCGCCCCGAAGATTGGCGCACCGAAGATCGGCTCCCTCAAGATTGGCGCCCACAAGATTGGCGTACTGAAGATTGGCGTCCCGAAGATTGGCGCCCACAAGAATGGCGTCCCGAAGATTGGCGTCCCAAAGATTGGCGCCCGGTTCAATAGTGTACTCTTTTCCGTTAATGGTTTTTTTCATAATGTTGTTTTTGAACTCACTAAGTATATCAGACTTTTGTTCTCTGGGTCTTATGAGTGGTCAGTTTTTAAAGTGTCTGAGACTCTAACCCGGTTACTTGAACCCCTCTATCAATCATGTTTCTCATGGCGGCCTGGGCAATTGCTAAAGAGAAATGGACCGAAAACATTTGTTTTTCCATGTAAATATAACCAACTTTATAAAACTCAAAATGTTCCATGTTCTTTTCTGTACTCAATCATTTTTAAAAAATAAAGGAGACTGTCAAGTGATTCTTGAACCGAGAAAATAGCATTGCCAATAAAATTTGTGTCTCCTGGGAAGTTTATGAGGTCCTGATGGGCATCAGCCCTGATTGCCTCGTATTTGGCTATCAGAGACGCTACAAGGGCCTCTGTGTCCTCACATTGGATCGAAATCTCATTGTAGGGCTCTTTATGAAATTCTGGAGGCCATTCGATTTCATAAGTAGATCCATCTGCTCGATTTACTGTAAATTTTGTCACTTAGTTCTTCCTATAAATGCTAAATATAATCTTTTCCATAATGGAAAACGTTCAAACTTTTTAATCTCTTTTAGAAGATTAAGACTAGTATTCTTTAATTGTTTTTGTTTTTCTTTTAGTTTTTTGTTTTCTTGTTCTACTTCTGATATTGAATAATTTAGAGAAATTATTTGTTCTCTGTAAGGTGTGTCCAACACTTTTTCAAGAAATGGATCTACTACAAAATAAAAACTATTTCCCTGAATATTGAAATTATTTCTGTTGAAGAAATTTAAAAGAGTTTCACTATCGAAACTTAATTTCTTTATTTTTTGTGAGTAAATTTTTGATTTATTAATTTCAAGATTTGTATCTTCGTCAAATTTTAAAAATTTTATTGGTTCTGGTCTATCAAAATAAAGAAATTGCATTTCATAATCACTATAACTATATGCAACTTCATGTGTTAGTCTGAAAATATTTACTGGTTTCATTTAGATTTCTACTGCATGAATTACTAAGTCTTCTTCATTAACTGAACTTATTTTCCAGGTTTCTTTATAGTCACTTGATGGTAATTTAAACTCGTCACCAACTTTTGGAGTTTCATAAAAGTACACGATACCCTCGTCCTCTGGAAAATCATGTATGCAAATACAATAATAACCTATAAGCATCACCAATCCTCCATGTAGACACCTTTTTTTTCTACCCGATCTTCTAGTTCTCCAAGATTATAAGAAGTACTTTCTAGCTGTTCTTCTAGTTCTTGTATTCGGTTTTCCATTTTTTGGATTTTTGTTAAAAGTCTAGTGAAGAACATACAAGAATTATAAACATCCAATTCTGACAATTCTGATCTATGGTCAAAGTCGGTTAGCCTTACATCCAAGACATTAAAAGCACCTTTTTGGTCCTCATTAAGTTCAGGACCATCAAAAAACTGATCAATAAATTCTGAATCGAGCATAATTAAATCCAATCGGGTTTTCTAGAAGGAATTTTGAGGTAATTATTTTTTTACCCAGGGTTTTGTACTGATATACATTTTATAAGCATCGAATGTGTTGATGCGCTAATTTCTCCATTAAGTTTAATATGGAATCTTAGTTCTTCTAACGCGAGGGACATTCCATTAAAGTCTTCCATTCTACACTTCAGAGTCTTCCAGATCCTCAGATTCTTCTACCTCCACTGGATCTTCCATTTCTTCAGGATCCTCGGAACCAACACTCATTGCGGAGGTATCAGATGCATTATTGTAGAAATTACAATTAGAAACATTGGCCACTGGACCAGATACACTGGCCAAATCACAAATAGCCGAAATAGCCCTGGCGTTTTCTACTACTGCATTGGCTAGTGCAACTATGGCCTGGGATTCCTCATAAGAAATCCGAGTGGACTTATCGACATGGTTGCTTACATGAAAAAGGCTTTTAAGATTAGACATTATAAAAATTTATTGAACTTGCGTATAATACACCCTATATCCAAATCTGTCAACCACCCTTGTTACAATTCCTTGATTGTCACATACCCACTTGACTTTCTCTCGAATCGGGCCTAGGATCGGTTTGTCGGTTTGATAGGACTAGTATATTAATATTAAATAAACAATAAATATTTAAATAATATAGAAGCAATTCCCCTTCGGGGAATAAAGTCCGAAGGACTTTCAATTGCTTCTTTTTAATGCTTTGTATTATGACAGTCTAGAGATTGTCACATAGGCACTTGACTTTTATTTGGACTTCTAGTAGAGTTGGTTTGTTCCGAAGATGCGGGAGCTATATTCTATATTAATTAATAAATAATAAAGATTTAAAGAAGTTTCTCTAGTTTCTCTCTCATCTCTTTTACTGTATCAACATAACCCTGTTCTTTTCCTAATTTCTCTTCATAAGGATTAGAATAACTCAATTTGTTCTTTTGTCTAATGAATTTTTCATGATAAGAAATTAGATCTTGATCTCTACATTCACTTATTGTAATAATACGATCTTTTTGGATAATAAACATATCATCATCAGCAGTTTTTAGCCAGGGTTCAATTTTGTATCCATAACCATTGACTGTATTAATTGTACTGATAATTACCGGCTCATAAAGAAGAAGAAGATCTTTGTTGTCCTCTTCACATGGAGTTACTTTAGCAAAAATCTCTTCTCCGGAAATTAGCTTAATAGTTGCTGAAAACTCCATCTGTCCCATGCATCTTGTCTTATTTAGGGGGCTTGACAGAAGTTGCTTTTCATGCTACAATTTGGATAAATATCAGTTAAGAGCTAATATGATTACAACATCAGTAATGACAAAAAAGAAAAGACCAGTTCATTATGTAAATAATAAAGAGTTTCTAGATGCTTTGGTTCAGTATAAATTAGACTGTGCAACTGCCAAAGAAAAAGGAGAACCAAGACCACAAATTCCCAGATATATCGGAGAATGTTTTTTACAAATAGCCACCCGATTTGGTTTTCAAGGAAATTATGCAAATTATTCTTACAAAGAAGAACTAATTTCTGATGCTGTTGAAAATATGTCTAGATATATTCTCAACTTTGATCCAGAAAAATCAACCAACCCCTTTGCTTATTTTACTCAAATTACTTACTATGCTTTCTTAAGAAGAATTAAAATTGAAAAAAGAGAATCGGAGAAAAAGTCTCTCATCATTGAAAGACTGAACTTCAGCGAAGTGATGGTAGATGATGGAGACTACATGGATAATTATTCAGATTATTCTTCTATTCGTGATAATGTACACTTTAAGAATCGACTCTGATGGGATTTAGTGAATCTAAACAATTTAAGGTGAGAAAAGACAAAAGAAAAGTAATGATGGAAAAATTGTTTGAAAAGCTAGAAAAGTCTGAGGATCGGGCACTGCTATTACTATTGGTGCAGTCTTTTGAGGATGAGATCAATGGCTAAGGTGGCTTGTATTACCGACACACATTACTGCGCGAGGAAGTCGTCTAAACTCTTCCAGGATTATTTTGAGCTGTTTTATAAAAATGTCTTTTTTCCCACTTTAGAGGAAGAAGGAATTAAAACGGTTCTTCATTTGGGTGATGCCTTTGACAATCGAAGAATTATTGAATATGATGGTCTTGATTGGACTCAAAGAGTTGTTCTAGATCCACTAAAAAATTATGAGACTCACATGATCGTGGGAAATCATGATATTTTTCTAAGAAATTCTAATCGTATTAATTCTCCTTCTCTTCTTTTACAAGGATACCCGAATATTCATGTTTATTCAGAACCAGTAGAGGTTAATATTGAGGGCCTGGATGTTCTCTTTATTCCCTGGATCACAAGTGAAAATGAAGAGATTGTTTATCGGACGATTGAGAAGTCCAAATGTAGACTAACTGTAGGACATCTAGAACTCAATGGCTTTGTGGCCCATAGAGGACATGTCATGGAAGATTCTAGGGATGCTGATCCGTTCTTTAAATTTGAAAAGGTTTTTTCAGGACATTATCACACCCGGTCTGATAATGGAAAGATCTTTTACCTGGGAAATCCTTATGAAATATATTTCAATGATGTGGACGATGTTAGAGGCTTCACGATTCTTGACACGGAAACCCTAGAGCATTATCACGTTGATAATCCTTATAAACTTCATTACCAGATTGTTTATGATGAGGATCGAATTCGGGTCCCTAAAGACCTAGAAGGAAAGCTGGTTCGGGTTGTGGTCAGAAATAAAAAGTCAGTCAAGCTCTTTGAGCGATTTATTCAAAAGATCAATGATCAAGGACCATTTGAACTGAAGATTATTGAAAGTCTGGAGAATATTATTGATTCTTCGGCTATTGAGCAAATCGAATCAGAAGATACTATGAGTATTCTTCATTCTTATGTTGATGAATGCGATATCACTCTGGATAAATCTAAGATTAAAAATATTATTAATCAATTGTACGTTTCTTCAATGGATGCTGTCTGATGTACGTTATCGTTTCTACTGAGGGTCGAGAAAAAGGAGCCTTTTCGGTTATTAATGAATTGGACGAAAAGGTTATTTTATTCTTTGAGGATTTTGATGATGCTCATCGTTACATGATGATGCTTGAAGAAATGGATGTGGATAATCTAGGAATCGCAGAATATGAAGAGGAACTTCTTATAAAAACCTGTAAACTAGTCGGATTTAAGTATACTAAAATTAGTCGAAATGATTTTGTAGTGCCACCAGGATATAGTAATGCTGATCTTTAAAAAAGCCAGAGCCAAGAATTTTCTTTCTATTGGAAATTCTTTTCTTGAATATGATTTAAATGCTGATCATTTAACTCTCATAAGGGGAGCTAATGGTGCATCAAAATCAACCATAGCAGACATATTAACTTTTTGCTTATTTAAAAAGGCCTATAGACAAGTAAATCTCCCGCAACTAATTAATAATATAAACAAAAAAGATTGTGTTGCAGAACTGGAATTTCAAATCAATAAAACCGAATGGAAAGTTGTAAGAGGTCTGGCCCCGGCTGTGTTTGAGATTTATAAAAATGGCGAACTGCTTGATCAACATTCTTCTGTGATTGAGCAACAGAAGTGGTTTGAGCAAAATGTCCTAAGGATGAACTTTAAGACGTTTACCCAGATCATTGTTCTTGGTACTGCAAACTTTATTCCTTTCATGCAATTAAGCCCCTCTGATCGTCGGGAAATTATAGAAGAACTTCTTGACATTAAAGTATTTTCTTCAATGAGTACGTTGGTTAAAGACAACATAAAGGCCTCTAGAGATGCCATCAAGCTACTTCGAGTTAAGGAAGTTGGGCTTGAAGAAAAGCTAGAGCTTCAACAAGAATTCATTGAACAAATTAAACAAAAAGACTCTGCAAACCTTCAAGATAAAAAGGACAAGATCAAGAAATATCAAGAGTTTATTACTGAACTTTATAATGAAAACAAGGCCCATACAGATGAGGTTAATTCTCTTAACGAGGAATTGAAACAATACCTAAAGGCCTCTACCCAATTGAAGAAGATGGGATCTTTAAAAGGAAAACTATCTCAGAAGATAGAGTCCTTAAAGGAGAACCATTCTTTCTTTGAGCACAATGACGTTTGCCCTACTTGTTCACAGGATATTTCTCCTGAGGTCAAAGAGCAAAAGTTAAAGGAATCTGAAGAAAAGATTGAAGAGGTGTCTAAGGGTTATTCAGATCTTATTCAGACCATAAAGGCCGAACAAAAGAAAGAAAAGAAATTCCTGGAATTATCAAACAAGATTTCTGTACTAAATCAAAAGATTTCTGAAAACCAGGCGACCATGAATCAATACACTAAATTGGTTGTCGAGATCCAGGGTGAAATTAAGTCTATGAGTAAGGTTGATGATCTTCAAGAAGAAAATGCAAAGTTAGAATATTTTTATGAAGAACTCCATAAGATAAAGAACGAGATTATTGGTAATATAGACCAGTCTCAGTATTATGATTTTGTTAGTAACTTGTTAAAAGATGGTGGTGTCAAGACGGTTATTATTAATAAATATCTTCCTTTGATCAATCAGAAGGTTAATGAATACCTGAGGATGATGGACCTGTACATTAATTTTACCTTGGACGGAGAGTTTAATGAGACAATCCTGACAAATACTTTTGAGAACTTTACTTATGGTAACTTCTCAGAAGGTCAAAAGCAGAGGATCAATCTGGCCCTTACTTTCGCCCTTATGTCGGTTGCCGCAATGAAGAATTCGGTTAATACGAATTTAATGATTCTTGATGAGATTCTTGATGGGTCGATGGATTCTGAAGGAATTTCCTTGTTTTTGAATATCATCAGACAAGAGATGAAGGATAAGAATATCTTTATGATTTCACATAGGGATAACTTGGACAGTAAGTTCGATGTCGTGGTTAATTTTGAGAAGAAAGGACATTTTACGTTTAAAACTAGAATTAGCTAAATACTTAATAGTTTTAGTAATTTAAAAAATGGATTTCACTATACTCGCGCAACTGAACGAATCATATCGCCACGGTGTTTATGCCGAAGAAACCCTTTCTCAAGAAGAACTAGTTAGTATTGAAGAGTGGGTCGAGGCTCTTATCGAAGAAGGCTATGACCTTGATCAATATAGTGACGAAGAACTTTATGGGGCTTATTTGGAAACTCTTTCTGAGGCAAAAGCTGATGAAGGTCTAACTCCTCTTCAGAAAATTAGAAAAAGAAATAAAGAAGGAAATTTAGTAATGCCTGTTGGCGATCAAACTAGTGAACGTAGATCGTATCATAAAGCCGGAAGGGGAGAGAAAAAAGAAAGAGGTGATAAATATGATGTTGGATCTACTGTAGGAAAAGATAAATGGGCCAGAGAAGCCGAAGTTAAAAAGCGTTATGGTTCTCATTATGATGAAACTGGAAGACGCGAAGGAAATGTAAGAGCAATTAAAAGTCAAAAAAAAGTTGGTGGCCCTAAAGGCCTTCCAGAAGAACTAGACCTCTACGACATGGTTTCTGAATATCTTGTATCAGAAGGTTTCTGTGATTCTTATGAGGGCGCAGACGTTATTATGGCCAACATGTCAGAAGAGTGGCGGGAGAGCATCGTCAACACTCTTATTGAAGAGGGTTTTGTGAGTCCTTATAAGGCACCTCATGCTCACGGTAGATCCATGGATAATACTGGTAGACTATCTCCAGCAATGAAGGCCATGAAAAAGAGTGATGATCTTCAAAAGACTGAGCCTGGTTCAGAAAGACAAAAAATGCAAACCAGAAGGTCTGGTCAGCTCAACAGAATGTTCTCGGCTGCAAGAAACGCCTGAGTTAATGGACTCGGTAAACTTCCTTATAGAGAATAACTACACAGATTCTGAAAAGGCGGCCTCTAAAATCCTAGAGGCCGCTTCTGATGAGTTTAAAGAATATATTCTTCAAGAAGTAAATAAACAATGGCTTAAAAAACAGGCAATTAATTTAACAAAAAAGGCCGCTAAAACTGCTGCAAAATCAAAACCAGCGAAAGCAATAACAACTTTTGTAAAAAACACGGCCCTAGGTGCCCTGATCTCCTGACTACTTGACAAATTCCCCATTAACGTGCTAAAATCGGTTCTCTCCCACAAGAGAGCCGATTTTTTATTGTAATATTATGAGTAACGAACACTTTTGGAAATATAATGAGGACAGGATTCTCAAACAACTAGAAGAATATCTGAAAACTACATATAATCAACATTATGTTGATAGGTCTTCTGGGAGTAATGATCAAACAATAGATAAAATTAAGTATTCCCGAAGAGAAGGATTCTGCGCTGGAAATGTCACAAAATATATCGACAGATATGATTGCAAGGGAACTCCCCGAGCAGATCTCTTTAAGGTTCTACATTATACTATGCTTCTTATTAATCATCTTGACCTAATTGAAAATAAATGAAACTTTCACCAGAAACTCTTGCTCTTCTAAAGAACTTCGCATCAATCAGTCAATCAATTCATATTAAACCCGGAAATTCTCTAAAAACAGTCAAAGGATCCAGGGCCGTTTATGGAGAAGCAACCATCCCAGAGAAATTTGAAAAGGAATTTGGAATTTACAATCTCAATCAATTTCTCAATAGCTTTAATCTCTTAGATGATCCAGATCTAGATTTTTCTAGTGATAAGTACGTCGTTCTAAGTGAAGGAAAAAGAAAGATCAAGTATTTTTATGCAAGTCTTTCAACAATTCCAAATCTTCCAGACAAGCAAATCAAAATGCCTTCTCAGGACATTTGCTTCATTATGGAACAGGCCTTTCTTGATAAGATTGTAAAGGCCAGGCAGATTTATTCCTTGGATGACCTCTCGGTGGTTGGTGATGGAGAGACTATTCAATTGATCGTTCACGATAAAAAGAACGACACCTCAAATGAATATTCTATTGAAGTTGGATCAACCACCGAAAAGTTCTGTATGCACATCAAAAATGAGAATCTGCAGTTCTATCCAGGGTCTTATGATGTGGTGATTTCAAGGAAGGGTATTTCCAAGTTTACAAACAAAAAAATTCCATTGACATATTGGGTTGCAATGGAGCCTGATTCCACCTTTGAATAATTTATTATGAGTAATTTCCTTTTTGTCGAAAAATACGCTTCTAAAAATGTGGAGGAATGTGTTCTTCCACAATCTATTAAAAAAGTCTTTCTTGAGATCGAACAATCAGGAAATGTTCCGAACATGATTCTTTCTGGTCCGCCAGGAATTGGAAAAACAAATGTAATTAAGGCTCTTGCAAAAAGTCTTGACCGAGACTTTTTGATTATTAATGGCTCTGATGAAAGATCCATTGATGTGATTCGTAATAAGGTCAAGAATTACGCCTCTACGGTTTCACTCTGTTCTTCTGGAAAGAAGATTCTTCTGATTGACGAGGGAGATAATCTGACCAATGATTCTCAACTGGCTCTCAGGGCCATTATTGAGGATCTACAGTCTAATTGTTCCTTTGTGTTTACCTGTAATTATAAAAACCGAATTGACCCGGCCCTGCAATCAAGATGCCCGGTAATTGATTTCACAATTCCTTCAAAAGAAAGGCCTGCTCTAGCCAAGCAGTTTAATGATCGAATTCTTTATATCCTAGATCAAGAAGGAATTAAATGTGAAGATGATAAGATTATTGTCAAACTTCTGATTAAACATTTTCCAGATTTTAGACGAGTTCTGAATGTCCTTCAGAAATATTCTAATTCTGGTGTGATTGATTCTTCTGTTCTGGCCCAGTCTTCTGATGTCAAGATTTCTGATCTTTATAAGTATCTTAAAGAGAAAAACTTTACAGAAACTCGAAAGTGGGTGATTAATAACCTAGACAGTGATCCAAATGTTATCCTAAGAAAGGTCTTTGATGGTCTAGAGAATGTTATGCCCAAGCCTTCAATTCCACAGGCCATTTTGATTATTCATGATCATATGAGTAAGAATGTTGTGGATAATGAAATTAATCTGATTGCCTGTTTTATTAAATTGATGGTCGAGTGTGAATGGAATTAAAAGACTGGCTGAATTCAATTTATTTTAGCAAGAAAAACTTATTAGAAGAGGTTGATAATCCCAATCAATATCCAGCCTTTATTGTCAATCGAATGTTATCAGGAAATATCGATACGGCTCTTTTTGCAAGTGAGCTGAATGAAAGGTTCACGATGGACAAGGAAATGCAATACAAGTTTCTTCTTTATGCAGTTCCTAAAAGAAAAAGATTTTCTAATTATTTAAAAAAGAATTCATTAGAAGATCTAGAATTAGTTAAGTCTTATTATGGTTATAATAATGAAAAGGCAATCGAGGCATTGAAACTATTATCCAAAGAACAGATTGATTATATCAAAGAGAAGTTAAATGTTGGTGGGATCTAAATAGTTAATAATTTACTATTTAAAAATGGACCCCAAAATTTTAATGCAGATAAACGAAATTTATCGCAACGAGGTTTATGCCGAGGAAACTCTTTCTGAGGCAAAAGCTGATGAAGGTCTAACTCCTCTTCAGAAAATTAGAAAAAGAAATAAAGAAGGAAATTTAGTAATGCCTGTTGGCGATCAAACTAGTGAACGTAGATCGTATCATAAAGCCGGAAGGGGAGAGAAAAAAGAAAAGGGTGCTAAAAGTGCTTTTGGTACTATGAGACATGTTGGTGGCCCCTATAATGAAGAATTAGACCTCTACGACATCGTTTCCGAGTATCTTGTCTCTGAAGGGTTCTGTGATTCTTATGAGGACGCTGGTGTAATTATGGCAAACATGTCGGAAGAATGGCGCGATGGTATTTTAGATGAGGTGACTGGTAGTTGACAAATAAGATTTCGTAAAGGTCAATCCGGCAGATCTCCAAAAAATCTGGAATGGTGATGACTCCACAAAAAAAAGCGGCCCTTAAGCCGGGAAGAATGGATGTAGATTCGACAACTGATCCGGAACGGAGAGCAAGACAGGCGAGAGTTGCATTACGTTAAAACTAAATAATTGATAATTACTTTATTTTGAGGAATTTTTATGGCTAATTATGAAATGGATGGACAATATGTGCGTTGGAGTCCAGACCTTATGGTAGAAGTAGAACTGGAAACTCCAGATTCTTTTCTACTTGCAAAAGAAACACTAACCCGAATTGGGGTGGCTTCTAGGTATAAGAAAGAGCTTTTTCAGACGGCACATATTTTATATAAATCTGCGAAATATTATATTATTCATTATAAATTTGGGTTTGCACTGGATAATCGTCAGGCCACAATCACTGTAAACGATTTGGAAAGGCTTCACACGATTTCGGCGCTTTTGGAGCAGTGGGGTCTTGTAAAAATCAAAAACCCTGCACAGGTGGAGGATCGAGCGCCATTAAACCAGATAAAAATTATTTCTTTTGCGGATAAAACGAACTGGAATTTGGTTGAAAAATATTCTTTGGGTAAAAAAAAGGAGACTCCTCAAGTACGGTAATCACCACTTATTACATAATAAACTGGATCCCTCTTGTAGTAATTTAATACATTAGATATAAATACTTCTGGCTACCCACCCCATAACGTCGGCGCAACAAGACCTCTTGACAAAAGCCCAAGAGGTGCTATAATACGAGGGTCCACAGAGGCCCTCTTTTTCATGAACATTAAACTAATTTTATTTCCAAATTCTCTGATTCTTATTTCTCAGATTATGGAAGTTGTCCCAGAAGATATTGGACAACCAGACTGTAAGATCATTGAACCTTTTGAGATTAAAGGTGACTTTTTAGAACCCTGGTTGATAAATTACTCTACACAAAATACTTTTATGATGCATTCGGATAAATTCCTGACTATTGCTGATCCAAATTCTCCACTACTTGAAAAATATCAAGAACTTATTAAGTAATGTTTTATACAAGTGTTAAACAAATTGGAAGCTATGTTTATGAACGAGGTTATGATAATGAAGGAGTACCCTTTCAAGACAAGGTAGCCTTCAGACCCACTTTTTATATTTCCTCTAACAAAGAATCCAATTGGAAAACATTGGATGGAAAAAACGTTGCCGCGATCAACCCCGGATCAATGTATGAATGTAGGGAATGGCTTGAAAAGTACAAAGACGTTGACGGAATTTCTGTCTATGGTCATGAAACTGCGATTTATCAGTACCTTTCCGAAAAGTATCCAGAAGAGATTGAAGATTTTAATATCAATAAAATCAGGCTTTATACACTTGATATTGAAACTGCCGCCGAACTTGGAGGATTTCCTGAACCAGATATCGCCCAGGAAGAAATTCTCCTGATTACTATTCAGGATTATTCAACCAAGAAAATTTATACCTGGGGAAGTCGGCCTTTTTCTGAGGTAATGGATAATTATGTTTATCAAGAATGTGCCAATGAGGTCGATCTTCTTAATAAGTTCTTGACCTTCTGGGAGTCTAATTACCCGGATGTTGTGACTAGCTGGAACGGGAGTGGCTTCGATATTCCATACATAATCAACCGAATCAAAAGAGTTCTTGGAACTGCCGATGCAAAAAGACTTTCTCCTTGGAAGTTTATCAGGGATCGTCAGGTCCAAAAAAACAACAGAACGGAAACACAATACGAAATTTATGGAGTAAGTCTTCTTGACTACATGGAGCTTTATAAAAAGTATTCATTCAAAAACCCAGAAAATTACAGACTGGATACTATTGCCTATAATGAACTAGGCCAGAATAAACTGGATCACTCTCAGTATGAGACCTTTAAGGACTTTTATACTTACGGATGGGATACCTACGTCAAATATAACAAGATTGACGTAGAACTGGTTGATCGGCTAGAAGAAAAACTTCAACTGATTAACATGGCGATTGATCTTGCTTATCAATCTAGGTCTAATTACGAAGACGTTTTTTATCAGGTGCGAATGTGGGACAACATTATCTTCAATTACCTCAATAAAAAGAAGATTGCCATTCCACTTAAAAAGCAATCAAATAAGTCAGAAAAGTTTGCGGGTGCTTATGTAAAGGAGCCAATTCCAGGTCTTTATGGTTGGACAGTGACTCTTGACCTTACGTCACTCTACCCACATATTATGATGCAACACAACGTGAGCCCTGAGACTCTTATAGACCAACCATTTCCTTCAATATCTGTTGATAAGATTGTTAAAAAACAAGTAGATACATCAATCTATCCAGAGTATTCAATTTGCCCTAATGGTTCAATGTATTCAAAAGAACGTCAGGGTTTTATTCCGGCCATTCTTGAGGACATGTATGAAAAAAGAAAGCAATACAAGAATCTCCAGATCGCCGCCGAAAAGGAATACGAAAAATCTAAAGACAATTCCTTAAGATATAAAATCTCTAATTATAAGGTAAAGCAATTGAGTCTTAAGGTCTGTCTAAACAGTGGTTACGGGGCTCTTGGATCTCCATATTTTAGGTTTTATGAACTAAGAAATGCCGAGGCCATTACCTCATCAGGTCAACTTGCCCTCAAATGGATCGAGAATAAACTAAACATTTATTTCAATAAACTCCTTAAGACTGAAAAAGTTGACTACTGCATTTATGGTGATACTGATTCAGTGATGCTCAATGTTGATCCACTAGTCAATAAAATATTTGAAGGAAAAGACGCCTCAAAAGAAAAGATTGTTAATTTTATTAACACCATATTTTCAACCAAGATTCAAGAATACATCAATGAGTCTTATACTGAACTAGCCAATTATCTTCATGCTTATAAAAACAAGCTACACATGAAGAGAGAAAAAATTGCCGATAAGTTTCTTATTACAGGCAAAAAGCATTACATTATCAATGTATGGGATAATGAAGGAGTAAGGTATTCTGAGCCAAAGATTTCTGTTACTGGGATTGAGGCGGTCAAGTCTTCTACTCCGGCCTTTTGCCGTGATAAACTTAATGCGGCCTTTAAGGTTTTAATGAATTATACCGAAGAGGACATGATTAAATTTGTTGAAGAATCTAAAAAAGAGTTCTTCAAACTTGATCCTGAAGAAGTGGCATTTCCAAAAGGTGTATCAGACGTGACCAAATTTTCGTCAACAACCTCCCTATATAAAAAGGGAACACCTATCCATGTACGAGGTTCCATCCTATACAACAACAGCCTCAAAAAACATGGCCTGGAGAACAAATACAACTTTATATCCAACGGCGAAAAGATAAAATATTGCTACTTGAAGATGCCCAATCCGATCATGGAAAATGTGATTGGATTTATACAGACTCTACCAAAAGAATTCGGTCTACATGCTTACGTGGATTATGAGACCCAGTTCGATAAAACTTTTGTGCAACCGTTAAAGGCAATATTGGATATTATTGGTTGGAAAACAGAAGAAACAATTACACTCGATCAATTTTTCATTTAAAACTTATGGAATTTTTAGAAAATCTTATTAAGGAAGTCGGCTCAGAATATGCTCAACTAGCCGAAGATATTAGTGAAGACGAAATTTATGTAGATACTGGGTCATTTATGCTTAATGCCCTTGTCAGTGGTTCTCTTTTCGGGGGAGTTTCTGGTAATAAAATTACTACATTTTCTGGGGCGAACGCATCGGGAAAAACTTTCTTCTCTCTTGCTGTAGTCAAGAATTACTTAGAAATGAATCCAGAAGGATATTGTCTTTATTTTGACACTGAGGCTGCCGTTACTAGAAAAATGCTATCGGAAAAGGGAATTGACCTTTCAAGGGTAGTAGTTTTAAACGTGGTTACTGTGGAAGAATTTAGAACTAAGGCTCTTAAGGCGGTTGACATTTATATGAAGAAGCCAGAGGAAGAAAGAAGACCATGTATGTTTGTTCTTGATTCTCTTGGGATGCTTTCGACTAATAAGGAGATTAATGATACCCTTGCTGGTGAAGAAAAACGTGATATGACAAGAGCCCAACTTACAAAGGCGGCGTTTAGAATGCTTACACTTAAACTTGGTAAGGCAAACATTCCAATGATTGTGACCAATCACATTTATGCAAATGTGGGAGGTTATGGTCCGGCATTTGTTCAAAGTTCTGGTTCTGGAATGCAATATTCGGCTTCTACAATTGTTGAATTAACCAAATCTAAAGAAAAAGACGGAACCGAAATCGTTGGTAGTATTATTAAGGCCAAAACATTTAAGTCTCGTTTAAGTAGAGAGAATCAAGAAGTATCAGTACGTTTATACTATGATCATCGCGGACTCGACCGTTACTACGGACTTTTGGACATCGGTGAGGAATCTGGTATAATTCCCAGGGTCGGCAACCGTTATGAGATCAACGGTAAAAAGATTGGCAAAAACGTCATTTATGCAAATCCAGAAGAATATTTTACTCCTGAACTTCTTGAGAAATTAGATGCTTATGCCCAGAAGAAATTCAAGTATGGCTCTTCTTTAACCGAAGATCCGGTAGTTGAACAAGAACCGGAACCAATTGATGATTGAACTAAATGATCTAATTCAGCTATATCCCAATGCAATTGAGGATAATGTTTGTGATTTCTTAATTAACTTTTTTGAGTCCCAGTACCATCTTCAAGAAAAAATTGAAAATGATGGGACTCCAAATTTCACTCAAGTTAATCTTACAGAAAATTGCAAAATCACCGATGAAGTCAATACTGTTCATAATTACATAATCTCAAAAACTTTTGAGTATAAAAATAAGTATTATGAATATGTTGATGATCGGTGCTTTCCTGAAAAACACAATTTTGAGCAGTTTAGAATTAAAAGATATAAAAATAATGGAGATGAATTCTTTAATACGCATGTAGACGTTCTCGATTATAATTCTGCTAGAAGATTTTTATCTTTTACTTATTATCTTAACACTGTGGAGCTTGGTGGAGAGACATCTTTTACCAATTTTAGAGTCAATCCCACCAAGGGTTCTCTACTAATATTTCCTCCCATGTGGATGTTCCCCCATAAAGGAGAAGTCCCAGTGACCAATGACAAATACATCCTAACAGGATACTTACATTATAAATGATGGATAAAGTCGAACTACTGATTTTAAAAAACTTAATATATAATGAAGAATTTGTACGAAAAATTCTACCTTACCTAAAATCTGAATATTTTCAGAATTATTCAGAAAAAGTGATTTTTGAAGAAATTCAAGAATTCTTTTCTTCTTATAATCAACTACCAACCAAAGAAGCAATTGAGATTGAAATTGAGAACAGGACTGATTTAACTGAACAGTCCTTTAAGGATTGTATGGAGATTACTTCTGGGCTTGATTACAATCCAGTAGAAAGTGAATGGCTTTTTGCGACCACCGAAAAGTGGTGTAAAGATCGGGCGATTTATCTGGCCCTTATGGAATCTATCCATATTGCGGATGGCGGTGACTCGAAAAGAAATCGAGATGCTATTCCTTCTATCTTACAAGAGGCACTTTCTGTTTCATTTGATATATCAATTGGGCATGACTATATCGAAGACGTTGAGGCTCGTTATGAGTTTTATCATAAAAAAGATCTTAAAATTCCTTTTGATGTTGATTATCTTAACAGAATTACAGATGGTGGTTTATCACCCAAAACTTTAAATCTTTTTGTGGCACCGCCTGGTGTTGGTAAAAGTCTTTTTCTTTGCCATTTTTCAGCGGCAACTCTTCTTCAAGGAAAGAATGTCTTATACATCACTCTTGAAATGGCCGAGGAGAGAATTGCAGAACGAATTGATGCCAATCTTCTTGATGTACCGGTTCAAGATATTTCAAAATTATCAAAAGAGCAGTTTTTAAGTAAGACAACTCAATTGAGTAAAAAGACTCAAGGTAAACTTATCATTAAGGAGTATCCACCCGGAACTGCAAGTGCAAATCATTTTAAAGTATTATTGAAAGAACTTGAAATGAAAAAGAATTTTATTCCTGATGCAATTGTAATTGATTATTTAAATCTCTGTTCTTCATCTAGATATAAAACAAGCACTTCCAATTCTTACACTTATGTAAAATCTATTGCAGAAGAATTGAGGGGATTGGGCGTGGAATATAATATACCAACAGTCTCGGCGGCACAATTTAATCGTGAAGGTAGCTCCACAAGCGATTCTTCCATGGAAAATGTATCAGATTCTTATGGTATTGCATTTACTGCTGATTTATTGTTGGCTCTTATTTCAACAGAAGAACTAGAACAGATGAATCAACTTCTTGTCAAACAATTAAAAAATCGTTATGCTCCTTTGGATCGGTATCGTAAATTTGTGGTGGGGGTTGACAGATCCAAGATGAGGGTGTATGATGTGGATCAGTCGGCCCAAGAGGAACTGATTGAAAATAGAATATCAAATAATGATTCACCAGATTTAAAATCCAAATTTAAAACTATTAACTTTGATTAATTATTATGACTAACCAAAAAATTAACAGCACAGAATATATTGAGTTTGTAAAGAAAACAACGAGTCCTGCAAGTTCGGATGTTGATGTTCTTATTGATCGAATTCGTGAACTTGATGGTGAGGGTGTTAAGCTGACTCATCTACTTACATTTGCTTTAGGAGCATCTGCTGAACTAGGAGAAGCGGTTGAAATTATTAAAAAATGTCTCTTACAAGGTAAAAAATTCGATAAAGAGGCTCAAATCCATTGTTTAAAAGAAATTTCTGACTGCCACTGGTATTTTGCTCAGTTTTGCATTGCAATGGGTGTAGATTTTGAGGATATTATGCAGATAAATTTCGATAAACTTTCCGCACGATATCCAGAAGGCCATTTTACTGTCGAACGCTCCGAAAACCGACGAGAAGGAGATATTTGAAATGGTTGAATTAAAAAACACTCTTAAATCTCTTAGAAGTGAGTTAGAAAAAGTAAACGAAAGACAAAAAGAATTACACCATGAAATTTATAATATCCAAAAAAAACTTGGTTATTATGCTAAAAATGAAATTCTTTATGGTGTAGAGTATGATTAATTATGACTCTAAAAGGTAAATAGTCTATCAATTTTAAGCGCCATCTAGGCGCTTTTTTGTTACTAAATAACTAAAACAATTGTAGTAAAATGCAAGAACTAGTAGACTTTCTTATCGAAGAAAGATATTGTAACAGTGAATTAGAGGCCGTAAAGATTCTAGAATCAGTAAGTGATAGTTTTTATGAGTATCTTATTGAGGCTCAAATATCTGCTATTAATGCAACTGCCAAGGCAAGAAAAGAGATGGATGCTGAAATGCGAAGAGCAGCATCCCCCACCTTTAATCCAAAAAAAGTAAGTCATCTTAGAAAAAAAATAACCGGACTAAAGGGACCTGTTGCTACAGAATTGGCTCAAAGAAGTGGAAGTAAAAGTTCCCAAAAAACTCCAACTGGTCCAAGAGGAGAAAGAGCCCAAACTAGTGATATTGCAACAACCAGAACCGCCGCATCTAGAACTGATCGTCCCATGACAGGATCAAGACTTAATGATCCTCGTTTTGCTGCAGCAGCAGAGAGAGAAGTATCTAGGCAAACAAATACTTCACCAGAAGTAGATAGAGCCGGATTTGCATCTAGACAATCTACCGGTGTGAGAAGAACAGGTAAATATACAAGCATGTCAGCAAGTGGAGCAACCTCCGCACTACCGAATCTTGGTCAATCTAGAACTGGAGCCAGATTCCCTAGGCAACGTGGATAATTATGAAAAAGTACTTTGAATTTCTATATGAGGCCAGAGGTTCCCAAGCCTCAGAAAAGGCCCTAAATCTAGGTCTTGCATCTGACGGTCACGGATATTGGGTAGATAGATCCGGTCGTAAGGTTGCAAAAACCGAAGGTGGTCAATTGGTTTTTATAAAAGGAAAATCCCCAGCAGCCGAAAAGGCCGCCCCACCTTCTGCATCAATGAAACCTTCCGCAAGAACCGCCACACCTCTTGCAAAAAGGCAACCACCCGAAAGACAAGTCTCGCCACCAAAAGAACAAGAAAAGGCCCCAGAACCAGAAACTCAAGAAGTTCTCACAGTTGTTTTTGGGAGATTTAATCCACCAACAATTGGTCATGAAAAGCTATTAAAGAAGGCTAAAGAAATAGCCCAATCGGGTGATCTAAAGATCTATCCTTCAAGGTCATATGGAGATCCTTCCAACCCTTTAAGTCCTTCTGATAAGATTTATTATATGAGAAAGGCCTTTCCAAAATTTGCTGATAATATCATCAATGATGATGATATGAAAACAATTTTTGATGTTCTTAAATTGGCCGATGAAGAAGGCTATGAAACTGTTAATCTTGTAACCGGTGCAAAGAGAAGATCGGAATTTGATCGTCTAGCAAATCAATACAATGGAGAAATTTATAATCTTGCAGATATTAATGTAATTGCCCTTCCTAGTGAGGATCCAGATCTAGAAAATAGCCCTAATCCATCTTCTTCTGCAAGACTCAGAAAGGCAGCCCTAGAAGATGATTTCTTTGCATTCCAAAGAGGTCTCCCAAAAACATTAAATGCAAAGCAACAGCAGGCCCTATTTTTTGCTGTTCAGAGGGCTCTTTCAGGTGAGAAAAAGGAATCCTGGAAAATAGATCCATCCTCAAATTATGAGATTCTTAAAGAAGAATATTATAAAGAAAATATTTATAAAACCGGGGACCTTATTGAAAATCTCAATACTGGGCTAACTGGTAAAATTATAAGAAGAGGTCCTAACTACGTCATTTGTGTAAATGAGGATTTGAATATTATGTTTAAGTCTTGGATCGAGGATATTAAAGAATGGACCGATGTTTCTGGTGTTCCTGCCGAACAGAGAGAGGTGGGTACTGACGCTTACAGGGAATATGCTATGAAGATGACTGGAATGAAAGTAATTCAAAATTTCATTAAGAAGAGAAAAAGTTCTAAATAGTAATAAATCGCAAATAATTTCTTATGTCTGAAAGAATTGTAGGTGCTCTTGCCAAGATGAAAGAGCTTTATGTTGAGCAGGTTCGTGACAATGATCCTCAACAAAGAGTTCTAGAAGAAAAAATGCAACAGGTTACTGAATATAAAAAAAATAAACTAGATCCAGTTGGGCAAGAAGATAGTGACATTGATAATGATGGTGATACTGATAAAACTGATAGATATCTTCTAAAACGAAGAGCCGTAAGAACTAGGCAAATAAATAAGAATATTAAACCACCAGTAGCTGAAAATATTTTTTATAGCTGGAGAGACACTGTAGAAGAATCTCTTCTTCATGAAATCAATGACGTTTCGGACAATAAGATTGTAAAAGAAAAGAAAGTTGATAATTATTCAGGTAAAACCCCTGTGGTTACCATAAATCCTGAAATGAAAACTGAATCAGTTCTGATTGATTCTGAAGAACTCAATGAAGATTTTATTGAAGAATCCATTGACATTGCAACCGAATATCTTTGTGAAGAAGGTCTTTCTGTTGAGGATGTTGAGGATCTTATTGATGAACTTGGGGCTGAAGAATTTAGTGAGTGGGTTATGCAACTTGGTTATGAGACACTTCTTGATGAAGAAAGAACAGCCAAAAGGGCAAAACCAAAAAAAACAGTAGAGCAAATTAAGGCCGAAATCGATTCTAGAGAAAAGGCAGCAGCCGCTAAAAAAGCCGTCTCTAAAAAACCAACAACTGTTTCTTCAAAAGCAGCAACACCAGCGCCCAAATCTTCTCGCCCCCCTGGTCAAGAACGAATTATTAAAGGTGCTAAAAGTATTGCACAATCGGCAGGTTCTCCTGAAAATATTAGGACTACAGTGAGAGGTGCTCTTGATACTGTTTCCAGAGGAGCCCTTTCTGCTGCCAAAGGTCATCAAAGAGCAATGGAAATTAAAAAGAAAGGTGGTTCTCTTGCCCAACAACTTGGTGGTGGAGCTGGGGCTGCTCTCGGGAGTTTCTTTAAAAAAGGAACTGCTCAATTTAGAGAATGGGTAGACAGCCTTCTAGAAGAAGGTTATGATCTTTCCGAATACACCTGGGACGAACTGTATGAAGAGTATAAACTTCAAGAAAAAGCGGTTTCTGAACAACAACAAAAACTCTTTGGGTTGGCTCTTTCTGTAAAAAGGGGTGAAACCTCAAGAGATAAAGTGAGTCCAGAAGTTCTAAAAATTGTGAATACCATGAGCGAGGCAGAAATTCGCAAATATGCCGCAACTCAACATGAGGATGTTCCCGAAAAGAAAGAGCTTGCAGAGAAAGTTATTCAATTTGTTAGACAAAACAGCTAATTTCTAAATAGTTATGTCCCCCATTAAAGGATAAAACAATGTCATTTAGCTGGAATCTAATTCTTGTTGCTGCAGAAAAAGTAGTTGATTTTTTCTGGCAATCCCGTGAGGTCAAGGAATTTGTTGTACATCTTCTAGAGCGTTATGCAAAGTCTACTGATACCGATATTGACAATATGGTAGTGGATCTTGTTCGTACAAAACTTCTAGGTTGATGAGAACATTGTCGTTGCTGGTGGGACTTCCTCCTGGTCTTATTTGGCTATCAGGAATTGTCCCACTACCGACAATTTTGTTTGCACTTTTAATTACACCATTTTTGTGGATTTTTATAGATTTTGTTGCTGATGAATAAAATTACTAAATAGTATCATAAAGTTAAATTAGGAAAGATAACCATGTCTCTTTGGGGCGTAAAAGACAATGTTGGTTCTGGTGGTCTAGTATCACTTAATTATTCAACTCTAGTTGTCACAGGAACCGGAACTACTTTTGGACGAACAGGAGCCGCGTCTACTGGAGATGTGATTCGCTTCGGTAGTCGCTCTGGAACCTATTTTGGTGATGCTGTAATTGTTGGTATTGCAAGCACTACTCAACTATCCATCGCAAGTACTTCTGGTCTAAGTGGGGTGGGTATTGCAAGTACGGCATTTGAAGTAAGCCAACTACCAAAATACACTATTCACGATCCCCACTATACTAAGAGGACTGGTATTAATACTACTTATGATGCTCTTGTTTATGGTGTTGCTCAGCAAGGAGCAAATGCCGCTGAAAATACCCGATATGATCTGACTCATGCTGGTTGGGTTGGTGTTACTACTTATATGTGTGATGGTCAACTCAGGGTAAAGACCGAAACTCTGGTTGCAATGTCTGGAATTGAAACGGGTAATGTACCTGTTTATCCTCCCGCCTGAATAATTTAATATGTTTTTTGATGAACTGAACGAAGATAATTTTCTTCTCTTTGCAATAAAAAATTATAATAACCCACAAGGGCTAACCGAAAAGGATTTTTATAAAGATCTGACTCATTTTAGATATGTCAAAAGACATCTAAACAAATATGCCACTTGTGGGGAATTAAAAATTAATCTTTTATTAAAGCATTTGATTATTATCTATAATATTTTTGGTGATGCAGCAACCCCAATGCTCTTCTTTAAAATGCCCCAAGAGCTTTGGAGTTTAATTAAAACTTTTATTGTTTTTTTGAATCGTCTTCCCGAATATCCTATTTGTTATATTCATCAGATTGAGATGGATGAATATTGTATGCAGAAACTCAAGGATCTCTCAAATGAAAAAAATTGACGAAATCATTCAGATGGTAAGAGAGGAAATGACAGTGGCAAATGCCCCTGGTCAGTCTGGTGGTTTCGGGGAAAATTCACCTAAAGAAGGACCGACTGCGGGATATTCACAGCCAATGTTTGGTCTAAGAAGAAATAAAAGTGGCAAATTAGACAAGAGAAATCCGTTTATTAAGAAGTATAAGATGCTTCTCCAGTCATTAGGACTTGCATAAATAGTTATAATCTTAATGTTTTAGGTGAAAATACAACCATTCTCACTTAAAGCCCATGTCAGAAGATTTAATCAAAGTTGCTGTTCTAGAGCAACGAGTTCAAGACCTTAAAGAATTTGTTCTTAAGGTTGATGAAGCAATCGAAAAAATAAGCCAGGTAAATGTCAGCCTGACAAAAATGATTGCGGTTCATGAAGAAAAAATTGACACTAGAGAAAGAGCCGAAAAGAGTCTTAATGAAAAAATAGACACAATCTATACACAAATGCAGGAAGATCATAAAAATGTTCTTACTGAAATAAAGACACTAAGTACTAATATTGATAAGCGTCTAACTGATGTAGAAAAAGGTCAAAATAAAATTAATCTAAAAATCGCTGTGGTTCTAGGCATCGGTGCATTTCTTGGATTTGTCATTCAGAACTCTGGGTTCTTTGTTAAGATCCTGGCACATCCACAGCACTTGACAACTCCTGTTCCTCATGCTACAATGGCCCCAGTCCAGAAGTGATGTGAATTGGATTTTATTGATGAAACCTTTATTGAACGTGTTGCACCTAGACTACAAAACTTCAAGAAAGTAAAACCTAAACTTTATAATTTTCGATGTCCCTATTGTGGCGACTCTTCTAGATCTAAAAAAAAGGCCAGAGGATATCTCTATCCGGTAGATAATAACACGAATTATAAGTGCCATAACTGCGGAATCAGTATTTCTCTTAATAACTTTTTAAAAGAAATAGACCCACCTCTTTATAAAGAGTTTACAATTGAAAAATATAAGGCTGGCTTTACTGGAAAGAATTTTGTTGTTGAGGCTCCTAAATTTGAAATATCAAAACCAAATTTTAGAGAAAGAGTTGGGCTTCCGGCTGCATCTAAAAATGATGTTGCAAGACAATATCTCTTAAAAAGAAAAATTGATCCGGATAAGTTTTATTATACCGAAAACTTCAAACAATGGATCAATGAAATTACTTATGAGCCAAATCTTTTAGAAGAGCCTAGAATAGTAATACCTTTGTACTATAATAAGAAATTAATAGGAGTACAAGGCCGAGCCCTTAATTCTTCTTCGGTAAAATACATCACAATCATGTTTGATGAACATTCTCCGAAGATTTATAATTATGATAATGTTAATAAAAAAGAATTTGTTTATGTCCTAGAAGGACCTTTTGATTCTTACTTTATTAAAAATTCGGTCGCCATGTGCGGGGCCGATTTAGATCTAAAAAGTCTAAATATCTATTACCCGGTATATGTTTATGACAACGAACCTCGCAACCAAGAAATACATTCTAGAATGTCAAAGGTAATCAAAGAGGGTTATTCAATAGTCATATGGCCAGATACAATAAAACAAAAAGACGTTAATGATGCAGTTCTTGCGGGAATTGATGTTGAGGACGTTTTGTCCAAAAATATTTACAAAGACCTAGAAGCACAACTTAAATTCAACTATTGGAAGAAAAATGAGCGAAGAAATCAAAGTCAAAAAACGCAATGGCACTATTGAGCCATTGCAACTTTCTAAACTCCATGAAATGGTCGCCTGCGCCTGTGAGGGCCTTTCTGGAGTTTCAGTATCTCAGGTAGAAATGGCATCTGGGATTCAATTTTATGATGGTATTTCAACCAATGAAATTCAAGAAATCTTGATCAAGGCCGCATCTGATCTTATTTCTCTAGATAATCCTAATTATCAATACGTGGCCGCAAGACTTCTTCTGTTTTCAATTCGGAAGAAGATCTATGGTGGTCGAATTGATCTACCTCATCTGAGTGAGCACATTAAAAAGTGTGTAGACCTTGGTGTTTATGATGCCTCCATTTATGAGAACTATTCTGAAGAAGAACTAGATCTGGTCAATTCTTTTATTGACCATGACCGGGATCTTTTGTTTACTTATGCTGGCCTTCGGCAGGTAGTTGATAAGTATCTTGTGCAAGACCGAGTGGATAATGTTCTTTATGAGACTCCTCAGTTTATGTACTTGGTGATTGCACTTACTGGTTTTGCAAAGTATCCTAAAGACAAAAGGATGTCTTATGTAAAGCGTTATTATGATGCAATTAGCAAGCATAAAATTAATATTCCTACACCAATTCTTGCAGGAGTCAGAACCAAACTGAGGCAATATAGTAGTTGTGTTCTTGTTGATGTAGGAGATAGTCTTTCTAGTATCGAGGCTAGTGACGCTGCGGTTTTTAGATATGTTGCACAGCGAGCCGGTCTAGGTATTAATGCTGGGCGTATTAGGGGGATAAACAGTAAAATTCGTGGCGGTGAAGTTGTCCACACTGGAGTTATTCCTTATCTGAAAAAGTTTGAGGCCACTGTAAAAAGTTGTACGCAAAATGGAATTCGCGGGGGTTGTTTTGATTCTGATTCTGAAGTTTTATTAATTGATAGTGTAGAAATTGATGGTAAAATTTATACACTCGATGATGAAATTGATGGGGTTAAAGTGTCTGAAATTATAAATAGTCATAACGGAAATAAAACCGTTATGTTATTGGAGTAAAAAATGGAAGACTTAATTTGGAACGAAGAAACGATTAGAAAAAGTAGATCTCCTTTTAGTATCTACTTTTATCTTAAAAAAACCAATGGAAATCAAGAGGAAGCTCAGAAACTTTACAGGGAATTTTTGGATAAAAATGTACCATTTAAAGAAAAACATAATAGACCCAATGCAAAAGAGTATTGGATGACCCGAGGATTTAGCGAAGAAGAAGCCATAATAAAGGTTAGGGAATTTCAATCTAAGCCTTTAGATTTGGAAATTTATATTGAGAAGTACGGAGAGGAGGAGGGTCTAGCTAAGTTTAATAAAAGAAAAGAAAATCTTCAAAATAGATTTGATGTTGAGATTAAAAATGTTCAACAAAAATTAAATTGCAGTTATGATGAGGCATATGAATATTGTTGCCAAAGAAGGAGAAGTTGTTCTCCTAGAACAGTAGATTATTGGTTAAATAGGGGCCATTCATTGGAGGATGCAAAAAAATTAGTATCAAAATTTTCAAAAGAAAGTAGTCCAAGAAGCATATATTATTGGATCAGAATTGGTTATACCGAAGAAGAAGCAAAATTAAAAGTTTCTGAATATCAAGATAACAATTCTATAAGTGCCATAATGAAACGATATGGGTGCGATAAATTTGAGGCTCTTGATATACAAGAATCTATACTTGAAAAAACCAAAAAAACTAATATTCAAAATAAAAAGAGTGTCGAAATTGGTGATGAATATGCTTTTTTCGTTTATAAAAAGGAGGTTCAACGCGAAACAAAAAAAACTCTAAGATTGTATAAAGATACTTTTGTCAAAACTGATAAAAGTCAAACTCTAGATCATATGTATAGCGTTTTTTGGGGTTTTTATAATGATGTTCCTCCAAAAATAATTGGATCTATTTATAATCTTAGATATGTTTCTCAATCAGAAAACTCAAAAAAACAATCTAATTGCTCAATAACACTCGAAACCTTATTAGAAAAGTACGAAAATGGAAATTAAAATTAATCTGGCAAAGAAAAGAATTTCAGATGTCTCCGTTGGAGATAGAGTCTATTGTTATAACGAATTTGATGATAAATTTTGTGTTGGAAATGTAACAAATTTATTTACTCCAACAATAAAAAAAGAATATCAGGAAGAAATTCTTATTGGTGGGGAGGCTGTTTATACTTCTAGTATTCATCCTTTTTATGATGGTCTTAATAAGAAATGGGTGGACTCACGGGAAATCGACAACATTTTTGGATTAGGGGTTTATGGTGATTATATTGACATTTTAAATGATCATAATTATAAATCTAATTGTGATAAAACTTTTTATGATTTTACTGTTGATAAATATCACAACTATTTTGTCGGCAAAAATGGAAAATTTACTTTAACTCATAATTCATCCACAGTATTTTTTCCTGTGTGGCACCAAGAAATCGAGGATATTATTGTATTAAAAAATAATAAAGGCTCAGAAGATAATCGTGTTCGCAACCTTGATTATGCCATTCAGCTGAGTAAAATTTTTTATGAGCGATTTATTCAGGATGGAGAAATTACTCTGTTTTCACCTCATAATGTTCCAGGTCTTTATGAAAAATTTGGTTTAGATGGATTTGATGAACTTTATGTAAAGTATGAAAATGATCCTTCTATTCCAAAGAAAAAAGTAAAGGCCCAAGAGCTTATTATTGATATCTTGAAAGAGCGTGCAGAGACTGGTCGGATTTATCTTATGAATATCGATCATTGTAATTCACATGGTCCTTTTAAGGATCAGATTACAATGAGTAACCTTTGTGTTGCTGGTGATACTAAAATTGAAATTGAAATTTTTGTTAAAGATATTAATGATTACAGGTGGGCAACAATTGACATAAAAAATTTAAATGATTTTATTAACAATCCAGAGTATGGGAATCTGAGAGTTCTTTCTTACGACCTTAATACTAGAACGAATGTAACCCAATCTATTACTGCATTTGCCGAAACTTTACCAAAAGCCCAGGTAATGAAACTTAGGCTCAGTAATAATGTCGAAATCGTTGTTACCCCAGATCATAAGGTTTATACCAAAAATCGAAGCTATGTTATGGCCAAGGATCTGACTGCTTATGATGAATTAGTTTCACCAAAATTGAATGAATCTCTAAAAGTTGTTTCAACCGAATATCTTGAGGAAGAAATTCCTGTTTATGATATTACTGTAGAAGGAACTCATAATTTCTTTGCAAATGGAGTTCTTGTTTCCAATTGTATGGAAATCCTTCTAAAAACTACCCCGATTGAACATATTGATGATGTAGATGGATCTATTGCTCTTTGTATTCTTTCTTGTGTTAATGTAGGTACAATTAAGTCTGATAAAGAGCTTGAAGAATGTTGTGATCTTTCTGTTAGATTCTTAGATGAGCTAATTGACCATCAGGAATATCCTGTTAAGGCCGCCGAATTAACAACCAAGGCTAGTCGTTCTCTAGGTATTGGTTATATTGGTCTGGCTCATTATCTTGCTAAATTGGGATTTAAATATTCTGATCCTGGTGCATGGGGAGCTGTCCATAAACTAACTGAAAGTTTTCAGTATTATCTTCTAAAATCATCCAATAATCTAGCAAAAGAAAAGGGTGCATGTGACAACTTTAAACACACTAAGTATTCTGATGGAATTCTTCCAATTGATACTTATAAGAAAGAAGTTGATGAAATTTGTGATGTAGAATATACTCATGACTGGGAACAACTTCGTCAGGATATTTTAGAACATGGTCTTCGCCATACTACACTCTCCTCTCAACCCCCAACGGAGAGTTGCCTTTTTTGGGAACATAAGATTAAAACTTCTACCGGGGAAATGGACTTCCATCAAATTGCCGAATATGGTGGACTTGATTGGAGAGGGATTGAGGAAAATGATGCAATCGGCTGGTATGACCTGAACAAGACTATTACAGTTGAAACTCAAGATGGATACAAAGAAGTTGATAAACTTTATTTCAATGGAAATAAAGAAGTTGCGACTATTACCTTTGAAAATGGTAAAGTGATTAAGTGTACACCCAATCATAAGTTTTTGGTTCGACTAGAAAATGGTTCCACTATCTGGAAGCGAGTTTATGAATTGAATGAAGATGACGAAGTAGTTGAGATTTAATGCGTTGATGCCTTCACTTTACTAAATAATAATAGTTTAGTAAAGGCATCAATGAAGACAAAACTAGTTACTTTAATGAAAACCAGATTTAACATTTTAACCCCGCACGAACTCTTAACAGAATTGAAACAAATCGGAAAAATTGACTATAGGTCATTAAGAAAGCCATTTGAAGAAACCCCGCCAGAGAGATTTGATCTTGAGGTTATTAAAAAATATGTTAGTTATGTTTTTCTATACCCAAATAAAAGAAAACTTCAATATGAACCAGAATATTGGATGTACAGAAGGAACCTTTCTTATAATGAAGCTGTTGAGCTTATTAAACAAAATAAAATAGATAATGGTCAAACAAAAGAGGCTTTTATAAAAAGATATGGAGAAGAAAAAGGATTAGAAATGTATGAAAAATTTAGATTAACCAGCGCATATCCGTCTTCCGATGAATGGTTCAAAGAAAAATATGGGGAAACATGGGAAGAAGAAAAAGCATATGCTATGAAAAGAAAATCTAAACGAACTGTAGAATATTGGACCCATCGTGGATATAGTTTAGAAGAAGCTAAAATTGAAGTTAGTAAATATCAAAGATCAACCTCTGGTGTTCATAGAGAATATTATAGACAAAGAGGATATAGTGAAGATGAAATTGCTGTTATTTTTAATGAAATAGATAAGAAAAAACCCAATCATAAAAGAAACACCAATTATCTCCGTGAAAAATACCCCGATACTTGGCAAGAGATTTATCTTGAAGTATCTGAAAAATATAGAAAAAGAATGGAGGAGTTAGGAGTATGGATTGAAAATGACATTGCTGACGACTTTAAAAAATATAAAACGCTTGTAATTAGATATACTAATCAGAGTTTATTATTTTATGGAGAATTGATTGAGAATTTAGAATTGAGATCTAAAGACTTTCAATTAGATCACAAATATTCAATTAAAATGGGATTTATAAATAATATTCCAGCTGAAATAATTGGATCAATAGTAAATTTAGAGATACTTCCAGCGAGTATTAATGGCTCAAAACAACATAAATGTTCTATTACTAAAACCCACCTTTTAACCGAGTACAAAAAATTTAAGGAGACACATGAAAGTAAAAACGATTCAATTTGAAGGAGAAATTCTTCCAACTTACGACATTGAAGTTCCAGAAGTTCATCATTACAACTGTGAAGGGCTAGTATCTCACAACAGTTCGGTTTCGTGTAATGCAACAAACGGAGTAGAACCTCCTAGAGATTATCTTTCCATTAAACAATCTAAAAAGGGAACTCTCAAACAAATTGTACCCCAGTATAATAAACTAAAGAACAATTATACACTTCTTTGGGACATGCCTTCAAATGAAGGATATATTAATTGTGTTTCTGTTATGCAAAAGTTCTTTGACCAGGGAATTAGTGTAAATGGTAGCTATAATCCCCAGAATTATCCAAATAATGAAGTGCCAATCAGTGTTATAGTCAATGACGTTCTTTCACTATACAAATATGGTGCAAAGACTGCATATTATCATAACACATATGATGGCAAAACTGATGATGTTTCTGCCGAAGAAATTAAAAATAATGATTTAATTTCCGAAATCTTATCATCAGAAGAAGAATGTATCGCATGTAACGTTTAATCTAGGAAATTTATGTCTAAAGTAAAAGGAATGACAGTTTTTAATACAGAAGAAATTAACACTAAAAAGCAAAAAATGTTTTTTAGTGCTCCATTGGGGATCCAACGATATGATGAGTATAAATACCCAATTTTTGAAAAACTCACACAACAGCAGCTCAGTTTCTTTTGGCGTCCAGAAGAAATAAATCTTCAAAAAGATAGGGCAGATTATCAGACTCTTCGCTCAGAGCAAAAACACATTTATACTTCTAATTTAAAGTATCAGATTATGCTTGATTCTGTTCAGGGTCGAGGAACTTCAATTGCTTTTCTGCCATATTGTTCTTTACCAGAACTTGAATCATGTATAGAAGCCTGGGGATTCATGGAAATGATCCATAGTCGATCATATACTTATATTATAAAAAATATCTATGCTAACCCATCTGAAATATTTGATACTATTATTGGTGATGAGAGAATTTTAGAAAGAGCCAAGAGTATTACTGATAATTACGATGAATATATTCAACATGCTCAACAATACTCTTCTTCAAATCTTTGGCAATTTAATAATGAGGGTGTAGATTTAGGTAAAAATGAGCTTTATGAGGTAAAGAGAAAACTTTATCGAGCCATAATGGCAGTGAATATCCTAGAAGGAATTCGCTTTTATGTTTCCTTTGCTTGTTCTTTTGCCTTTGGTGAGCTGAAGTTAATGGAAGGAAGTGCGAAGATTATTTCGCTAATTAGCCGCGATGAAGCGTGTCATTTAAATATAACCCAGAATATTCTTTCAAAATGGAAATCAGGCGACGATCCTGATATGATTAAAATTGCAAAAGAAGAAGAGCAATGGGTTTATAAGACATTTGAAGAAGCAGTTAATCAAGAAAAAAGATGGGCCGAATATATTTTTAAAGACGGCTCACTTATAGGGTTAAACTCCGCTCTTCTTTGTCAATATGTTGAGTGGGTTTGTAATAGACGTATGAAGGCTATTGGTTTTAAACCTCTTTATGATATTCCGGCCAATAATAATCCTCTTCCATGGACGGATAACTGGCTCAGTTCAAAGGGGGTGCAGGTTGCACCTCAAGAGGTCCAGATTACTTCTTATCTAGTAGGGGGTCTTAATCAGGACATTAAACCAGATAGTTTCGCCAACTTCAAACTTTGACTAAATATATTAGTCTGTTAGTACGACAATACTCCACAGACAGGATTAGGTGCTCATATGAGCACCTTTTTTTATAAATATTAATGTCGTACTAACAGAATATAAATGACTAAATTAAATCCGAGAATTTATACATATAAAATTACTTTATATCAGAGAAATAGAGGAATAGATAAATCAAATCGAATAAGAATTAAATAACCCCGGCCCCTTTAAGGGTCTTTTTACTAAATACTAAAAGAAAACCTATTTCTAAAAAATATGTCACTTTATAGTCTAACAGAAGCCTATTCGGAAATCTACGATCACCGAAAGGTCGAAGATCTGTTTGATAATCTTCGATTTGTTGATTACATGCAAGATGGAGATATTGAACAAGTAGTCGAAGAACTCGTTTGGGAATTCCGTGATTATGGTAATACCTTAGACGAATCATTTGAAATGCTCTCATTTGCCTCGACCGATGAGGTAATTTGTGAGTCTTACGATGAGCTTATTGAAGATATTCTCACCGAGGCAACTGTTACCAAAGGATCCCAGCGTTCTCAATATGCTGGCTCTGCTCAGGATAGAGTGACTTCTGGTCGTGGTGATATTATGGCCCAACAATCTGCTGCTAAAAAACTAGCCAGAAAGTCTGGTAAGGCGGTTGCGGCTGGCCTGGATGCAGAATCAAAGCAAAGAATGTCAGCTCGCGCCGCACGAGTTGGTAATGCTATTTCTAAGGTTAAATCCAAACTCAGTGGTCCTATTTCTTCTGTAAAACAGTCTATCTCAGGTTCTGCTGGTGGTCTAGGCCGTGCCACTAAGGCTATGGGTGGTAAAGTAGTAGAAAAAGGTAAGGCCATGTTAAAATCGATTCTTCGTCGTGGTGGTAAGGCCATCTATGGTGCTGGAAAGGCAATTGAGGGTAGTGGTAGAGCGGCATCCGCTGCTCCAGCAACCACTAGAACCGCCAAGGTTGGTCGCACCACTGTTACCACTACCACAGAGCCTGGTGGTAGTAAAAGGCAGGCTGTTGGTCGGGCTGTTCGTAAAGTAGGTGTTGCGCTTCAAAGAAAGGCGGGTAAGAAAGATGAGCCCAAAATGAGTCGGGCTGATTATGAGTCTCGTAAGTCCGAAAGAACTACATCTGCCAAGAAAGAAGTGGGTGATGCATTTGCAAAGCCAAAACCAATGCTTGCTCTTCCAGCAAAAACCTCTGGCCAGCCTGCTGTCCAAAGAACAGTTTCGGCTCGTAAACAAGAGGCCGCCAAGAAAATTGCCAAGGCCGCAGAAGGTTCAACTGCTAGGGGAACTCGATTTTCTGGTCCAGGGGCTCGTCTTTCTAGCCAAAGAACCAAGACTGGTTATAAAGAGCGTCTTGCCAAGTTTGCATCTCAACTATCCGAGCAAGATTATAACACTCTAGTTGATTATATTCTTGAGGACATGATTTCAGAAGGTTATGCTTCTGATGTACTAGAAGCTCTTGATCTATTTGAATCATTGACCGAAGATAGTGTAATTGATATTGCACTTGATTATTTTAACGACTGATGATCCACTCTACTGATGTTTATGCTCTTAAGGCCAAATTAAACGGCCTTAAAAATAAACTCCAAAGAGAACAAAATCCACAAAACGAAAAGAACCTCGCTGATGATTACCTCAATGAGGTTCTTTTCCTTGTGGATTCTCTCCTGAAATAACCAGCCCATAAATTCTTTCTACTTCGCTAGAATAAAATTTTCCTTCAATATTAGTATTATAATAGGCCTCATCTAATAAAACATTTCTTTTAAACTGCTCGTATGTCTCATAATAGGACATACTTTTTTTATGAGGGCATAAATACAAAATTTCTCTTTTGAACTTGTTTTCACCTAAAGATTTAACGTCTTCTTTTAGTTGGTCACAACTACCGAAATATTTTCTCCAATCGCTTTCTTTGGTTTGCCGTCTTCCAGTCTTTGCGTTTTTTCTTCTTTCCCAGAAATGTTTTTTACCAATGTACTTCATCCCGTTTTCTATGTTTGTTATTAAGTAAACAAATCCCTCATACTTTTTATCGACCTCATCAAATTCTTGACCGTTAAAATACCACACAAAAACTAAATAGTAATATAGCAGTATTTATGGTCATGAAAATAGAACTTCAGAATTTCTTTAGGTATTATAATCATAATCTATCAAAGCACCGTGCGGCGGTTGATGATTTAGCCAGAGTTTTAGAGCAGAAGGCCCCTGAACTTCTTGAGGACAATGCAAATTGGGTAAGAATTTATAGGGCACCAGAAGAAACCGCAAAACCATCTGGTATCTTATTAAATGTCCCCTGGTACCCGCAAACGGATAATTTCACTTTGCCTGATTCCACTTGTAATTCCTCTGCTTGTGCAATGTGTCTAGAGTTTCTAAAACCCGGATCACTTCCACCTGGACCAAGAGGAGACGACGCTTATTTGAGAAAAGTATTGGCCATTGGTAGCTCTACTGATCATGGTGTTCAGACTAGAGTTTTGAGGAGTTATGGTCTTGAGTCGGTTTTTAGATATGACATGACATTTGCAGATCTTGATAGAGAACTAGAGGCCGGAAGACCAGTTGCGATTGGCATTCTTCATAGAGGACCTGAAAGTGCTCCTACAGGTTCAGGGCATATTATTGTGGTGATTGGAAAAACTGATAAGGGAGACTACGTGGCGAATGATCCATACGGGGATCTTGCGGATGGCTACACTGGAGCCGTATCTAAAGGGAGAGGGGTTGTTTATTCAAGAATAACATTAGAAAAAAGGTGGACCATAAAACATCCTGCTGACGGGTGGGGTAGAGTATTTCTATCATAAATAGAAGTGCCTGTAATTGACTTGCATCTTTCCAGGTTGGGAGGTATTTTTACCTCCCTTTCAAGTATAAACTTTTATAAATAGTAGTGCAAGTCAATTTATAAAGCAAATGATTACTTATATTGCCAGAAATACTATGAATGGAAAATTTTATATTGGAAGTACTATTAATTTCAATAGAAGAAAAAATGAACATCTAAAATCTAATTCTAATTATCCTTTTCATATAGCATTAAGAAAAACCCCAGATTGTTTTGAATGGGAAGTAATAGAAGACGATAGTGAAGAAAGAATTCTTGAACAATCTTTATTAGATATGTGGTATGGTAAAGAAATGTGTTATAATTTGAGTCCTACTGCCAACTGTCCTTCAACAAATTTTGAGGCAAATTATAAAATTGGAATGAGAGTTAAAGAATTAAAACTTGGATTTCATAATCCAGAATATATAAATTCTTTTGACCATAAAAAAATGCTACATGAAACTGGAAAAAAATGTTTTGAAAATGAAATTGGAATTCATAGTAAAGAATATAAAAAATCAGATAAACCGAAAATGGTCGGTAGAATGGTAGGTTTAGTAATTGGAAAACAAAATTATGAGAATAAAATTGGAATCTTTAGCCCAGAGTACAGAAATTCTCAAAAATTTATAGATGATAATAAAAAAAGAATAGAAAGATCAAAAGAAGTTTGTAGTAAATCAATAATTATTATTAGTCCTAATGGAGACAAATTTATTTTTTATTCTATGCAGGAAGCCGAACGAAAACTAGGTATTAAAAATCAAACAGTTTCTAGACTTGCTAAAAGAGGAACTCCAGCCACAAGAGGAAAATGGAAAGGGTGGAGAGTAATGTATAATACGGAGAACGATAAATGAATATTAAATTCACTGATGCTGCCAAGTTTTATAAAGAACTCCCACATCAAGTAGATGCATGGAATTTTCTCCAGGCATCTATTCATAAAGAGATTTTAGACGAGTTTTCAAGACGTTTTAGAAATGAAAAAGTAGAACCGACACTTGAAGGACTACCAGAACCTGGAATTAAACTTATCAAGGAATTTGAGGGGTGTCATCTCAAAGCATATTATGATCCCCTCACAAATTCTCTCCCAATTACAATCGGATGGGGCAGCACTCGTAGAAAAGACGGAACTCGTTTTATGATCGGGAACACTATCACCCAAGATGAGGCAGATGATCTTCTATACTTCCAGCTTCGCCGTGAGTTTTTACCTTCTCTACAGAAAATTCCTTATTGGAATGAAATGAGTGAGAATCAGCAAGGAGCACTTTTATCTTTCGCTTATAATTTAGGTGCTAATTTTTATGGCTCTTCTGGTTTTAATACAATTTCTAAAAACCTGAGAGAAAAAGATTGGAAAGCAATTCCTAAAACTTTAGAACTTTATAGGAATCCAGGTAGTTCTGTTGAAGCAGGATTGTTGCGCAGAAGAATTGCCGAAGGAAAATTGTGGATGGAAGGTCTCTAATGTCCGTTTCAGAAGTAGTCAGATTTAGGATTTTTAAGGGAACGGATTTTGATGAACCCTTTCAATTATTTCAAAAATCTCAAATAAAAACTCCTATTAACCTCACGGGTTGTACTGTTATTGCAAGGATAAAGAAATTCCCGACTTCTCCTACTTTTGAAACGTTCAGTATCGTTTATGTTAATAGGGCACAAGGTCAAATAAAATTAACCATGGATAACCTAGTAACTTCTGACCTAATAGAGGGCCGGAATTATTTTGATATTTTTGTTGTTTATCCAGATGAGTCTGTAAAATTAGAAACAAAAGGAACTTGTCTAGTAGAAGAAACTTCTTATGTTAATTAGACTCATTCTTCTTAATCCACTCCTTTAATTCACAAACATAAGACCTTAACTGATTCGCTTTTTCCAGGTGCCATAAATCGCCACTTTTAAAATACTCTCTATTGTGGTTGTCGATGGCCTTCAGCAAATTATGAATCGGGGTGTTCCAGTCTTTTCTAGAATCAGTGTCAAATTCTCTTGGCATTATTTACCTTTCATCTATTTTTGTTTTTAAGGCGATAATAGTGGTCAGAAGTGTGAGCAAGACCTCATAACCCCTTCTTTCTGATTCTTTGCAATCTAGAGGTGGTGGATTTTTAAGCCCGCCCATTACGTTGGCCCTATTAATGGAACCAGGCACCAGGAAATTACATGAAACAAAATTAATTCCAATAAATCCTATTAATGATAAACAAATTACGAAAATTAAATTTGTTAATGTCTTTTTTTTGTTATCCATTATAGGAAACTTCTTTTAAGTATTTAGATTTTTCACTAAATAATCAAGGTCTGTTAATTTTAAATGCGACTGTACCAAACGTCTCAAGATTTATTGTTTAACCTGGAAGCAACAACAAGTTCAGAAGCAAGGAAAAAATGGAGAGAGTCAATAAAAGAAGAATGGAATTACGAATGCGCCTATTGTGGTTCCTCTGAAAACTTGACATTAGACCACATAACACCTAGAATTAAAGGTGGATCTGATCGAATTACCAATATTGTTTGTGCCTGCAACAAATGTAATCATTCTAAAGGCCATCAATTTTGGTCTGATTGGTATTTACAGCAAGACTTTTTCACAACAGACAGACTGTCTGAAATTATTAACTGGCAAAATGGAAGACGATAGTACAATGCTCCAGGCACTAAATGAGGTGTCTGGAGCGATTATTGGTTATTTGGCAATCATTATACCGCTACTCGCACTGCTCTAATGGACAAAAAGCAAACTGACCACTCATTGCACAATTGTTTGTTTTTTGTGTTATTATTTGGTTTCGTTGCATTATGTACCATGTCCGAATTACGTTACCAGATTTCTCGTCTTTGGCTACCTTTCCAATATTGGGGTCAGCTCATGTATTCTTATGATATTAGTACCAGGGAATATTTTTATTCATTGATTAATGGTAAATCGTGATTCAAAAAAGTCATCTAAAAAAAAGTATTCTTGATCAGGCCATTGCCGTTGCCATGGCCTCGGATGCCCCTAAGAAAATGGGAGCCATTCTTCTTAAGAGAAATAAAATCATTTCGGCTGCGGTTAATGATTATGAAAAGACCCATCCGGTTCAGTATTGGGCCGCTCAAAATGCTGCCAAGATCTTCAATGATGATTCTCTTGCAAAAAAGGTATTTTGTCATTGTGAGATAAATTGTCTAATTAAGGCAAAAGAGACCGCTGATACTATTGTTGTTTGCCGTGTTGGTGGTCATGGCAAGAAATACATAAGAAATGCCAGACCCTGTAAATTGTGTTCGGTTTTTCTTATAAAGAATAAAATTTATAATATCCATTATTCCACCGATAATGGATTCGTTTATGAAAACTGGGAGGATTAAAATGTCACTTATTTCACAAAAAGATCGAAAACTTGCTATTGAGGCCTTGGAGTCTTATGCATATAAGTTCGATCTATCACAAGAAAAACGGATGGAGCTAAATGCCTTGATCAATTGGATTAAGTTAGAAATTTATAAGAACGAGCCGGTTTAAGAACTGGCACATACGCCTTACTTTAGGATTTATCTGTGCTATATACTATGGATGTGGGATAGACCACGCCAAACTTAAAATTCTAAGGAGTTTAGAATCATGAAAAAATACGACGCAATTGTTTTTATTGGAAGATTTCAGCCTTTTCATAATGCTCATCTAGAAATTGTAAAAAGAGCATATGAACTGACTGATAATCTCATTATGATTATTGGTTCTCAGTATAAACCAGTAACCTACAAAAATCCATTTCAAATTTCTCTTGAGCACCTGAATACTCATAGTTACTGGTCTGCCTTGAGGCAATCCATTTTAGAAGTGACTTCAGAAGAAGCTCCACTAGAAATTGAAATTCAAGAAGATATTTATGGTGATACCAAGTGGTGTAATGAAGTTCAAGAAAAGGTAAAATATTGTCTTGAGACTATTTCACCATCTGCTAATGTTGGTATCATCGGTTGTGAAAAAGACGAGACTTCTTATTACCTGAAGATGTTTCCACAATGGGAACTAATTGAGGTTCCTCTTGAGCAAAATCTAAGTGCAACTCAGATCAGGGAACTCTACTTTGTAGAAGAACCGAATATGGACTTTGTGAAAAGTGTTGTTCCAGAACAAATCTTCAACTATCTTGATAGTATGAAGAGTTCTGAATGGCATAATCATATCGTAAATGAGCGTAGATTTGTCGAGAAATATAAGTCTCAGTATGCTTCCTTGCCCTGGCCACCAATTTTTGTTACAGTAGATTCTGTAGTGTTTCAATCTGGTCATGTCTTGATGGTCCGTAGAAATGCCTATCCTGGAAAGGGCCTGATTGCCTTGCCAGGCGGTTTTCTAGACGCAAACACCGATTCCTCCCTAGAAGATGCTATGATTCGAGAACTCCGAGAGGAAACCGGACTTAAGGTTCCTTCTCCGGTTCTTCGTGGATGTATTAAAAATACTCATGTATTTGATGATATTTATAGAAGCAGCCGAGGGCGAACAATTACTCATGCCTTTAATATTGTTCTTCCTGATGGAGAACTTCCAAGAGTAAAAGGTGGTTCTGATGCTGATAAGGCATTCTGGATTCCTTTCTCTGAACTTGACCCAAGAGAGTGCTTTGAAGACCATTATCAAATTATTCGATATTTTATATGAAAACTATCAAAGGAGATCTAATTAAACTTGCCGAAAAAGGTAATTTTGATATTATTATTCAAGGTTGTAACTGCTATAATGTTATGGGTGGGGGGTTGGCAAAACAACTTGCAGACCGATATCCCAAAGTAAAACAAGCGGATATGTGTACAACTAGGGGGGATAAATTAAAGTTGGGTAGGTTTACTACGGCTCAAATAAACACAGGAAAAACAATTTTTACTGTGATAAATGCCTACACTCAGTATGAAATGAGTAATACTAAAGATGTATTTGAATATGGTGCCTTTGAAAAATTCTTAGAGTTATTTTCTAAATGTGTCCCTGATTATACACGGGGACCACATAGAAAAGTAAGCATTGGATTCCCTCAAATTGGCGCTGGACTTGCTGGTGGTGATTGGAGTAGAATTTCCAAAATGATTGAAAAGTTTTCAGAAGACGTTTCTGATTATGCTGATGTCACAGTAGTAGAATATCAACCTTGAGGTAAAAAATTATGCCATGCTTTACACCGGAACCTACGCAAGAAGAAATTAAACTCGAACAAAAAAGTAATAACAATAAAAAATATGGAATTAATAAAACTAATTCTGAATTAATTACATATTTGTTGAATATGTGTTGTGAAATGGGGGAAGTAATTTTTGAGCTTCATATGCAACATAGACTATCTAATGATACTTTGGCATGGTATCAGCAACATAGAGATAGAGATGATAAGGTAAAGGAAATTCAAACTGAATTATCTAAATTAGCCTTAAAAAAAGAAAGTCTTGAGCGAGAACTTAAGGCATTGAATGCTTGACAGGTGTTAAAGTCATAAAAACACAATCAGGCGATAGACGCCGAAATTAAACCTATTTTAAGGAGTTTAAAATGGACCTAAACAAAAATTTACTGCTCAATTCGGATTCTTACAAGTATTCGCAGTTTAATCAATATCCCCCACAGACGGAAGGTGTATTTTCTTACATTGAAAGTCGTGGTGGTCATCACGATGAAACTCTCTTCTTTGGTCTTCAGATGTTTCTAAAAGACTATCTGATGAAGCCAATTAGAATGGAAGATATTGATATTGCCGAGGCAATTATTCAGGCTCACGGTGAACCATTCTACCGTGGTGGTTGGGAATACATCGTCAAAAAGCACGGTGGACATCTCCCCGTAAGAATCAAGGCTGTCCCTGAAGGAATGGTAATTCCTGTCAAGAATGTTTTGCTTACAATTGAAAATACCGACCCAAATTGCTACTGGTTGACTAGTTTCTTAGAGACTGCTCTACTTCGCTCGATTTGGTATCCGACGACAGTTGCGAGTAATTCTTATAATTCTAAGAAACTTATTCTCAATTATCTTATCCGCAATGGAGACCCAAATCTTATTGATTTTAAACTTCATGATTTTGGTGCTTAACTCGGGCACCTAACTTTGTGAATTGCTGGAACCCCTAAGTTGTTTATACAATATGGAAATCAGCAGCCAAGACTACTATTAGTAGTAAGGTTCAGAGGCCATCGAAAGGGTTATTATTAATAACACTAAGTAGAGTACACTCAAGCGAGTGGAAGCGCAAAGACAGTAAAAAATACTGTAAGATATGGTCCAATCTTTATCGAAAGATAAAGCAGTTCGTATTCAACATAAATACTTCTAGACCAAAATCATAAAATATTTATGTTAAAATTATTAGAAACCGTACCTAGTTTAGAAACATTTAGAGGCTATTCAATTTCTGATGATGGAAGAATTTTTTCTCATAAGACTAATAAATTTTTAAAACCATCCATAAGAATGGGAAATGGGTGTGCTTATGAAAGAATTGGTTTGACAGATTCAAATAGAGTCCGTAAAACATTTTCAATTCATAGACTCGTTTGCATAGCTTTTAAATACAATCCCAATCATTTAAATTTAACTGTAAATCATATAGATGAAAATACTTTTAATAATCGTATTGAAAATCTAGAATGGTTAACAATTGGAGAAAATATTAGATACTCTAAAGCAAATAAAACTTATGTTGGGGATCCTGATAAACTTACAACAGAGTTTAATGAGGGTGACTACACAGTAAAAGAATTTGCCGAAAAGTATAATACTCCTTTAAATACTATGTGGGATATTTTAAATAAACTAAGTTCAACACAAAACAACAGAAAAAGAAGAGTATTTAATAAAGAGCTACGACTAGAAATTGCTTTAATGAGAAAATCAGGAAAGTCATTGAAAGAAGTTGCCAAATACTTTAATTGTTCTGAATCTATGGTTTCTAAGGTGTTTGATGAATACGAACGGGGTGTGTTTAGCGACCACACTTGAATAACTCCGCGAGGAGTATCTTCTTTAGAATCCGCAGGAATTGGTGGACTAGCTCACCTAGTCAACTTTAAAGGAACTGATACTGTTGCGGCACTTCTTTATGGTAAAGAATTTTATCACGAAGATATTGCCGGATTTAGTATCCCAGCATCCGAACATAGTGTTGCGTGCTCGTATAATGCAATTCCAACTGTAGAAATAATTGATGAAAAAAATGAATTATCTTACATTCGTAGAATGTTAGAATTTTTATACACCCATCAAATGGTATCTATTGTTGGTGATGCATACGACATTTATAATTTTATAAATTTAATGGGTAGTATAAAAGATGAAATTATTGAAAAAACAAAAGATAACAAATTTGTAATTCTTCGCCCAGACAGTGGAAACCCAGTGGAGGTTGTTTTAAAGTGCGCCCAACTTTTGGATAATCACTTTGGAAGTACTATGAACTCTAAGGGTTATAAGGTTCTAAATCACGTCAGACTCATTCAAGGGGACGGTGTGAATTATGAAACTATTGACCGGGTTCTTCACGTTCTAGAAGCAAATGGATACAGTTCGGATAACATTGCCTTCGGTCAAGGTGGCGGATTGCTTCAACACGTAAATCGTGATGATTTTAAATTCGCAATGAAGTGCAGTTCGGTAAATGTAAACGGAACCTGGCGTGACGTTTATAAAGACCCTGTAACCGACCCAGGCAAAACATCTAAAAAAGGTAGACTTCAGCTCATCAAAAATGAACAAGGAGAATATCAGACTGTTCCAGAAAGACCCTGGAATAAAGACGAGTTAGTAACTATTTATGAGAATGGTCAACTTTTGGTTGATTATACTCTTGAGCATGTAAGAATTAATGCAAGCCAATGCTTGCACAATTTCTTCGCTAAAGCAGAGTGATATAAATACCTCAGGTTTAAATAACTTGAGGTGTTTTTTATGCTTAAAATTAGATGTAGAATGTGTGGAAATGAGGTACATGGTTTTGGAACCTGCGGGTGTCCAAATATGGCATCTATCCGCAACGATAAAATCACGGCCCTGGATCTGTCTCAGGTGGTTATGCTTGAGACTTATGAAAAGGCCTCAAATAAGCATCTGACCAATTCGGATCTTATGTGGCAAGAGGAAAGGAAACAACGTGGAGTAAAAAGGCTGGACTTTGAAGTTCGATAAATAGAATTAAAAATGTTATACAAACAATTTCTTGTAGAGTCTAGAGAAAAACAGATTCAGTCCTTTACTAGTTTTGTAAAGGACTATCTTGGCCTAGATGATCTACCAGAGATTGTTATTATTAATGATCCAAAGTTTTCTATTGAAAACAAAACCTTTGGATGTTTTGATCTTATGAATGATATTATTAAAATTCAAATAGCTAACAGACATCCGTTGGACGTGATGAGAACTTTGGCTCATGAGATGGTGCATTACAAGCAGAAAATTTCAGGGGCAGAATTAGATCCAACATCTGGATCAGATTGTGAAAATGAGGCAAACTCTGTTGCTGGAGAAATTATGCGTCATTATACAAAAACCATCGAAAATCACGGGTACTAAACATTGGACGAAACAACTAGAGAAAATTGGAAAAAAGTCAAAGAAGCCATGGAGGCATCAGGAAATACAAACAATATGTATTATAAAAGAGCCTGTCAAATCTTAAAAGGCGGTGGTGATCCATTAGAAAAATTATTGAACGATGATTAAAGAAGAAGATTATAGAGATTTGTTTGAGAGAGTCTGGCATTTAAAAGTCCAAGAACTCATGCATGAACCATATGATGATGACATGATTAACGACGATTTCTGGACTCATGAAAACCAAACGAACTATCTTTGATTGGGCCAAGATTAGCCTGATTATTGAGGCGATTATTGAATTTATTTCTAGGGTGTTTAAGATTCCCAAGGATAAATTATGGCCCCTGGTTGATGAAATTCAAAGAGAATTTCATAAAAGAGGCTGGATCGATAATACCCTAAATGAGTACATTATAAAAACCCCAGAACTTCTTGATCAAAGGGTCGAGAGGGATGTTGATAAGGCAATAGAAAATTATGAGAAATTAGAAGAACCTGAACCGGTTAATATGGTCAATGAGACTATTTTAAAAGAAATAGAAACTGGTGATTATACCGAAGAGCAAAAAAAGATTATTAAAGATGCCGTTTTTTATGAAAAAGAGCCTGATGGAAGTACTGCTCAGAGTCTTTTAGGTGGGGAAATTGGCATAAAGGCCCCGTGGGTTCACAAAGATTGAAAGGTGTGCTATATAGATTATAACCGGTTATCGCCTAACTTGGTATGGCACCTCCTTTGGGAGGAGGAAAAATTTAAGTTCAAATCTTAATAACCGGATTGGCCCTAGTGCCAAACACACACAAACACAGGAGAAAACAAATGACACCTTATGAATTACGCTTTCAAATTTTTCAGGAAGCCAGACTAATTGCTACCGAAGATTTTGCAAATAAAAGAGAAGCTGCCAGGGAAGGCACGTACACTCCATTCCCTACAGTAGAACAGATCGAAGTCCTGGCTGATCAGATCAAGGATTTTGTCGAAGAGAAGTAGACAATTTTTGAACTGTCCATGAAATTGGATTTCCAATCAAATCTGTCTTATACTCATTCAAGTGAGACAAATTTTTATGGACAGTTTAGGAGATCTTCTAAAATCCCAAGAACAAATAGAGGCCGGAAGAAAAGCCGATCCCTTTTTGCCTCTTATGGCAAGAATTGATGGTAAATGTTTTAGCAAATTTACCAAAGGACTCAAAAGACCTTTTGATGCGAAATTTGTAGAGTTAATGGTTGAAACCACCAACCATTTGGTAAATGAAAGTGAGTCTCTTTTGGGTTATTGTCAATCAGACGAGATTACTCTGTATTGGTATCTCGATAAGGGAAATTATTCTAATAGGGAATTCTGGTTTTCAGGTAAGTTCCAAAAGTTAACTTCTGTTCTTGCATCAACCGCGACCTCATTTTTTGTTGCAAATCTTCAAAAATTTCTTCCTGAAAAAGTGGGTCAATATCCGACTTTCGATGCAAGGGTTTGGTCTGTTCCTGATTTAGAGCATGTTTATAAAAACTTTCTTTGGCGGTTTAAGGATGCCCAAAAGAACTCCGTTTCAATGTATGCAAGACATTTCTTTTCTCATAAAAATTTACAGAATAAAACTGGAAACGAAATGAAAGAAATGTTAAAAGAAATTGGAAATCCTTGGGAAGATCTACCAGATTTCTTTAAATCTGGAACCTATATAAAAAGAAAACGGATCTTGCTTGATCCATCCCAATGCTTAGATGTTCCAGAAAAATACAGACCACTTGAGCCTATTATTAGAACTACTGTTTCTGTCTGGAACCCACCCGAAACAATTTCACCTGAATGGTTTAACTTATGAAATCAACTGAATTTTGCTATTGGCTACAAGGTTATTTTGAACTTCGTCGCGGCGAGGCTCAATCTGGTATGTCTCTTACTCATGAGCAGGTAGAGATTATTGAGAGGCATCTTGCCCTGGTTTTTAAACATGAAATTGACCCGTCTTATGGTCCTCCTTCTCACCAGAATCAGTTAAATCAGATTCATGGCGGCGAACTTATGAGGTGCTGATTATGAAAGACATTTCTTCAGATACTCAGGTGGTGCTGACCGCCCTAACACAAAGCGAATATGGACTTGATCCCGCCGACATCCCAAATGAGGCGGCTCGTATGGCTCACATTGCCGCCACCACCCTCCGCGCCACCGTGGATCAGCTGGTCCCAGATGAACCAGACCCAGGATTGAGTCAGTTCTGGGACGATGAAGCTGATCGTGAGTGGCAAAACAATCAACATTTTCGCCGCAAATTCCTCGCCCTTGTCAATGAACTAGAGAATATCTAATGACCGACGAACAATTGTTTAATCGCTTTAAGACCCTGACTTCTGAAATTATGGACACTGCCGCCGTTGTTCAGAATGATTATGATTGGCTGATTCTTAATCGGGCAATTACCTTTGAAGAAGTAAGAGAAGAATATTGGCGGTTTTTAAAGCGGATCGAGGACCATAAATGCGAGTTAGAGTCTTTATCTACTGACGTTTGTGGGAGACTTTCGGAGGTTATGCAGAATTTTGACACTTAATCCCAATTGTTAATTATGGAATTTACACTTACTGAATCACACATAAAATTACTTAAATCTATGTATGTCGGCTGGAGTCCCTGTGAGTATGGTGCTCCGGAAATTGATCCCAAAAGACCCTATGGAAATAGTTCGGTAGAGCATGATATTCATGAAATTTTAACAGGTGAAGAGCCTGATGGTGAATTAGATGATGATCTATCTTATGAATATTATAAGTTACATAAAGAAACTCAAACTGCTTTAGAAATAGTTTTAAGGACTGGTCAATTTGAACCTGGGGTGTATTCTACCTCGACTCCTTACAAAAGAGATTGGAAGTTAGTTACTGAATCTGATCCACTTTTTTAACTGGCACAATCCTCTTGACAAATCAGAGAACATGTGGGATACTTAAAAGGTGGAAGTCGTTAGGCACATAGCCTAAAAAGACGCCATTTTAGATGGGGCAGCAATTTAATTACTTGCAATGTAAAAAAATCATCTAGTTTTAGTCGTGGTTGAGGGGCCACATTCAAAATTTTGGAGAAATCCGGTGTTTTGATTAAATCCTAAGTTTTCTTAGGTCGGGGGACTGATCACCCCTGATCCTCTTATTATGGGTTCTGGGTGGAATTCCCAGTGGTTCCGAAAGGGACTGTCCTCTGTAGGTGCGATACCTACATCCTCCTTTATGGGGGATAAGAACAGCTATTGGAGACCCATACTAAATAAAACTGATAGCGATCAGTCCTCTGGCGGGCTCTTATGAAGTCCGATCACGGCTGGTCCATCAAAAATAACCCCTTAGACCTAAGTAAAATCTAGGAATTTTTAGGAATTACTGGTTTTTATTGGTTTTTATGTTTTGGGGTTTTTATGTCTCGTTAGTTCAGTGGATTAGAACAATTGCCTTAAGTTAAACGGAGCTTCATAGAAGAAATTTTATGAATGTAACTTCTCAAATTCGGGGAAACCTAAGTTCTTTATGAATATGGCAATCCCGAGCCAAGCAAGAGAAATCTTGAAGGTGTAGAGGCCAGACGGGAAGCATCTAAGTCTTTATGGATATGATGGAGGGATGGTCCAGACCACAAACAATTGGAAGATTGGCAGGGAAATCTGTAGTGGTACGCTAAGCAATAAGTCGCAAGTTCGAGCCTTGCACGAGACGCTAAATGTTTAGTGTATAATTAATTTTTATTATCTACTAAATACTTTTACCTTAGTTGATTCGCATTCTATAAGGTAGAAAGGGACTCTTCTTGAGTCCTTTTCTTTTATAAATAGTATTGCGAATCAACTAAAGGAGTATAAATTTTATGGAAAAGGAGTATCTCGAATCTCTCGTAGAGCAGGGGGCAGCACCCCTCGCCCTCTTCTCCATAAAAATCTATGGAAATTTTATGGGAGATTAGTTTATCAGTAAAACCGCCAGCTTAGGAGTTTGAAAGTTCAATACAATTGTATTTGAGGAGCATTACCTCTTAACTTCATAACTGGCAGAATCGGGGGCAGCACCCGGATTTCCCACTACAATAAATACCACATAAAATGATAATTACCCTATGTTTTCTTCCCATAGCAATAATATTCATAATTACCAAAATTTCGCTACTTCTTTCATCCAGCGCCTCTGAGATCCATCATGTCCGAGAAGAATCCACAAAACCCCACAAATACCTGGAATCATCATATGAAGACGTTGACAAGGCGAAAGAAGCAGTTAGAGACCGCTGAGACGCTCTCACAGGCTATTTCCGACTGGTATTTGGAGAATGGTCTGCCAGAACCTGACTGGAAAATTCAAAAAGATCCTGAATGGTGGACTTCCTACCTGGCCAGTTTAAAAACTGACCACTCATAAGACCCAGAGAACAAAAGTCTGATATACTTAGTGAGTTCAAAAACAACATTATGAAAAAAACCATCAACGGAAAAGAGTACACTATTGAACCGGGCGCCGATCTTCGGGGCGCCAATCTTGTGTGCGCCCATCTTGTGGGCGCCAATCTTCGGGCCGCCATTCTTCGGGGCGCCAATCTTGTGGGCGCCAATCTTTGGGGTGCCAATCTTGTGGATGTCGATCTTGTGGGCGCCAATCTTGTGGGCGTCATTCTTGAGGGCGCCGATCTTCAGTACGCCGATCTTCGGGGCGCCAATCTTGAGGGCGCCAATCTTTGGGGTGCCAATATTGAAAATGCAAAACTTCCTGATTTCCAACTCCCTCCAGAAAAAGGTTCCTTTATTGCCTATAAAAAAGTTGATACTGGAGTTATTGAAATTTTAATTCCTGAAGACGCAAAAAGAACCTCTTCTCTTGTTTCTCGCAAGTGTCGGGCTTCTCATGTTAGGGTTCTTGAAGGCTCTGGATTTTCCCCGACACATACTGAAAAGAAATTAGAATATAAAGAAGGAGAAGTTGTTTATGCCGATGCCTTTAATGACGACATTAGGGTTGATTGTACTTCAGGAATTCATTTCTTTATGACAAAAAAAGAAGCCGAGGAGTGGGGTTCTAACATCTAATGGAAACCCCACACTACAACATTCCCGAACGCTACATTATTTCCGATTTTCATTATGATGATCAGGTATTGGACCACCGATGAATACAAAAAAACAATCAAAGACGCTTTGAATCAAGCATGACACTCACTTCAAAATTTAAAAAAGACATCAATACTCTTCGCCAGGCAGCAAATTGTGAGCTTCATCTTGGCATTAAAAATCCAAAGCTATATAAGAAGGTAAAGCGATTCTATGAGCAACAAGGAATCGTCTTTTCCGGAGAACCGGAGGATGATTATGAGATGCTTATTGATTACCTATACGAAGATCTTGAACTACAAACAGTATGATTGAAAATTTTTCTTGGTTTGAAAACAAAAAAGACAATTTTAGGGAATATGTTTTAGGACTTCCTGATTCAGAAGTAGAAGAAATTCTTGGAGCGATTCCCTCAGCCTGGAATTACCCACCAAAAAGTCATCGAGAATTTGCCGAATGGTTAATTAAAACTCTAAAACCAAAAGTTACAGTAGAACTTGGCGTAGATTATGGGTATTCATCTTTCTTAATGGCTCTTTGTCAAAATAATCCGGTTTATGGAATTGATTGTTTTGATATTTCAAAACATGGAATCCGAATTGATGATGATTATCAATTTGTTCTTGCTGTCAAAGAAAAGTTAAAAATTGATAATCTCACGATTATTAAAGATTATTTTGATAATGTGGCAAAAAGCTGGGATGAGCCAATTGATCTTTTGCACATTGATGGTCTTCATGATTATGATAACTGCAAGAATGATTTTGAAACGTGGTTTACTCTTATGTCTAAAAAAGGAGTTGTCATAATGCACGACACAATTTCAGCACCAGATGGTGTTGGGAGATTCTTTAATGAACTAGACCATCCAAAAATCAACTTTAAAAATTCTTTCGGTCTAGGTGTTGTTGCAAAAAGTCAGACCCTGATTGATAAAATTCAAAATCAGTTTCATGATTGGGTTTAATTCCTTGGGGCATTTGGGTAGACTTGGGAATCAAATGTTTCAATATGCCTCTCTTAGGGGCATTGCAAGAAACAATAATTACGAATATTGCATCCCACAATCTGGCCACGAATTATTCAATTGCTTTACACTAAAGAATTTCTCACCATTAAACATCCAATACATTGATCCAAACCGACCAACTGTTCAAGAAAACAATTTTTCTTTTGATGAAAAACTATTCAATAATTGTCCCTCTTGGGTAAATTTGTTTGGTTTTTTTCAGTCTGAGAAATACTTCAAACACATTGAAAAAGAGATCAAAGAAGATTTTACTTTTATTGATTCAATTTTAGAACCCGCAAAAGAGGCTATTTCATGCTTTGAAAATCCGGTTGCTCTTCATGTAAGAAGAACCGATTACCTAACCAATCCAAATCATACTGTTCTTCCATTAGAATATTATAGTAATACAATAAAAAAGTTTAATAATCAACAAATTATTGTATTTACAGATGATCCTAAATGGGCCTATGAACAAAAACTTTTTGATGATGATCGCTTTGTGATTTCCGAAAACAATTCAAATTATGTTGATCTTTGTTTGATGACGTTATGTAGTGGGCACATTATTGCCAATAGTAGTTTTTCTTGGTGGGGTGCCTGGCTCTCTAATAGTGAGAGAGTCATTGCACCTTCTGGTTGGTTCGAGGGGTCCGATAATTCACACCTAGATACTGTGGATTTAATTCCAAGTGAATGGGAGCTTATTTAATGAAAGTTGCAATTATTTTTATTGGTACTGCAAAGTACATCGATTTTCTTCCGCTTTATTACGAAAAGTGTGAAGAAAATTTCTTGGTAAATACACAAAAAACCTATTTTGTCTTTACTGATGGAGAGATCTCTGATCCACCAGAAAATGTGAAAATTTATTCTCAAGAACATCTACCCTGGCCCTATATTACTCTAAAGAGATTTGAAATTATAAACAAGGCAAGTGAAGATCTTTATAATTTTGATTGGGTTGTTTTTATGGATGCAGATACCCTAGTAGTTGATAAAATTACTGAAGAAGAATTCTTTAGTGATAAACAACTTTTGGGGGTTCATCATCCATGCGCCTTTATGAAAATGTCTCCGCACAATGAACCACCTGGGGCCTTTGAGACCAATCCCATTTCGACCGCCTGGACTAATGATTTTTCAATTTATTATCAAGGATGTTTTTGGGGTGGAAAGGTTCCTTATGTGATTGACTTGATTGATGAACTAGAGGACTGTGTAAATCAAGATCTAGAGAAAGGAATTGTTGCGGTATGGCACGATGAAAGCCATTTAAATCGGTATTTCTCACAACATAAAGATCAGATTAGGCTATTTGGTCCAGAATATGCCCATCCAGAATCTCTAAAACAATACTTTGATTTTAAACCAAAAATTGTACATCTTGCAAAAAATAATTCAATCTATCACAAATGAAGTACTCTGTATATTATCATATTTGGTCTCCTGATCAAACTGATCTCTGGAAGATCATGGTTGATGAACAATTAAAAAGACTTTATAAATCAAATATCCAAGACTATGCGGTAATCAATTGTGCTATTAACGGTTCTCAGGCAAGTAGAATCAGGGATTTTGTTTCAATATATGATTGGGTCAATATCTTAGATTATAGAGATAGTGATGAAGAATACGAAGGATTTACCTTGAAGTATCTTTATGAAGATTGTGTTTCTAAAAAATACGAGAAGGTTCTATATTTTCATACTAAAGGAATTAGCCATTTTGCCGGAGTGAGAGACCAGTATTCGGATAGAAAATTCCGGGCGGTCAATAGCTGGAGGCATCTTATGGAGGCCGGATGTATTGACAATTGGATTCAGAATGTCCTAGAGCTTGACAGAAATCAGGTATCTGGGGTAAACTATTGTCTAGACCCCTGGCCGCACATGAGCGGAAACTTTTGGTGGGCTCGGGCTGATTATGTTTCAACATTAAATCACCCGACAAAACAAGCATTCAAACAAGATGGCAGAGATTTTGGCCCAATTGAAAGAATGAATTTTGAAAAATGGATTGGGATGAATAATCCAACTGTTTACAGTCTTTATGACTCCCCCTTTAGTTATGATTTTAAGGGATTATCTCCTGATATTATCCCAACTCCACTAGGAGAGCCACATTGGTTTTGGCTCTATCGAGACGATATTTTTCCACATTATATTAAAAAATTATGACATTTGGATGTTTTCACACTGTATATGAAAATAAAAGAGCGACCGAGTTTGTTCTAGAGCAATTTAGAAAGTATCACCCGGATGCTCCTTATACGATTTGTTGTGATGGTGGGGTTGATTATTCTTACCTGGCCAAAAAGTATAATTGTAAATATGTGCATTCATATATGAGAATCGGTCGAAGAAATACTGGGCATCCTTCAGGGGTTTATGGATTCACAAAGGACGAATCTCTTCATTGGATTCATATGTTCAGAGAGGCCGCAATTCATGTCAGGAATTATGGTGGGTCTCATATGATTATGATGGAAGACGACGTATTGACCCAAGGAAAGGTAATCATTGATCCATCCTGGGAATGTGCTGGATTTGATGTTCCTGGAAATAAAATTGCACCTTCTCTTCTCAAATATATCTCTGATAAGTATCACATTTTTCCGAATGTAGATTGGTATGGTGCCGGTGGAGGAAGTATCTTCAATATCGAAACTTTCTTGGATAATTATCATCAAATTTATGATTTTATTGATTTTGAGTTTGATTATATTTTAAACAATTTAGATTATCGTTTTGGGTGGTTAGATCTTTATATGCAAATTGCTTATTTTGTTTTACGAAAAGAGTATTCTATTAATACAAATCTAACCGAGGTTTGGAAGACGCCAAATTATAGGGACACAAATTTCTCTCTTGTTCATGCCTATAAGGAACTTTATTGATGAATATTGCACTAATTGGTCCTGGAATTCTACCCATTCCCCCCAATGGTTGGGGGGCGGTTGAGAGTCTTATTTGGGACTATTCTCTTGAACTGAATCAGTTAGGACACACTGGAATTATAACCAACACCCAAGACTGGGATGATATCATTTCTGATTTAAATTCGGATAATTTTGATTTCGCCCATCTTCATTATGATGTTTTTTATCCTCTTCTTGATAGAATCAAAAATGAAACCAAAATCAAGACTATTGGGATGAGTAGTCATTATCCATATATTGATCAATCTCACATGCATCAGAGGGATGGTTATGACAAGATTTTTGATTTTATTATTAAGAACAATCAATACTTTATCTTCTGTATTTCTAAAAAAGATTACAAGACATTTAAGAGTCATGGGGCCAATGAGGACTTTTTGATTCTTTCAGAAAATGGAGCAAATCATAATACTTTTACTTATAACAAAACTCCTTCTCTTCCTAATAGGTCTTTATACCTAGGCCAGATTTGTCAAAGAAAAAAACAATGGATTTATCAAGATATTGAGTGCATTGATTTTGTTGGCAAGATCATGACCCAAACACCTTTTGACCCAAATAAAAACTATCTTGCGGAATGGTCTGATGAAGAAAAACGATCTAATTTCACTAATTATGGTAATCTTGTTCTGTTGTCTGATGGCGAAAACGGAACTCCTTTGGTCGTTAAAGAGGCCCTGATTAATGGTTTAGGAGTTGTTATTTCTAAATACGCTGCCCATGATCTAGAAGATGGTATTCCCTTTGTTTCTGTTATATCAGATGAAAAATTAGAAGATCTTGATTACATTAAAGAGAAAATAGAAGAAAATCGAGAAGTTTCTCTTTCTATGAGAGATGATATCAGGCAATATGCAATAGACAATTTTTCATGGGAAAGTCTGGTTAAACTTTATGCGGAGAATGTTGAAAAATGCAAATCTGTATAATTGGTCCAAATTCTCCAATTCCACCTAAAGGATGGGGGGCTGTTGAGAGCCTAATTTGGGATATGAAAAACGCTTTAGAAGAAATGGGTCATAAAGTGACCATCATTAATACTGGAGATCCATTAGAAATTATTCGCACTATTAATAGTCTAAGGCCCGATTTTGTTCATATTAATTATGATGATTGGATTCCAATTTATCCCTATATTCAATATCCCTGCGCTATCACGACACATTTTGCCTATCTGACGAGACCCGAGTTTATGGGGGCCTATAAACAAAGAATTTTTGATCAATTTTCTTATATTAAACCAAATGTCTTTGGACTATCAGAAGAGATCAATGATGTTTATCATTCTGTTTGTAGTATTCCAAAATCTCAACTCTTTTTAAATCCAAATGGGGTTAATTTTGAAATTTTTAAAAAAACGAACTATCCGGAAAATCCAGATAGTTCAATTTATCTTGCAAAAATAGATCACCGAAAAAGGCAATATTTATTTCAAGAAATAGATTCTCTTTTTTATGCTGGAAATATTGCTGATTCTAGATTTAATAAAGAGAAAAATTTTCTAGGAGAATGGTCTAAGCAACACCTTTATGAGAATTTAACTGATTATGGTAATCTAGTTCTTCTTTCAGATGGAGAGGCTCATCCTCTTGTTTGTTTAGAAGCATTCGCCGCTGGTCTAGGTGTTGTGATTTCTGAATGGGCATTTGCAAACTTAGATACCTCTAAGGAGTTTATTACGGTTATTCCAGAAGATCAGATAAGTAATATTGCTTATGTTGAAGAAAAAATTATTGAAAACCGGGAATCCTCAATTAAAAATCGAGATCAGATTCTAGATTATGCAAGAACTTTTGATTGGAAAAAAATTCTAACAAGACATTACATACCAAATATTGAGAAATTAATTTATGGACAGGAATAAATCAATCTATAAACTTCAGAATTTTGGTCCGATTTATTATATTAATTTGGACGATCATGTGGAAAGAAGAGAATTTATGGAATCCCAATTTGAATATTGGGGTATTGAAAATTACACTCGCATTTCGGCGTATGATGGAAGAAATGATGATCTAGGGGATATTATTAAAGGAAAGTATCCTGATAATGTTTCCACTTCAGAATTGGGGTGCCTAACTAGTCATCTAAAGGCGATTAAGTACTGGTACGAGAATAGTGATACATCATATGCAGTCTTTATGGAAGACGATTGTTTAATTATTGCTAATTGTTGGAATTTTACTTGGCAGGAGTTTTTGTCTAGGGTTCCCTATAATTTTGATTGTTTACAGCTTGCTATCATCTGTACCGGAGATCTTCATTTGCAAATTCATAGGCATCAAATGAATGAATTTTCTACGGCTTGTTATGTCATAACAAGACGATACGCCAAGAAACTAATCGATCTCCATTGTAGAGATGGTAAATATAAATTAGATCAAGATATTCGACCTCGTGCGGTGGCAGATGATTTGATCTATTCCACTGGAATCGTATATTCGACTCCTCTATTTTTATACAAGCTGGAACTTGGTTCTACAATACATGAGGATCATGTAGAAACGTTCCATAAAAATTCTTATGATGGTCTAAAGGCCTTCTGGGAAAATAAGGGTTCTGAATTATCTGTGGAGCAAATAACGACATACAACCCATATTTCAACAGCGTTATTGGCTCTTCTGGTCAGGGGGCTTGACAGAACGACAGACCCATGCTATCGTAGTGACTTCACCTGGTTCCTAAATACTTCCTCATTATGAATCAGGTGAATTAGAGCCGGAGATGTTGCCTTTAGAACAGGTGATGCCACAACATCAATCCGGATGTAGAGTTCAATTAAAATTAATGCTTTTTTCTAAAAAAATTCTAACGATTGCGGCCCTAGGTTCAATTGGTGTTTCTATTTTATCTCCAATCGAATCTAAGGCTATTTCTGTATCTAAATTTGTTGACCCATCAACTGAAACAAAAACCGAATGGGAAACTAAATTTGAGCAGAAATTTCCCAATTATAAAACGCCATTGGCGAGTGTTTATCAAGGTCGAGCGTCATTTTACGGGCCGGGGTTTTATGGTAGACAAACTGCAAATGGTGAAGTTTTCCGCCCAGGTACTATGACCGCAGCGCATAAAACACTTCCGTTTGGCACTCGCGTCCGAGTTACGAACATGAGTAATGGGAGATCGACGGTTGTTAGAATCAACGACAGAGGACCATATGTTGGAGGGCGGATCATTGATCTTTCCGAAACAGCAGCAGATGCAATTGGGATGAGAAATTCCGGGGTTTCTCCTGTAAAGATCCAAATCCTAAACTAAGGCCATGATCCCGACAGTAGAGGAAGTGCGTATTGTTGAACCAAACTTTGAAGAAGTTTTTATTCAAAATCAAAACGCATTCAATAAGTACAATGGTCGAAGGAACAACTGTTCTAATACAGTAAGGAAATTTCTTTCCTTACTAGGTATAAATACTGACAGAGTTACGGCCTGGGCCGATACAGTCCGTAACCTTGGTAAAATCATCTACAACCACAATCAATTACAAAAAGGTGATATTGTGGCCATGGGGAGACCTGGAGATACCTGGCATGTCGGTGTTTATTTCGGAGACGGAAAGGTTCTCCACCAATCGGCAATGAGAGGCTACAAGGTAGGAATCTTCAACGATATTAATGCCTTCATTAACTATCATCGAGGATTCTATATCGTAAGACCTCATACGAACATTCTAGAAAATCAATTTTTCATTTCACCTGAACTTACTTAAATTTTTATGAAACTTTATCAACAACTAATGCTTGCCCCAGTAGCCGCTGGTGTTATGATTTCTCCGGCTACCGCTCAAACATTTAAACTGGATGTTGTAGATTACTACGCATCTCAGGAGCAAGTAACCAGCATTACACAATTCTCTGATGTTCGCCCTACTGATTGGGCCTATCAGGCACTCACCAATCTTGTAGAGCGTTATGGTTGTGTTGCTGGTTATCCAGACCTAACCTATCGTGGTGGTCAATCAATGACCCGTTATGAGGCAGCCGCCCTTCTGAATTCCTGTCTAGATCGTGTAACAGAAGTAACCGATGAAATTCGGAAACTTCAAGAAGAATTTAAGGCTGAACTAATCGTTCTCCGCGCCCGCGTAGAGGGCCTAGAAGCCCGTGCCGCTGTTCTTGAGGCAACTCAATTCTCTACTACCACCAAACTTAATGGTGAAGTAAGTTTTGTTCTTGCTGGTGTTCCTGATTATCAGGGTCGCGGTGTCAAGGCAGATGAAACCTCATTTAATTATGATATGCGCCTGAATTTCGATACCTCATTTACCGGTAAAGATCTTCTTCGCACTCGTCTACGGGCCGGGAATTTTAGTGATCTTCCTTTTGGCTCTAGTTCTTCACTGTTCAAACTTGACAAGGCCGAAACCACTGATAATTCGGTAGAACTTGATCGACTGTATTACCAGTTCCCGGTAGGTAGTGACGTAACTGTTACTGTTGGTCCTATGGTACGGAATACTGAAATGGCCTGGGTTCCCACTGCATATCGTTCTGGGATTCTTGATTTCTTCACGACTGCTGGTGCTCCGGGTGTTTATAACAAGGCAACCGGTTCTGGTATTGGTGTTCAGTATCAGGCAAATGGTCTTGTTGCCGGTGTAAATTATGTTGCCCAAAACGGCGACAGCACCGAATCGGGCGTATTTGATGCTGATGGTGCCCTGAACGTAATGGCCCAGCTCGGCTACAAGGCCTCTAATTGGGGTGTTGGCGTCGGTTATCGTTATGGCTCCGAGGGCACTCGTCTACGCACCTACAACGGCTTCCGTGGGGCCAATGGAGCACTTCTGGACAACCAGGACTCGAATAGTGTTGCGGTGAATGCTTACTGGCAGCCCGTTGAATCTCGCGTTGTTCCATCGATCAGTGCTGGTTATGGTTATAATGCCGTAAGTGGCCGACCTGGGGACACTGATGCAACCGATTCCCAATCCTGGTTTGTCGGTATGCAATGGAATGATGCTTTTGTTTCTGGAAATTCTGCTGGTGTTGCGGTTGGTCAACCTGCAAATGCAGAAGATCTTGATGAGGCCCTGATGCTTGAAGTTTTCTATAAGGTTCAAGTAACTGATAATATCAGTGTTACTCCTTCTGTATTTTATGTGAGTAATGATGCTGGCCAACGAGGTAATGCCTCTGAGGTCGGTGGCGTAATCCAGACAACTTTCAAGTTCTGAATATGACTGTAGTAACAAACGAACACGGGCAAACCAATGTGTTTGCCAAAGAACCAACAATGTACATTTTGGAGGAAGACATGCAAAAACACGAACAACAGCCTTATGCTGAATTTGCCGAATCGGTAAATGCAAAATTTGCAATCGTCGGGGTTATTTCGGGGATTATTTCCTATGCCCTGACTGGTAAACTATTTTTTGGACTTTATTGAGGAAATTAAAATGATTTTAGGACGAATGGCAATGATTGCTATGATGACAATGATCGGAACTTATCTGGTCAGCGGTCAGCTAATTCTAGGAGTTTTCTGAGATGGTTGAAATTATTTCCGCCGCGACAACAGTATCATCTATAGTGCTGCTGGTGTTGATACTTTTAGAGTGGTTTTTCTTGGGCAAAGCAGTGGAACCTGCGAGAACAGGGGCATCTCTAGTGCTCACGGTGTTGCTACTTTTAAGGTTGTTTGTCTGAAACTTATTGAATTTAGGGGCCTTGTGCCCCTTTCTTTCTAAATAGGACAACTAGATTAAAAAATAATGGGTGGGTTCATTTCCGATTGTGGTAATTATGGGGTCTTTAAGTTTGAAAAACAATGGATGGTGGTTTTTCATAATCAACAGCTAGAAGTTTTTAACACAATTAACCAATGCAAAAAGTTCATAAAGACTCATAGCGCCAGTTTAGAAACTGTCATAACCAAACCAAAGACCACCTCAAAACCTGATAAAGTAAAACCAAGTTCTAGGAGAACCAAGTGCTCACAACAAAAGTAAGACTGCAATTGGAAGAAATCTGCCAGCGAATCGAGTTGAAACAAGAAGTTTCTTTCTCGGACATGAATCTGATTCAAAAATATGCTAATGTAAATAGAACAGTCTATGATATGCTACAGAGAGCCCGAAGGAGGGCAATTCAAGGAAGTTTTCATGAAGGCGGTCTAGATGAATTTTTGGACCAGATGAACATCGGAAATCCTGATCCTCAAACTCACATCACTAAAGATAGTAGTATTGATGATCTTGCGGATTTCTTCAAAAGCGATAATGACCACATGCGGCGAGATTAATGCTTCTTTCTAATTATCAAATAGTTTTACTTTTTATCTTTTCTGTCATTGCTTATATGGTGGTAGTAGATAAAAATGTTGCAGAATACATTAATCTTGCTTTTAAGATTTTCTGGATAACCATTCAAAGATATTTCTGGATTCTGAGATACCACCCCAAAAATCCAATCACGAACTTTATTATGGCCAGGCGATACGCCAAAATGGCCAAGGAGTTTCACAAGGAAATGACCTCCAAGCCCCCTCTTGACTGATCACACCATCCTGTGCTAGAATGACAACACCATCCGATTTTGACATGGAAGACAAACTAGATTTTAAGTCCTTACAATCAAGGATTAATGAAATTAAAGAAGGCGGCGAAGAAAGTGCCGACTTTACAATGGAATATATTCAGTGCCTATTTGATCGACATGATCTTAAAGAAAGTATTCCAGATGATTATGAATTACCAGATGTTCCTGATGTTATTTTTGACGCGATTCGCAAAGGAGAAGTTCCCACACGGGATCAAATTCTTCTAATGGATGCTGATACTCAAAATCATCTTCTTTTTGAACTTGTCTGGGCCTGTGGGATGCTTGCGGTTTCTTATTACACCCAAGATGAAGAAACAGAAGATGAAGAATCAAGTACTTTTGATGTTATTCTTAATATGGTCAAGGAAGGTCCTGGTCAATGGTCTGCCTGTTATCTTATTGCGGTCATGACTCTTATGAATGCCAGGGTTCCTTCCCAGACTATGATTGCACGACTCACAAATAATTTTGACGAATCAGAAGAACAGGTCCAGGAAAATATTAACAACTTTATCGAACTTGCTTCTGCGTTACTTCTAAGGCATAAAGAAGACAAGATCTATTATGATTCTGAGGAATGACCGATTTTGATCCAACGGCTCCTTGGTTTGAATTTAATTCATATTGCGAGTGCTGCTATTCTTTAGGAGTAGCCCCGTCAATCAGGGCCTTTGTTGGTTATAACAAGTTCTTCAAAGAGTATTTTAATGAGAAAACGCAAAAATTCGACGCCAAAGGTTAAACCCCCGGCCATCGCCACCTCAAGCGTTGATTATGAGCTGCCCCCTTTCCATATTGCATTTCCGTTCAGGCTGTGCTACAATGACCGAGGAGAAGAAAAAACCTGCTACTTTTCTTGTAAGGAGCATGTTCAGTCTTATGTCAGTCGCTACAAGTTAAAGAAAAATCAGGTTAAAATCGAGAAAACACTACCCAAAGGAGAAAACTAAAATGAATGTGGAGTATCGTTTTTCAGAAAATCGGGCTGCTGTTCTAAAAATGTGTGATTGTGTTGGTAACTATCGCGTAAAGGGACTGGATCACCGAGGAAATAAGTTTAGAACATCTATTGGTCAGTGGAATAAACTAGAACTAGCCACAGAAAAAGATTATTGTGAGTTCTTTAAAAGAGATAATCATATTTCAAATAATTCTGTCACTTCTAGTGGGTCTAGGTCATTTAAGATGCAAATTACCGAAACAACACCAAATTGTAGACCACATTATCCAATGAGTATTGAAGCACATTCTGAGGATGTTCCTTTATTTTTAGAATTTATTGGTAAACATCCTTGGTTTAATGATCCAGATTTAAGTTTTGTTCCTATGCCATCTGATCAAAAATTTCCAGAGTTGACTGATGAGAAAATTATGGAATTTCGGTTATAATTGCCAATCAAAAACTTGGAGAAAATTAATGAAACCAACTTGTTCATTGTCATGGGAACCCAACCCAACCCCTAATACTTATTCTGGCTGGGCAACTTATAGGGCCGGTGATATGACCGTAGCCATTGAAATGGATAGCTTTAGGCGGGCTCAAGCTCTTTATGAACTAATTAATATGGCATGTGTTCTAAGTAAGTGCCAAGCAATTGATCAATCTATTGATGGTATTAATCGCTTACTTGAAAATTATCGAGATGAATAATATTATAACTTTTGATATTAGATGGTTTACTTTTGTTAATGATTGTGGTGATAGAATGGGGTTCTTTCGTTTATTTGGACGGGGGCTGGCTTGGAAGGATCTAAGATATAATCCTCTTCTCTTTAGTGAAAGAAACAATTATGTAAATACATTTAAAATCGGTCATTATTCGTTTAAATTTTTAAATTAAAATAACCCAAAGGAGAAAACTAAAATGGCACTTAGCGAAAAAGTAGAAGACAAGCTGAAAGAAGCCGAAGGAGTTCTTCGGGATTCTCTTTATTGGGCTTCCAAGAATGAAAAGCCTACGACTATCAGTGCAATCTCTCATGTTCTTCTTGAGATTGATGCTCTTCTAAAAATTGATAAATTCCAGGATCAACTAGAAAATCTAATAAATAAACAAGATCCTAACAATCCCTTTGGAGGATTCTTTAAGTGATTAATTACCTTTCTGAAACTGAGCAAGACGAGCTTTTCGCGTTAAAAAACGCTATTACGGACAGTATTTCTGCTGTTAATTCTGATAAAATGGAACGCTTTACAGAGCTATTCGTTAGGACTCTTTCAGGAAAAGGCCCTGGTGAGGTTTTTGCAGAACCTTCTAACTTCTAAATAGTCAAAAAGGCTATTATGAAAACATTCAGACAATTTCTAGAACAAGATATTTCTTCTTTTGAACAAAGACGTAAAAATACCTTGGACATGAATAGAGAAAGACTTGAGCAAGACGCTGAAAGAAGGAAACAAGAGTCTGAAGAAAGAACAACCAAACTAAAGGCCGAAAGACAAGCTAGGGAAGAAGAACGACACCAAAAAGAGGTCGCTAGAAGAGAACAACAATTACAACAAAGATTACGCCAACTAGAGCAACGATGAAATTCACAATCTATTCAAAACCTGGCTGCCCTTATTGTGATAAGATTAAAGCAGTCATGTATAATTATAATTTTGAACATGTGGTCTACACTCTTGACGAAGATTTTACTCGTCAACAATTTATTGATCAATTTGGGCCAGGACGCACATTTCCTCAGGTTATTATGAATGATCAAAAACTTGGTGGCTGTGTAGATACTGTAAAATACCTAAGAGAGCAAAATCTTGTCTAATGGAAGAGACTCTTTATGATGTAGAAAAAGCAATTGATTTTGCCTTTAAAGAAAAGAAATTTATTATGAATTTCTACTCTTATTTAAAGGTAAAAAATGCTCGTAGGGTTGATGCCCAAGAATTTAAAAAGAGTCTGACTGCCGAAAATATCAGATCCCTGGCTCAGGAACTGAATCTTTATATCCAAGGCGGCCAGACCGAAGATGCCAAGCAACTCAGGGAGGCTTATGGACATCTCTCTAAACCAGAAGCCAGAAAAATCATGACCTATATTTTAGGTTTCATTGATGATTGTGATAAGTACGTTAAGGACAAGAATGCAAAACGGCCAAGACGAAAGCCTAAATAATATACCAAACCGAGGAATCCTATGGATGATCGGTTCAAAAAGTAATAAGGAGGAGCAGTTTTTCAATTTTCACATTCAGAAAACTGTTACTCTTTTCTCTAGAAGATTTCAGTTTTCTGTAGGACTTACCGGAACAAAATCTAAGGAGAAAACAAATGTACGGAATGACTATTTACATTAGCATTGTACTAACATTATTACTTTTTGTGGTGGGTGGAATTGTTGGATGGATTATTTCTTTGTATGTAAATAAAGAAGAAGATACTCGTCCTTTTATTCACCCTGAGTTCATGGACGCATCAGGAAACATACTTCCAGACGAAATTCTCGCATTAAGATTTACCCCCAAATTAGACATAGAAGAGGATTATTATGACACAGACCCCGACGAAGACGAAGCCGAAAACTACGGTTAAACCAGTTAATTTACCAGCAAATCCATTTCAGCATGAGATTTTAGAACTCGCCTGTTCTCAAAGAACTCGGGCCAAGAAGATTGAGATTCTTCAAAAATACCAAAACAATGCTCTTGTTGCATTGTTTATTTGGAATTATGATGAATCTGTGGTTAGCCTAATCCCTCAAGGAGAAGTTCCCTATTCGGCAGCCGGAGATATGACATCTGGCAATGACACTCTTTCGGCTGCCATTGAAAAGCAAATTGATGATAAAATGGTTGATGCTCTTGGTGGTAATCAACGAACCACCCTAAGAAATGAGGCCGATAAGTTTTACATGTTTATCAAAGGTGGTAATGATTCTCTTTCTTCAATTCGACGAGAGACTATCTTTATTCAACTTCTAGAAGGTCTTCATCCAAAAGAGGCCCAGATTCTTTGTCTTGTAAAGGACAAGCGACTCACTGATGTTTATAATCTACCATTTGATCTGATTCAAGAGACCTTTCCCTTTATTCAATGGGGTGGGAGGTCATGATGTGGACCGAAGAAGAAAAAAAGAATCTTCCCAGGAAGTATAATTGCCAACTGATTTATTCTAGTGCTTCTTTAGAACAGGCCAGGGACAAGTCTCTTCCTCGGGATGCCTATCTAGTCTATTATAAGGATAATGAAGGTAATCTCGCAATGGATGTTTGTAGATGTAGTAAAAAGGTTAATTTGTTTGATCTTTATTACGATAAATTTGGAAATGTTCAAAAAATTGCGTTTGGTTATGGTAATGTGAGTCCTAAACTCTGGGGCGAAGAACCTAAAAAGAAAAAGAGGAATTCTTGATGTCAGATGGATTTGGAGACAACAAAAAAGTCAAGATCTCGGTAAATCGAGATGAAATCAATAAAATTATCAAAAAGTACAAAAGAGCCAAGAAACTTATGAGAACCAATGTTTATCAGGTGCAGGTCATGGACGGCACCGAGACTTATATTTCTGGTCTAATCAAAGAGGCCAAGTCAGATCCGCCTGAGTAAGAAATGGGAAAGCACTACATCTTAAACCTTTATGGTTGCGAATTTAATGTTCTAGACGATCTAGAATTTCTTGTTCAACTTTTAGTAGACTCGGCTCTTCTTTGTGGGGCCACTATTTTAGAAAGATGCTCTTATAAATTCCAACCACAAGGAGTCACGGCCATTCTTCTTCTTGCCGAATCTCATATTTCAATTCATACTGTTCCAGAAAAAGGAGAGGCCTATGTTGATTTTTATACGTGTAGTGTAGTAGACCCAATTGTTGGCTGTCAAAATGTAATTGAAAAACTGGTCCCTTCTTCACATAAACTTGAACTAATTGAAAGATGAATTCTGAAAGAGTCAAATTAATTATTAAAAATATGGAGCTTCTTTTGGCCCAGTTAAAACTAGAATATGATGAAGAGGAGCCCACACCAAAAAGACAAAAAGAAAACTTTATAGATATAAGGGATCTTCTTAGACTAGAAGAATATGAAGAACCAGAGTATTATGAAGAACCGGAAGATGATTTACCAAATGTTTCAGTAAGATGGAGGAATGATGATGTATGATCTAAATGATTTTGAAAAGGGCCTAGGAAACTTTTCCGACCGCGTAGAGATTATTGTTGGCCTAGAAATTGGTGATAAGATTTCTTCCGATGAGGCTTATAAAATGATTAAAGAAGAGTTTAAAAAACTTAAAAAACTACATACGGAAAATTGATTATGAGACCAGTTAAAGCAGCCGATCTTCTTGAATTAGATAAACGTTTACAGACAGTGGTTCTTCAGTGCTACCCGATCCCTGAGCAGGTTATATATCAGGCGGCAAAGTGTGATTATTCTGAAACACCTATTCATGAACAAGTAATTCCTTCTCCGGCTAAATGTGGTGAGTGGATTGTAGAAACTCTTTTGGCTAATGATAAGGGTCATTATGGAAGCGTAGAGCATCCAGCAATCACACTTTCTGTTTCTGGTTATGTTCATAGCGTAATGGTGCAGGCCAGAACTCATCGAGTCGGAGTTACTTTTGACTGCTTAGCAGGAGAAAGTTTAATTACCGTGAATAAAAGAAAAAAAGTAAAGACTACAACTATTTCTCAGTTGTATGAAATGTATACTAAAGGAGAAGAACTTCCTTTAGTCCGAAGTCTTAATGAAGATAGGGGTTATTTTGAATATTCAAAGATTGGAAAAGTATTTAAAAACACGGAAAAAGATCTATATCTAGTTACCCTAGATGATGGAAAGCAACTAAAGTGCTCAATGGACCACCGAATTTTCACTGAAAATGGATGGCAGCGCCTTAAAGAACTTAGTGTAGGCGATAAGGTATCCTGTAATGGCGTATCTTTGGCCTTAATTGGTGAAGCCAGGGAAAAGTATACTAATCCAGTTTGGTTGGCGTCAGAATTAAAAACTAAGACGCCAATGCAAATATCTAAGGAACTAGGAGTCTCTTATGAGGTTATTAAAAAATATGCTTATAAATTTGGGTTAACCTGGGAAATTAGGAAGGACCATAATACTGGTAAAAAACTGGATACCTCTCATTTTACCGAAGAGCAAAGAAAATTGCGAAAAGAAAATGCAATTAAAAATATTTCTAAGGCTCATGAAAAAATAGAAGAATGTGGTCATCCTGGTAGAAAACATCCGGATAATACAGAAGTCAGAGTTTATAATTGGCAAAAATATAACAAAGAAAATATTCTGGATCATCATGGAAGGATCTGCTCTAATTGCGGGGCAACAACTAAACTTCATTGCCATCATAAAACACCTGTTAAAGAAGACATCAATCAAGCGTATAACATTGATAATTATGAGATCCTGTGCTCTAGTTGTCACGCTAAAGAACATAAGGCATTAAGGACACACTTTGTTTCAATTTCTTCAATTGAGTTTTTGCGGACTGATATTACTTATGATATTGAGGTTGATGGAAAATATCATAATTTTGTTTGCGATGGAGTTGTGGTACACAATTGTCAATCTCAACGCTATACGGGTAAACGAGTATTAAAGGTTGTCAACGACGAACTTCCAGTTGAAGACGTTTTTTATATTCGTCCTCCAGGGTATTATACAAATCGTCAAGGTAAAAAATATGATTGGACCCTCGCTGACTATAATGATGAATTAGATTTCATTTATGAGGGGTGTAAGAGATACGCAGCAAAGTATGAAAAGGGGATGTGTGAAGAACACATCAGGGATTATCTCCCACAGGCAATTCGTCAAAACTTTGTAGTATCCTTTAACCTCAGGTCTGTTCTGCATTTTATGGATCTTCGGGCAAAGATGGACGCTCAATTAGAAATTCAGGCTCTTTGTGCCCAAATGGCGCCTCTTCTTGAAAAATGGGCTCCTAATGTCTGGAAGTATTATGAAGAAAAACGCCTACATAAAGGTAAATTAGCCCCATAAAACTTATGAAATCCTATTGTATAAAAGACCATGAGACTGGTCGTGTTTTTAAGATTCTTCTGACCGAAGAAGAACTTTCAGAATTTCTGGCCGACAATCCAGAAATGGATGAATGCGTTGATTGCATCGAATGCGAAGACTCACCTAGTATAACTTTGGAGGATTATTGATGCCCACTTATCCGATTATTAACAAAGAAACAAAAGAACAAAAAGAGATTACTCTTTCTATTGACGAATGGGAAAAGTTTAAGGTCGAAAACCCCTTGTGGATCAGGGATTGGGGAGATCCACAAACTTGTCCTAATACGGCAGAAATTGGAGAATGGCGCGACAAATTGAATCGGAAACATCCGTCATTTAATGAGGTTCTTAAAAAAGTAAAAAAAGCTGGCGGCATGAACGCAAGAATGGAAACTTTATGACAAGATCACGCGCTCACCGTAAATCCAGGCAACAAGCAAACATCCCACTAAACAAGAAAAAAACTCAATCCCCACTAATAACTCTTGATCATCTGGTCGAACTCCAGCCATTAACAGAAAATCAAAAAAGACTTTTTTATTTTTATGATGAGGGCAAGAACATAGTGGCTCATGGATATCCGGGAACCGGAAAGTCGATTTCGTTAATTTACAAGGCCCTAGAAGAAGTCCTGGATCCATCGACTCCTTATAAAAAGGTAATTGTCGTAAGATCTACCGTTGCAACACGCGACATTGGATTTCTCCCTGGATCAATTTCTGAAAAGATTGCAGAATTTGAAGTACCTTATAAGTATATGATCAAAAATCTTTTCGATTTTAATTCTGACGAAAAGTATGAGATGCTTTATGGGAACCTAAAGGCCCAGAAGAGTTTTTACTTTATGCCAACGAGTTTTATTCGTGGGATGACAATTGACGAGGCCGTTATAATTGTTGATGAATTTCAGAATTTAACATATCATGAATTAGACAGTATCATTACACGAGTGGGTCTGGATAGTAAGATACATTTCAGTGGTGACATTGCCCAATCGGATCTTATAAAAAAATCAGAAAAAGACGGGGCCGCATTGTTCCTGAAGATTCTTGGTCAAATGGAATCTTTTGAGACGATTAATTTTGGTATTGATGATATTTGTAGGTCCTCTTTAGTTAAAGAGTATATTGTCGCAAAACACAAATTGGGGTTGTTTAATAATGCCATCTAAATTCGTACATAAATTAATCGAAGTTCCAAAATTAGAAAGATTTCATGTGGATGGAAAAAGATTCTACAAGAAAGTAGATTCCGATGATCCAATGAATTTTATTTCTATTACCACAATTACTTCTAATTATAGTAAAGAAAAGTTTGCTCTTTGGCGCAAAAAAATTGGAGAGGAACAGGCAAATAGGATCACTAAAAATGCTACTAATCGTGGCACCCAGATGCATAATTTAATTGAGCATTACCTCCACAATGAAGAACTTCCTAAATCCGCCCCACTTCCCAAACTTCTTTTTGATGTTGCAAAGCCGGAACTTAACAAGATAAATAATATACTGGGTATTGAAATTCAGCTATATTCTGAATATTTTCAGGTCGCTGGCACAGCAGATCTTATTGCAGAATATGATGGTGTTCTCAGCATAATAGATTATAAAACGAGCGAAAAACCAAAGCCACGCGAATGGATTGAAGGATATTTTGTACAAGCAACTGCATACGCACTGATGCTCTATGAACTCACCGGAATAAAAGCCAAACAATTACTAATCATAATGGCCTGTGAAAACGGAGAAGTAGAGGTTTATAAAGAAACAGATCTTAAAAAATACATTAAACTACTTAGAATTTACATCGAGAAATTCAAAAAAGATCATGAATAAAGCAAAAGAATACAAAAAACAATTAGAAGAAGAACTCAAAAAGAGATTCCATTCCCCTGAAAAGTTCGCTCAAGAAATTGAACAACTTGTTCTAGAAAATGGGAATTATAATTATATCACCGCAATTGTTGAATATTGTGATGATAATGATATTGATCTGGAAATGGTTCCGAAACTTCTAACCAAACCACTGAAAGAAAAACTAAAGTGGAATGCGACTGAACTTAACTTTCTCAAGAAGACTTCTTTAGGAAGACTTCCGATTTGACCACTTGACAAAATCCCAATGAGCGCCTATAATGTCTACGAGACGTATCTGGCTCTTCGTCAGCATTTTACGAATCCAAATTATGACTATTTCCGGTATTCAGGAAAAGTAAAAACCAATATTGATTCCTTTAATAAAAGACGAGACAGATACTTTTTTGAAAAGCTCTCAAGAAAGAAAACCGAACCAGAGATTATAAATTACTTTGTTTCAAACTTTATTCAATCTTCTGATCCTTCTAAAATGTGGGTCGGAGAACTCAAGACTAACGGAGACGAGAATTATTTAAACTGGAAAACTAGAACTCAGTCGCTTTCATATCGATTCAAACAAGAACTAAATATACTGACCGAAAAGCATCATCTCTACGAGGCATTGTTTTCAGAGAATGGATCTCATTCACGAATTATTAAACAATATTTGGGGGGGAAGGTTTCAATCGAAACATTAGTGATTTTAGATGATCTAACATCTTTTATGAAGAAATTAAATGCTAATGACGTTGTAGTTTCTTTGGTGATTCATAAGGTTAGAAAATATAGGCCATTTCTTTCTTATGATAAAGAGATCTTTATTCAAGAAATTCGGTCAAGATTATGATTATTTGTGGTTGGTAAACCACTCAAGAAAGTTTCCGGTGTTCCGTTATTTAAGTAAAAAAACATGGATTTTAAACAACTAAAAAAACAATCTTCTTTAGGTGGTCTGACTGATAAACTTCTTAAGGAAGCAGAGAAAATGGGGAATTCTTCTTCTGCTAAAGATGAACGAATTTTTTCTGTAGAAAGAGATAAGAGTGGACTTGGGCTCGCAATCGTGAGATTTCTACCACCTCCAGCAGGAGAAGATGCGGCTTTTGTGAAACTTTATAATCATGGGTTTCAGGTGAACGGGAAGTGGCTTATAGAAAATTGCCCCACGAGTTTGGGTTTGCAATGTGCGATTTGTTCCAAAAATTCAGAATTGTGGGGCTCAGGCATTGATTCAAACAAAAAAATCGCTAGTCAGCGTAAGCGTAAACTGAGTTTTTATAGTAACATTTACATTGTCAAAAACCCGGCTGACCCTTCACTAGAAGGAAAAGTAATGCTCTTTAGGTATGGCCAAAAGATTTTTGATAAAATTGTGAGCGCACTTAAGCCCGAATTTGAGGGTGACGAGGTTCTAGATCCATTTGATCTTTGGAATGGTGCTGATTTTAAGATAAAGGTCAAAACTGTGAAAGAATCTTCTGGGGCATCATATCCGAATTATGATGAAAGTTCTTTTATGTCGCCTTCCGCTCTGAGTGATGATGACGAAGAACTAGAAAGAATTTGGAAGCAGTGTTATTCTCTACAGGAACTTATTTCCCCTGATAAGTTCAAAAGCGAGGAAGAACTCCAAAAACGTCTAAATTTTGTTCTTGGTACTCCTTCACCTTCTGTTCAAAAACAAGAAGAAGAGGTTGAAGAACAATTTACACCATCAGATGTAAACATCACAAAAGAACTAGAGACTTCTTATAGGAGTTCTAAAGTTGCCGATGAGGATGAAATGGAAGAAGACGATGATCTGAGTCGGTTTCAAGAATTAGTTGGTTGAGTTCTATATGGGCGCTCTTCGGGGCGCCTTTAAATAGTTATGAATACACCAAGAATTTATGCTTACAAAATTACTTTTTTAGAAGTACCATACTATTACTATGGTGTTCATAAAGAGAAATTTTTTGATGAGTATTATATGGGCTCTCCTGATTCTGATAAAACCAAGTGGTGCTGGGATTTTTATACTCCAGAAAAGCAAATATTACAAGTATTCTCTAATGATGAATTTGGGTGGAGCGATGCCCAAAAAGTTGAGTATCGCATAATTAAATCAGTTTATAATTCGGACAAGTGGTGTCTTAATTTACATTGTGGGGCAACAATGTCTATAGAACAAAGAAGTAAAAATGCCGTTACTACCAATACTCAAAAATGGCAGTGTACTGTAACAGGGATTATTACAAACCCAGGTAGACTTTCTCAAATTCAAAGATCTAAAGGAATCGACACCTCCAATCGAATAAGAATTCAATAGGTCACCCCATAAACTAGCACACGGCTCATAAAATTCCACTCATCATCCTGTATAATAAGAACACTTACTAAACATAATTTACTCTTATAAAGAGGAGTCAAAAAACTCCTCTTTTTTAATGATTATAAATCCTAGTATTATCTCCTCTCTTTAATTTCCTATCGATAAACTGAGTTCCGCCTTCTTTATAGGTCATAATCTCCTCAATATTCTCCAACAAAACGTTTAAATATCTGCCTTTAAGAATAAAAATTTCTCTTTTTCTTTCTTCTTTATTGATTTCGTAGTCATAATTAGTCACAGGTACTATAAAATCAGTTGAAGGAATAGTCTCGGTTCTTTCTAGACCTGCATCATAAAACTGGTAATATTGAATTCCTTCAATAACAACAAAATTTCCATTATCTTTCCAGGTTGGACTAATTCTTTTTCCTCCTTCTAAAATAGTTCTTCCTCTTGAGTCTTTGATTTCTGTGGTTTCATAATGATGAATCCCACTGTATAGATTTTCATAAGAACCATACTTTTCAAGCATCACTCGATCAAATATTTTTTGTGGCATTGGCCATTCATTTTGAACATTGATCATGTTATTTGAAAGAAAGATTACCCAATCAAGAGTTGCATCACCGTAGAATCTTGCGGCCAGATTGTCGGGTCTTTCGTCTCCTTTTATGATGTACTTCTCAAAGAAGACCACATCATTAAAGATCTCTTCAAAAATCTTTCCTCTTCTGAAGAAGTTTTTTATTTGAATGTAGTCATTGATTTTTGCGTCCTTTATGTTGCTTATGTAATCAAAATTAGGGACGTAGCTGAAGTAGTGGGCCATTAGAATCCGATTGGGTGGTTATCGTTATAATCTACGTCATATATTGGATGAAGTTCTTTGAAGTTTAATGTCAAATTATACATGACCATTGTACTAATCGGTGTACCATTGTTGTCAGTATCATTAAACGTGGTATATGATCCAAGAGGTGTATAATCAGTAGTACATGATTGAAGAGCACACATTTTTATTTTACCAATTGAAGGATGGTCTGGTGTATTTTCGGCTAACTTATTTCCGGGATTTCCTGAAAGGTATTTAATCCTAAAGACATAAGGGGAATTTAAAAATATGTTTGAATCACTAGCTGTTCTTGGGGCCATGTTTTGTTTGAAAAATTTTATAATACTTTTAATTTTTGTCGCCTCTTCGTTATTTTTAGAAAACATAGAAAAGGAAAATGCAAACTGTCTTAGTTGGGGACTTTGAAAGAGTAATTCAAGGTTGGGGTTGAAAATTCCGCCAGTTGTACGAGTTAATAGCCCACCGACTCCGATTGCTTGGCCCGCCAGATATGTTAAAGCCATGCTTCCGAATTCAGTACCTCTGGCCCAATCTATTAATTGTTTTGTTTGGTCCATTCCTGATCCACCCCCCTCACCTTGCATAAATGACATAGAAATTCTGGCTAATTGCATTTGAAGAGTATTTAAACGGTCTTCAGTCCAGTCTGCTGAATTTGTGTCAGATATTTTTGTTATGGGTAGATATACATATGGTTTTTTTTCAACTGCTTTGTAATTATCAAATTCTTTTCCTGGTTTTTGTACTGATAAATCTAAATTTTCTACTCTAATAGCCGCAGATTGTCCAACTCTTTCGGGGTCCGAAACGTTATCTCTTAAAAGACTTCTATTTTTATATTCCCATATACTAAATTGAATTCTATCCTGAGAATCACTCATGTTCGCTGGATACACCAAAATACTAGAATTTGATTTAAAATTAACTCCCCGTCCTAAACCTGTAGAAACTGGTGTTGATGAGATTTCTCGAACCGATCTACTTGAGGCTTGATTAGCGATCACCGATGATGTAGAAGAGCTTAAAGTGAGATTTTGGTTTTTTAGATAGTCATCTAAGGATTCCTTTGAGATGAGAGAAATGTTTTTAACATCCCTCTCGGTATTTTCAATTGTTTTAGGATCAAGTTTATCTAAAACTTCTGGAATAAGTTTTAATATACCATCATCCCCTATCTCCCCAATTGTCACTAAATATCGTTTATTTTTACTGGCCATTGCCAGTTTCCTCCGTAGTGTCTATTATTTCCACAAAGGGACTTCCCTCATTCAGTAATTCATTATAAAGACTTTCAGGTATGCTTATATTAACTTTTATATTAATGTTCTTTTTGTCATTTAATGGTGACACAACATTCCCAGTTTTTATCACTTCTGAAGTGGGATAAAATATTTGTATATTTTCTCCATATATTCTCAAGAATGGTGGTAATGGTAATTTAGTTTGTGTTCCTGGTGTGGGAACTACTGGTTTAGGTTCTATTACTACCCCATCACCCCCATCACCCTCACCATCAATGGGTGGTGTAATAGGCTGTTCAGGAACAATGACAGTCAATGTAACTATTTGTTCAGAACTATTGCCAGTTTCATCGGTGGCGACAATGGTGATGAAATATTCAGGTTTTATATTATAGTCTGGGCTAAAATTAATTGATACAGAACCTGTATTGGGATTTATGGTAAAAAACTCTAAGTCAGGACCACTTAGGCCATAAGTGATTTGGTCTCTATCACTCGCAACAGCAGTGTACACAACAGTACCAGGAGCAACGCCTTGATCCACTTCTACCGCACCACCAGAAGAAAATACTGGTGGTTCAGTATCTAAAGATTCAATTGGAGTGGTAGGTGAAGAGGTTACTGATTCTGGATTACCCTTTCCGTCAGTATAGGTGGCGGTTACGGTAATTATTTTGCCAACAACAGACTGTTCTAGCAAATAACCTATGGATGTTGCTCCAGGAATTTCTAGCCCGTTAGCCTTCCATTGATAAGAAAGTGTTCCAATTCCGTCTTCATCGGCAAGGGTAGATACTGCGGTGAGTATTTGACCCTCAACTGGAGTTCCAGAGATTGTAATATTTCCTGTTGGGTTGGCATTGATATCAATTATAGTTATGGTAAAAGTACCACTGTCGGATAGTTCACCGTCCGAAGCAGTAACGGTAATACTAATTGTACCAATATCACTAGAGGATGGTGTACCGGAGAAAGTACGAGTGGTCGCATTGAAATTTAGCCAATTTGGCAATGGACTCCCATTAGTCCGGGTAGCCGAGTACGTGAGTACGGAGCCAATGTCCACATCTGAAAAAGTGTTTACCGGGATGGTATATGTAAATGGGACATTTTCCTCGATATTTTGATTGGCTAGTGGGAATTTTAGTTCTGGGGTTTCATTAACATCTATAACAACAATTGTAAAGGGCTGAGTATATGATATCTCAATGCCAGTGTATCTTACAATAATAGAGTATGAAGATTTTATTTCAAAATCTGGACTAGAACCCACAAAAAAGAGTTCGCCAATATTTCGCATGGAGAAATTACTGGCATCTGCGCCCTCTATGGAAAGGTTATTTTCCCACCTTTCTTCAGGATTAATTACTACAAAATCACCAATTTTAACACCTGAACCAATAACCGTATTCTCGGGAATAGAATTTGAAGAGAGAGTGATTACAGAAACGTAAACTATGACAGGCTGTTCAGAGGAGTTTCCGGCAAAATCAGTGGCAGTTACAGTAATATAATAAATGGCTTTGATTTTTGGATCCGGAATGGCATTTATTGTTACATCTCCGGTAACGGGATTAATACTAAAGTCAGACGCATCAGCCCCTCCAAGACTATATGTAATTTGGTTGATATTAAAGTCACTATCACTGGCAACAGCAGTGTAAACTACGGCTCCAGCAACCACGTTAATATCAACAAAAGCGGTTGATCCAGATGAAAACACTGGAGCAACAGTGTCTACGTTTGCCACTGGGAAAGTGGGGGCCGAGGTAACAGTTTCAGCAGTCCCTCTACCATCGGTGTAAGAAACTGTAACAGTAATTTCTTTGTTTAATTCATTTTGAGTTAACTGGTAGGTGTTGGCAGTAGCACCGAGAATTTCTACACCATTAGCATTCCATTGATAACTAAAAGTACCAAGCCCGTCATCATCGGAAATATTAGGAACAGCAGTGAGAGTTTGTCCTTCACTAGGAGTTCCAGTAATTGTAAGACTGCCAGTAGGTGCGTCATTGGTGTTGATAACACTTATGGAAAAGGTGTCACTAACCGAGGACTCACCATCGGAGGCAGTAACGGTAACGCTAACTACACCAACATCGTCATTTAGAGGTGTGCCAGAAAAAGTACGAGTGGCCGCATTGAAACTTAGCCATTCACCGTTCACGATATTGGTTGAGTATGTGAGGTTTGTACCGGTAAAAGTAGTTGAAGGGATGGTGAAATTGAAGGGCGAATCTTCTGTGGCAGTTTGATCAACGATGGGGGAGTTAATTGTTACAGGTTCGGACTCGATAGTAATCAGGGCCAGTGTCCCATTACCGCCCGGAACACTGCTGCTGCCACCGGCAACAGAATTAGGGAATTGGAGAGAGCCCGTCCATCCGCTTCTATTCCGTGACCAGACAGCAATTCTGCCTCCACCACCACCACCACCGGTTGGATCTGTTAGCAAATTACTTCCACCTCTAGCCTGAATAACACCAGAACCAGAGAAATTTCGGCAGTATATATAAATTCCACCCCCGGCACCAGCGCCATTTCTATGGTGAGTAGTATTCTCACCATCCATTCTGACATTACCGTTAACAATTACGTTATTAACTGCAACTAGCCTTAGGGAGCCACCTCCCCTACCGGCCTGAGCCCCCCATGCGGAATTCCCCCCAGCACTACCTGCCGTCACTGGAACATTTTCAACGCCATAGGTGAGAGTACCTCTACCACCTCTCCCCCCATGACCACCGCCTACCGCGTCAAATTGTCCTTTTCCTCCTGCCGGGCCATTTCCTGAGCTGTATGCGGCTCCACCTAGGGTGTATCCTCTCCCAGTACCTTCGATTGTAGCTCCTGATTCCAACTCAAAAGAGCCGACTTCAAGCAGCGGAGTGGAGTCGGTTGTTGGGTGTGATGATAGATCGATCAGGGACCCTTGGCCGATTTTCATCAAACCGTCAACTTTTACGCGAGCGCCCCATGACCTTGACGGGGCGGCCGGTACGCATGTGATTGCCATTGAAGCATTGTTCAGAATTGTGACATTTCCCCCTACTTGTAAATCTTGACTACCGTGGTATATTAGTCTCACTCTGTTGCTAGTTAAGTTGCCGGCGACACTAAGAGACCCGCGTATCTCACTTACAGCATAATCATTTGTTCCAGCCGACAGGTTTAAATCACCAGCTATTGCAATACTACCGTTCTGTAAGTAAATCCCGCCTCGACCCGTAGTTGTCACATTCCCCTGGACGGTAAGAGACAATCCGCCACCTACTCCGAACATCCCTCCGGCGATAGTTAATGACGGGAGTGTAATTGCCGAGGGTTGTTCAACATGTAAAACTCCACCCCTAACAGATGCGGTGGGGAAAAAACTTGTGTCGGACAAGTAAATTGTCCCTGGATCCCCTTGCCCCCCATTAAAATTGAAACCACGCCCACCTTGATTACATTGTAGTATTAATGTGGGATTTTGTGTTTCATTTTGAATAGCTTGCATTACGGTATTGTACCGGAGAGAGATTCTACCGCCACTCCCGGCACCACCCCCTTGCACTTCTCCGACAACGGTTCCACCGTTGGCAGAAATTATGCCCTGACCCGATACTGAGCTGCAGGTAATAGAAACTGATCCGCCAGAACCACCCCCGGCAGTATTGTGTACAGGGGAAAGACCATCCGCTTCAATTCTCCCGTTGATCGTTATATGGCCGGTCGCCTCTATCTTTACTGCTCCACCACCTAATCCCCCAACTCCCCAGGAATTTCCTGCTCCGCTGCTACCGGGGTCTTCGGGGGATATCAAATTACCGTAAATTAACCCACGCGAGCTAAGACCACCACCACCTCCATAGGTTCCACCCTGTCCGGAGATAGCACCAATGCTTACTCCTCCCCCTGGACCAAAACCCCGACGAGGCAGGATAGGATCAACTCCATACCCCTTTCCGTTAGCGGTAATGGACGCTGCCGAATTCAGTACTAAATTAGTACATTCTATCCAAATTCTATTATCTGGTGTCCAGTCTGAATATACCCCGACCGTTCCTGTAGTATCTGTTTGACTTGGGTGAGTAATTATTGAGTTGACAGTTACAGTAGAAGCCCTTAGCTTAGTATTCCAACCCCTTATTGTGAGGGTTTCATTGTTTATGAATTCGGAGAGTTCTGGGGTGGTTGTAGATAGGGTGACAGGGTGGTTTATCATTACCCTGTCACCGCTTGTCGGGATTCCTAAAGTATCTCCATTAATCCACGTAGAGGCATTTTCCCAATTCCCTTCTGCATTGGTGACCCTGAAGCTCAATAAAACTTCAATTTCTGGCAGTGGTTCGTTGTCCAATGAGACAAATTGCACATACCCGTTTTCAGTTTCTTCTCCGACTGTTAATGCCGGTTGACCATTTAGAAAGACTTCTGTATCGGATGGCATTCCCCTGACGGAAGCTATAGTTGCAAGTCCGGGTGATGGGATAGCGCCGTCAATATCCACTCGGCTGTCGTTAACATAAGCGGTAATCCGCGTTATTCCAACATTACCATAAGTGTCAATTCTTCCACCACCAGGAAGACCTAGAGATAAAAATCCGGGGGTAGTGAGGGGATTCCACGCTTCCGCTATATTATTTACCGGGTCGGTTAGGAAATAGCCGATACTGTTGGTTTTTTTCCTATATGTGAACCCGTTTTTAGTGTAATTTCCTCTTGATCCAATTACAGACAGGTTACATTCCCTGAGAGTATCTGATGGAAGATATAAGGACTGTCCGTTTACATTTTGGACTGGTAGTAGTGAATTTCCGCCCGTAGTTGACTGTTCAGGAACGAAGACACAATTAACAGTGTCGTCACCTAGTAGCCAGCTAACCGATAATTGCCCGTTTGTGTTGTTCCAAGAACTTGTCAATGACCCCGATGCCAGGGCAGAATCAAAATCTGCCGCATCTTCATACTCGGTATGATCTCCGGTTAATACAGCATAGCCACCCCAAGACCTGTTCAAGGTTGTAGAGTTGAAAAAGCTGAGGGGTACAGAGCTGCCCCGGTAATTATATGCATTTATCCTTAAAGATTCCGCTAAAGTTCCTTTATTGGCGTGCATTGGTGTTTGAACACCGTCTGTCAATACTTCTACTTCTACATTACGTCCAAGATTCGTCCCTGGAAGGGGAATTATTCCGATGAAACTAACACCATCGACAATTACAATACGTTGATTTGCCGTAGCAGTGAATGGCGGTGTTGCTGGTTGACCGTCAAGGAGTAAATACCACCCCGAATGTAGTGTTATCATGCCGAGAGTGGTCTGAAGGCTTTGAATCTGAGCCGGAGTAGATTGGCCGGGAACTCCGCTATATGCCAGGTTACTATTAGGCGAGCTTAGGACTATCAGACGGTTATTGTGTTGAATACAGGCAAGGTTGCCGCCTTGCATACCGACAATACCACCACTGGTAGCGAGTAGATTGGTGCGATTAACCCCAAAACGTCCGACAAGCATTCCCAGAGATTCTGATGTTGTAACTTCAGAATCCTGATTCCTCCATTGGATAACAAAAGGTAACGTCTCAGAACTTGAGATATTAATACTAGCTACACCATAATTATTAGCCTGAAAGGTCTTTTTCCAGTTGTTGGAGTAAAATGAAATGGCCTGGTAAGGCAGAGGTTTATTCTCCACCATTGGCCCATACCACGCAGGTGACCACGGTTTTTGAAGAGCGAGAGTTGCCACTTTTCCTGGTGGAAGATCATACCCGAATACTGGTAAATTATTTCCTATTGTTGTCGAACTGAGATCAGTTAATGCACCATCAGGTAGAATAGTGTGCATTATAGAGCTAACCCCGTCCTGAGTATATAGGGAGTAAGATACACCTGTTCTTGTAGCCGAGCTGGTAAACCGCTTAAGAGCTGGGTGATAGTTACAACAGAGTTCTCCCACGTTCTTAGCGAGAATAGACTCGCCCATTACCTGTTGTTCAACGAGAGGAGAGTAAATGGAGAAGGGAATTTGTGTAGATAACGTAACAGAGTAGTAATAATGGTCTATTGATTCTTGGGTTGAACCACCCTGACCCCAGGACCACAAATTTAAAAGAACGTCTCTTAGACCGATAGTTCCCTCGTTAATCAACCGGGGACTATCCAACATATCCCCGCCAAATAATGTACCGGCAGTAGCCCAATGGTTAAAATTCATTGGACCCATTTCTCTGGTGTAAGTGCGATAGACTGAAAAATTACCACGCCAGTCTCTAGTTTGGTTATAATATACACCAGCAGCCGCTTTAGCAGTATAACCATTAACAAGACTGGATGTTTCCCTGTCTGGCATCAACCATGCCCACCAGTACAATCGCATATGGTCAAGTAAAGGGTTGGGCATTGCTTCCCTATAACCAACACCTATAAGCCCACCAAGTTCAGCAGCATCAAAGCCGCTCCATCTCCGTGGGGAATATGAAAGTAGGTCATCTACCCATGCTCGGTATCCACTATAAGTTTCTGGAAAACTTGGGGGGTTATTGTCTTTAGACCATAACTGTTGCAAACGACTCCAAGTATCATTATCCATGGAATCTGGCTTATACCTGCCGAGTTGATTCCTTAACTCCAGGTATTCTGACTCTGAAGGTAATACTGCAGTTGGGGCTCCTATGGTCCCCTGTTCTGATATGAGTTGTATGTCAGGTGCCGGTGGCAATGTCACTGTTACAGCTTGACCATCTCCAAGATGGATAACAAGACTCGGAGAATTGATAAGTAAAGCCCGTCCTCCTGTTGCAGTAGTCCATTCATATCCAGCTCCAGAGGCCACCCCTGTCTGGGAAACCCAAAACGAAGCGTCATATACTTCCCACTTTCGTACCAAAAAACCACAGTCCGAAAACCTTCTTAAACGTTCAGCTAAAGTACTTCCAAATTCCCCCTCAGTGAGGGAAGAAGTGACATCAATTCTTGCTTCTGGACGACTTGAGCTTAGAAGAGTTGGTCCAAATGCTGTCGTGCTGTGGTCCTGTCCCGATTCACTAGCTCCATACTTCTCCCAGTAAACCGCACCGTTTACTGATGCGTTGTAAGTTGGTCCGATCTCACGATCAGAAGTCCATGGTTTATTGACAGACCATGCAATAGCGTGCCAAGATGGAACAATGTTTCTCCAGTCTTGTCCCAGGAAAGATAGACCTGCCGGATCTTTATATGATGCCGGAGGAAATACTTCATAACCGCGATATGGAAGAATTATTTCAACTTTCAGTATGGTTTTGCCATTGCCGATGGCTGTTGCAATTTGTTCGGCGGCACCGGGAAACCGCAACAGCATCGATCTGTGAACAGCATCAAATGCCAAGGCTCCAGGATTTGTTGGATGGCTCCAATTAGCAACTGGACCAGCACCAAACGGGACTAAGTTACTTTTAGGGGGTGACATCGCACCGTTTTCCGCCAGAGGGATAGGACGATTCCAATCCGCACTAAAACCACTAATTCCGGCTGCTTCAAATGACTCGATTGTGATAGTTTCCGTTACACCTGGTACTGGTGCGGGGGTAACAGGTGGTATAGGTGGTGTTGGTACGGGGTGTGCAAATGGAGGCCACCAACCCGTGTTCTCATCATACGGGACCATCGAATTAGTCATAATTTTAGCGGCTTATTTAGTAAAACTATTTAGGCGGCAAATTTCATCTTAAGGAAATAAATTATTTTTAAATGGACTATTTATAGATCCGTATCGGATAAAAAGTAGGAATCTTTAAAACATAATTAAGTTCATCGTTTTTTATTTCATAAAACTTTGATTGAACCCTATCAAAGCGATATTTTCTAAAAGGTGATTCGACAAAACCAGCGGCATCTCTCCAGTGGAAATTTAATCCCTGAAAGTATTCACCACTCGCATCTGTGATCATTATTACTGGATTTAAATCATACCATTCTGGGGTTTTTGCAATGTATTTAAAAGTATAAATGCCATTCATCTTTAGAGAATCGGCTGTTCTGTCCATTCTCGCCAATGTGGCGGTTAGAAGTTGGAAATAAGAATTGGGATCATAATTACTTGGAATGTTTTTGGATAACTCTTCAAGTTTGTTTATTTTTTCTTTTTCTTCTTGGATCGTTGTAAATCCAGGAAAGGTTGTGATGTCTCTTCCTTGTTTTTGTGCAAGATCGACAATTCGATCTTCGTCTTGTTTAATCTTCCGCCTTTTTGCGTCAGATAGCTTTCCAAAGAAGGAAACAATTTTTCCAAGAGTTTTCCACGCCCCGATGGCGATATTGGAGAATAATCCCATTTTTTATATCCCTAGATCCCGCTCTGTCACCAACTTAAATATCATATTATTGGATTCACAAAATTTCTCGGCCTGTTGCCACTTGGATAAATTCTTTTGATAGGTTGCGACTTCATTTAAATAGGTTGCTGTTTTTTTCCTTCCTTTTTTGGGGGATTTGGTCTGCTTCTCAGGTTTTACCTCTATCAAATAATTCTTTATAATTCCTTCTTTATTCGTAATTTTTACAAACAAATCGGGAAAATATCGCCGGATTTTATTTGTAGATTGATCAAAATATTGTATTGGAAAAGGTTCCGAAGACCATTCTAAAACACTTTCGTTATTATCAGCCCAGATAAAAATTCTACGTTCCCAGGACGATCTAAAAATGATCTGGGTTTTATCTCCTATATATTTTTCTGGATTTCTTGGAGTATAAAAACCTTGGACGTAATTTGCCATCCTAAATATCTAAGAAATTGTAACTATTTAGAGTGGCGGTAGTAAGAACCATAAGTCAGGTAAAGAATCTACTTCTTAGACCCGCAACAACAAGTCATTTTGAATGCTTTTTTAATCCTCCACCTAAAGTCGCAAGTTTTATGAGTTCTCGGGAAGAAGCGGGAGCCGGAGTAAATCTAAGTTCTAATGTCATGGAAAGAATCAATATTTCTTGCTGTGACGCTTCACTCCCTGGATCTAACTTGCAACTTGCCACCTTGACTGATTCTTATCCAGGAGTCACCGAAAATTACGCCTACAGACGCGCATACGATTCCAGATCAGATTTCACTTTTTATGTGGATTATCTAGAAAATGGTGCAGTTGCATCTGCCCAGGCATATACTGTGATTCTCTTTTTTGAAAACTGGATTTCTTATGCTGCAGGAGAGAATATTTCTGGAAATTTCAAAGGAACGAACTATTTCAATAGAGTAAATTTTCCTGAAGAATATTTGGCGGCGAAAATAACCATTCATAAGTTTGAAAAGGAAGTGTCCAGTAGAGTTTTAAAATATGATTTTATTAATGCATTTCCCTTTTCTATTGCTTCCATGCCGGTTTCTTATGAGGGATCCCAAGTATTAAAATGCACCGTGTCTTTTTCTTATCAGAGATATCTTGTTAAATTAGAGAATTTTACTGGGTCTTCTACTTCTACTTCTTCTACCACTTAAAATAATTAAAACGTCTTACAAGACCACTTAGTCGTAATATAGCATGATAAATAGAAGGAATATCATTCATTAATCATTATGGCATTACCCGTTGTTAATACTCCTGAATATTTTCTTGAACTTCCATCAACCGGACAAAAAGTAAAATTCCGCCCATTTGTTGTCAGAGAGGAAAAAGTTCTACTTCTGGCCCTAGAATCCGAAGACATTTCTGAAATGTCCAATGCAGTCAAAAATGTTCTTGCTGCTTGTGTCAAGGGTGATAATCTTGACATTGAAACTCTTCCGACTTTTGATATTGAATATCTCTTCCTTAATATTCGTGGCAAGGCGGTTGGTGAAGAAATTGAGCTGAACATTCTCTGTCCAGATGACGGCGAAACTTATGCCCCCGTAAAGATCTTTATTGACGAAATTCAAGTAACAAAAAACCCTGAACATTCTAAACAAATCAAGATCAACGATTCCTTGATGATGGAAATGCGGTATCCGTCTCTTGAACAGTTTATTAAAACCAACTTTGATTTCCAGAATAAAAAGAACCAACTAGAACAATCTATTGATCTAATTGCATCTTGTGTGGATAAAATTTATAATCAAGAAGAAGTCTGGACCTCTTCTGATGTGACTCAACAAGAAATTGTCGATTTCTTAGAAGGATTCAATTCTCAACAATTCCAAAAGATTGAAAGTTTCTTTGAAACGATGCCAAAACTAGAACATAAAGTGGAGGTGGTGAATCCAGAAACAAAAGTTGAAAGTGAGGTTACTCTGACAGGGCTATCCGATTTTTTCGGCTAGGAATGAGCCATATGGACCTGATGTCTTATTATAAGTTAATCTTTAGTCTGACTCAGTTCCATAAATGGTCAATTACAGAAATTGAAAATTTGTTGCCCTATGAAAGAGAAGTTTATGTTATTATGTTGAATCAACATATTGAAGAGGAAGAACAGAAAGCCAAATCCCAGGCCCAGTAAATGACAAATCAGCAAAAGCTCGCAAAACTTAAGAAGCAGTACGGAAATGATATCTTTATAGCCGAGGCTTTTGTTCGTCTTCTTCAGATTAAAAAATCTGATAAACTATATCCTTCTGCGATTGAATGGGTTATTACAGAAATTCTTGATGATAAAAAAGACACCCTAACCAAAAAAGAACGTCAACAATTTGAAAAAGATAATAAAGAAAAGAAGGTCGGTGTTGTTCACAAAAAGATCATAAAGCAGATTGGGGTTCTTTATAAAATTAATCAAGTATTAGATGGTAAGGATGATATTGCCACTTCTAAACTTGATGATACAATTCCTGCGGCTCCATCTTCAAATGTAGACTCAACAAAAAAAGAAAAGCCGGAAGTAAAATTAGAATCTAATTTAAAAAGAGTTCCAAAGGGTGGTTCTGTAAATCTTGTTTGGACCTCAAAAAATGCGATAAAAATTAGAAGAACCAATATTCCTGGAGTCACAACCAAGTCCCCAATAAATGGTTCTATTGAGGTTGGTGATATTCGTAGAAGAAGAGATTTTTATATTATTGTTGAAGGTCTTGGAGGATCTGCCGAATCTAGAGTAACCACATTAGTTGAGACTCAGGCATTTTTACAAGGAAAAGAAAAAGAACCAGTTGACATTCCTCAACCAAATGATACTCCAAGAAGACCATCTACTTCTCTTGTTAGCCCATCTTCAAGACCACAGCAACAGACAAGAACTTCTAGACCAGTAACAAGTGGTGGAGATGCCTCTTCATTGAATCTTGGTATTCTTTCAAGTATTGATAAGTCCTTGGCAAATGTATCAAAGATTCTTTTTGGTCAATTACGACTTAATCAAAGGGCATTTGATCTAGATCGAAGGAGGCGAGAATCTGAAATAAGACAAGGAAAAGAAGAAGAAATGGAGGCCGATAAGGGACCTTCTGGTGGTGAGCTAATGAAGAAAGGGGCCGAAAAGATTCTTTCTCCATTCAAGGCCATTATTGATAAGATTGTCAATTTCTTGTTCTTCACATTTTTAGGTAGAGTATTTACTGACCTTGTTAAATGGTTTAATGATCCCGAGAATAAAGGAAAAGTAGAGGCTCTTGGGAGATTTATTAAAACCTTGTGGCCTTTGATTGTAGGTGCGGCTCTTCTATTTTTAACTCCTTTGGGGGGTTTTATTGTTGGAGTAGTTCAGTTTTTAATTGGTACTTATAAAACACTAAAGGGTTTAAAGGGGCTAATTGGTCGTCTTATTTTTAAAAAGGGAGCAAAACCAGGAGCAAAGCCATTAGCCAAACCAAAAGTCACTACAGGTAAAGGTGGGGTGGCTCCTAAAAGACCTTTGGGGGGTGGGCCAACGATTACGGGTGATGTAACAAAATCTGGTTTTAAAACGCCCAAATTTAGACCTACCGGAGGTAATATTGCGTCTGCGTTGATTGGCTTTGGACTTGAAACTGGAACAAATCTTATTTTTGGAAATGTCCGGGAAAATATGGTAATGAGTGCCGCTGAAAAAATTAATTTATTACCAGAAGATGAGAAAAAAGTTGCAATAAAAAAAATAGAGGACCAAATAAAAACGCAGGAGAAATTAGGAGTCCTAAGAAATTCAGAAACTATTGATTATCTAAAATCAGTTTTAAATAATGTGAATTTTACAGGACCAAATCCAAGAAAAATGGCTGTGGGTGGAAAAGTATTTTCTGGCCTTGTAAAAGAAACTGATGGAATAAAAGTATCTGGTGCTGGTAGTGATACTCAGGCATTCCCGATTATGGGCGGTGGAATGGCAGTTCTACAGCCGGGGGAAATCGTTCTCAATAAAAAAGGAGTACAAAATGCAATGAGATTGGGGATAGATCCTCTTGAATTGAATACTGGCCCAAATGCTAACAGACCTCAAAAAATAAATGGTAGTAATATAAAACTAATGAAGACTGGTGGGGTTGTAGGTAATAAAATGATGACTAATAATAAAATGAATAGCAGAAGTATGAGTTCATCTTCTATAAGTACTCCAATGATCTCTAGAGGATCACAATCAAATTCTTCTATGAGTACTCCAATGACCTCTAGAGGATCACAAACGAGTTCATCTCCTATGGGTACTTTTATGAGACCAAGACTGTTTTCTACTCCTCAAATATCAAATTACTCTCCACAAAGAAGTAGAGAAACACCTCAAAATTTTGGTTTTAGCGGGCCTCTTTTGTCAGCAAGATCATACACTTCTAATTATTCTACCCCACAAGAATCAACAACCACTGAATATAAAAAAGAGACTCCATTTATATCAAGTGAGAAAATTAGAATACCAACTTTTAATTCAATTTCATCTGACAGTAATTTCAGAATACGGAGAGCCGAAACTGATATAACCCCGAGACCTCTTTCAAGACTCTCTAATAACATTACAACAATAACTCTTCCCCCAATTACTCAAACCGCCGGAACCGCCGCATCATCTCCCGGATCTGGAACTCAACTTCCTACATTCTCAGCGACTCCTTCTGGTCTGGCTGATGTTAGAATGTCAATGGCTAATATTTATGGTATAGTGTAATGATTAATACTAATAACTTCTTTAAAAGAAATATATCAATAAGAAATCCAGCGGTTCCTTATAAAAAAGGAAAGTTCATTGATCAATCCGCAGAATATAAGAGTAGAGTATTTTCAAGAGTACAAGAAAGTCCATTGACCAAGACTCTTCTTTCTATGAGAAAGAATGTTCTTGGAATTGAAAATGCCTTAAGAGGACTGTTTGAACTTGACAAAAAGAAACAGACAACTGATCAAAAGTTTGATTTAGCTGAAAAACAAGAGGCCAAAGATAAACCAAAAGTCAAACCAAAAACTCCAAAAATTTTTGGAAACATAGTCGAAAGACCAAAAACAGGCATAATAGATGCCGTTAAAAATTTTGTTACCTTTACATTTTTGGGGTGGTTATTCACAAGATTACAGCCATTTATCGATAAGGCCGGTGGATTAGTTCCACTTCTTGAGAATATTATGAAATTCTTTAGCGGCCTTATTGTTGGAACATTAAATGCTTTTGCGTCATTTTTAAAATTTGGTTATGATGTAAAAGATACTTTTGATTTAAAAATCAAAGAAATAAAGAAAGAGGCCGAAGGAATAAGTAAACATTTTGATAATACCTTGGGTGAATTGAAGACGGTATTTTCTGGAGCAATTGAGATTGTTAATTCATTTTTAAACACTTCTGTTGATGAGGAGGAATTAAAAACTGCAAGACAAGATGCCTCTAAAGATTCTCCAGAAACTAATATTCCACCTCTTCCAAAACTGCCAGATGTTGCAACTGTATCACCATCTTCATCTGCAGCATCTAATATAAGTCGAGATTCACCAACAGGAAAGACAAGTCCTCAATCAACTCCGATATCAACAACTTCTCCGACAATTTATAAAGTAAATACTGGCGGTAGAATTGATCCAACAAAAACTCCAATTACAAGAGTCACGGAACAAAAAGAAAAAAGAGTTATCAGAAGAAAACCTGATATTCAGCAACAAAAAACTGTTCCTGGTAAGGACGTTGGGGGTGAAGATAAGGTAAAAGAAGTTTATGGTGAAGAAACAGGAACTTTTAAGTCAGATCTTATTCCCAATTCTATTTTCTTTAGAACAGAAACCAAAAGTGGTTATGCCGGTCTATTAAAGGCAGCCGAAGAATATAAAAGACCAAATGACCGAGATATATTGGGTCTTGGTAATCTTATGGGTGCCACGGTTGATACTGCCCTTGGTCAAAAACTTGAAAGGCGGACTATTACTCAATTTGCTGATGGTATAAAATATTTGGTTGAACAAGGAATGTCAAATCCTGAGGAGTTTAAGAAAATCGATCTTGAAGATATGGTAAGAAAGATTGTTGAGCCAAAAGTAAACATGGCAATCAATCGAATCCGAGAAGAGATTAATAAAAAGTCAATAGTTGAGTCAGGTCCTGGAGAGGGGGGAGAAGGTGGTTATACTGGGGGAGAATATGGCGGGTATTCCCCAACATCTGGCCTAGAAAAAGAAATTTATGACTATTTGATTAATGTCAAAAAAATGAATGATATCCAGGCATTGGGGTTGATGGCCAATATAAGTAGAGAAAGTAGCTTTATACCCAATAATAGAGAGCCTGGTGGCACCGGTATTGGGTTATTTCAGTGGTCGCATGGTAGGGTTGCGCCTTTTATTAGGGCCGTTCCAGATTGGGAAACTAATTGGAAAGCCCAGATAGATTATGCATTGTCAGAGCCCAAACATTTATCTTTAGTTGAGCCAGGTGGATATCAAGCCAAGAATTTTTCTTCCGCGCAAGAAGCGGCAGATTGGTGGATGAAAAAATGGGAAAGGCCTGCCGATGAGGCTTCAGGGTCAATAAAACATCAACAATATTTGGCTAATGTTCCTAGATCCCCTGAAGGAACTGCAAAATTTCGATCAGGATCTTTCGGTGGAGTTGAAGCAATGGGAGCTGGATTTAAAACTGGATTAAAAACTGGCCCCGCTGGAAGAATTGGAGCCGGAACTGAATATCACGTAGATGCTAGAATAGTTCCTGATTTACCATTAAGGGATAAAATAGCAATGATTGATTCAATGGCGGCAGCACATGCGCAAGAAGGTTATGTTATGGAATTTTCTGGAAGAGGGGTCGCTGGATCGAGATGGGATCCAAATATGTCATATAGTGAAAAAGAAAAGTTAGCAAGAAAAGTCCTGAAGTCCCATTGGGCTGCTAGATCTGGGTGGGAACCTTTTGATTATTTTATTGTTAAAAAAGCGGCTAGGGATAGATACGATATAAGTGCTCAAGGTTCTAATATTATGGCCCCGAGAATTCCTGGTGGATCTTATGTATACGGAGAGGGTGGAGGAAGGGGGAGATTTTTGTCAATACGAGATAAAAATGGTAGAGAAATATTTCAAGTAATGCACGGTGACAAGGGAGTTCCTTCCCCTAAAAAAATTGGACAAATATTCAAAATGGATGAACTTAAAGGGGCATCAACTTCTCAAAGATCTAGAACACCAAGACAATCACCGAAACCAGAAATACAAAGAATCACTCAAACTCCACCTGGCGAACCTTATCTAATAAAGGGTAAAATGTATTATGTTGATCTAAAAAATAACAAGGTTTTCACTATAAATGGAAAGGGAGATCGAGTAGAGGTTAAAGTCGGTCCTGGTCAGAATGAATGGTTACTTAAAGAGATTTATAAAATGAGACAATTAAGACAAAATCAAAAAATCTCGTTTTCTAAAATCCCACCAACTACACCAGCCGAAAAATATGCTTCTTATAATCAACCAGATTCACAAAAACCATCATATATTCAACCAATTATCATAAAAGAATTGGTTCCAGTCTCTACTGGTTCAGGTTCCATAATTGCCTTTGCACCACCTTCAATATCTAACGACAAATCTCAATCACTTTCTAGAGGATAATGACAGATAATACCCCAAATAAGGGTTCAGTACAAGAACTCAAAATTATTTCAAATTATTCTGGAAAAGATCTTAATCTTACAGATGGATTTTTAGAATTAATTTTATATGAGTCTATTCTTTCTTATACAGTTTTCGCAGAAATGTCATTTGTTGATACTGGGCATCGTCAAACACAAAACGGCACAGCCGCAATGGAAGGTGACGATATTAATCTAGTTTCTAATGAAAAGATAGAACTCAAAGTCACTGACGCAAATAATCAAATCATAAATTGCAAAGGTAATAATCATCTAAGAATCAACACAATTAAAAGTGTAGATGAGACTGTTAATAAATCGATTATTTCTTTAGATCTTCATTCAAAAGAACGTATTGATAATGAACTAGTAGAAACAAGATTAACTAATCGTTATGATGGAAAGATTTCTGATTCGGTTTTTAATATCTTAAGAAATGCATTAAGAACCCCAAAGACAATAGATATTGATCAAACATTAAATGAATTCAATTTTATTGGACATTTGGAGAAACCTTTTCATAAAATTCCTTGGCTCGCAAAAAGGTCTGTTCCAGATATGCCTAATGCCAAAGGAAATCTAGCCGGATACTTTTTTTATGAAACCTTTGATGATGGATCAGGAACTGGTGGTTATAAATTTAAGTCAATTGATAAATTATGGTCCCAGACACCAAAAAGAAAACTAATTTATAATGATCTAATTTCTATTCCAACTGGCTATTCTGGAAAGATCTTGGCCTATTCTTTTGATAGTAATTTAAGTGTGGACAGAGCCCTAAAGTCTGGGGCGTTATCTTCTTCGGTTATTAAAACTTTTGATCCGAGAACAAATAATTATAAAGAAGACACTTTTACCGACAAAGATCGATTAAAACCCGCAAATATTGGAGGATTAGAAACTCCAAAACTTGGAATTGATGGGGCCACTAGAATATCTTCTAGGGTAAGGGATACTGGTGTATTACCTCTAGGATCTAATCTAAAAAGTCAATTAAATTCTGCAGATCAACAGAATTTTAATATGGAGGAAATTATTCGACAATCTTACACTAGGTATAATAATTTATTTACGGTTAAACTTTCCATTACAATTTATGCTGATTTTGGGATTCATGTTGGGGATATTATAGAATGTGATTTTCCAGAAGTTTCTGGAAAAGATAAAACAATTGTAAGCAATAAAAAGTCTGGAAGGTACATGGTGATTGATTTAGCTCATCGTGTTCATTCCACTGGGTTCTACAGTGTGCTGAACTTAGCCAGAGAAAGTATTCGCAAGAAATAACCATAAATAGAGAAAACCCGTGTGTCTAAAATGACGATAGATCAACATATCAAAAATAATGAAAATGAACTGAAAGATCCCATGATCAGTTCACAAAGAAGGCGACATCTTTATTCTGAATTAGAAGACCTTCTGTCTTACAAAGAGCTTTATCCAAATGAAGAAAAGGATCCAAATCCTTTAGAGCTTTTTTGTGGATTGAATCCAGATGCCCCAGAATGTAAAATTTTTAATCTATGAGCCTTTTTAATCCCGAAACTTCCACGTTTGGTTCATTGGTTGGTTGGTTTGGGCAAATTGTGGATGAAGTTAATTGGTTAGATAACACGGCCAATAGAGAGTTCAAGCACAAACTACATACTTCTCAAGATATTGCAGGATTTGGATATAGATACAAAGTAAGAATTTTCGGAAGAGATGCCGCAGTAAAGAATTTTTCTGATGATCTTTTAGAAATGGCCGAAGTGATTCTTCCAGTCACGGCAGGATCAGGTCATGGAGGAAGTGTTCAAACACCGAATCTAAAACAAGGAATGTACGTGTGGGGGTTTTATAAAGATGGAATTGACGCAACCGAACCTATAATCTTCGGTGTTTTACCAAATAATGCCCAGACTTCTTTATTTGGTGGGGATCCTGATAAGAATTTTGTTGCTAGATCTGGATATTTCGGAAGAAAAAGACCAATTCCAGTAGCAACAAAAAACATAAAAATCGAGGGGCCTGGATCTCCACCATGTAAAGAAGGATGTAATGCAAACGCTGCTGCTGTTGCTGATATAGATAAAAACACTGATGGAAGAAGACCATTTTATGTCCCAAAAACAATCAACTGTGAAGGGTCTTCTGGTGAATTGGAGGGACTTCAAAAAGTTATAAAACAGCTCCTAAATGATATAAAATTTGCAAGAAGAGCAACCCAATCTTTTCTCGGGGCCGCATCAGATTTAACATCTAATACAGTAAATCTGGTCAACCAGGCCGCAAATCTTGTAGCATCTATTTTTAAGGCCTTGATTACGAAAATCAGGGGAATTGTTGTAAACTGGTTTAATAAATTAGTCGCTGATCTTTATGATAAACTCCCCCCAAACTTAAGACCCAATCTGGCCGAAGGAGTTAAAAGAGGTGCCAATACAATTGAATGTGTTTTTAACAAAATCATTTCTAAACTTTTAGAAATTGCAAAACAGTTGCTGCTACAAATTATTGATAGATACATTAATGCTCCCCTTTGTGCAGTAGAAAGTTTTGTTGGAAGTTTTTTCGCAACAATTTTGGGGGAAATCACTGATGGAATACAAAATGCTATTGCTGGTATTTTAGGACCTGTCGGGGAAATTGCAAGTGTAATTTTTCTTGCAATGGATGTTCTTATTGGAATTCTCAATTTCCTTTCTTGTGAAGAAGATCTTGATTGCCAGATGATTGATGAGTGGAATTTCTTTACCGGAAGTCAATATACTTTAGAAAAATTGACCGGAGCAACGGGTAAAAAAATTCAGTCCTTTGTCAATAATGCAAATAATTCGGCCCCACCGTGCAGCACTGGTCAGTTACCCTGTGGTCCACCGACGATTTCATTTTTTGGTTCTGGGACCGGAGCTACTGGCAATCCGGTTATTTCGGCAACCGGTTATATTTTAGGTGTTGATTTACTAAACGGAGGAGCATATACTTCGCCACCAGATGTAAAAATTATTGATGGTTGTGGGATTGGTGCCGGCGCAGTATTGGTTCCTATCATGGAAGACAAAGAAGATGGAACTCAGGAAGTTGTTGATGTGGTTGTTGTGGATCCTGGTTTTGGTTATCTCTCGGCTCCTAATGGTTCTACTGGTGGGGACGGAACAACGTTCTCTGGTCCTTCTGATACAATTATTTTCCCACCAGAAAAGGAAGTTGGTCAGCCAAATTCCCGAGGAATAAGAGTATTACCACCAAATAAGACAGTCAAAGTATCTAAAGGCGAGAAAATCTTTTTACCGAATGGTTCCAATGTTCCAGTATTTGATCCTAATGGAAATCCAGTACAAGAACTTGAGGGTAAAGGCCAATTAACTTCTGATGAAATTACAGAAGATGGTAACATTACTACTCCGGATAATAAAACCGAAACCTTTGAACAAAATGCAGATTCTTATCAAATTCTAATTTGTATTGAGGATCTCGCTATTCTTAATGAAGGAGTTAATTATCAAGAAGGGGATGAAATCATTATAACTCCCGATAATGGTACAATAGTCAAGCCGATTCTTGATGAATTTGGAAAAATTATTGAGGTTAATCTGATCGCAAAGGGGTGTGGATTTACTGATGTTCCAGAAATTCGGGTCCAATCAGAAACTGGAATTAATGCTGTTCTTGTTCCAGTCTTTAATTTCCAAAGAATCAAAGACCTTGGGGTTTCTGTTCCGGATCTAGATACTAAGGTGGTAAATGTTGTTGATTGCGTCGGAAAGTTCAAATGAATCTAGCAGGAATTAAGGCCAGATCTCAGGGAAAGGATAAAGAAAACCCGGACCATATTGTTTATGGAAATAAAGATGGTCAGATTGAATTCGGAAAGCTGCACCTGGTAAATGCAAATCTAGATTCTGATGTGACTTCTGGTGTCTATCTTCAGGCCTATGATTCAAGGCATTATATGTCCATGGACATTGATGGAATTCGCAAAGGCTGGACTCTTAATAGATGTCCCGGAACTTATGAGATTCTCTGCGGAACCGAAACAAAAGAAAGAGATCTTGGATTCTTTCTTCTTTCTGAAAACGGGGACATTGTAATCCGGGCACCAAAAGGAAGAATTCGTCTTTCGGCTCTTGATATAGATATTAGAGCAACCGGCCCTGATAATACCAGAGGATCAATTAATATTGATTCTAATCAAAGTGTTAACATTAAAACAGGAAGTTTTGATGTTAAGGCAACTGTTGGTGTAAAAATCTTTACTCCTTATACCCTAGACATGATCGCAAATACTACCCTAAATATCACTAGCAACTTCGTTAGCAGCCTTACTGCGGCCTCAAAATCCTATCCGGCCAAGGGGGTTGTTCCGACACAATCTACTGTTAAGTTTAATACTGATTCTAGTTACATCTAATTATGGCATTTCAATTTGACGATTTATCTGTTTCCCATCAGCTAGTTATTGGTTCTGGGTTCCCTATTGTTCCATTCAGAGTGGGTCCTGGGAAAGTTCGCGGTGCGGCATCTATTGAAGGACCTGCGGTTATTGGATCTCCTAGTGGCTGGCCTTTTCAGACCGCAACATTAATGGTTGGTCCAGATAACAATGTCGATACTCCACCAGCGGTTTATCCTGGTGATGTAAAAGCATGTGGGCTTTGGAATCATTCACCATATTCTTTTCATGTGGTTGGGAATGCTGTTGTCAATGACCATGTGGATGTTGCTCTTGATGTAAATGCTGGTGGATTTTTAAGAGCCGGTCTTGGAGTTCAGTCTCAAGGAGATGTATTTGCTTTTTATGGAGCCCATAAACTTTCAGACAAAAAGAATTTCGACATTCCACATCCAACAAAAAAAGGCTGGAGACTTCGACACACTTGCCTTGAAGGCCCATCAAATGATGTCTATATAAGAGGGAAACTGAAAAACAGCAACGAAATCATTCTTCCTGAATACTGGAAAGAACTTGTTGATGTTGAATCAATTACTGTAAGTATCACTCCAATCGGGACCCATCAAGATATTATGGTAAAAACAATCACCCAAGAAAAGATCATTGTTCAATCAAAGAGTGTAATTCCTATTAATTGTTTTTATCATGTCTTTGCAATGAGAAAGGATGGGGATATTTTGATCTCTGAATATGAAGGTAATTCTCCATCAGATTATCCCGGAGACAATTCACAATACACTATTAATTCTTAATTATGGAAGAAGAAAAGCTAGAGTTTCAATTTTATGATTTTGAGCCACCAGAACAGCCAGAATCCATTGATGTTTTTAATGTCAATGAAGATGGTTTGATTGATTTAGATCTAACTGGTGGTCTGGATGTAGAAAAAAAGGCAAATTTTAATGGGAATGTAGAAATTATGACCGGTAATTTAACTATCCAAGACGTAAATATTTTAGAAGAAATTAATGCAATTAAACAATTTGTGGGAATGATACCATGATTATGACAAGAGAAACTCATGATGAGTTATTTGAATTACAAGAAGATATGGCAGAGTATTTTGTTAATGAGCACTTTCCTATGAGTGGAGAGGCTTATTGGACAGTAGTTGAATGCATGGCAACGGCAAAACTTGCCGAACTTAGAGGGGAATTGGACACTTAAAAAACTGTCCACTGCATAAGTTTTTCTGATGTTTATGGGCTATTATATGAGAGTCCTAAACAAATACTGACATGCGTGGATTTATCAACAAAGACCAAATTCTAGAATCTTATCGGCAAAAATCAGACCTACATAAGTTTGATGCGGTTGCCGAGGTTATTAATGAGATTCTTCCAGAAGATACTGCTGAAATGCCTTATCCAGATTACTATCATATGATTTATACAGTCTGGAATATTATTGAAGAAAATGAGGCCTGAAACTAGGAAAGCAATGGAAGATCTTTTTTATGCACGAAGGAATCTTCCAGAATGTGCGGCATCTTGTAATCTTACAAACAAGGAAATGAAAATTATTTTCAATGAGTATTGCCGGTTAAATCCGGCTACTTATGAAAATAAATAGTAAAAATAGGTGGGTTTTATGGGTTATAATATAACAAAAAATTACAGATGGTATAATGTTCCCAATGAACCCACTGTTTTGGCTCTTTTTTATTTTATTGAAGGAATTCCTTTTGATATGGATTTTATTGAAAAAGAGGGGAACCTTGATGCCGTAAATGAGGCCAACAAAAATAAAAGTATAAAGGCCGATGACTTTTTTAGAAGTTCCCAGTACTTAATTGACGAAGAAGCCCATCCCATGCTCTTTCTGCTAGAATTGGAGAATCCAGAAAAATTGCCGAAGGATTATGTCTAAATAATAGGTCTTTAGTTGGCTGCAATATCTACAAGACATGCTTGGACGCTCTTTATGGGGCGTCTTTTTAATGGAAAACTTAACTAAATAAGGAAGAAACTAAAAATAGTTATAATGCTAAACCGCCTAGAAAATTTCCTGAAATCATCACGCGGAAAAATTATTTATGTAAATAATGAAAATTTAGATGCTACTGATTCAATCAGTAATGACGGTTCATCGCCCTTTACACCGTTTAAATCTTTACAAAGGGCGTTGCTTGAGGCGGCTAGATATTCCTATCAGATTGGAAATTCTAATGATCGATTTAACTTCTGCTCTGTCGTTGTAGCTCCAGGTGAATATTTTATCGATAACAGACCTGGACTAATAATAAACGACACCGGAACCGGATACTTAAGAAATGGTGCAACCGCAACACTTTCGCAATTTGATTTAACAACAATTTTAGATGTCACAGATGAAAACAATAAACTTTACTTACTGAACTCAGCGTATGGTGGCATAATTGTCCCTAGGGGAACATCGATCATTGCGCAAGATCCGAGAAAGACAGTTTTTCGTCCGCTTTTCACGCCCGATCCAAGAAACGAAAACATAGAAAGATCTGCGATTTTTCGTATCACTGGAGCATCTTTTTTCTGGTCGTTCTCTATTGAAGACGCCGACCCAACGGGATTCTGCTATAAAAACTACAACACCTCAAAATTTACTCCCAATTTCTCACATCATAAACTCACAGCATTTGAGTATGTTGATGGCGTAAATCCGGTAAAAATTAATGATACGTTCCTAAATGTAACAACTACAAGAACAGATCTGGAGCAATATTATGAAAAAGTTTCTCTAGTTTATGGTTCAACTTCTGGACGAGAAATTGATAATGTAAGCTACATCGGTGGGGTTTCTGTTGATATTCAACCAGTTATTGATGAATATAGAATTGTAGGTCCAAGGGGCGATGTAATTGGTATTTCCAGTATTACATCGGGTGATGGAATTACTCCTTCTTCTACAATTACAGTAACTCTAGATCAAGATGCCGAAGGAATTTCAGTAGATACCTCGGTCCAAGTTTCCGGAGTTAATGTAACTGGATATGATGGGCAATTTGTTGTAAGTGCAATTCCCTCTCCAAATCAGATTCGATATACCACATCAACAGTCCCCACAGTAGCAAATCCTGCGGTATTTGGGGCAACTTTAAATATTATTTCTGATACAGTCTCTTCAGCATCTCCATACATTTTCAATGTCCTATTGAAATCTGTTTATGGAATGTGTGGTCTTCATGCAGATGGTTCTAAGGTTCTCGGTTTTAAGAGTGTTGTTGTTGCTCAATTTACGGCAATTTCTCTACAGAAAGATGATGATGCCTTTGTAATTTATGATGAAGAGTCTGGCAATTACCTAGACGCAACTGTTGTAAAAGATCTTTATAAAAATACAAGATCTAAGTATAAGCCAGAATTTCAGAGTTATCATATTAAACTTTCTAATGATGCCTTTGCTCAATTAGTCTCTGTATTTTCGATTGGTTATGCTGTCCAGATCATCGCAGAAGGCGGCGGGGATTATTCAATCACTAACTCAAACTCTAATTTTGGGGCCAAGACATTTATTTCTTCTGGTTATAAGAATGAGGCCTTTGATCAGGACGATCATGGCTTTATTGTTGGTGTTATTCCACCAGAAGAAATCGAACACAAAATCATCGGAATTGAGTTCCCGCAGATCAATATTGGTCTGACTACTTCTGTTTCTGCTGGAGCCGCAACTACAGATAAACTGTATTTTTATAATGAGACTAATTCTGAAAATCCCCCTCTCCATTATAAAGATGGTTTTAGAATTGGTGCAAAAATTAATGATAGACTAAACATTGAAAACCCAGGAAGTGCCTCTTCTAGAATCGTAATTCCTGGAACTAATGCTTCTTATGAGAAATCTTCTATAGTTCAGACTCAGAATAACGGATTTGAAAATGCAATCAATGATGGTGTTATTGCATTAACAGTCTCGCATAATTTTGCCGCTGGAGAAAAAGTCCGGGTAATTTCTCAAAATGGACATCTTCCTGATGGGATTTCTCCAGATACTGTCTACTACGTCATTGATTCTACTATTGATAATTCTCTTTCTAATACCCAGATTAAACTTGCAGTAACCAAAAATAATGCGATCAATAATGCGGCAATTCTTCCCAATAGAAAGGGGGGGAAATTATCTATTGTAAGTAGAGTTTCTGATAAAATTCCAGGTGAACCGGGCCACCCAATTCAGTGGGATTCTTCTAACAATAACTGGTACATCACTGTTTCTTCTTCTGATAATGGAATTTATGGTGGAATACTAACCTCCTCTTCCAGTGTAACTGGAAGGACCTATATTGAAAGAACCCCGGATAATAGGAAAGAAGAAAACAAACTCTATAAGATTCTTTATTGTATTCCCAAAAATACGACAACTGCAGCAAGACCTCCAGTAAATGGTTTTATTCTACAGGAAAGTAATGATTCGTCTCTTTCTGGGACTGAATTCAACAAATATTTTGGGGCAACCGATCTTGCGGTAGACACAGAAATCCGAAATCCAAAATTCATCTCCACCGCATCCTGGATTTCTAATGAAGTAACTATATTCACAGAACTCGATCACAAATTAAACGTGGGCGATCTTGTTGAGATCGATAATGTAATTCCGGCAACATATAATGGGACATTCACTGTAATCAAGACCCCTTCTTCAAGATCTTTTGTTTATGAATTGACTTCCAATCCAGGACTCTTTGCAAATAATACAAGAGTCAGAAACTCTAATTTACCTTATGTAAAACGTAAAAATACGAGAAACATCTTCAGAATTTTTAAATCGGAAGAGGTTCGGAAGTTTGTTCGTAATAAACAAGATGGACTTTATGAACTGGCGGTGGTTCATACTTCTGTAAAACCAACTATTGAACCATTTACCAATAATTCATTCTCTCAACCGATTGAAAATCTATATCCAAGACTTGATCGAGATAATCCGAATTCTAACCCAAATCAGACTTCTTGTTTTGCCGAGCATAATGTCATCGGAAATGTATTGGTTGATGATGCTAAAAATTCTATTTCAAAAGAAGCCGTCAATAAATTTAATTTAGATCTAAATCTTGGAATTGGTATTACCTCTATTATTTCCAATAGTACAGGAACTGCTCATACCATCTATACTAGTGTAGAACATGGACTTTTTGGAATTACTGGAATTTCTCTAGTAAGTGCCGGGTCCTCTTATATCACCGGGACGTATTATGGCGTTGGGGCTGCAACTACTTTTAATGGCCAGTCCGCATCTTTTAGAGTGGTTGTCAATGCGTCTCAGTCCGTTACCGAAGTTGAGATTATGTCCAATGGAAGTAACTATTCTGTTGGGGACACGGTTTCAGTTGTTTCTGGAATCGGAACCACAACCGGATTTGTTGCTGCAGTTCTTGGGGTTACTTCTGTCGCTCCAATTTCAAATAAAGTGATTTCACTTTCTAATTATGTTGGGGATTTTGTTGGCTACAATGATACCTATACAATCACCAACATTAATAGTCCAAAGATAATCAATGTTTCTTCTGCATCTACAATTGCAGGATTCTCAACCACTGCAGTAAATTATAATGCACATGGATCCATTAATGGTGAAGTTCTTTCAATTTCATCTTTTACCTATGATAATATTTCTGGTATTGCAACAGTTACGACATCTACTTCACACGGCCTAAAATTAAATACAAAAATTAGACTTTCTGGGTTTGATTCTTCTTTCTATAATAAAGATGTTTATGTTTCATCTATAAATTCTTTGACCCAAGTAGAGGTTAATGTTGGAGTATCAACTTTCGTCCCTGCTACTACTGGAACTAGTTCTATTATTCCACTTGGAGTCGGCCCGATTGACTCAAAATCTAGACTGGCATATTATTATTCCGATATTAAATCAATTTCTGGAACTTCTTTAAGTGTTAGTGCAAGTGAAACGGTTCCTTTTGAAATTGTAAATGCTCAGACTTCCGGTCTAAAGAAGGGCGATTTTATCGAATCCAATGGGGAGATTATGAGAATCAAGGGAAGCATCAACTCTTCCTTTGTTGGTGTCTATAGGGCACAATTGGGCTCGGATAGAAGATCTCATCCATCCGGATCTGTAGTCAGAAAAATTAATGTTGTTCCGGTTGAATTTAGAAGAAATTCAATTATACGAGCCTCTGGCCATACATTTGAATATGTTGGCTATGGTGCGGGTAATTATTCGACTTCTCTTCCTGAAAATCAAGATAGAGAAATCGAAAGAGATGAAAGGCTAATTTCTCAATCTACAAAGAACTCTGGAGGTATTGTTTATTATGGTGGTATGGATGAAAATGGTGATTTCTATTCAGCCAACCGTAAGTTTTCTTCTTCCACTGGGGAACAGCAAGTCTATGACCTCCCTATTCCAACTGTTGTTTCTGAATCAACCCTTGAAGAATCTCTCAACATTGTAGAAACTGAAAAGGCCCTAGTCACTGGTTCTATAAAAGTAGATGGTGGCGAAAACAATGATATTATTTCTCAATTTAATGGCCCGGTTGTATTAAATAGAAAATTAACTTCCTATTCAGAAGAAGGTATCGAGGCGGCTTCTTTATTCTTGAAGGGGGATCAAAAGGTTTCAAGAAGATATACAATTTCTGATGATGAACCAACCTTTGCTGGTAATTATGGAGACATTGTTTATCGTGCGTCACCTACTGTTGGTGAAAATATAGGATGGGTTTATACTCTTCAAGACGAGTGGGAAACATGGGGTTATGTTGGAAGTCTAGGGACCCAGATTTATCTTTATTCTGGCGATGAAGGTGGTCCAAATACTCTAGAAGGAATCGTCGATAAACTAAAATTTATTGGCGATTCCAATGGTTTTGGTATTGATGTTGTTATTCAAGTAGATCCATCTGCTGGATTTGGTACAATTGTACTAAGAAATCCAATTGATGTTGTAAATTTTGGAGATAATATTCTTGGTCGTGGAATTCCTTCTTTTGATACTCGGAGTTTTGGAAGTCGAGTTGTTTACGAAGATACTTTAGGCGAGAGTAGTGTTGACTATGCATCTGGTATATCAGAAGATTCTCTATGGTGGTCAATTCCTGAAGAAACTTCTAATTATCGTTTTGAGTGGTATGCGGGGGAGACCCAATTAATGAGTCTTAATGGAGAAGGTCAACTTACTGTTACTTCTGTAATTAATGCTGATATCTCAGGTAATGCTGATACCGCAACTTTGGCCACAGGTGTAGATAAATCAGTCATTGCCGGAATTGGGTTGACTGGTGGTGGGCCCTTAAGCATAGGAAACGCCACATTAAGTGTTGATTCTACTGTAGTGAGGACGATTGGAACTCAGAATATCGGCGGGACTAAAACGTTTACAAATACTATTACTGGAAACATTTCTGGAAATGCTGGAACTGCAACTACAGCAACTAATTCTAATAATATTTTTAGAACCGGAATTCCAGCAAATAATACTTCTTCTTATAGGGTGTTATTGGGTCCCGCTAATAATAATGAGGGATTTGGTGGAGCATTTGTAGTTGAAAATCAAAGTAGATTATATTATAGACCATCAACAAATACTTTAACCACAAATGTTTCAGGAGACTTAGATGGTAATGCGTCAAGTGCGGACCAAATAAAAACACAAACAAGAACAGCAAATTCTAATCATTTTCTAACTTTTGTCGATTCAAATAACAATTCTGCTACTAATGAGGATCTTCATACTAGTACCAGGTTGTATTATAATCCATCCACTAATAATGGTGGGCTATTCTGTAGGGATGACATCACCGCATTTGCGGGTTCTGCATCTGATGATAGTTTAAAGAAAAATAAAAAAGTCTTAGATAATGCATTAGAAAAAGTACTTTCTTTAGATGGATTTACTTTTAATTGGAATGACAAGGCGATTGAGTTGGGATTTTCTTCTGATGTAAGACAAGTTGGGGTTTCTGCTCAAAAAGTACAAGAATCACTCCCAGAAGCAGTCAAGGAAGAAAAACTAGATGATGAATCTATTCTGCTTGTTAAATATGAAAAACTAGTCCCTCTACTTATTGAGGCAATTAAGGAACAGAATCAAAAAATTGAATCCTTAGAAAGGAGAATTCAGGAATTGGAGAATTGATCTATGGCAATTCCAAGCACCGGCCCCCTAAGTGGAACAAATATTAATGATGAATTCCCAGACTCAGAAGATGGTGGATTGCCCATGCAGTTAAGTGAATATAGGGGACTAACCGTATCAAAAAATGGACAAATATTCACTATTCCCCAATCACCCAGTCCCGTATCTTATTCTGATTTTCAAGGTGTTATTTATGCTTATGAAATTGAAATTTGGGTAGTTGGTGGCGGTGGCGGCGGGAGTTCTGCGGTTCCCGGTGGTGGTGGTGGAGCTGGTCGTTTAGAAACTGGAAAGTTCCTTTTAACTCCTGGAACTTCTCATAATATAGTAGTAGGAAATGGTGGAAATCCTGGTTTTAGTGGAAATCAATCAAGATTTGGAAGTTTAATAACTGCATTGGGTGGAATCGCCGGAACCAATGATAAAGGAGGCAGGTCTAATTTTCTTGGCTCCGAATCGAGTGTTGATACAGAGGGCGGCGGTGGTGGTGGCACCGGGGGACCCGGAATTACCCCAGAACGACCAGGAATTGATGGCTATGGTGGAGTTGGAACAACTATAAGTTTTCCTGGATTTATAAAAAATATTGGCGGTGGGGGTTCTGGTGGTAAGTTTGTGGGGGGAGACCCTACTGGATGTGTAAGTAGGTCCCCATCTGGCAGTGATTTTGGTGGTGGTTTAGGTGGGTGGAATAGAAATTCTTGTTCGGCTGGCGTTGACGGCACTGGAGGAGGGGGAGGAGGTAATGGAATTTCCGGGGGTTCGCCTAGTAGGGGTGGGAGGGGAGTTGTAATAGTTAGGAATATTACTCTAAATACTTTCCAAGAATTTTTAACAAATGATACTTATACTGTTTAACTTTCATAAATAGTAAAAAGGGGAAAGTGAACCTTAAGGAGAAAAAATGTCAGCAAATCGCAATTTCACTGTAAAAAATGGTCTTGAGGTTGCAGAAAACCTAATTTTTGCTGATGGCTCTAAACAACAGGTGGGTATAAAGACCGCGAATCCTTTTTATACTGTAGATGTTTATGGAGATATTGCACTTACTGGAAAATTATTTACGCCTCCAGAAAACGTAGGAATAGGAACCACAACTGGAATTATCGATGGCGATTTTGGCAACTTTATTCTAGGCGTAACCCCCTCTTTCTTTCGGGTTAATGATATTGTTAGTGGATCCTTTCTTCAGCCGGATACCCGAGTTGTATCTGTTGGAGCTTCAACTATTGGGATTAATCCTCCGCACTTAAGAATCACAGGGGGTGGAGTAACAGAAACGTTGAATGTAACAAGAAGAGTTACTTGCGGTGAAAATGGACAAATTTTGGTATCAAGAGGAGCCGGACTAAATCCAATCTGGAAGGACTCGGTGAATGAGGTAATTGTAAAAGAGACGACTTCCTCCAATACCAATTATTTGACATTTGTTGACGGTTCTGGTGAACAGGTATTAAATATCTCTCCCAATCAGATTGTTTTTATTCCAGCCACAGGAAACCTAGGTCTAGGAATTACAGATCCGAATTTTATATTTGATGTCTTAGGTGATACTAGATTTGATGGAACTCTTTTTGCCTCACTATTGGATGGTGATTTGGTAAGTGGAAACTCCACAATTCAGAATTTATTTGTAATAGAAGATTCTTTTTTTGATTCTAATGTAATTCTCTCCTCTGGAAATATCGGAATTGGTTCTACTCTTCCAAATGCGAGATTAGACATAAGTGGAAATGCAATAATTTCTGGTATTGTCACTGCCCAGCAATTTTCCGGAACCGCGACAACCTCAATAAATTCAACAATAAAAAATAGTAATACTTCTTTAATAAGTTATCCAACATTTGTCACTGGAACTGGAAGTACAATTCTTGATATAAATGCTACAAAACTGACTTTTATTGCCTCTACTGCAAGTCTAGGTATTGGAACAGACAATCCTACAAAAAGTTTAGATGTTATTGGTGATATTTCCTTTACGAATAGACTATTTGCTCAGTCTAAGCCGGAATTGGTGAAAACTGCTCAGGGGCTTTTAAGTAGTAATAATCCGAATTTTATTGGGATAAACACCTCAAATGTTACAGTTAATCAGATTATTCAGGGGAGTGTTGGCATTTCATCCAATACAAGAGTAACTGCTATCAGGGCGACAGGAATTGATATTTCTCCATCACACAATGTTTTAGTTTCGGGTCCAATTGAGAGTACAATTTCATTCTTTGTTTCCCCAGGACTGACTCCTGGTCTTAATAATCAAATTTTAATTTCTAGGGGTTCTGATAATTCGGCTATTTGGATTAATGCAGCGGATGTTACAAATACTGTAGTAATAGACAGTAATGAAAATAAGACCTTCTTTCCAATTTTATCTCCAGTAACTTCTGGGATTTCTACGTTAACTGTTGATTCAACTGGTCTTGTTTATAATCCCTCTACTAATCGTTTGGGTATTGGAACATCAAATCCTTCAGACGCCCTAGATGTACGTGGAAATGTAACCGCACTTTCTTATTTTGGGGACGGTGTAAATCTCTCGGGAATTGTCACTCAAATTGCCAGTGGAATCGGGATTAGCATCTCCCCAATCAGCGGAAAAGGTCTCGTTACAATCGAATCATATACTCCAACCGGAAAGACGATTTATGTGAATCAAAATGGTAATGACAATAATACTGGGCTTTCTGAAAATCACGCAAAACGAACCATAAAGGCCGCAGCAAACACTGCGATTTTTGGGGACACTATCAAAGTATTTCCTGGAGTTTATGTAGAAGAAAATCCAATTGTCTTAAAGAAAACAGTCTCAGTAGAGGGGACTGAATTAAGAAACTGCGTAGTAACTCCAAAATATCCTTACCTAGATCTTTTCCATGTTAATAATGGTTGCCACATTACTGACTTAAGTTTCATTGGCCCTGCAATGACTGATGGGGCATCAATAGTCGCACTTCAGCCATTGGAGGGTGTTTCTCTAGATAGATATTTTGATGCTGCTAGACTTATCAGAACAAACTTAGATTATATTGCAAATGAAACAGTTGGGTTCTTAACAAGTGGTTTCAGTGGGTTTGCTGGAAATCATCGAGAGCAAGATGCCGCCAGACTTATTGATCTAAACATTAATTATATTGCGGCAGAGGCAGTTGGATTTTTAACTTCCCCTACTGGATTAAACTTTACTGTTCCTGGACCAGGTACACCCGGAGATTGTGCGGATGATATAAAAGATATCTTTAGGTCTGTTTCTTATGATTTAAAGGCAAATAGCAACAAAAAATCTGTTGGGGCTGCTTTATCTTATTTTAATTCATCTGGGGCACTTGTTCATATAACAGGGGTTGGGGTTTCTCAGGCAACTATTAATACTTTAAACTATGCAGTAGGTATTGCAAAATCTGTTATTAACAACGTAACTCCCCCGATCTCTTATCAAATTGGCATCGGTAGTGTAACCCAAGTTATTGATCCTTCTGTTATTGCTGTTTATGGTGGATGTGTTGCTGTAGGCACAACCATTTCACAATTAGTTGGTATTATTACATCTGCAATTGGAGCAGGAAATACCTCTGACCTTCCTGCTATCAGATATGGTGTCACCCTAGAAAGTAAAGATTGCGCAGATGACATTAAAGATATTTGGAAATGTGTAACCCACGATATAACCAGAGGTGGAAATTCACGTTGTATTGATGCTGGAAAAGCATATTATACTGATAACTGGAATCTAATTCCACAAATTCTAAAAAATCCTGGAGAAGTACAGCAGACAGTTGCATCGGTTGATTATTCTTTTGGCGTGGCCAGAGCAGTTATCAATAACGTAACTTGGGGTGGGTATCCGGCCGGTCTTACTACTTCAGTTTCTAACGCAACATATAATGCTGTAACCGGAATAACAACAATAACTGCAACCAATCATGGTCTTGTTAAAGATGATGCAGTTAAAATTGTGGGACTCGCCTTCACTTGCCCATCCGGTCCTGGAATTGTAACTTACCCTTCAGGTGCTTTTGGATACATTTTTAATGTACTAAGAAGAGTAGACAGCAATAATTTTGAAGTTGTTGTTGGTCAATCAACCTTACCTCACACTTATGTATCCGGTGGAACTGTTCAAAAATATGGAAGTTTCCCTCATGATACTTATCAGGTAAAAGATCTTGCAATCCAAGGCGATCCATTAACTGGTTTTAATAATGCTATTAATGGATGTGCTAATGTTACTTCCGCAATACGATCTTGTGTTGGTATTGTTACTAACATTGTTGGCGTCGGCTCAGAGGCATTTTCTACCGTCGGCATCAAAACTACATATCCCGGCAACTCTGGAGTCGGTGTTTCTTCTATTCGGTCAATTACCTCTGCAACATATGATCAAGTTACAGGAAAGACAACAATAATTGCTCCAGGATTTAGTGTACTTGAGGGGGATCAGATTGAACTTAGGGATTTAAAATTTAGTTGTAATTCTGATGGAGGAATATCTACCCAACGCTTCCCATCAGGAAGATATGGTTACGATTTCTTTGTAGATAAAGTTAATCTCGACGGCTCCTTTGATGTTTATGTAGGACCATCCACCTTACCACATACTTATGATGGCGGTGGTCTTGTTGTAGACCGGTCTGTTGCAGTTTCTACTGCCTTCTATGATAACACGACCGGAATTACCACTATTACTGCTCCTGGGGCGTATGTGAGGCAGGGAGACTTTGTTACCTTAAGAGATTTACAGTTCTCTTGTCCATCAGGTCCTACAATCCTTACTTATCCATCAGGTAAAAATGGATTTGATTTCAAGGTAACACAAGTAATTGGAGCCGGAACAACATTTGTAGTAAATGTTGGAGTTTCAACTCTTCCACATAGCTATGTTTCTGGTGGAAGAGTATTCCCACCATTCTCTAGAGGGGTTGGCCCGATAACACAAGGTCCATATGTAAGAAACTGCACCAATTTCATACCAAATTCTATCGGTATGAAAGTTGACGGTTTTGCTGCCGAGCCTGGAGATAAGGATGACATTGGTGTGACTGGGACCATGAGTGTGGACAGCTACACTCAATATAATCAAGGTGGAATAGGAGTATCTATTACAAACGGAGCATATTCTCAATTAGTTTCTATATTTACTATTTGTGATGATATTGCTATATTCACTGGTTCTGGTGGCCAATGTGACATCACAAACTCCAATAGTTCTTTTGGTAGATTAGGTCTGGTATCTGATGGTGTAGGTGATGTTTCTACTGGTTCAATCTACCGATACACCGGAATTGCAAATGCAGCCCTAGCAGAACAACCAATTGTTCAGGTTTCAAGTATAGGATCTCTGAGACCTTATGATGGCCAGGCTCTCTATTTTGGTGAGCTTTATTATGAAGTTAGACGAGTTAATATTTCAAATGGCGGTTCTGGTTATACTCTGCCACCTAGAGTAACAATTGATTCACCAACCGGACCAAATGGAATTAGAGCCGAGGCAGTAGCTACCATCGATGGATCAGGAAAAGTTTCATCTATTGATATAATTAGCACTGGTAGTCAATATAGAATTTCTGATTCTCCTACCGTAGCAATTGATCCTCCATCTGACCCAGGAACAACTGCAACTGCCAGCTTAGAGTTCTATCCACTATACTATACAATTGAATCTGCAACTCTTCCAAATTCCGGTATTTCAACCATAACATTAAATACCAATCTTAACAATAGTGTAAGTCTAGGTACAACTGTTTATTTTAGTAGATTGAGCCTACAAATTGTTTCATCTCACTCTTTTGAATGGGTCGGTTCTGGTAATGATATAAATAAAGCAAAGCCAGCTTTAGGTGGCGTTGTAAACCAAGAGAATGAGGTAGTTAAGTTGAATGGTGGTGAAGTATTTTATACAAGTACTGATCAGGCCGGAAACTTTAGAATTGGTGATGATTTCGTGATTAACCAATTAACAGGAACAGTTACTGGTAGATCTTTTAATCAAAGTATTTTAAATAACGTAACCCCACTCATCATCGCATTAGGGAGATAAAAATGGCCGCTGTAGCACTTAATACGTTTAAAACAATCAGATCAAATGTTGGAATAGCAACCAGCACAATTTATACTTGTCCAGTAGGTGTTTCGGCCATTATCATTTTGGCCCAAGTTACTAATTTAACTACAGATACAACATCACAAATCACCGCGATACATGCGAGACCTGGTGATGTTCAAGTTGATTACAAATTTTCTAATGGAGCATTTGTCCCACCAAATGATAGCATAAATCTTGTTCCAGATGGTCGCTTGGCTCTAGAAACTAACGATTCTATTAAAATATTAGCCAGCGGCAATAACCAATTAAATATTGTATTAAGCATTCTAGAAACAGCAAAACAGTAAAAATATGTCTAAATTAGTTTCAGGGCGAGTAAAGAAAACCCCACAAAGCGGTTTAACATCCGACAGGTATGAATTTTTAGGGCTAGAACAGGCAGAACCGAATTTAGGTGATCCTAAAGTTGGCCCTTCTTCTACTGGGGCAAATCCACTTCCTGTTGGCGAGGCGTATCAATTAGTTTCGATTTCAGAAAATGAAGGTGGAAGATATTGGACACCATTTTCCCCAGGAATTTCTACGGAACCTGGAGTTATTACTGTTTATCAGGACGGGTTTCTTCCTGCTGATGATAACCGATTTACTCAGATTAATGGGTTAAATTTTGTAGGGTTGGGGGTAACTATTGAAACTCCTGCTGTAGATGGCCCGACAGCAGGAGTTGGAATTGCTACAGTTAAATTTAATTTAGGCCCTCAAGGATTACAAGGCATCCAAGGTATTCAAGGAATTCAGGGAATTCAGGGCAATTTAGGTATCCAAGGAACAATAGGTCCACAGGGTATTCAAGGAATTCAGGGCAATTTAGGTATCCAAGGAACAATAGGTCCACAGGGTATCCAAGGTATTCAAGGAATTCAGGGCAATTTAGGTATCCAAGGAACAATAGGTCCACAGGGTATCCAAGGTATTCAAGGAATTCAGGGCAATTTAGGTATCCAAGGAACAATAGGTCCACAGGGTATCCAAGGTATTCAAGGAATTCA